CAAGTATACAACCCATTATCAGATGTTCTAATTCATATAGATGAAGATGATGACATTGAATATGTAAATAATAATTATTTTAAAATCTGTTAATATTTTTTAGTAAACTGCGAATAAATATATAGGACAGGAGAATACCATGACTAATGAACAAATTGAAACCCGATTGACCACTCTAGAAAAGATGATGGCTACCGCTAACCCAAAAGATTTACCAGCGTTAAATGCTAGTTATCAAAAGCTTATGGAAAAACTTGCGGATTCAGATGCCTCAGTTGCCTTCATAAAGGGAAAATAACATGAAGATTAAAGTATCAGATCGGGCGATGTATGGATATATACCTACAGAAAATCCAGATGTATTTAATAGAAAAAGCGTAGTATTTATAAAGGGCAAAGGTTATTACTTCCAAGAAATTTTAGTAAAGATCATTAAACAAACATTGGACGGCATAGTATATGAAATAGAAGAATCAGCACCATATAACAATGTAATAACTATTAACTTGGAAAACCCAAGAAGGTTTAGCAAGAAAAGGTTAGGCGAACTTTTTGACATTCATGTTAAATGGATTAAATAAGGGAGTTAATCAATGAAGGAAATTAAATATACCTATGTAGTTGTAACAACTACTGTTTGTATATCTAGCTATGAAGACGATCAAGAAAATTCTATTCGTGGACTTAAACCAGATTTTGTTTCTACAGTTGGTGATTGTTTGGAAGAACTTATGGAGTTTTTGATTTCTTTAGAAAAACAAGTGTGTACAAAGTAAAGGAGTTAATAATGAATCGGCTAAAAGAAAAGTTTGCATCGTCTAAAGTAAAACTTACCAAGCAAGAGACAAGAATATTATCTCTCCTGCTGTACTACTGTAATAGCCGTATAGGCGATGTTTATGAGACATTTGAGGATAAGATCAGAGAAGAAGACATAGCTGTAATAGCGAAAAAATTAGGGGCAGAAATACCAAAATAACTGAAAGGAAAGATAATGTATGTATATGAGCTAATAGAAAAACTCAAAAAATATCCACAAGATATGTATTTGGAATTTAATGGGGCATATGTCTTTGGTTATATCAAAGATGAGGTAATAAACATATGTTACAACCATGATGATAAAGGATGGATTTCTCCAGAAGAAATAAGCGAAAAAATAAAATAAAAAAATTTTGTAAATAAAAAGTGGTTACTTACGAATAAGTATATAGAGAAGGCAATAACACTATTCAAAGGAGGTTGGTCATGGGTTTGGATAACTACTGGAAAGATCAGCATGGCAAAGAAGGATATGTAGAAGGATATTTTCGAGTTGTAGGCGGTCTTTGTTCTGGCAATGGCAATGATTCATTCCGTGGAAAAGTTTACAACGAAATAGTTCATGAACTTACAGGAGAGTCTTTATACCAAGACAAAATCTCAAGCGAGACTGTTAAGGAAATGAACGAAGCTATTCAAGAATGTGAATTTGAAAGAATGAGAAAGCTTACCTGTTGGGAAATAGAAGAAAATGAGTGGACAGACTTTAAGAGAATGTGGCAAGCACATTCAAACGCACATCATCATTTAGTTAGTTGGTGGTGTGGATGGCTTTTAATTAATTGCTGGTTTCAATGAAATAAAAATAGTTTTAAAACGAATAAGAATATATAAGGAGGACAAGATGAAAACTGTAACAGTAAAGTTTGTAGTTAATGATAATGACGAAGCTGGATTTTTGCTTAATGAAGTAGCAGAAAGTATTGGTAATGGTACTGGTTATCCTTTTATTTTTAGTCTTATTGAAAATAGTACCGAAGATGAGATTAAATTTTTTACAGAGGTAAACTCATGAAAATAACAATGGAAGAATATACGCTATTGGCTCAAATTTTATTTTATGCCCATGATGACACAAACAGAATGAATGAAGAACTAGGACTTAACTATACAACTGAGCAAGTAAATGATCTTGGTAAAAAACTTGGAATTCATATAAATAAAAACTAACTATCTACGAATAAGAGTACATGAGCATGAAAGTTTATGATATGTTTTCTGGGATTGGTGGCTTCTCTCTTGCATTTCAGCAAGAAGGATATGAAGTAACTGCCCAAGCTGAGATAGATAAATATCCATCTTTGGTTCTACAAAAGAACTTTCCGAACATACCAAACTATGGAGATGTTACTAAGATCAACTATGAAGAAGGTCAGTTTGATGTAATCATCGGTGGGTTTCCTTGTACAGATATATCCATAGCGAGCAAGACAAAGAAAGGCATTTATGGCGAACGATCTATCTTGTGGAAAGAATTTTTACGGGCAATCAAAGAAGTCAAGCCAAAATACTGTGTCGTTGAAAATGTCCAAATGCTCGTTAGAAGGGGGCTTAACACAATTCTCGCAGACCTTGCCGAAGTCGGGTACGATGCGTCTTACACGACCCTTGATGCCCAATTCTGCGGAACCCCACAACGAAGACGCAGAATTTATATTCTGGGAGTGCGTGACGGAATCCCCGCAGAAGCCGATCCCTTCCACTTTGCAGAGCGTAGTACAGATGAATGTGGACGAGAAGTACAATCTGTCAAACAGAGCTTTGATTGGAATTTTAAAGCGGAACACGAAGGGCAAAAAGACTTTGCCTACTTTACTAGACAACGCTCTGATGAATTTACTGGGTGCGGAGTATCATCTACATTGATGAAAAGAGACTATAAAGATTTTACCGATGTCATTCTAATAGATGGAAAAGTAAGAAGGGTAACGCCAACAGAAAGACTTCGCCTCATGGGCTTTCCAGATCATTGGCATTTGGATAACGCCAAAGATACAGACAAGTACAAATATTGTGGAATGGATGTTCATTCAGTTAGATATGTAGCTAGATGTTTAAAGGAATATGACCAATGTTTCAGTTTGAAAAAATAGCCGATCAGTTTGACGACCATTTAAAAGGCCAATTGTTTTGGCACAAAGATTTTGTCAACCACTTCTTGCCAGAGATTGCATCTGTATACATGGAGAAAGATTCTTATGTATATGATTTTGGTGCTAGTACAGGCAATGTAGAAATTGCTTTATCAAACATGATTGAAGAAAGGTGTGTAAACTTTACACCAATCGAAAAATGTGTTGAGATGGCAGACAGGTACAAGGGTAATCAAGAAAGACTTATTATTGGAGACTTTTTACATATACCAATTCAAGAGTATTCTTTTGCTACAAGTATTTTAGCTTTATGTTTTGTTCATCCATCTAAAAGAAAAGGCTTTATTGAAAAGATCAAATCTAAATGCAAAGTTGGTGGGGCGTTTATCATCCTAGAAAAGATGATTAATTTTGAAGGATATCTTGGTACTGCACTCAGTAGAGTAACTTGGCGAAATAAACTTGAGCAAGGAGAATCTATTAAACAAGTTGTGAACAAAGAACTTTCCTTGAGCGGTGTTCAATATCCACTACAAGAGAGTGAACTAGAAGGATTTAGACTTGTATGGGCATATGGTAACTTCAGATCATATATTTACACAAACGGATTTTAATTCAGTAAATATTTTTTAACTTTCAACGAATAAGATTATATAGAAAAGGAGTTAATCATGCTTGAAGAATTTAAATGTGAAAATGGTCATTTTGTTATGAATGATAATGTGATGTACATGGTGTTGGACGAAAACATATCGCTTGGAGATTTGATTTGGAATAATGACGGAGATGTTTTTGAAGTTGGTGAAGATGATGATCTGGTTTATGTAAATGAATACTATTTGAAAGTAAAAAAACTTTAGAAAAGGAATTAATCATGAAGACTGTAAACTGCTATGACTATTGCACAACTGAAGATAAGAAGTTTATTTGCATGGCTAATGATATGCTTGAACTTCAATCAAGTATGGAGAAAGGCGATTACGAATTTGCCTATTCTGTTTTAAGTGGTAACGGATTTGAACAATACAAATCACTTTCTAGCAAAGAAGTTGATGAACAATACGATGCAATCTCGGACTCTATAGATTTTGAAGTAGTGATTAGCATTGCAGAAAATCTAAAAGACAATCTAATAACTCCTCTGCTATATCAAGACAGGGCTATGCAATCAATGTTTGAGGATTTGGTAAACAAACAACCATTTGTAAAATCTGAAAGGCGAATTAAAAACGCAAGGCAAGAAGTTGCTAGAAGGTTTGGCGAGTACGACAACGATTAATACAAGGGCTACTAGCTTAAATAGTAAAGCTCCGAACTCATAATTCGGTGAGTGAAAGTGCAAGTCTTTCGTAGCCCACTAATTTAGAGGCAATGATGATTACTGTAATAGATTCTTCAAATCAGTATACTCATAACGAATTTAAAAAAGTAATTATCAATCTATCTAATGATGATGGAAAGGAAGATGTTCTTATAACTATACTTCCAGACGAATGTTCTATTACGATTGAACACTATTCTTCTGGACAGGAAGAACCATACGAAAAAAGAAAAATAAATTGGTAAACAAAACGAATAAGAATATAGACCTGTCAAGAAAAGGAGTTGCTATGGTAGATGTTTTTATTGTTCGATTGAAGAATCGTGACCATTTTACGATGATGTCGAAAATGGACAAGGCAGACTTTTGGGATGGCATTCGTCAGTATTCTAAGAAACTAATATTTGACACTAAAGAAGAAGCATTGCGAATTAGCAAGTATCTTGCAGAAAGAACTTGGCTTGATTGGGAAGTTTGCAGTGTTCTTGAGTCTAACTATTGGGAGCAATAATGATTGACATGGGCGATGGATGGATTGTTACTTTATCAGATAAATCTTTCCTTAATGATATGGGTATTAAAGAAAGATATGACTGGTGGAATGATATAAAGAAGGTTACTCGTCTTGAGTTTACCGATAAGGCTAGGGCAGAAGAAACTTGTTCTATGCTAAATAAAAGAACTGGAATGAAGTGGAAGATTGAAAATAGTTTGTTTACTGGCTTTTATCATGAAAAGAGGCAGCGATCATGAAGATAGACCAAGCAATCAATATGCTTCAAGAAGCAAAAGCTAATGGATCAAAGAATATTATCTTTGCCTTTTGGGAAGCTAATGTCTTTGAAAGAAAGGCTGGCAAGACTTTTAAAGATAATGAAACATGGGCAAACATAGCTAACTTTATTGATGAGAATATGGATTGGGCTTATGTTCATGAAAGCTTACAGGAAATTATCAGCGAAAACTATGTAAAGGATTAGCAATGAGCAAAGACGATATACTTCATTATCTAAATGCCAAGAGTGAGTATACTGCAAATGTCAATCTTCGTAATTATACAGATCAACAATGGTCTATATCATTTGATGAAGATAGTGTAACTATTAGTACGAAAGCTATAAAGAAAAAGCTTAAGTATAATTCTTTTACTAAAAAAGATTTTGATGAAATTTTTGAAACATCAAACGAATAATAAATAGAGGATGTTATGACAACATTTGAAGAACAGCCAAAAACAAAGAAGCCAAGGATGAGCGAAGATAAAATCTTAAATGAAGTTTTTATTCAAATGGGAAAACCAGATAATATTAATATTATCAAGGCAACTGCCGTTAATGTATTTGCTAATAGATATAGAGTTAATATTTGGCAAAGCATTAACAATCCTTTTTTGCCTAAAGCTGGCAAGATTGTCGCTAGTTATTTTGTAATTGTTTACGATAGTGGAGAGGTGGTTATCAATAATGATTGAGTCTTACAGAATGCTTTTAAATTATTTTGCAGCAGAAAATACCCAATCAAAAAATGGCGAAGTACAAATAAACTGTAATAACTTTGATAGTGGATTAATTATAAAAAATATTGATGATAGAAGCGTACTTATAAAAGTAAAAGATAGAACAGAACCTCAAAATATGAGAGTTCTTTTTTATCCAATCAAGTATAATGTATTGGAGAAGGCTTTAAGTTCTTTAGAAAAGGAAATTAAAAATGGTATGGTGGGAAATCAAATCTAATACCCTATCTTTAGCTAGATGGCTTAAAGAAGAAGGCGAATGGGATAACGCAGGAAACACAGAACTTCCAAGCGGAGAAGTTGTTGACGATGATCCAATCGCAAGACTTATTTATTATTTTGAAAAGCCTTGGAAGTATGAAAGTGAATGGAATAAATATCAAAATTTTTTAAATAAAAAATCTTTACAAACGAATAAGATTATATAGAAAGGAGAAACAAATGATTATTCGCACTCATAAGAAATTTGAACTGTGGACAAAAGTTGGTGATAGCTTTGTGAAAGCTAACTATCTTGTTACAGATATGAACTCACAAATTGTAGGTGCTTATATCACTAAGCGAGAAGCAGAAGCACAACAAAGGATTGTCAATGATGAAATTCTTGCTAATGATCTTACCGCTCCTCGTGATTAGTAGTGGATGCGGAACTGTAGAGCAAACTGTATCAACAAGTATATCTCCTTATGATTCTAGGGAGATAGACAAAATAAATGTAAGTTTAAGATATACATATACATTTCCAAAATAGGAGGAATAAAAATGAAGATGTACCTTGTTAAAGGTTACAAAGACAATACTCTTAGGGCTGGTTTTCTTGAAAGAGAGTGGGTTTCTAAGAGTGGCAAACCACTTGTAACGCTAAAGATTGTAGATCACTACAAAGAACATAAAACAGTTTTTAGGACTTATCATCGTGATAAGCTGGCTGTAATGAAGGTTCTTAATGTTGATGATGAATTGTTGGCATAACTTAGAAAGGAAGATTTTAAAATGGCTACTAAAGGACAGACTTGGAAGCAAAATAGAGACATTACTCCGGAGGAATTCGTAAAAGTATTTACCGAAAAAGACTCTGTTGAAGAAGTCGCTGAACACTTTAAAATTAGTGTTTCTTCTGTAAGAAATAGGGCTTATTCATTAAAGCGTTCTGGAGTCAATCTTAACACTAAAAAGAAGAATTCTAATTCTTTCTTTGGCACTTCTAAATTTGATGTAGATGCCCTAAATAAAATTGTGCAGAAAGCGAATAAGTAGTCATGCCACTAAAACCTACAGCTGGATTTGATTGGTTTGTCTTTTTGTCTTGTTTGCTTGGATTCATTGGTGGTTTTATAAGGAGATAATTATGTACAGAAGGTTTTTTCTAACTACTGGGCTTTCACTCTTAACAGTTGGATTTGCTTTTGCAAAAAAGAAAGTTCGCAATACTGTGACTGGCTTTGGTAAAACTTTGTCAGAAGCTATGAACGACTGTTATCGTAATGCCAGACTTATTTCAACTTCATATCAAACTATTAGTCGTAGTTCTTCTGGAAGCGGTTCTTCTTGGACTTACACTATGGTAATTGAATATGAAGACTAAGTATGAAAAATGGGTACTTCCTAGATCAGACTGGACAAGATATGTTATCCATGTTTGTTCTAGGAAGATGCCTGAACAAATCTGGGTTGAGCGTACAGGAAAAGAAATTAGATTAATGTTTGGTCAAGGCAACGCAGGAAAAAGAGGTGATTTATTAACGGAATCCAGTCTTACGAGTATGGGATACAAAATATTAAAAAAATGAAAGTTGTTGTTTTTAATGAACACAACGAAGTTTTTTCTAAAGTTGATAATACTCAGTTTTCTCCAGACTTTAAAAAAGCTTTTATTTTTAATTGCTTAAATACAGAACACGCCAATATAGTAGTCGAGAAGACTAGAGAGTTTACAGGAAGTCAGAACTTGCGATGGAGAGCATATGAATCGCCAAAAGAAAGCCGAAAGAACAGCGATCAAAATAGCCAAAGCAATGGCTAGAGAATTGGGCGAAAAAACTAGAAATATAAATCTAGAACAAGCCGATGATATAAGAGAGTTGTACTCTCAAGTATATGGAAATGATAGACTTACAAGAAGATATGATTTGGTTAGTATTGTGGCTTGAAATTTTTTTTGTGATTTGTACAATAATTAAAACTTTAACCGAAGGAGAATATCATGGATAATCTTAAGAAGTTTTTTGGAGTAGCTCTTTTCTTTTCTTTCACTTACATTTTCTTTTCTACTGCATACATTGTTTATCAAAACTATAGATATGGATTTATGATTAGTGTTTTCAATGCTGAATCACGCATTCTGAGAGATGAATTACAGGAACAGCGTTATAAGCCATCTTACGATGATGGATATCGTGATGCTATTATTAGAATGGGAACTCCATCAACTCCGGGTGCTTATACAGATGGATTTATGGCAGCAGCAAAAGTCTATCAAAATTCTAGTTATGCAGAAGGATATCACAATGCTATTAAGCAATTTGGCTATCACGAAATTCCAAATGCTAACACTAAACTTCCTTTAGATGATGTAAAAACATCTAGCATTAAGACTAAAGAAGTTCCTATTAGACTAGCAGAAGAAAAATAATTTATGCAATCAAATTTAACACACAAAACCATTATCTATAATAGATATTGGTTTTTTGTTTTATAGGACATAAAAATGAATTTAAAGCATTTTGTAATTACTAGATTTTTAAATCAAAAAAATATGAGATTTAGAAAGTTTTTATTAGATGAAATCGTTATTGAATACAGAATGAAATTAATGACTAAGTATTTATATCCATCTTTAAATAATCAATCAAATTTAAATTTTACACATATAATATTAATACATGAAAAATTACCTAAAAAATATATAGATCAAATTAATAAAATTGATTGCAATTTTAAAAAAATAATTATGACTTCAGAACAGTTAAAAGATTTTATAAAAAATGAATATACTAAATGTGATTTTTTAATAACATCCAGAATAGATGATGATGATATGATATATTATAATGCAATTGATGATATACAAAAGTCTATCAATGACAATACAATTATAAATGTATATGGTTATAAAAAAGGTTGCACAATGATAGATGGGGAAACTAAAAAATTTAAATATAAAACAAACATTAATCATGGAATGATAGCTATATTATTAACATTAATAATAAATACAAAAAAAGTAACAAATCCAATAACTATATACGATTTAGGAAATCATACCAAAATTAAAGATCAACTGATTAAAAACCATAAGATGTTAGGAATTGATAATTTACCGGATGATTTCTGGAAACCAAATGTTACAGTTGATCCAGCTTGGATATACATTAGACATGAAAAATCTGATAGCGGAACAAAACACAGAAGTGATAAAATAGTTAAATTTGGTAAATTTAAAACAAATAAATTTTTTGGCTTAGAATAAATATGTACACAGTAATAATACCAACAATGTGGGTTAATGTTACTTTATTAGAAAAAATGATATGTATATATAATCAGTCTAACTACATCAATGAAATTATAATAATAGACAATAATCCAATCGATAAAATAAAACTTGATTTTAAAAAAGTAAAAATACTTACAAAAAATAAAAATATATATGTTAATCCAGCATGGAATTGGGGCGTGTCTGAATCTAACAACGAAAAAATTATAATAGCCAATGATGATATTTTAATAGAAAATTTTGAAAACATAATTATAAAAATTGATGAATTTTTAAAAGATAAAATTGTAATAGGTTTAAAAACCAAATTATTAGAAAATGAAAAGCAACAAGTCTCTATAATAAAATGCCAAAAAAGACCTTATGGATGGGGTACTTTTATGGCTATGAATAAAAAATCATATATTTATGTTCCAGAATATTTAAAAATTTGGGCTGGAGATGATATTCAGTTTAATAATAATGATCCTTATATAATTTTAGGAGCAGATATAAAAACAAAAATGTCTGAAACTGTAAAAAAATATAATCTTAGAGTTATGGCAAAAAGAGATTCTCGTCTTTACAGAACAAAATGTAATCCAGACGGATCTCTTAAACAATTGTAACTGCAAATCGAAAAAGTTAATGTAACAACAAAAGGAGTTAATAATGAATATTAAAATTGATAATGATAACTATATCATGTTTGCAAGTGAATCTGTTAAGAGATGTTTATTGCGTAATAAGATTTCTGCTATTGATCTTTTAACTCCATACACGAAAAAGATTTTTAGCAAAAAAGGAAATTGCAGTATTAAAAAGATAGGCGAAGAAAATATAAGCATTACAAATATATCTGTTTATGATTTTGACGAAGAAAAAATTACTAAGTGTTTTATTTTGCACAGTGTTGGTAATTATACAGAACTCAAGCCTGTTCTTGATAATAAATGGTCTGTAAAATTAGAGTGTGGACACAACGCCATTATTGATGATACTGTAGATACAATCTGTAAGGATCATAAAGTTAAATGTTTTTTGTGCGAGAAAGCAAATGCTTAAAAGACTTGTAGACATTGTTTTTATAATAGCTGATTTTTCAATTTGGTTTCTTGGTATTGGATGTTTATTTATACTCAAAGCCACTTATTTAAAAATATGTGACAATGACGATTGGAAATTTACTGGAATGATAGGCGTTGGACTTTGTTCTGCTTCAACATTCTTTTCTTTACTAGGTTTATATTTAGCAGAAAAAGAAAGGATTAAGACAAAAAAACTAAGCACTATAGATTTTTATTCAATATTTTTTAGATGGTCAGATGCTCCAACATTACAAAAATGGAATTGTGCTAGAGTTAAAGATGGTTGGGAAATATTCATATATCACAATGGAGAAAGAAAGCGTTTAATGTTTATTGATCATACAGAAGAATATGGCGAAAATTTAGCTAAGTTTATTGTTGAATGTCCTGTAGATGTAATTAGATTATTAGATTCATATCGTTCTGAATGTGAATGTGAGTATCCAGATGAAAAACAAAGAAAGTGAAGTAATAGCTAAACTTCTAGCTGCTTGCAAACGAGCTTTTGATTTTGTAGATGATGAGTTCAATAATAAGACTGTTGTAGAAATGAATGGATCATTCGGATTGTGGCTCGATTTAAAACAAGCGATAGATTTTGCTGAAAAAAATAAAACATGAAAACATTAGTAAAGACTTCTTTACTAGCAATAGAAGTTAGTAAAGTTTTCTTTACTAGCAATAAAAAAGAAATTGAAAATGACTAGAGAAGAAGTTGAACAAATCTGTAAAGAGACTGGCATAACTGTTTTATTTGCAGATGGATTTGATGATGCAATTATGGGAATTGGAAGATCATTTCAAGATTATAAAGTCGTATATAGTAGAGATAAAGTTATTGAGATATTAATGGAAGAACACGATATGGACATTACAGAAGCCGAAGAATATTATGAATATAATATAGCCGGAGCATATGTGGGCGACAGCACTCCTGTATTTATGGAGTTTTAAATGAATGCCAAAGAAGCTGATTTTAAAGGAAAAACAAAACTAAATCAAATTAGAGTTGGAACGAAAGAGAATATAGGGGTTTCCGTAAGTCCAAGAAACGATAATATGTTTCTTTGGTTAAACGGAGACTTGTATTATCAAAACAATGAAGGTCGATTGTTTATTATTGATTTTATAGAAGTGCCTATTAAGAGAAAAGAGAGCGAAGAGTAGTATGTTTCAGTGTCATAAGAAAGATGGAAATGGTTTTAGGATCGGTTTTAGAAATGGATATCAAGTATCAGTAAGATTTGGTGGACAAAATTATTGTGAAAACAGCGGTCTAGATAAAAAATTTATGGCAAGCAAAGACGCTGAAATAGCAATCGTTAACCCTAAAGGCGAACTTGTTCAACTATCGGAAAGCGATACAGTTCTTGCTAATCAATCAGCTGAAGATTTAGTGGAACTTATGTATAAATATGTCAGGATGAAAAATGCATCCAATTAAAGTTTTTATATTGGTAATGTTGGCTTTAATAGGAAGTCATTATAAAAATTATGTTTCTCATAAAGAAACTGGCGAAAAAATAATGGCTAGACTTTACGATTTAGAACTAAGAATTTTGCCAGAAAGTTTAGAAAATGGAGTTCCAATTTATTCAGAGCGTGGATATGCAAAAATTAGAGGTATACATGATTGTCAACAAATAATATATGAGGAGTTTGAACTATGGAAATGACAGAAGACGAACTTTTGCAAATAGAAAACGACATGAAGTCTAATAATGGCTCTTGGGTTAGCAACGAAAGTGTTATTAAATTAATCAAAGAAATTAGATACTTGAAAGAAATTATCAAGGAAATAAAACCATGTCGATCAGTATGTCAGAAGAAGAACTTAGAGAAATAGAAAATAGATTTTACAGAGCAACGCCTGGACCTTGGGTGTCTTCAAGCTGTGATAAGGGCGGTTCATTTATATATTCAGAAAGTCCAGAAAGGGCGTATTTTTATCACGGAGAATGGGTTGCACATATAGCTACAAGTGAAGACACAAGATTTATTGCACACGCAATAGAAGATATACCAAAACTATTGACTGAAGTAAAAAGACTTAGAAAACTCTTAGATAAAAGTATGTATAATGAAATTATGAATGCATATTGTAAAAAATTTGGAGTAGAAGTTGACAAAGAACGAAATATTTAAAAGGCTAGAATCTTTAAATGTCTCTAAAATATATATAACATTCTTTTGCGAAAAAGATAAAATAGATATTATAAGCAATATAGTTATTATGACAGATGGAAGATATTCTGTTGATTGGAATGATGATATTTATAAAGACAAATCTTATATAACAGAACCAATTTTTCATTATGATAAAAAAGATTGGATTAATATAGATGGTCTATTAACTTGGGATGTTGTTAATAAAAAATTAATTATTTCTGGCGAAAAAGAAAAATGTCTAAAAGAGAAGTTCTCCGAAGAAATATAATGGCGTATTTATATACGCTATGGAAATAAACATAATTGATAATGCTAGGCCGTATATTGAATTATTTTTTTGGTTTCTTATATATAATTTGATAATCTTTACTATGAAAGAAGTTTTGAAAGATTCTGATTAATTTTTTGACGATTGTGACGAATAAGATGATATACAACTCAAGGAGGTAAGTATGATTAGTTTTTTCAAAAAGTTTTTTGTTAAGTCTGAAGATCAATTGAAAGTTTTAGAACTTCAAAATGAAATAAGTTCATTAAAAAGAATAGTTCAAGATTTAGAAATTGAAAATTCTGATTTTGAAATAGCAAAATTTAATCTTATTGATGAAAATAAGGAACTAGAAAGACAGATTAGAGAACTAAATAAAAAGATAGATTCTATAAAAATTATACTGGAATATAAATGATAAAAGGGCGGTATTGCAATTTTCATAGTTCGGTGGGATGAAGTTGCATTTTTGGCTTGTTGTCAAAACCGCCCCTCTTATTTTGGAGATGAAATGGAAAACGGAAATTTAGTTTTTACTAGGAATTTTGGCGAATCTTTTACTGTTTATACGCCAAATGGAAATGTAGTAATAACACTATTATCAAATAAATTTAGTACTAATCAGGTTAAAGTATCTGTTAGTGCTCCTAAAAACTTTAAGATAATGAGAAATGAGATAATTAATACCACAAGAGACAAAAGCCATGAATAGAAGACATTTTTTACAGCATACTACTGAGTTTGCTTCTCTTGCACTATTATCAAATCTTCATGCTCAGCAAGAAACAATAAAGAAAAAGGGCAAAAGATTAATAGTTCTTTGGATGAGCGGTGGCCCAAGTCATATGGACTTGTGGGATCTAAAGCAGGGAGAATCTACTGGTGGAGATTTTAAGCCAATCAACACTTCGGCAAACGGAGTGCAGATTAGTGAAGTTCTTCCAACGATTGCTTCACAATTCCACAACTTGGTGGCTATTCGATCTTTGGTTACTAATGAAGGTAGCCATGAGCGTGGCACATACTTAATGAATACGGCTAAACAGCCTAATCCAGTAGTACAGTATCCAGCTATGGGTGCTGTAGTTTCTTCTTTGATTGGTTCTAAAGAGTTAGCTTTACCAAACTTTATAGGGATTGGTGGTACTGCTCAAAGAGTTGGCCCAGGTTTTCTTGGAGCTATGTACACACCATTTGTTGTGCAGAATCCTGGTGTTCCACCAGAAAACATTAAAGCACCAGCATCGCTTGGAGATGACGATGAAAGACTACGCAGAAGACAAAGATTGTTCTATGGAATAGAAGATGAATTTGCCCAAAAAGTAATGCCTCATATTAAAAAGGCTAAAGATAGAGAAAATTTAGGCAATGTGGCTGAATCTCACTCGTCTATTTATGGTAAAGCCTTTGATCTTACCATATCGCCACTTAGGACAGTATTTGAGATTAAAAACGAAAACACCGCCACTATTGAAGCTTATGGCGGTAGAATGAACCAATTTGGCATGGGATGCCTTCTTGCTAGAAAACTTGTCGAGAAGGGAGTTAGTTGTGTTCAAGTCGATCTCGGCGGATGGGATAATCATAATAATATCTTTTCTACTATTAGGAATGGTAATGGCCCTCGGCTTGATAAAGGTTTTGGAAACTTGGTAAAAGAACTTAATGATATTGGTTTATGGAAAGATACAGTAGTTCTTTGGATGGGCGAATTTGGTCGTACTCCTAAGATTAATCAAAATGGTGGGCGTGACCATTGGGCTAGATGTTGGTCTGTTGTCGTTGGCGGTGGTGCAATTAAGGGCGGTCAAGCGTATGGATCAACAAGTAAAGATGGGTTAGATATTAAAGATAAGCCATGTACCATTGGCGATATTTACGCAACTGTTTATAAAGCTTTAGACATGGATCTTTCTGCTCAAATTAGAGATAACATCGGAAGACCTATGAATATTGCAGAAGGAAAACCTTTAGATATTTTTTAAAAGGAGTTTTTGTGCTTAAAAAATACGCAGGAAAAGTAAAATGTTTGGGATGGTGCAATAAAGAATTTATATCTCCAAACAAAGTTTATGTTCGTTTGTGTCATGAGTGTAAAGAGAAAAGCAATAATCTCAGAGCAAGAAGAAATTCTAAATATCTAGAAGTTAAAGATTGATAAAATAATTTAAATTGTTATGTTAAGTTTTCGTCAGCGTTGACGAATAAGTGAGTAGGAAGTTGGTGTGTTGCCAACTTAGTTTTTGTTGAAGGAGGATAGTTATGTTGAGTTTCATTATGGCGATTGCCATTGCTACCAGTTCTGAATCTGTGGACGGAATCAGACTGCGTGGTGGTTCTTCTTGTTCTAATGGTTCATGCAGTGTTGCTGCTGCACCAGTAGCAGAGAAGAAAGTTGAAGCTCCAGCAAAGCAGGAAGCAGTAGCTACTTGCGGATCTGGAAACTGCGGAAGTGCTAAATCTCATCATAGATTTGGTATTATTCGTGGTCGATGCCGTTAATAATGCGGTATATAAAGAAGGGGGGCTTTATGCTCCCCTTTTCTTTTTGAGGTTAATATCAAAATGAAATTTTGTCAGTCATGTGATTGTGAACTACCAGATTATTTAGAATCAGAAATAGATCTTTGTTTTAGCTGTATGTTTAATAACTCAAATTGTTGCGAAGTCTGTAGTGAAGTTATTAATATAAATGATATAGATAAAGCAAATTTCATGCTTGGTGATGACTGGATTGAAATGTGCGATAAATGTGCGAAAGAATTTTATGAGAATAGGAAGACTAACGATATTAGAAGAAGTTGAACCAAAAGTAATGCCTTCTGGTCAAATCTGTAAAAGAGTCAAGGTTAAATGCGATTGCGGTAAAGAAAAAATTGTTTATTTAAATAATATACATAACGGAAGAACTATTAGTTGCGGGTGTTTTAAAAAAGACTTTATAATAAAATGGAATAAGCAAGATTTAGACACAAATCTTTTAATAGAATATAAAAATGAAATAATGACATTGGCTGAATTTTGCAGAAGAACTAATTTAGATTATAGTTTTGCTAGAAATAGATATATAATGGGATGGGAGCCAGAAGATATTGTAAACAAACCAAAAAGACATAAAAAATGACAACTGAGTTATTGTTTTTTAATGTTTGGCTTGAATACATAGGTGCTGATAAGAAAAAAAAGAGAAAGCTCGTTTTTAAAACAAACGATTTTAATGAAGCTGCCACAAAATTAATAACGAATGAATATTTAAAAGAATATCTTTTTATGCCAAAATGCGTTGTAATACTTGAAGACACATTTGGTAATGATTTGAGAACAAAACCAGTTTTTAAAAATGACAAATTCTTTTTATTACCAGAAAAATGAAAAAAGTATTTTTTACATACAATGATGAGAAATATTATATAATTGCTGGGAAAACAGCAAAAAAACAAAAAGATTTACTTCGGTGCGGATGGAAAACACTACTCAGTGTTTTATGTAGAGAATCATTTCCAAATATAGAAAAAGTAACAGAAAAAACAAACAATAATCATATAATAACAGTTCCAAATTTTGAAGAATTAGTTTTTTTTGTTATAAATCTAAAGATAGATGGTAAAAAAGTATTTGTAGTTACATCTAATGAAAAAGTATTATCTATAAAAATGAAAAAATTTGGTAAATGGATTGCCAAATTAGAATGTGGTCATGTTTTTTTAATGGATAGCTCTGTAGATGATTATAGGTTTGTAAAAAGAGTATTTTGTCCAACATGCATGGAGCAAACAGATGATTCAATTTTTGAACAACCTTAAAAAATTCTTAGAAAATAAAGATAGTTGCTGTGAGTTAAATCCAGTATTAAATATTAACAACGAAAGAGTTGTTTTTATAACATCTAACAATTATTTAATTTCAAAGTATTTTTTTAATATAGTTAAAACTTATGCCATAGAACAAGATATGGATATACTAGAAAATTCAAAAAATTTTATGAGTATGGAAAAGTCATTAGATAATTTAATGGCACTAATAAAAGAGTCATGCAATAACAATAAAAAACATATAATTATGTTGAACAACTTTGATGTTTTTTTTGATGACGAGACTTGTTTGGGTGTTGCAAAAGAACTTATTGACTATATTAAAAATCCATCTGATGATTTTTGTGGTATAGTTTTTTTAACGAATAGGTCAAAATCAATAGAACCATTTTTAATGGAATCTCCTTCTCATTTAAAAATCAATCAAGTTTGGTGTCTTGGTGAATATGTTTGTCGCAAAATCGAAGAAAAGAGTATGGAGAAGTTATTGGCTGAGTCAATTGATGCTGTTAATAAAACTCTTGCTTGTAAATATTTTTAAGGGAATTTTTATAGGCATTACTATTTATATCCTTATAAAAACTTTTAAGTTGAGGAATTTTTTATGAAGTCTGTTCGTTCTGATCTAAACAGTGAGATGTATTGTAAAAGCGGTTGCCTTATAGTTATGCCTTTGGAAAACTTTCAAGAACTTGTTGGTTACTCAGATGATGAAGATCCAGAAATTGTATCTACAATTATTAATAATGGTGGCGATATCGTTACTATAGATGGATATGTAAATATAGAAATAAGAAAAAAATTCACATTGAATGAAGACGGAACAAATAATACCATAGTTCAAATTGCTCCAAAAACAGAACATAAAGAATTTGTAAGAATGTTAAACAAGAATGAAAAGACTCTAGAGGAATATGCATTACAACGAAAGAAAGAGCATAATCTTTCTACTGAAGAAATGATAAGCACTTTTACTGATATTAAAAATCAATACATAGAAGAGATGAACTTAAATGATTAAGACAGAAAACATAAAAGATCGAATTGAAAAAGGCAATTTATTAGCAGATCAAGTTGCAAAATATTTAAATCATAGATTTGGATATAACTTTCAAAAATGCAGCTTAGAAGAAGATAGAAATCTAATGATAGATTATAAATGTTTAAAGCACAATAAAACCGCTCAATTTAAGTGTCGTGATAATCAATCCGATATTATATATGAATACATGAAATTTATTCCTAGAAATGAAAGTTTTGAAACTGTTCATGGTAGAGATGTAAGAACCAAGTCAGATTTTTATGTATGTTTGTCTTCAGATAAACAAACCATAGTTGTTTCTAGTACTGAAAAAATCAAAGAAATCGCTAATAAATCTGTTAATCAAGAAATTATTAATGATGTGCAAAAAATATATAATGAAGCAAAAAAGAAAAATAACAAAAGCAAATTTTTAAAATCTAATTCAAAACATTCAGAGATATGTTTTAAAATAGACGAAGGTAGAGACACTAAAGAATATGGAAAGTTATTAATTTTTATTCCTTATAAATCCATACCAAATGCTATAGTAATTGAATTACAAGACGGCGAAAACATCTTAGAAGAAAGCAGTTGGAAATAATGCCATACTTTTCTATAACAACACCAACAAACAATGGCCAGTATTTACCTAGATTGTCTAGGTCTTTAGCAGAACAAACATTTAAAGATTTTGAATGGATTGTTTTGCCAAATGGAAATGCAAAAATAGATATGGAATCTTTGGCTGTTAAGCCAAGAATAATAAAATCTTCTAAGCCAGATTCAAAGTTAATAGGTTTATTTAAAAAAGAAGCTTCTATGGCTGGAAATTGCCATGTAGTCGTTGAAGTTGATCATGACGATGAGTTAACGCCTGATTGTTTGCAAGAACTTTATAACGCATTTAATAAAGACCAAGACATTGATTTTGCATACTCTAATTGTGCTGAAATTGATTTTAACGACAGACCATTTGTATATTCTGACTATTTTGGCTGGAGGAACAGACCATTTAATTATAAAGGCAGAGAAATATTAGAACTAATATCATTTGAGCCTTCAGCAGCTTCTTTTTCTAAGATTTGGTTTTCTCCAAACCATGTTAGGGCATGGAAAAAATCATTTTATGAAAAGATAGGCGGTCATAATGACAAGATGGAAGTTTTAGACGACCATGAAATCCTTTGCAGAACATATATTCAAGGAAAAGTGCATTTTATAGACAAGTGTTTATATATTTATTACAGACATAAAGATAATACATGCTACGGAGAAAAGAATGCATTTATTCAGGAAGAAACGCTAAACATTCATGATAAGTATATTTATCAACTAGCTGAAAAGTGGTGCGATTTAAACGGATTATTAAAAATAGATTTGTGTGGAGGTTTTAGCAAACCAAATGGGTATAAGTCTATCGATCTTTTAAATGGTGATATTATTCATGACCTTAATTCTCCGTGGCCTTTTAAAAATGAAGAAGTTGGTCTTATAAGAGCACATGATGCACTAGAACATCTTAAAGACCCAATTCATGTTATGAAAGAGGCTTATAGATGTTTAAAGCCACTGGGATGGTTTTTAACGCAAACTCCATCAACTGACGGAAGAGGTGCTTTTCAAGATCCAACACATATTAGTTTTTGGAACAGTAATAGCTTTTGGTATTACACTAAAGCAGAAACAGCTAAATACATTGGAACTCCAGTAAGATTTCAATTAAATAGAATTAAAAACTTCTTTCCAAATGAATATTGCAAAACACATAATATTCTTTATGTAAAAGCCGATCTTGTTAAAGTTTCAAATGATATTAGAATACCAGGAGAAGTTTCTATTTAGCTATTTTTAAAAATTTCTCTTGTTGATCTTTTGGACCAGCAAACTTAATTGAGTTTGATCCAAATTTTCTTATTAATACCAACATATGTTTTGCTATGTAATTAATTACTGATCTTCCTAGTTCAGAGTCAGAAGCATTTTCCCAAACTTCTTGACCAAGCATATGGGCAAATCCTAAATCATTTTGTTTAGGTGCTGGATAAAACATTAATCCTAAATTATTTGGTCTTATGCTTTCATCGCCAGGGAGTATTCCAAGAACCCATGAGCAAGACCATTTTCTACAAATATCTGGCCTTGTATCATAAATCATACATCCTTTGTTTTGATGATGACAACTTGTATATTCTGGTTTATTTAATTCTTGAACAATCAAAATTGTGCAACAAACATCGCATTCTCCACAGTGTCTATCTGCCAAAGGCAAGTTAATCATCTTATTCTCCTGACCATATTTTTTCTTCTGGGCCTAATAATCTAGCTAAAGTAAATAAAAAATCGCTTAATCTATTTATGTATATAACAATGTTTTTAAGATATTGGTGAACTTCCATTAATTTAACTAAATCAATTTCAACCCTACGACATACTGCTCTAGCAAGATGAATTTCGCAATGATTAAATGGTATAATAAAATTTTTAAGTGGCTTTAAATGTTTTGTCATCTCATCAATTTTTTGCTCAAGTTGTTTAATGTGATCTTCTTTAATTCTTTCTTTTCCGGTAGCTATTTCAGCACCTATATCAAATAAATGTTTCTGTGTTTCAACAATAAAATCGTAAATGTTTTGAACTTTAAGTTCTAATATATATCTTTGATTTACAAGACCTATTGAAGCATTAAGCTCATCCACGCTTCCAAGAAGTTGAATATGTGGATCGGTTTTTGGAACACGCCCAACTTTTGGCAAAAGAGTTGTTCCATCATCTCCAGTTTTAGTATAAACCTTCATTTTTGCTCCAATCTAAGATTTTTATCTTTGATTCCATACCTATTTTTGTAAAAGGAAATCCATGAAAGCCAAATGGTTTTTCATTATATTCTTCTGTTTTATGTTCTATTGAAAATTCAAAAGCCGTTCTTAAATCTGGAAATTTAAACTCGTTTTTTATTAATTCATCATAAGAGTGATAACATATTTCTAAATCTTCATTAAATATGATTGGTTTATTTTGATATTTATTTGATATATGTTCCATTAATTTTTTTGACCTTAGACTAAAACCGCCATTGCCAACTTTATTTACATGATCATGATTTTTCCAAGGAGCACCAATATAATCATACTGTAAAAATTTTTCTGACCAAGAATCTGGATTAATTACAAATCCATCATATTGAATTAATAAAACATATTCTGTATTTATATATTTCACTAAATCACGCAAAATAAAAGCACTATATTCTTCCTTGCTATTTATTTTTTTTACTTGTATGAATTCTATTCTGTCTGTTTTTAGTTCATTTTTATCAGATATAAATATACATCTTTTAAAATTTATACTTTGCATACTATATAACATGGCAGAAATTGCTTTTTTATGATTTAAGCAATCAACAGCACACAAAGTAATATTATTTAGTGAAATCATAAAGACATATTAATCTTTTTGTATTAGAGTCAATAGCTATTTTTTCTAATATTGGTATTTCTTCAAACCATTCAAATAAAGTTTCCTCACTTATATTATGATGACAATCATTTGGTCTATTCCACTTGTATGGAACTGATACTATGAGTTTATTAACTATTTTTTTAAGTTCATTAAATACATTTTTTTGTCTTCCTTCAAAATGTTCAAATGCTTGTAAGCATATAGCTAAATCAAACTTATGATTGAATGTCCAAGGTGTAATTGTACAATCAAATACATAATTTATATGTTTGTTATGTTGTTTTTCTATTCTTACGGAATTTAAACACAACGGAAAATATGAACATCCTAATTCTAAAATAGACAGTGGATTTAAATTTTTTGCAATTTCTATTACTTCTTTATAATAATTCCATCTTTTAACAAAATATTTGTCTTCTTTACATTTTTTATCATAATCTTCTTTTGTAACAAATTTCATTTTTTAGGACTTTTTGTTTTTATTCCTAATTGCTTATATACATTTCTTGCTTTTGGATTGTCATCTATTGCTAATATAACTTTGTCCTTAATGCTTTCTGCGTGTTTCTTTTTTGATTCTAATTGTTGTTCTTTATTGTTTCCAATATTATTCATCATTAGTCTATTATATTTAATTCCTGATTTTTTTAAAACTTTTGTTGTTTCTGATCTATCTGATTCTGGTCTTCCTGTAACTATATAAATTTTATTTGTTTTTGCTAATTCATTAACATAATCAATCATTTTTTTAATTGGATATATACCATTACGAATAATAGTGTTATCTATATCAACAATAACTACTGTTGATTTGCTAAAGAATTTCTCAACTTGTTGGTAAAGGTTCAGCATTGTATCGCCCCATTGTAATATTCTTTGTTGCAACAACATCCTTATTAGTAAATTCCCATATTAATCCATTATTAAGAATAACAGTAAATACTTTCTCTATTTCAGTGCCATATTCAGTAACTAACCAAATTCTTCCCCTACCTTTTGGAGTTTCTACTTCTAATTCTTGTCTTGGTTCATATATCACAATTGGCATTTTTAATCTCTATCGCAGAATCTCTTCTGCATAAATCTTGATATAATTTTTTATCTTTCGACCATTCTTTGCCTGTCCACCACTCAAATCCATTCAATTCACTTTTATAAATACAGCATTCTTCGTAACCACCCATCATATAATAATAAATACACCCAGATTTTTTAGCTAAAGTAGTTTCAATTAGCGTACTAACATTTCCTAAAGAAAGTTGTGGTTTTTTATAATCCCACGCAAATTGAACTCCGACAAAAGATTTTTTAAAAAGCTTATAACAAACAAACCCTATCAATTCTGATTCATAAAAATATTGAATTGAATTTTCTAACATAAGCTCATTATCAAAAACATGTTCGCTAAGAAAACCTCTTTTTGTTTGATAACACTTTGATATTCTTTCAACATCTTCCTTAGATGGTTTTCCTAATTGATATTCTATCTTTTTGCTTATTTTTTTTGTTTTTTTATGGCATTCTAGTTCTGACAAGTTATACCTTATTGATCTTGCTTGAAACCAATAATCGTTCCAAGGTAACCAACCATTTTCTAATAAATTATCTAAATCGTCATTAATTTCTGGGTATCCAAAAACACCACAGTGAATTAAATCTTGATTAGATATTTTTCCAAAACCATTTATATGATCAAAAAATATTTTCATGTAAATATTTACACTTAATTAACGAATAAGTATAAAAAACAGGAGTTTATATGAATATTTTTGCATTAGATTTAAACACCAAACAAGCTGCTGAATGGCATGTAGATAAACATGTAGTCAAAATGCCATTAGAAAGTGCCCAAATGCTTTGTACAGTTCTTAATCAACTTGGAGTTAAAACACCATATAAATCAGCTTATGCAAAACATCCATGCACTATTTGGGCAGGAGAAAGCATGGATAATTTTATTTGGTTATGTGAACTTGGATTAGAACTTTGTAAAGAGTATACTTATCGTTATGAAAAAGAACATAAGTGTGAAGCTATTATTAAAGAGTGTTTAACATATTCTTGTAAAGTTCCAAATAAAGGACTTACAAAATTTGCTCAAGCTATGCCAGAAGAATTAAAAAAAGACAATCCAATAGATGGTTATAGAGAATATTACATAAGGTGTAAATATCATATAGCATCTTGGAAAAAAAGAAATATTCCTTTTTGGTTTATAAAATATGAAACTTAACATCGTTACTGTTCTATGGAGAAAAAACTATATATTAGAACAGTATAAAACAATACCTAAAAAACCAGACATTAATTGGATTTTATGTAAAACAAATTTGTGGGGAAAGATACCAAATCAAATTTTATTTAATACAGAATTAAATACAATTGTTTTAGAAACTAAAATTAAAACTAAAAATAAAACAGAGCATATAACAGATTTTGTTTTAAAAATTAACCATGGATTAAAAAATGTAGAACATGGTTTTTTTTATATTTTAGATGATGATAATTCATTTAATAATGAAATTTATAATGTATTTAATGAATATAAAAATTCTAATTATAAAATGATAATAGGAAATCAAATAAGAAATAAAAGAGGAAAAATTCTTTCGGCTCAATATCCAAAGCATGGATGTATAGATATGGGAAATGTTATTTGTTCAACAGATATTTTTAATAAAGTAGATTATTTTAATAACATAAACAAAAAAAATCGTTTATATGATTGGCAATTTTGGTTAGAATGTTTTAATTCTATATCAAAAGATGATGTTTTGCTTTTACATAAAAATATTTTTAATTATAATGGATTAAGATAATGTCAGCTATAGGTGCTCACAAAATAACTGAAGATTTTGAAAAAAAACTATGTGATTATACTGGTTCTCCATACGCAGTTGCTCTTGATAATATGAGCAATGCTTTATTTTTATCTCTTTATTTTGAAAAAAATATAAAAAAATCAATAAAAGAAGATTATATAATTATTCCATCAAGAACATATCCTTCTGTTCCTTGTGAAATAATTCATGCTGGACTTAAAGTTAAATTTGAAAATACTAATGAAAAAATGTTAAAAGGTGCTTACCAATTAAAAAATTCTAATGTTTGGGATTCGGCATTAAGATTTACAGCTGATATGTATATACCTAATTCTTATATGTGCATATCTTTTACTGGTCCATATAAAATATTAAAATTAAGTAAGGGTGGTGCTATTTTAACAGATGATATAGAAGCTGTTAAATGGTTTAAAAGGGCTAGGTTTAGCGGAAGAAGAGAATGTTCTTATCATGAAGATAATTTTGATATGCTTGGTTGGAATTTTTATATGATGCCAGAATTAGCAGCAAGAGGATTATTACTTATGTCTGGCTTTTATAATAGTGATAATACAAAAAAACATATTGAAGATTTAGAATTGCCGTATCCAGATTTAAGCAATTTTAAAATATATAGCGAAAAATAAAATGATACATATTTATGGTTTATGTTATAGGATATTAAAATATCCAGATGAAACTATAAAAAGACTAAGGGAAACTGCATCAGAAGACTTTCATTTAACATGTATTGAATCACGATCTTGTAACTCTGATAAATTTTTTGAATGGGGAATGGAATGTTTAAAAAATAAAAAAATTCAAAGATTTATAACATCGAGCACAAATTCTAGAGGATATGGATTTAATTGGTCTATAAAAAATTTTCCGCCAGATAATTCTGAAGATTTTTTTATTATTACAGATTTAGATTTGCTAGTTCCAAAAGATTTTGACTGGATAAAAGAAATAAGAGAAAAAATGAAAGAAAATGTTATATGCGGTTTTACATTAAGCAATGAAAACTATATAAGTCCTAATTCTGGATGGCATGAAAAATATGTTAAAAAACATAAACTTTTTGGAATGTGGTTAACATCAGTTAAAACACTGTGTTTTATGGAAATATTATCTAAAACAAGTTGTAATATACAAGATGTTATTTTAATAAAAGATATGGAAAAATATGGAAAAAGAGATATAATAGACAAAAAATTATATCATTTTGGATGGGATTCATATAAAGATGATCCAGATTATTGGAAAGATAAAAAACCATTAGCTTGGCAACAAAAATCAGATAAAAATGATTTAGACAAAATTCCTGTATTTAAGGTTTATGAATAATGATTACTGAAAATTCTTTAAATATAGTAAAAAAAATAACTGAAAAAATTCCAAGTTTTCATCATCATTATCATATTCTATACGATATTGCAAATAATATAAAAAAAGATACTATAAATTATGTTGAAATTGGTGCTTATGCTGGAGCTTCGGCAATATTAATGCTTCACAATAAAAATGTTAAAGTTATATCTATAGACATAGGAAAACCAATAGGAAAACAAAAAGTATTAAACAATATAAACATTTTTTTTAGTGAAGAAAGATTTAAATATATACAAGGAAATTCACAAAATCAAAAAACTATAGATGAATTATTGAAAATAACAAATGAAATAGATATTTTATTTATAGATGGAGATCATTCATTTGAAGGCGTAATCAAGGATTTTGAAAACTATTCAAATTTTGTATCAAAAAATGGTTTTATAGTTTTTGATGATTATAGGTGTCCTATATGCGTACAAGTAAAACCAGCAGTTGATAAAATAGTTAAAGATTTAGACAAAAATAAATTTGAAGTGATTGGTGCAATGGAAAATATATATGGAGCACATCCTAAAAAAAATAAAGGAAATTGTTTTATAGTTAAAAAAATATGAATAAAATAAATATACTTATATTTCCATGCGGATCAGAAATAGGATTAGAAATTTTTGAATCTTTAAAATTTTTAAAAAACATAAATATTATTGGTGGAAGCAGTATTGATGATCATGGAAAATTTGTTTTTAAAAATTATTATAAAAATTTTCCTTTTATAAATAAAAAAAACTTTATTCCGTTTGTAAAAAAATTTGTTAAAAATAAAAAAATAGATTTTATTTACCCTTGTATGGATTCGGTTTTATTTATATTAAAAAAATATGAAAAAAAAATTGGCTGTAAAGTATTGACATCTGATTTTAAAACAACAGAAATTTGTTTGTCAAAAGAAAAAACATATTTAAAATTAAAAAATGTAATAGATGTTCCAAAAATTTACAAAAACATAAATGATGTTAAAAAGTATCCTGTATATTTAAAGCCAAAAATAGGATATGGATCAAGAAATCATTTTATAGCATATTCAAAAAAAGAAGCAAAAATTTTCTTAAAAAAAAGAAAAAATTATTTAATTTTAGAATTTTTAAACGGAAAAGAATATACAATAGACTGTTTTACAGATAAAAATAAAAATTTAATTTTTGTAAACGCAAGACAAAGAGCAAGAATTTCAAATGGTATTAGCACAAATATAAAATTAATTAATAAAAAAATATTTTATAGTATAGCGAAAAAAATAAACAAAACAATAAATTTAAATGGATCTTGGTTTTTTCAATTAAAAGAAGATTATAATAAAAAATTAAAACTTTTAGAAGTAGCACCGAGAATAGCAGGGTCTTCTGCAATATGTAGATATTTAGGAATAAATCTTTCAGAATTAACAATAATGAATGAAATTTATGACAATTTAAAAATTATAAAAAATAATTTAAAAATAGAAACAGACAGATCTTTACAAACAAAACAAAAAGTAAATATAAAATTTAAATATGTTTACATAGATTTAGATGATACAATAATTTTAAATAATAAAATAAATGAAAATATAATTGAATTGATATTTAATTTTATAAACAGAAACAAAAAAATAATTTTAATTTCAAGACATAAAAAAAATATAAATAAAACATTAAAAAAATTTAAAATAAATCATCTTTTTGATAAAATTATACATATTAAAAACAATGAAAAAAAAAGTAAATATATAAAAAACAAAAATTCTGTTTTTATAGATGATTCTTTTTCAGAAAGACTGGATGTAAGTATCAATAAAAAAATAAATGTTTTTTGTGTTAATAGTTGTATGTGTTTAAAAGAATAACATTTAAAAATTTTTTTTAATTCCGTAAAAATATAAATCTTTTGAATTGTAATTTGTTTCAAAACAATACTCTTTAAACATCAAATTTATATCAATTTGTTCTAAAAAATCTTTTTCTTCTAAATTTTTATAATAATCCCAATTTGCCAATGGAGAAGCTGCTTTATCATTTCTTTTTGTTCCATGTTCTGGTCTTCCTATTGTTGCACATGTAAAAAATAAAAGCCCATTAGGTTTTGTCATTCTGTACATATTAACAAATGTTTCTAACCAAAATGGATTGTGTTCAAAGCATTCACAAGAAGCTGTTGTATCAAAAATATTGTCTAAATAATTTAACTTTTGCCCCTCACAAACTACATCAACACATTTTCCTTCTCCAACATCAACTCCAGTATAATCGCATTTTTCAAAAAAAACTCTTATTGTTCCATTTATATTTAAACTTCCTATTTCTAATACTTTTGAATGGATGAAATAATTAGGAAATTTATTTTTTATTTTTTTAACAAAGCTCATTTGTTCTGAATGAGACATAATTCTCTTTCGCAAAAATATTAGTTCATGGGGTATTTACTTTTTAGTTACTTTAATTAGGTAATGCAACATGAAAAATAATGCAGAAACAAAAATTGCACTAAAACGCAATATAAAAGACTTAATAAGAATAGAAAGTGATTCAAATCTTATAGAAGATCCAGACTTTGGGGTTTTAAAAACAGATATTGGCTGGAAAGAAGAAGACTTTGTTGCATATGTAAGAAAAAAGAACACATCTATATACATATGTCAAATAAGTAATAGTATAATTGGATATATAGCTTTCTCAAAAGAAAACGACATTTTAACAATAGATAAATTAGTTATTGATCCAGTTTTAAGAAAAAATGGATTTGGATCAACTTTATTGAACTTTGTTGAAAATTTAAACTTTTCAAAAATAATTGCTTATGTTAGAGAAAATGATGATGAAAGCATTTTGTTTTTTAAAAACAGAGGTTTTATTGCAAGACTACAAAAAAATCATTATGGTTCTTCTATAGACGCTATAGTTTTTGAGAGAAATAAAAATGAAGAAAAAAAATATAAACCAACCAAAAGGAAAACTCGTTAATTGTCTTGGTTGGTGCAATAAAACATTTATTTCTCCAGACCCAACATCAATAAGGTTTTGTCCTAAGTGCAAAGACAAAAAAAGAGATATGTGTTTATCTAAATTTGAAACAAAAGAATTAAAAGTGAATTATGATTAGTTTTTTTAAAAATTTATTTTTTGGAGAACCAAGGTCAAATAAATGGCCAGCACTTAGAGATAAAATAATAAAAGAAAACTGTGAATGTTTAGCCTGTGGAACAAAAAAAGAATTAACTTGTCACCATATAATACCTTTTAGCAAAAATAAAAAGTTAGAACTTGAAGAATCTAACTTAGTAGTATTATGTAATACATGTCATTTTGTTTTTGGGCATTTGAAAAGCTGGAATTCATATAATAAAAATGTTATAAAAGACTGTAGAGAATATAGATTAAAAGTGGAGTATAGACCATGAGCGACCCTGTTCCTGGAATATTTCAAAAAGCTGTAAATTTTACCAAAGCAGTTGTAAAACATGCTGCTACTGGTTTTCAGCGTGTTCCATTAAATGTATTCCATGACAGAATGAATACTTGCAATACATGTGAAAACAAAACAAACGAAGGCACATGCAAATTGTGTGGTTGTTTTTTAAACATTAAAAATACTTGGGCTTCTGAAAAATGTCCTGCCGGAAAATGGGATATATTTGTAAGTCCAACTCAGCCAGAAAATATTAATCCAAGTCAACCAAATACCATAACTTTTGATCAAGTTAGAAATAGCCCACAAAATCAACAAGGTGGTTGTGGGTGTGGCAAAAAAAATAATCCCACATGATAGAAAAGTCATCAAATTTTAAAAATCTATTAAATATGAAATTTGGAAGATTAAAAGTTATAAAATTATCTAATAAAAAAAGTACAAATAGATCATATATATGGGAATGTAAATGTTCTTGCGGAAAAATTACTAATGTTATTACATATTCTTTGCTTTCAAAACGAACAAGAAGCTGTGGTTGCTTAAGAAATAAAGCTGCTCATAATAGAAATTATTTAGGTCAAATAACCGGAACAATTTGGAGCAATATTTTAAGGGGAGCCAGACAAAGAGGTATAAAGTTTTTTTTAACAAGGGAAGAAGCTTGGGAATTATTTATAAAACAGAAAAAAAGGTGTGCTTTAACAAACCAAAGACTTAGATTTAGAAGATATGTTAAAAAACAAAACGGAAAAGATATTTATTCAACTGGAACAGCTTCGTTAGATCGAATAAATAGTAAACTTCCGTATCAAAAAGACAATGTTCAATGGGTACATAAAGATATAAATTGGTTGAAAAACAAATTTTCGCAGGATAAATTCATAAATATGTGTCGATTAGTATATACTAATTCTAGGAGAAATAAAAATGCCACTAAAAGAATGTCAAAATAATGGTGTCAATGGTTGGAAATGGGGAGATCAAGGACATTGCTACACCGGTAAAGACGGTAAAAAACAAGCTATTAGACAAGGAGTGGCGATTGAAGGTCCAAAGAAATTTGCCGAAATAATGAAAACTGAATCGAATGAATGGGCTGGTAAATCTTTATATGATCAATTATCAAGCGATGAAAAATCTTTAGCCGATTCTTTGCTTGAACTGACTAAAAAAATTGGCCCTTTAGATAAATCAGAAGGAATTTGGGTTGGATATGAAAATTCAGAAAAAAATGAAAACAAAGATATTGGTGTTAAGTGTGCTAATTGTGCATTGCATGTTTCAGAAAATGTCTGTTCTATTTTAGACAACGCAATCGAGTCAGAAGGTGCTTGCAGATTTGCCGTAATTCCAGATGGATATGTATCTGCTAAAGTTAAAAAAGATATAAAGGATTTTTATTCTTAATGAAAATAGACAACACAAATAATTTAATTAGAACTCATTGCAATAAAGTGTCTCTTGATTATGGTAGAAAGATTGCAAGAAGAATGGTATCTTTTTTGCAAAATTATAATAAAAAACATAATTTAAGAGCAGCTGGATTAGCAGCTAATCAGTTAGGAATTAATGCTTCTGTTGCTGTTTTATTAATTAAATCAAAACCATTGATTTTAATTAATCCTGAAATATTAGACTTTTCAAAATCAAAATTTGCTCATACAGAACAATGCTTGAGTTTTCCAGATGAGTCATTAACTGTACATAGACATGATTGGATTGTTATAAGATCTGACTACTCAAAAGAAGAAATGTTTTTTGGGCAAAAACAAAATTCAGATTTAAATCAAAATAGTTTATTTGAATCAGCTTTAGTACAACATGAAATTTCACATCTATTTGGCAAAACAATTCATGATTTTCAGTGGGAAAATTCTCCATCTCCAAAGGATTGGTAATGATTAATTTTAATGTTCAAGCAGAAGAAAACAGCGATAGTGTTTTAATTTTTATAAATAAACACAAATTTAAATTTAATCTTTCTGATTTATATGAACTTATAACAGACTTAAATAAAGTAAAGTTTCAAATAATGAAGAAAAAACAAAACAACGAAATAGACAACTCTCACTAAATTTTTATATAATGTCGTTATCCATAAGGAGATCGACATGAAAACGCATTACGCAAAAAGAAATGGAAAACCAGGACAAAGGTTTGAAACTTCTATAGAAAGTATTGTTTATCAAATATTTCCAGACGATTGTTTGTTAACGAAAAACGAAATACAAGAAAAAATAGCTTCGTATATAAAACAGAAGCCTTTTGAAGTTAATGGAAGAGTTGGCTCAAAAGAAATAGATTCTTGTATAGTCAATCTATGTCAAAAAGGTTATTTAAAGGAAATATTTGGAGTTAAACTAGAAAAGTTCATTAAAACTCTACCTTAAAAAATAGTGTATTTAATAGCAGTAACTCTCTCAAAGGTGCTGCTATGGCAATATATTATGAGATATGGGGAATACTCCCTGATAAAAAGAAACGATCTCTCATAATGACTTATGAGGAAGATAAATGGCAACGAGCAGAGAAAAAAGCTGCCAGACTGATTGAAATGCAAATGTCTGGCGTTGTTCTCTTAGAAAAGCACTCTGGAAATGAATAAATTAAATGTAGTTGCACCGATTAATCAACTTGGTTATGGAATAGTTTCAATAAATATAATTAAAGAACTAAACAAAAAATTAGATCTTTATTTATGGACTATTGGTGGAATAAATTGCAAACAAGAAGATATAAAACTTTTTAATCATCTCGTTAAAAAAAATCAATTTTATGATCATACAATACCAAGTTTAAAAATTTGGCATCAAAATGATCTATCTATGCATCCTTCAGTTCAAAATAGATGTGCTTTTCCTATATTTGAACTTGAACCATTAACTAAACAAGAAGTCCATCATATGAATTCGATGGATAAAATTTTCCTAGCTACAGATTGGGCTGTTGACATAGCCATTAAATCCGGTATTGATAAAGAAAAAATATACAAAACACCTTTAGGAGTTGATCAAAAAATCTTTTTTGCAAAACCAAAACAAGCTAAGGAAAAAATAACTTTCTTAAATATAGGAAAATGGGAAATAAGAAAAGGTCATGACATATTAATTAAAGCTTTTCAAAAGGCTTTTCCGTCAGATGATCAAGTTGAATTAATAATGCATTGCGAAAACCCTTTTTTAACACCTCAAGAAAAAAATAATTGGGAATCTTATTATGCATCTGATAAAAGAGTAAAAATTAGTAATAGATTTGAAACGCAAGAAGAATTATCTAATTTAATGAGTTATGCAGATTGTGGAGTTTTTCCTGCTAGAGCAGAAGGTTGGAATATGGAATTGGCAGAAATGCTTTCCATGGGCAAGTTTTGCATAGCAACAAATGCAACTGCTCATAAAGAATTTATAAATAAAGATATTTGCGAATTAGTCGAAGTTGGTCAGCTTGTAAGAGCATATGATAATAAATGGTTTCATGGACAAGGATATTGGCCTAACTTAGATGAAAAAACAATAAATCAAATTGCACAAAAGATGATAGTGATAAAAAACAAAATAGTGTCTGGCGAAAAAGGAAATCAAAAAGCTTCAGAGCATATGAAAAATTATACTTGGGAAAAAACAGCCGATTTAATTGTAAAGGCTATTTATGCAAATTAAATCTTTGGAAGAACAGGATATTTTCAATGGTTATTCGGAATGCCTTAAAGAAATTGGTGTTTTTTTTATTTCAAGAGTAGAAGTCTTAAGATATGTCGAAAGCCAATTAAAAACAGGTAATAAAATATTTTGTGCCATAGAAAATAAATCTGTTGTTGGAACAATAACAATTAATATTTACACTCAAAAAGAACTTAAAAAAGGATATATAACAAATCTAGGTGTTGTTAAAAAATTTAGAGGTTATGGAATAGCATCTAATTTAATAGAACATGTTTATAATTACGCAAAAGAAAATTCATGTATTGAAATATCATTAAATTGTGAATCAGATATGATTTCTTTTTATGAAAAATTTGGATTTAATATTAGCGGTACATGCATGAGGAGAAAGATAGATGTCTGATAAATTGTCTTCAATAACATTTTTTTTAGAAAATGACGAAGTGTTTTGTAAGGTCGATTTAGAACAAACGGCTAATAACAATGAAGACATTGATTTATCAAAAAGACTTGGAGATTTTTTAGCATTACTAAGTTTAGGCAGTCTTTCTCCGGTTATTACACATGGAATTGCTGAGTATGGAGTTTTATCTAACAGAAAAAGACTTACGGAAATGATATTGATAATTTGGGAGCAATCATTAAAAAATCTTTCTGGAAATAAAGAAAAGAAAGAAAGACCAGTTATAACTCCTACTGAAGCATTTTTAATAAAGGAAAAACAATGATTTCTGCTGAAATAGTAGCTGACTCTGTAAGTCCCTCAAATCAAAGAATTACAAGTTTTGTTTGTACTTTTCCAAGATTTATTTTGGCTGAATTCAATACTCATAGAATGTTATCAAGAAATGCTGCTAGTAGTCGTGCAATACCTACTAAAAAATTTATAGATCAAGTTTTAAATAATCCTGCTATGCCTATTTATTGGGGAAAAAATCAATCTGGAATGCAATCATTCTCTGAACTTTCTCCTTCAGATATTCCTGTGGCAGAGGAAATATGGATTCAAGCAAGAAACAAAATGATTGATTGTGTAAAGGAAATGATGTCTATTGGAGTTCATAAACAAATAGTTAATAGATTATTAGAACCTTGGTTTAATGTTACAGTAATTGTAACAGCAACTGATTATGAAAACTTTTTTAAACTTAGAATTAGCAAAAATGCCCAGCCAGAAATATTTGAATTAGCAAGTTTAATGAAAAAAGAAATGGATAAATCAATACCAAAAAAAATAGACATTGGTTGTTGGCATATACCATTTGCAGACAAACATATAAACAATGTTGCAGAAGAAGACAAGTTGTTAAAAATAGGCGTTGCAAGATGTGCTAGAGTAAGCTATTTAACTTTTGAAGGTGTAATAGATTATGAAAAAGATTATGCTCTGCATGATCAATTAAAAGCAGATGGTCATTGGAGTCCTTTTGAACATTGTGCAACTCCATGTTCTTCCGCTGACAGATCATACGGAAACTTTACTGGCTGGAAACAATATAGAAAGTTCTTTAAAGAAGAAAACGGTAAATGCGAAAAATCCAATGGTTAAAGTGGGAAGATCCACTAGAACCTAAAAAAAGATTAAAAGCTGAATTCTCTGAAGAGCAAGAACAAAAAGACAGCTTTGATTATGAAGAAGACGAAAACGCAAAGCATGTGCGTTTAATATCTGGACCATATGGTCTTATACCACTAAATGAACATGGCTTATCTAATAAACTATATAAACTATGGGTTGGTCATACAAACTTTGACATAACGCCTAAAATTGTTTCTGCTATAGAACAAATAAATGGAGTTGAAATTTTAAGGGTTTGGACTAGATATAGATTTTGGATTGGTATAGGAAACATGTTTGATGTTGAAATAGTACAAAAACAAATAGAAGATAAAATTTGTAATAAAAACAAAAAATCAAATTTATTAGTTATAAAAAATTTAACAGATACAATTAAAACAAAAAATAATTCTTGGGCTATTTGTTGCAATAAAAAAGGTGTGCTTGAAACTTTTATAGGTAATAGTGATCTAGATGTTAAAAAACAAATCATAAAGAAAAATTTACATATATTAAAATCTAGTTGGATTATTGAATAATTGCTTGATATTGAAAATCTTTCTGATAGAATTTCTTTAGTCTTTTTAGGAGAAAGTCATGTCTGACATTGCAAAAACGGTTAGTCCAGAACAAGTAGAAAAGTCTGTTCGCTTAATTGTATCTACTTTAAAGTGGGTTACTGCAATTATTCCTGGCGAAACAGATGACAAGATTGTAACTTCTTTGGTCAAATTGACTGAAGAGCCTTGGTTTGTTTCTGCTATCACTTTCCTAATTAATAAATTTGATGGCGATACGAACAAGATTACAGCTGAAGATTTTATTCTTGCTGTAAAGAAGGCTCAAGGCCAAGCTTAATGAAAAAAGCTTTGCTTAATATTCTATTTGATTTTTTAACTGTAGCTGCTTTTATGGCAGCTATAGTTGCGTTAATGTATATATCAAATAAAATGCAACCGCATAAACATACCGATAAGTGCTTAATTGAGGAAAAATTAAAATGAAAATTATATATTCTTTGATTATTTTTTTAGCCTTTAGCTTAAATGTTTTTGCAGAAAAATTTGTAATCCCAGATCAAAAAATTGTTGGTGCTGAAACACCTATTCCTTTGGGTGAACTTGTAGATTTATCTGTAAGTCCAATTAAAAGTCCACCACAGTATTTAGTAGAAACTACTTATACTTGGAAAGTATTGGATGGATATACAGAAAAAAGAGTTCGCCCATATGATGGCGGGGTTTTCTTTGGTGCTGGTATTCAACCCAAAAAACTTAAAGCTTTTGTTGCTGTAACATATCTTTATATAGTTAAAGAACAGGATAAAATTGTTGAGTCTGCTGCAAAAACAGCATTTCTTTCAACTGATGTGTTGATTGGCACTGAGATTCCACCAGAGCCTGATCCAAATGTTCCAACACCAACTCCAAATCCAGAACCTGATCCTACTTTTCCTGAAGGTAAGTACAACTTATCTAAATTTATTCATGAAATTACAAAAAATAAAATAAATCTTTCAAAGTCAGATAAAGCAAAACAAGCAAATGCTTTGGCCAAATCTTTTGATGGAATAGCTGCTGCTATTGCTGCTGGAACTATTGACGACCAAGAAGATATACTTAAAAAAACAGCAGAGGCTAATAGGTCTTCTATTCAAGCTGTTGGTGGTGATAAAATAAAATGGGAGCCAGTATTTACCGATATTCAAGAAAAACTTTTCGGTCTTTATAAAGATAACAAAATGGTAAGTAAGCAAGACTTTGCTATCGCTTGGCGTGAAATTGCTACCGGATTTAAATCTTTTAAATAAGGTGAATTAAAATGTCTAGTATTTCAGAACTTTATACAAATGGAAATGTTAATGGTTGGGCAGGAAAAGATAATCCAGAGTTTGTTAAAAATCAATTTGACTTAATCAAAGATGATGGATCGTTTAAACCATTAAAGATTTTTAGTGCAAGTCGTGACACTAAGGGCAAGAAACTTATGCTTTACGAAGTAACTCGTAAAGTACTTGGCAAAGATACAGAGAATTATCCTCAAGAAATTGGCGATTGTGTTTCTTTTGGGGCGAAGAATGCTTGTGAATATTTGATGGCTACCGAAAAGCTTATGAAGGGTGATAGAGAAGAGTGGCAACCAGTTTTTCCGCCTTATCTTTATGGAACTGGAAGAGTGTTTATTGGAAGAGGGCAGTTAAATGGTAGCGATGGATCACTGGGAAGTTGGATGGCTGATGCTGTTATCAAGTATGGTGTTCTTCGTGCAAATTTTTCTGATGTACCGAAGTACTCAGGACGAGTAGCAAGTAAATGGGGTGACACTCCAGGCCCAGATAAAAAGTTTGTTGAAGAAGGAAAGCTTCATCCAGTAAAATCTGCTGCTCAAATTAAAAACTGGGATGATCTTCGTGATGCAATTATAAATGGATATCCATGTACTACAGCTAGTGATATCGGTTATAGTATGGAACCATCATCTGACGGATTCCATCGCCAGACAGATAGTTGGGGTCATCAAATGTGTGTTATAGGTATTGATGATGGATACAAAAACGGTTCAGATCCTTATGCAATTATCCTCAATAGTTGGGGAGATTGTCATGGTCATCTTAAAGATTTTGATAATGGCGATTCTCTTCCAGTTGGTGTTCTTCGTGTTCGCCGCAAGGACATGGAAAAACATATCAGACAAGAGGAAACATTTGCGTACTCAAACTTTGATGGATTCCCAGAACAGTTAATTGACAAAAAACTTTTCATGCTTATTTAAGGAATTAATATGTCAGACAAAACAGAAGGTTTGCAATATGGTCGTCCAAAAAAAGATGACCCAAGAAAAACACCAGCAAAGCCAGAAGATAAAAAGAAAGGTTCAAAAAAGAACCCTAAAGATTCTGCTAGTAAGCCAAATAAAAACATAAAAATGTCTTCTGACACAGAAGATAAAATTAGAAAATTAATGGAAGAACATAATAAAAAAGACCCAAAATTTAAAGCTAATATGGCACAGCTTAAAGCTGTATTTAGAAGAGGTGCTGGTGCTTTTTCTAGCAGTCATGCACCAGGAATGGATAGAACCAGATGGGGATTAAATAGAATTAAGGCTTTTCTTTATTTGCTTCGTAATGGTCGCCCATCAAATCCAAATTATAAACAAGACAATGATCTTTTGCCAGAAGGTCATCAAAGAAGTTCTAAAAAAGCAAAATCTGGGTATTTATATGAGTTGGTAGATTTTTCTGAAGTTTTACAATCAGTTAAGGAATCTTTAGATATGTATGATAATGAACAAAAAAAACATACCTCAAAAGCAAAATCTGACATTGAAAATTATTATTCTAAATCCGCTGAATCATATGATGCTCCTCAAGCAGCAAGAAATAATGCAAGAAAAGTGTTAGAATGGAAAAGAAAATACGGAAAAGAGTGCAAGGGCATGACTCCTGTTGGTTGGGCTAGAGCTAGAGATTTAGCTGGTGGTGCTAAATTATCCGCTGATACTGTAAAAAGAATGGCTCAATTTAATCGTCATCGTGGAAATTACGAAAAGGCTAAATCAAAACCAGAATATAAAACCAAACCTTGGACAATTCCAGCTGTAGTAGCATGGTTGGGATGGGGTGGAAATACTGGTGTTGATTGGGCAATTCGTGTAAGCGAATCCCTTAGTAAGAAAAAATAATGCATGTATATTATAGACTGAGCGATAATAGCTATAAAAAGCCAAAAATGTGTGGTAAAGACAAGTGTTTGTCTAATTTCATGCATTTGTTTAAGAAATGTTCTAAAACTTTTTTAGCTGATAATGTTAAAGATGAAGATACATTTTCTTTGCTAAAAGATGTACCTTATCAAAATACATCTCTTGGAAATGCCGGTTCTTTTATGGCTTGTGTAGAAGACGCTATATCTAGATTTAGCGATGATAAAGTTGTTTATTTTTTAGAAGACGACTATTTGCATAATGGAAATGTAATAGAGGCATTAGAAGAAGGTTTAAGCATAGCCGAATATGCAACTTTATATGATCATCCAGATAAATATAGTCAACTGTACGAATTCGGAGAAATAACTAAGGTTTTAAGAAAGAAGTATCATTGGAAATATACTATATCTACAACAATGACTTTTGCTACTAAAGTAGGAACTTTAAAAGATGATTATGAATGTTTTTTTAAGTGGACTAGACAGTTTCATCCTTTTGACCATCAAATATTCTTAGATATTAATAAGAAGTCGAAAAAACTCGTAAGTTGTATCCCAGGAATGTCTATTCATACAGACTTAACAGTGTATAGTAATATAGATAAGTCGTACATAGACAACTGGGTGCATCATGTATGAAGTAATACTTTCTTTTGCGATAGCACTAAGTAAAGATTCTTTCAATTTAATAGAAGACAAAAAAATTTTTATAAAACAAGAAGAAATAAAATCAAACAGTCGTGAATGGATTTATGACAGGAACAAAAATACTTGGAAAGTATTTAGAGATAGGTGTTTTACCTGAAGGTAAGTGAATCATGCGGTCGCATGAAAAACTAAAAGAAATTTATTTAAAATCTGATATTATAAAAAAATATGATGCCATTGGCATTATAACAATACTTACTATTATAAGTTTGACGATACAAGCAATAAAAATACTAAAGGCTTGTCAATCTCCAAAAGGAGTGGCATTAATTATTAAAGCTGGCGGTCCTTTAGTTCGTTTATTTGTAAGAAGAAATATATATAAATCAATGATAAAGTCTGGTGTTTCTGCTGAAGATGCTAAAATACTATCTGAAAACATGACAGATCTTATACAAGAATTAAGTTTAGAAGAATTAGAAGATTTAATCACAATTGTTTTTGAAGAAAATGAAGAGATTGAAAATGAATGATTATTATATTTTTAATAGATATGCACCAGTAAATAAAGTTAGTGTTAAGTGTTCTTTTTGCAAATTATCTCATTTTATTGATAAAGAAATATTTGAAAAAAAAGAAGAAATAAATTGTGTTCATTGTAATTCTAAATTAACTTTTTTCTCTAAAGACAATTCTGTAAATTAGTTAAGAATTTTCTGATTTCTTAATTGCCATCTTTAAAGAGATGGTGTAAAAATTCCAGTCCAAACTTATTGTCGAAAACCACATTTAAGGTGAGTGTCTTATCATGTCAACAAAAGAGTTGCAAAAGTATACCGCTGTTTCTAAGTATGCAAGATGGATTGAAAAAGAACAACGCAGAGAAACTTGGGAAGAAAGTGTTGATCGTGTTAAAAACATGATGATTGAAGCTTACCCACTTCTTGCAAAAGACATTGAAAAATATTATGGAATGATCAAAGATCAAAAAATATTAGGTTCTCAACGAGCTTTGCAGTTTGGCGGAAAACCAATTTTTAAGCATAATGCCAGAATATACAACTGTTCAGCAAGCTATTGTGATAGATTACGCTTTTTCCAAGAGTGTTTTTATTTGCTTTTATGCGGTTCTGGTACTGGTTTTAGCGTTCAAAAACATCATGTTGAGCTACTACCGTCTTTTTCAGAATTAAGGCTTAATAACTCAATTATTAAGCACCAAACCTATATTGTAGAAGATTCTATTGAAGGATGGGCGAACGCTCTCGGTGTCTTGTTATCATCTTATTTTGAAAAACCTGTTAAAGAATTTGATCAATTTAAAGACATTAATATTCATTTTGATTACTCAAAAATTAGAAAAAAGGGCGAACCTTTAGGTTTTGGTATAGGCAAAGCTCCTGGCCATGAACCTCTTCAAAAAGCCATTGAAAATATAAAAAACTTACTTGATAGATGCATAGCTGATAAACAATCAAAATTAAGAACTATTGACGCTTTTGATATAGTTATGCACTCGGCAGACGCTGTTATTAGTGGCGGTGTTCGTAGATCAGCCACTATTGCTCTTTTCTCTGCTGATGATGAATTGATGATTAATGCAAAAACAGGAGATTGGTTTTTTACTAATCCACAAAGAGGAAGGGCAAACATATCCGCTCTACTTCATCGTAAACACACAAGTAAAGAAACTTTTGATAATTTATTTAAAGCAACAAAAGAGTTTGGTGAGCCAGGATTCTTTTGGGCGGATTTGTACGATGCTTTGTGTAATCCTTGTGTTGAAATTAGTTGGGTAACTAGATCTTATTATAAGAAAGATAGCGATGAACTTAAGCTTGCATTACTTGATTATGATGGTCCAATCACTACAAAAGAAAATTGCAAAGATGAAATGTCAGATAGCGATGTTGGCCTTTCAGGTTGGGGTTTTTGCAATTTGTCTACTATTAATGGCAAGACTATAACTTCAGTTGAAGATTTTTACCAAAGATGTGAAGCTGCTTCTTTTATTGGCACTCTTCAAGCCTCTTTTACAAACTTTCCATATCTAGGTAAAGTAACTGAAAATATTGCAAGAAGAGAGGCGTTGTTGGGCGTTTCTATTAATGGAATGCAGCACCACGCTGATATTTTATTAAATCCAGAAATTCAACAAAATGGTGCAAAAATAGTCAGACAGACAAATGAGAAGTACGCAAAAATATTAAATATTAATCCAGCAGCTAGAACTACATGCGTAAAACCAGAAGGTAATTCTGCTTGTTTACTTGGTTCTACTTCCGGCATTCATCCAGATCATAGTAAAAGATATTTTAGAATTGTTCAAGCAAACAAAGGCGAAGCACCTTATCAGTTTTTTAAATCTAAAAATCCACAGGCTTGCGAAGAGTCTGTTTGGTCTGCAAACAAGACTGATGATTGCATAAGATTTTGTGTAGATAGTCAAGATGGCACAAAACTTAAGAGTCAAATAAATGCAATTAATATGCTGGATACAGTTGTGTCTACATATAATAACTGGGTTGTTCCAGGCAAAAACGATGACCTTTGTGTTAGAAAAGAAATTAATCACAATGTTTCAAACACAATTCATGTAGATTCTCATGAGTGGGAAAGTGTTTGCGATTATATTTTTAACAATAGGAATTATTTGGCTGGTATTTCTTTAATAGCTTCTAGTGGCGACAAAGATTACGAACAAGCTCCTTTTACAGCTGTTTATACATACGAAGAACAAGAAGAGATGTATGGCAAAGAAGCTGTTTCTGTTGCTAGAGAAATACAAGATAAGTTTTCGGATTATGGTTTTCCATCTTTATGGACTGCTTGCTCTTGTGCTTTAGGATATTTTGATCCGAAAACAGAAAGCGAAAAAAGTTATAAAAATATAATTATAAATTTTTCTAATTCTCATTTTAATGGTGATATAAAAAAGACTACATATGCTCTTAAAGATTCTTATAACATTGTTCTTTGGAATTCTTTAAAAGAAAGTTATATTAATGTAGAATATAAAGACATGTATGAAGAAAGTTCTACAATAAATGTTCAAAGCGAACTAGCTTGTGCTGGTGGTTCTTGCTTAACTCAATAGAAAGATAATTATGGACATTAAACAATCGATTAGAAATGATCTTAGAAAATGGAAAATAGAACAAGCCCAAATAGATCCATTTGGATATTGTAATGCAAAATGCTGGTTTTGTCCTGTTAGATATTCTCCAAATCCATCTGAAGGAAAAGTTCAGATGCCGATTGAATTATTTGAAAAAATAATCTTGGAAATAATATCAGAAAGATCAAGGCCAGACGGAATAATCTCTCCAAAGTTTAATGGTTTATATACAGCACATTACAACGAAGTGTTGTTGTATAAACATTTTGAGCAAATGTTAGATATTTTAAGCAGACATAATTTATACACAATGATTTTGTCAAATGGTATAAATTTAACTCCAAACAAAACAGATATAATCAAAAAATACCAAAGAATAATTAGCGGTATATGTTTAAACATACCAGCTTTTGAGCCTGATCTATGGGAAAAAAGATCTGGTATTAATAAAGAGAAGTTTCCACAACTATTAGAGAATATAAATTACGCAAGAGAAAATTTAAAAAATATGGTTACTAACAAAGCTTTTTCTATTCAAATAAATGGTATAGATGAAACAAGTAAATTTCAAAATAATGGATGGCTTGAGATTGGGTTTGATGCACCTGATTTTAGACCAAACGAAAATGAAGAACAACTTAGATTGGCACAAAGACTTTTTCCAGAAGTAAACTCTTTTAAAGTTCCTCATTTAATTGATCGTGCCGGAAAATTACATCAGCTAGGAATTATTTCTAATAAAAAGGCTATAGACAGACATTTAAAAAAGAAGCGTGTAGTTGGATGTTTTCATGGTGGTGAAATAGGCGGAAGACCATTTGGTTATTTGCATGTAAACGCTGCTGGAAATTTATTTTTATGTTGTCATGATTATGATTTTGATACAGTTTTCGGAAATTTAAATGAAAATTCTATGAGAGAAATATGGTTCTCTGAAAGACATGTTGATGTAATTGAAAATTCGTTTAATAAGTTTTGTACCAATTGTGCTTCATCAAAATGGTCGGAGTAGTTTATGGAAAAATCATTTTCTATTGGCGATATAGTAGTTTTAAAATCTGGTGGATTGCCAATGACTGTATTAAATATACATCCTGAATCTCAAGAAGTTTTGGTTGCTTATTTTGATTTGGATGGTAATGTTATGCGTGATGGTTTTCCTCCAGAATCAATTGAATTAAGCGAAACACGATGGGATATAAATTTTTGTGTTGATGTAGATCAAGATGAAGATGAAAATGAGTGGGAATAAATATGCCTACATATGAATATAAATGCGATGCTTGTCAACACTCTTTTGAAATAGAACAAAGCATTCATTCAAAACATAAAAAAACATGCCCTAAATGCAAGAAGAAGAAATTATATCAAGTATTTGGAACTCCCTATGTTTATTGTTATAATGTTACTACAATAGGACAATGGGCAGAAAAAAACGCAAAAACCAAAGGAAAAGGAAAAGACCAAAAATCAATGCGAGAAAAAATCGCAGACGCTGGAATACAAAAAAAAGAAAGCGTAGGAAATAAACCTTGGTGGAGATCTGGTGAAGTTAAAGGATTGCAAAAAATGGATAAGCCATTAGATTTAAAAAAAGTTAAAGATACAAAAAAATATATAGAGGAAGGAAAATGAATAACAATCCATTTAAAATGCCAAAACCAGAAAGTGATCCAACCAAACCACATACAGCTATGATTATTGTTTATTATTCAACACATCAAAAAGATGAACAAAATAGAGTTAGTGGAATTCCTATAGAATATCAACACAAAGAATTTTATATTAACGCAGAAGATAAGTCTATTTGTGATAGAAAAGTTGGCGAACTACTAGAAATGATTGGTGGACTATGCTCAAAAGAACCGAAATAAATATTGGGTCAGAACCAGTACTAAGTGACAATGGACATGTATATTTAAGCTGCTCTTCTTGCAATAAGAAGTTAGTAGATTTATTTATTGTTAAAAAAGACGACACCTTGAATTGGAAAACAGTAGCAAAATGTTGTTACTGTGGCGATAAATCTTTTATTACAGAAGTAAGCGGTATGTTTAGACCTTGTGGAATAATGGAAATATCAGAAAAAGATCCAGACGAATCAAAAATGATAACAGAATTAACAAATGTAAAAACAGAAAATGACATAATTGTTTTTTATACAGTAAAGGCTAAAAAATGAACGAAGAATATATAGATCACAAAACAAATGTTACTGGTGTTAACTTTGAAAATAAAGAAGTTAATCCACAAGATTGGTCTTGTGTTGCTAAAGTATCTACAACTGAACCAAGTAATCTAACAAGATTCTTTATTCGTGTTTGCACAGACGGACCAGATAATGGTTTGTTTTATAATCCTTTAGTGCATCCACAATCAGATTTAAAAAGATTTGATGCTTTTAAGGGCAGAAAGAGATTTGATTTCAAATCAGTTAATAAAGAATCTTACGACTTATACCTAGACTTCTTACAAACTAAAAATCCAAGTTTGTTAAAAAACGCAGAAAGGATGAGTGTTTAATGGCTAAGAAAAAAAGTTTACAATTAAATGATGTGCAAAAAATTATCATAGAAAAGTGTTGTGATCAACTAACATTAGAACAACTTTCAGAAGTATTTAATTTTCATCCAGATGTTATAAAAGATTTTTATGATAAATCGAATAAGAAGAAAAGTCTTAAATTTGATGAAAAAAATGGATCTGTTTCTATGACACAGGCACAATCTATGAATGACGATGCAATAAAGCATGAAAATCATAGCATTTTTAATTCGCCTAAATACAAAGATTGCATTCACAGGACTGATCAATGATAACATTTGTAGAAGATGATTACATACAGCACCAAAACATTGTAAGTGCTCAATGGATAGCTGAATTAAGCGATGGAACTACAGTTTATCAAGATGATGGACATCCAGAAAGAAGCAATCAATCATCTTGGTTAAGACTTTCAATGTATTTAAAGCAAACTAGATTAAATATAGTTTCTTTAAAACTAAGATACAGATCAAATATAGCAGACACATTACCAAAAAATGCTGAAGGTTATTTTTTTTCTAATATGATGTACTCTGTATTTGGATCTCATAGTGGAAGCTGTTATGTAATTGGTTATAAAGATGGCAATATAATTAAAACAGAAGACTGGCTTGTGCCGAACTTGACTTTGTTAAAAACAGATCAAAGAGAACTTATATTTAATGATTTTTTAATAGTGAATAATCATGGAAGACCAATACAACAAGAGAACTGAAAAAAGATCATTTGAATCAAGATTTGGTGGCGGTTGGATTTCTGCTGCACAATATCTAGCAGAAACAATGTGTGCGAGAAACGCAAAGTTTAACCGCACAGAATTACCACCAAGATTTTGGAATGATAAACCTTGGAAAAGTTATTATCTTTATCAGATAAAGCTTGCTAATTCTTTGTTGAAGAACTACTCTCATCAAATAATTTTTCAGGCATTGAGAACGCCAAATGGCGTAAAAGTTATATCATTAAAATCTCCATACTTGAAAAGGGAAATACAATTCATAGAAAAGAAAAATAGCCAACAGCAAATAACCAAAACAGAAGCTTCTGAAATGGAACAGAAATCAACTTTTGTGCAAAAGAAATCTCTTAAAAGAAAGCTAGAGGAATTAGATGGCAAAGAAGAGTGAAAAAATAGATAGCAAAAGCGAAGACTATCTTGAAAGAGTAATGGCCGAAGTTAATAAGCAATATGCTGATGGAGTGGCTATTACTGCTGACAATTTATTAGATAATCCACCAGAAGTTGTTCCTGTAAGTCCTGCATTGGATTTAGGGCTACACGGAGGAATTCCAGAAGGTTCTTGGGTTACATGCAGTGGTCATCCAAAAACAGGCAAGACTCTAACCTCGTTATCTTTTGCTGCTGAATGTCAAAAACAAGGAAGGCATGTTTATTATTTAAATATTGAAGGCCGTTTAAAGTCCATGAACATTCATGGAATTGATGGTTTAGACCCAAAGAAATTAACTATATACCGTTCTGTTCCTGAGAAGATTCTTACGGCCAAAGATTATTTAAATCTTGCCATGAAAGCCATTCAGACACATCCAAGATCATTGATTATCATTGACTCTGTAAGTTCGCTTTGTGATGAACGAGAAATGGATGAAGGTATTGGTTATGAAAATCGTGGTTCTGGAAATAAAATGTTTGCTGGTTTTTGTAGACAGGCATCAAATTTAGTTCCGATTCAAAAAGTTATAGTCTGGTCTATTATGCACTTGACTCAAAACCAAGGTATGTTTGGTGGATTTATAGAAAAAGGATCAAGAGCATTGCAATATCAAGCAGATGTACAATTGAGGGTGAAATACGATAAAGCTTGGAATGTAAATCAAGAAGGCAAAGAAGTTCAAATTGGTCAGCAAGTACATTGGCTAATTGAATCTTGTGCTTTAGGATCTCCAGGCATGGAGATAGACAGTTATATTAGATATGGTGTTGGCATTGATAAAACATTTGAAATCATAAATTTAGGCATGGAACTTGGGCTTATAATCAAGTCTGGTGCTTGGATGAATATGGACTTCTTAAAAAGACATATTAAAGAAGATGAAATACCAAAAGTTCAAGGTGCTGAAAAACTTTACAAGTTGTTAAAAGAAAAGCCAGAGTGGCTATCTCTTTTGCAAAAAGAAATCAATGACATACTAAGACCATGAAAGTAATTGGACTAGATGGCAAAGAATATTCTTGGTCTATATGGGGAAAATCTTCTGATTCTCAGCAAAAATCTTCCTATCATTTAAAGGCAAGAGATTTGTTAAAAAAGCTTTTTCCTATAGATAGAATTTTAGAAGAAGTATATTTGCCGGGCTGTGATAGTTTATATGCCGACTTCTTTCTTCCTTTACGGAAGTTAATAGTTGAGGTTCATGGAGAACAACACTATAAATACATACCATTTTTTCATGGTAATAAATTAAACTTTGCTAAGTCTCAACTAAGAGATAGAAATAAAAAGCTTTTTTGTGAACAGAATGGAATTAAATATATAGATTTACCATACGAAGAGAGCGAAGATGAGTGGAGAAACAGAATTTTGGAACATAAACTGTAATAAAGAATTTTTTGATTCTTTGTATAATCCTTTTGAAGAATCTTTGGGTTTAAATTACACTCCAGACTCTCCAAATGAATGTATGAAATTATTAAACATACCTTTAGAAAAGTTAAGGGTTATGTCTTCTGAGCAGTGTGGCGAAGCAGCTTTGCTTTTGCACAATTTTTCTTTTAGACTTACAAAAGAAATCAGTTCTAAAAAAGCTTTATTGAATTATTATAAAGAATGTTTTTTTAAAACCATAGGCAAATATGTCGGTGAAATTAGATATTTATCTACAGAAGAAAGACTTGCAATAGCAGCTGATCAAGATGATTTTGCCAAGAAATTAAAATTTCAAATGGCCAAATTACAATATATTATTGATAGAGTAGAATATCTGCCGATGAAAGTTGATAAAGTTGCAGACATGTTTAACAGTTTACAAATAGCTAGGAGAAATAGAAATGACAATAATCGATCTTCTTAACAAGGCAATACAAGAACAAGACTTTATATATGTTGAACAAGCGTTATCAACATTAATCGGAACTAATGTTTCGGAAAAACCGGTAAAGAAAAAAACAGTAAAGAAAACTAAAGTTGAGTCGAATAAGAGTTCTGGAAGTGATTTTGTTAATAAATTTGTGGATGATTTAAGCATTCATCCAGAATTAATAAGCAAAACACCAAAGAAGATTAAAAAGCAGCACAGACCTGAATTTGTTCCAAATACTGTAGATGCTAGTTGCAGTAAATGTGGAGCAAAAGAAATTGTAGATAAAGATGAAATTAATTCTTTATCAAGGTTGGCCGAAGGTCAATACGCATTTACATGTGCTAAATGTCTTAAAAGGAATATATCAAGATGATGCATGATCCAGCAGCTGAAAGGGCGGTTTTATCTTCTTATTTTCAACATGGCAAAGATGCCTATATTGAATCTTGCGATATCATTGACGATGAATGTTTTTTAATAGACTCTAATAAAATAGTTTTTAAATGCTTAAAACATTATTATCAAGATGAAAATAGCAAAATAGATATTCCAACTTTTTTATCTATAGCCAATTCACTTGGTTATAAAGATTTTTTTGAATCTAAAGACGAAAAAAAGTATTTAAACAGTCTTACTATACTTCCTGTAGAATTAAAAAATACAAGAAAATTAGCTTCTAAATTAGCTAAGCTAAAAATAGCTAATAATCTTAAAAAAGAAATAGATATTGCAAGTACAGAATTACAAACTGTTACTGGCGATGAAACGCTTTCTTCAATACTTGGAATAGCAGAACAAAGAATATTTGAGTTTACGCTAAATCTTTCAAACTCTGAAGATTCTACGCCAAAAGTTATTGGCGATGGATTAGATGAATATGTTGAACACTTAGAAAATAACCCAATTACACAAATAGGTATACCAAGTGGTTTTCCTATATACGATCAATGTATTGGAGGTGGGTTCAGGCCAGGAAGCGTAAATGTTATAGGTGCTAGAATGAAGACAGGAAAATCATTCTTTGGAGATGCAGTTGCCTTAAATGTTGCAGATAAAAATATTCCTGTTTTAGTTTTAGATACAGAAATGTCAAATAAAGATCATTGGCATAGAATGCTGGCTTGCCTCTCTGGAGTTAAAATAAATGATATTGAAAGTGGTAAATATTCTCAAATAGCAGAATCTAAAAACAGAATTCATCAAGCAAAAGAAAAGCTAAAGTCTATTCCTTATTTTTACAAATCAATAGCTGGACAACCTTTTGAAGAAACATCTTCTATTATGAGAAGGTGGATAATGCAAAAAGTTGGTTTAGATGAAAATGGATTAGCAAAACCATGTTTAGTTATTTTTGATTACATTAAACTAATGAGCGATGATTCTATATCTAAAAACATAGCTGAATATCAAGCTTTAGGATTTTTGATGACTTCTTTGCATAACTTCTGTGTAAAATATGGAGTTCCATGTTTAGCTTTTACTCAATTAAATCGTGATGGTATAAACAGAGAAGATACCGATGTAGCTTCTGGATCAGACAGAATATTATGGTTATGTAGTAATTTTTCTATATATAAAAGAAAATCTGAGGAAGAATTAGCCGAAGAAGAAGCTGCTGTTAATGGCAAAAGGTATAATTTAAAACTCATACCAATTGTCAGTAGGCATGGCAGTGGATTATCGCAAGGCGATTATATTAATGTTTTGGCTGAGTATGAATTTGGCAGAATTAAAGAAGGCCCAACAAGAAACAACTTCCATTCTTTGAGAAATACAAATACTGGATTTACTGTTTCTGAAGAGGTATTAAGAAATGAACCAATTGACTTTTTTGGATCAGACGAAGATTAACTTCATATCTGAAAAGATTTTTGAAAATATTCAAGTCTTTTTAGAAATGTTTGATGTTAAATATAAGAATATTAATAATTATATTTCTGGTCCATGTCCAATACATGGCGGAGATAATCCTACTGCATTTTGTATGTATTTAGATGGAAACACATTAAAAGGTAATTGGTGTTGTTACACACATCATTGCGAAGAAGTTTTTAAACCAACTCCATTTGGTTTTATTCGTGGTGTTTTATCTAACAGAGAAAATAATTGGACTGGCCAAGCAAAAGATATCAAATACAGTTTTGGTAAAACATATGATTTTTGCCAATCTATTTTAAAAATAAATGAATCAGATATTCCAGAGCTTAGCGATATTGAAAAAAAGAAGTTTTGTAATGACATGAAAATTTTTGAAAAGAAAAAGAAGCATTTTAAAGGCTGGAATCTTCATAATGTAATTTCAAGTATGATAATTCCATCTCCATATTTTTTAAGTCGTGGATATAAACAAGAAACATTGGAACATTTTTCAGTAGGTGTTCCTAAGAATAATGATGGCATATTTAAAGATAGATCAATTGTTCCTGTAATAGATAGAGATGGAATACATGTTGTCGGTTTTACCGGCAGATCAAACTACGAGAAATGCGATAAATGCAATCAATATCATCAGGCTTCATGCAATTCTAAAAATCCTAAATATATATATTCAAAATGGGCAAATAACAGTGGTTTTGCAAAAGAAAGGTATTTATACAACTTACATAATGCTTTGAACGCAGCTAAGTTCAATAAAACGCTTATTATATGCGAAGGGCCAGGAGATGTTTGGTCTTTGCACGAAAAAGGTATAGAAAATGCGGTTGCTATCTTTGGTATATCTTTAACGGATTCTCAACAAATTATCCTAGAAACATGTGATATAACAAAGATTATCTTGTTGTTAGATAATGATGAAGCTGGTATAAATGCTAAACAAAAGATTAAGTCTTTGCTCAGTAGATTTTTTAATGTTACTATTCCTATTTATGAAGGCAAAGACCCTGGATCTACCACATCAGATTTAAGGAATATTTGTAATGTGTAAAATACTTGGAATAAGTGGCAAAAAAGGTGCTGGAAAAGATACTTTAGCTAATTCTTTTTATAATCATTGTAAATTTGTTTTGGGCAAAAAAGTTGAAATTATTCCTTTTGCTTCTGCTTTAAAAGAAACATGTTGTAATTTATTTAGCATAAAAAAACAAAATATCTATGGATCAGAAGAGGATAAAAACAAAAAAACTGCATATAAATGGTCTGATATGCCGGGATTTATTGCTAAAGATATGTATTTTAAGCTAGAAAAAAGTGGAATTTATCCAGAAGAATTAAATCTCTTTACAAGAGAAGATTCCGAAATGTCAGCTAGAGAATTTTTGCAATTTTTTGGAACAGAAGTTTGCAGAAAAATTAAAGATCAAGTTCATATACAATCTGTATTTAATAAAATAAATTCATCTAAGAAAGATTTTTTTATTATACCAGATGTTAGATTTGAAAACGAAGTTAAATCTATTCAACAAAACGGTGGCATAGTAGTTAGATTAAAAAGAGAAATATCAGAAGATAACCATTCTTCAGAAAAAGTCTTAGATACATTCAATGAATTTGATTTAGTTATAGACAATTCAAAGTTGAGTGTAGAAAAAGAACTTGCATTGCTTAATAAATTTTTAAGCAAAAAAGGTTGGTTTAAATGATAATAACTTATCTTAGGTCTTCTTCAGCTGGCTCATTTGAATGGTGTCAGCATAAATACTTTTTGACTTATTGTCTTGGATTTAAAGATGATTCAAACAAAAAAGCTGTTAAGGGTAATATAGTTCATAAAGCTTTAGAACTATTAGCCAATAAACAACTTTGTTTGCAAACTAAAACTAAAACTTTTTCTGATGATGAATTAAGTTTAGAGTTTGACACTTTGCAAATATGTCCAGAAAAAGCAATTAAATCAGCTTTTGAATTTTACAGTTTAAAAGAATCTTCTTTTGAATGGACCGAAAAAGATTATAAGGAATGCGATAAATGGATGTGGGATACTTTATTATTTAATGACGGAATGTTTTCCCCTCTTAAAAGAAATATAGTTGAGCCAGAAAAGTATTTTGATATAGAGGTTGATAAACCTTGGGCTAAATATGATTTTCGTTTAATGAATGGAGAAACCGTAACTGGTAATTTAAGATTAAAAGGTACGATGGATTTAATAACTAGAATAGATTCAAAAACAATAGAATATATAGATTGGAAAACCGGAGAGAGAAAAAACTGGTCAACAGGAAAAGAAAAAGGATACGAAGATCTTTTTGACGATTTTCAACTTCGTTTATATCACTATGCATTAAGTAAAGTTTATCCAAACGAAGAAACTATTATAGTTACAATCTTTTTTGTTAAGGCTGGAGGCCCATTCACTATATGTTTTCATAAAGAAGATTTAGAGCAAACCGAAGAAATGATTAGAAAAAAGTTTGAATCTATAAAAAGATGTAAAACCCCAGTTAGAATATTAGATATGGGTAGGGATAAATGGAAATGCGATAGATTATGTAAATTTTACAAAGACGATTTTGATAATACTGGAATATCAACTTGTCGAAAAATACACGAAGAAATCATTGAGTTAGGTCTTGAAAAAGTATATGCTAAGTATGCTGATTTTTCTGCTGTAAAACAATATGGTAGTGGTGGTGGTAAAACTAATAGGGAGTAATCATGAGCGAAGAAAAAATTAACAGCCTTGATAAATTATTAAGTCTTTTTTCAAAACAAGATGTAGAGATTGCATCTGAAAAAGAAACAGAAAAAAATGAAGTAGTCGTAAACGATAAGTCAATAGATAACACTCCTAGTCCAGAAATATTAGTTTTTAAAACATCTTTACTTGATTCGTTGGGTAAATTTCAAGGATTATTAAAGGGCGAAGATTGTGAACTTTATGTAAATGAAATTTTACAACCAGAAAATTTTGAATGGATTCCAAGAAATTTAGCAGAAAAAGACCCATCGTATAAACAAATCATTCCATATTGCGTAATTGTTTGTGCAAATAAAACATTTACATATTCACGCAATAAAAACGGAAATGAAAATAGATTACATGGAAAGAAGTCTTTAGGTGTTGGCGGTCACATTGAAAAAGAAGATTCTATAAATTCAGAAAATTTTTATGAAAATGCTGTTAAAAGAGAACTAAAAGAAGAAATTTCTTTAGATTTAGGGGCAATTAAATCGAATAAGATTATAGGCATCATTAATGATGACAGTAACGATGTAGGAAAAGTTCATTTTGGTATTGTTCACAAAATAACTGTTTCTACAACCCACTGCATAGAACAGATTGAAAATAAGTTAAGTGAAGCCGGATGGGAGTTTACTGGCTTTTTAAATAAAGGAATTGATCAATGGGAAAATTGGTCATTCTTTGTAATCTCTGAACTTTTAAGCGAATTAAAGAAAAAGTAAAAGTTTATTTATGGAAGTTTTATTAGAAAGTATGAAATGTCAAAGTGGATTCCTTTGCATGTACATTCACAATATTCTTTGCTCGATGGATTATCTTCTGCTGAAAAAATAGCAGATAGATTATCTGAACTAGAATTAAAGGCTTGTGCTTTAACAGATCATGGCACATTATCTGGTTTGATTTCTTTTTATAAGAAATTAAAATCTAAATCTATTAGTCCGATTCTTGGTTGCGAATTTTATATTTGCGAACAAGACCCAACTATTAAGAATGACGAGAATAAAAAACTCAGTCACTTATGTGTTCTTGCAAAGAAAGATGCTGGATGGTCAAGTTTAGTCAAAGCGAGTTCGGTATCTAACTCTGTTGATAACTTTTATAGAAAACCAAGACTTGATCTAAAAACATTGTCATCAATTGCAAATGGCAATTTTATAGTTTTTTCTGGGCATCCAGGGTCTGATCTTGGAAACTGTCTATTCACAGATTTAAATGAAGCTTATAGGGCAGAGACATACGAAATAGCGAAGTCTTTAGTTCATAAAGATTGGGAAAAAAGAGCAACTGATCTTGCATATAAATATGCAGATTTATTTGGTAAAGAAAATTTTTTCTTAGAAATACAACTTATAGATTCTGAAAATATTCCGGCAACAAAGATTATATCTAAAGCATTAAGGCATATTGCTAAAAAGCATGGTTTTAAAACTGTAGCAACTCCAGATGCTCATTATGCAAGAAAAGAAGATGCTATAGACCAAAGAGTATTATTAGCCTGTTCTATGAAGAAAACTTTAACGGAAATTAGAAACCATATAAACAACGATGAAGACTTTGGTTTTTCTGGATTTTTTAAATCAAACAATTATCATATTCCGTCTGTAGAAGAAATTTCTGCTTTAAATCAACCAGAAGAGTTAGAAGCCACTTTAGAAATATTTGAGAAGTGCAAAGATTACAATCTATTGCGTAATCCGATGCTTCCAAAAATTGCTGGAGAAACATCTTCTTCTGCTGAAATTAAGAGGCTTTGTAGAGAAGGTTGGAAAAAAAGATTCTCTTTCAAAAAAGAAGATTCAAGATTTAATCAATATGGTGATCGTGTTACCAAAGAGCTAGAAGTTATAACAGGTGCTGGGTTAGAAGATTATTTTTTAATTGTTTATGATTATTGTAATTGGGCAAAACAACAAGGCTGGTTAGTTGGAAAAGGTCGTGGTTCCGGTGCTGGATGTATGGTTAGTTATTTATTAGGAATAACAGAAATTAATCCAATTGAAAACGGATTGCTTTTTGAAAGATTTTATAACTCAGGTAGAAATGCACCAGGTCGTATATCATTGCCAGATATTGATTGTGATTTTCCAATATCGAAAAGAGAAGAAATTATAACTTATATCAAAAACAAATATGGTTCTGATAAAGTTTCTCAGATATCTGTATTTACTAGAATGCAGGGTCGTGGTGCTTTAAAAGATGTGTTAAGAATACACGCAGCTTGTTCTTTTGAAGAAAGTAATTTAATTACTAAACACATTCCAGATGAAGCTGAAATATCAGAAGAATTACAAGAAATGCGTGATGAAGGACAAGAACCATCAATTATTAAGTGGGCTTTAGAAAATTGCCAAAAAGAACTTGAACCTTATTGCAAATTAAAAGATGATGGCAAACTTGAAGGCGAATATGCAAAGTTTTTTGCTCAAGCCATAAGAATGGAAGGCACAAAAAGATCTCAAAGCAAACATGCTGCTGGAATAGTCATAGCTTCTCAGAATTTACAAGATATATGTCCTATGATTTATGATAAAACATCTCATGAAAGCATAGCTGGTCTTGAAATGTCAGACTTAGAATCTATTGGACTTGTTAAGTTTGATATACTTGGAGTAGCTGTTTTGGACAAACTTATGGGAGTTCAAAAGCTTCTTGCTGGAGAAGATTTATGAAAAAGAAAGAAGACTTATTGGAAGAAATCAAAGCACTGGAAGAAATGCTTGAGTCAAAAGATGTAATAATAAAAGAATCAATTAATATTATGAAAGCTTTGGTTTTCAAATTTGGCGGTAAAGTTCTGTTAAAACCTGAGTTTATTCAAGCAGCAAAAAGTAAGGATAATTATGTAGATATAAAATATGACGAATCTGGGCGTTTGAAACTTGAAGTTAAAGAAGTAGATGAATTAAGAAAGTAGGAACATTGTGAATAATTCGACTATATTAGTTTTTGATTTTGAAACTGGTAGTGTCAATCCAGAAACTTGTGAAGTTATTCAAGTAGCTGCTATGGCACTGCATCCAAGAAGTCTTGCTGAGTTAGGGCAATACACAAGTCTAATTAAGCCAAGAGACTTTTCTAAGCTTGAAAAAGAAGCTTTAGAAATTAATAAAAAGAGCATAGAAGAACTTGAAAAAGCACCAGATTTATCTATTGTTTGGAAATCTTTTACATCTTTTATTAAAAAATATAACCCAAAACCTGGCAATACATTTTTTGCACCTATTGCTGCCGGAAAAAACATAAGACACTTTGACATGATTATCATTAATCGTTTAGCTAGAGAATTTGGCGATTGTGATAAATATGGAAAACAAAACTTATTTAATAAAAGAAGCGTTTTTGATTTGGATGATTTTGTTTTTTATTGGTTTGATAATTCAAATGAGTTGCGTGATCACAAGATGGACACTCTTAGAGAGTATTTTGGTATGTCTACTGAGAATGCACATGATGCTTTAGTAGATGTTAAGCAAACAGCAACGCTATTGAAAAACTTTATACAGCTTCATAGAAAAGTAGCTGCCAAAGTTAATTTTAAAAACTCATTAAGTGATAACATAGAAAGAACTAAGGGTTTCTCTGCTTAAAGGATATTTATGGAAGATTTTTATAAATTTGATTGTGGCTGTAAATGGCCAATACTTAAAAATTCTGAAAACGGCAAGATGCCAAAATTAAAAATAGATTTACAAAATCTACCAGATTGTGATTTAGCTTGGAAAATTTTTGCTAATGGTGACACAAAAGGCATTTTTCAATTAGAATCCCATCTTGGTAAACAATGGTCTAAAAAACTAAGACCCAAAAATATGGAGCATCTTTCTGCTCTTGGAGCACTTTTAAGGCCAGGTTGCCTTCGAGCATTAGACGAAGAAGGCGTTTCAATGACGGAGCATTATTGCAAAAGAGTAAATGGTTTTGAAAAAGTTCCAAGTTATCATGCGTCAGTAGATAATATCTTAAAACCTACATATGGTGCTTTAGTTTTTCAAGAACAGGCAATGCAAATTGCACAAGCTGTTGCAGGATTTAATCTGCAAGAGGCTGATGTTTTAAGAAAAGCAATTGGCAAGAAGAATACTCAAGAAATGGCCAATTGCAAAAAAATGTTTATTGATGGTGCTAAAAAAGCAGCTGTTATCTCTGATGAACAAGCAGAGGAATTATTCGGTTGGATTCAAGCAAGCCAAAGATATTCGTTCAACAAAAGTCACAGTTCAGCGTACGGATATACAGGATATGACACGGCTTATTTAAAAAGTCATTTTCCAGTATATTTCTTTACGAGTTGGCTTTATTACGCAAAAGACAAAGCTGATAGTTCACAAGAAGTTGCAGATCTTATAGACAATGCAAAACTTTATAACATAAATGTATATCCACCAGACATTAGGATGTTAAAGTCTAATTTTTATACTGACGGTGAATCTATATGGTTTGGCCTATCTGATATTAAAGGTATAGGTACATCACAAATCAATAAACTTATTAACTGCTTTAACTCTCAGTCAGAAAAGATTGATAGTTGGATAAAATTTTTAATAAATTGTTCTGATTCTATTTCTTCTACATCAGTATCTAAAATAATAGCAGTAGGCGGTTTTGATTGGACTGGTGAATACAGGCAAAAGTTAATAGCAGAATTAGAAACATGGAATCAATTAACTCAAAAAGAAAAAGAATGGATTAGAGAAAATTGCAAAGATTATAAAAATATAAAAGACTGTATACTTCTTCTTGCTAAACCGAAAAAAGAAGGTGGTGGTTGCAGTAATAAAAATCGTGTTTCATTAGTTAACGATTTGTATAATATGTTAGAAAATCCACCAACTACTTATAATGATCCAGTCACTTGGAAAGTATGGGCAGAAAGAGAAAGTTTAGGCATAGCTCTGTCCTGTTCATTAACCGATGGTTCAGATAATCAATCTGCAAATACAACATGTAAGGAATTTTATTTTGGAAAAACTGGATTTATGGTATTGTCAGTTGAAATATTAGATGTTAAAGAAATAATTACTAAAAAAGGAAAAGATCCCGGTAGAAAAATGGCTAGATTAACAGTTTCTGATTCTAGCTGTAAAATAGATAATGCGATTATCTTTCCAGATGCTTATGAGCTATTTGTAGACAAAATTTTTGTAGGAAACACTGTTTTAATTCGTGTCGAGCGTGACAGAAAAACAGATGCTATGGTTCTCAAAGATATTAACCAACTGTAAGGAGTTTTTTAAATGAATGAGTGTATCTTTTTGGGTAATTTCGTTCGTGATCCAAGGCTTGTACAAACAAGTAATGGAGAAACGGTAGTTAATTTTACATTAGCTGTTAATCCTCCTTATAAGCGTGAAAAGGGAGATAAAAAGGGAACTGCATATATTGATTGTGAAGCATGGGAAAAAACAGCCGAATTAATTAATAAAAATTTTTCTAAAGGTTCAAGAATTTTAGTACAGACATTTGCTAAGAGTGATTCTTGGAAAGATGAAACAACTGGAGCTAAAAGGAATAGAATTAAGTTTGTAGTAACAAGATTCCATTGGCCAGCACCAACAAGTCGTCAAGAACGAGAAGAAAAAGAAGAAGATGTTTTAGCAGAAACTAATTGGTATCCTGTTTAAAATGAAAAAACATAAATTACTCCTTGTCAATGATAGCACATCCTTATCAACAGGATATTCTGTCTATGGCAAGGAGATTTTTTATAGACTTTTAAAAACTGATCAATTTGAATTAGCAGAACTTTCTAGTTATACAGATTCTATTGATCAATCTATACCTTGGAAAATATATCCAGCTGTTCCAGCTAATTTAGCAGATGAACAATTAAAAGATTTTATATCAGATCATGAAAATTCATTTGGAAAATATGTTTTTGAAAATGTTCTTCTTGATTTTAAGCCAGATACAGTAATATCTTTCCGTGATCCTTGGATGGATTCTTTTATATCAAATTCTCCATTGAGATCATACTATAACTGGATATATATGCCTCCAGTAGATGGAGTTGGACAAACAAAAGAATGGATTTCTTTATATTCTTGTGCAGACTATATTTTAACATATTCAAAATGGGCCAAAAACCTGTTGTCAAGTTATCCAAATATAAATGTTAATGCTATAGCACCACCTTCAGCAGATAATTGTTTTGTTCCTTTAGAAGATAAAAAACAGTTAAAAGTTGAATTTGGCATACCAGAAAATGCATTTATTATTGGCTCTGTAATGAGAAATCAAAAAAGAAAACTTTTCCCAGATTTGATATTCTCATTTGCTAAACTGATAAGTTTATTGCCAATAGAAGTTTCTTCAAAAACATTTTTATACTTACATACTTCATATCCAGATCTTGGATGGGATATACCAAGATTATTAATAGAGTCTGGAGTATCTAATAAAATTTTATTTACATACACATGTGATAGTTGTGGTTGCAATTTTCCATCTGTGTGGAAAGGAAACTGCATTTACTGCATTCAATGTAGAAATCAAAGTTGTTTTACAGCAGGAACAAAAAATGGTGTTTCAAAAGAACAGATGGCAAAAATTTATGGAATATTTGATTGTTTAGTTCAATATTCAATATGCGAAGGTTTTGGAATGCCACAAGTTGAAGCTGCTTATTGTGGAGTTCCAGTATTTTCAGTTAATTATTCTGCTATGCAAGATATGCCAGAAACAATATTAGCTACTCCAATTAATTTTTCGCTTCAGATAGAATCCGAAACTCATAGAGGAATTGCAAATCCAGATAAAAACGATTTAATCAATAAGCTTAAGGAACTAATATTAACTCCAGAATTTATTAGAGAAAATAAAAAATACGAAATAGCTTCTTTGGCCAGAGAATCATATGACTATAATGTTTCTGCGAATACTTGGATCAATGCTATATTTTCATTAAAATCTGCTAAATCTTGGAATTCAGAACAGATTATTCTTAATGAAGAAAAATTTGATTATACAAATTTAAATGACGGCGAGTTTTTAGAAAAAGCATTTGAAAAAATTATTAAAATAAAAAACAAAAATATTTATCAAGTAAAAGGATCTTTCAAAAAAAGACTGTTTAATAAATTTGAAAAAAATAGAACTGAAACTACCAGAGAAAGCATAATTACAACTTTAAATAATATAAGAAAATCTATAAATCATTGGGAAGAAAAGAGAGTTTCTAAATGAATTTACTGTATATAAGTGATTATAGATCATTTAGTGGTTATGGAAAAGCTGCAATAGAATATATCAGAAGTTTATCGACAACTGAATTCAATGTATTTTGTCGCCCATTAATATTCAACGCAATTGATTTAACAGAAATACCAGAAGATATAAAAAAAATAGAAGATAAAGAACCAAAAAACATAGATGTTGTTATTCAACACACAATACCCGCTCATATGCAGTATGCATCAAAATATTGCAATATAGGAATGTTTGCTTGGGAAACAGATAGTTTTGTGTGTTCTGGATGGAAAGATAATTTAAATTCAATGGATTCGGTATTTGTTTTTAACAGGCAAATGGTTGATGCGTGTAAAAAAAGTGGCGTTACCAAAGAATTAAAAGTAATTCCACATGCAACAAATACAGATAAATATTTTAAAAAATATAAAATCCCTAATTTTATGTCTGAAATAAAAACAAATGACAAATTTATTTTTTATACAATAGGAGAATTTAATAAAAGAAAAAACATGGCATCTCTTTTAATGTCATATTTTTTAGAGTTTGGCAAAGACGAAAATGTATGCTTACTAATAAAGTCTAATTGTTCTCAGGAAGAATTTTTTACTTTTTGTGATCAAATTTCAAATTCTTTAAAATGTAAATACATACCAGAAGTTATTTTAATAAATGAAAAAATATCAGAAGATGAAATATGTTCAATACACTATTATTCAGATTGTTTTGTTCAAACATCGCATGGAGAAGCATGGTCTATTCCAGCTTTTGAAGCTATGTGTTTTGGAAAAACCCCAATCGTACCGGCTTCTTCGGGGTATTTAGATTATATGGATGATAGTTGTGGTTGGTTTATACCAGTAACAGAATCGCAAGTATTTTCTATGTTTAAGGATAGTCCTGGATTATATAGAGGGGATGAAATTTGGTGGCAAGTTGATATTTCAAAAACTAGACAACTAATGAGAGAGGCTTACTCAAATGAAAAAATCAGATTACAAAAAAGCGAAAATGGTATAGAAAAGTCTTTTAGTTTTTCCCATGCCGAAATAGGCAAATTACTCTCAGAGAATATAAAATGGGCAATCGAAAGAAAATCGTTAAGTGGAAAGACTTTGTAAATCAAGAGGAAAAAGAAAAACAAAAAGAAGAAAACTGGAAAGAAGAAAGAAACAAGGATGTTGCAAATAAAAAAAGAATAAAGCCAAAAACACCAAATCAAAGCATATTTTTTGATGCTATAAATCAATCTACTCTAACAATTTGTACAGGGCCAGCCGGAACTGGAAAAAGTTATCTATCTTGTGGTGTTGCTATCGGTTATTTGCTGGATGGTAAAATAGATAAAATTATCGTAAGCAGACCAATAGTAGAATGCGGTGATGGACTAGGTTATTTACCTGGTGATATTGAGCAAAAAACAGATCCTTTTATGGTTCCTATATTTGATTCTTTTTCTGACTTTATAAGTAAAGCAGAAATTAAAAAGTTAAAAGATGCTGGTGCTATAGAAGTTTGTCCATTAGAAACAATGAGAGGTAGAACTTTCCATAATTCTTTTATAATTTTAGACGAAGCTCAAAACGCCACTAAGAAACAAGTAAAAATGTTTTTAACTAGACTTGGTTTAAATTCTAAAATGATTGTTTGTGGTGATAAAAGCCAAAGCGATTTACCTCATGCCGATGGAAATCCACTAGATTGGATTATTAAAAAACTAGAGCATCCAGAAATATCTAAAGTATATTTAACATCAGAGGATGTTCAAAGACACGGACTTGTAAGATATATCGTAGAAAAAATTGGAGAATGATTTGATTTAGATAAGACACTTGCTACAATATTTTAATTGTAGGAGTTCTTATGCCAAATCAAATTAATAGTATATTATGGAAGTTGAGAGAAAATAAGAAAACTCTCAATATTGTTACTGAATTTTATGACGAAAAAACATTATTTGATTTATCTAAAACTAATCATAATTTTTTTATACTTCCAAAAAATAATCAAAATGGATGGAATAATTTTTTCAGAAAAAAACCAGATAATATATCAGTATTAAAGAATTACGAAGAATGTTTTTTTAGTTTATCTGAATATGCTTTTGATGTTTTTTTGTCATTTACTGGAAAATGGGATTATTTATCACTGCATTTTGGAATACCAAAAATAAAACCTTTGAAAACAATTGGAATAGATGAAGATCTTTTTTTGCCAAATGAGATTAAGAGTGAAGTGTTTTTATATGTAAATGGTAGTTCAAAAATAAATTTAGAAGATGTAAGATATATAACAAAAGGATTAAACTTTGTTAGTTTAGATGATAATAATAGAAGAAAATTTGAAGACTTATTAAATTTGTATAAGTCATCAATGGTTTATATAAATTTTTCAAAAACAAACAAACTTTCTCAATCAATGTTAGAAGCTATGTCCTGTGCTTGTTGTCCATTAGCATTTGATAGCGAAGAAAATAGGAAAATAATAAAACATGGAGAAAATGGGTTTTTGTTTAACAGTAAAGAAGAAGCTAGGGTTATATGCGAAAAGTTACTTGTTTCAAAAGATTTTTTGAAATCTATATGTAATAATGCAAGAAAAACAATAGTTGAAAAATTTTCATTTTCATCTTTTATAAACGAATGGAATGATCATATTAAAAATTCATTGAATTTAAAATGGTGGGAAACTATATGAAATTAAACTTGCTTATAAATCAAAAACATTTAGCTAAAGATGGATATTTAAATATAGATCCAACTGCTTTACCAGAAGAAGCACCTTTAATAGTTGAAGGTAATCCAACCATTTTAGAAAAACATGTTGAAGATGGAGAAGCAGAAGAAATTATAGCAATAAATGTTATTGATTATGTAGCTCATACAAAAGTATTTGATGTTTTGAAACAGTGGGCAGGAAAACTTGGTCATAAAGGTAAATTAATTGTAGGATTTACAGATATATTTTCTGTTTCTAGAAGATTTTATATAGGACAAATTGACAAAAAAGAAATCGCAAATATTCTATATGGAAAATGTTTAGAGGGTTGGGATGTTAAAAAAGCATGTCTATCTATAGATGATATGAAACAAAAATTTTTAGAATGTGGATTAACTATTAAAAACATTAAATTTTTAGAACATTTTATTGTTATAGAAGGAGAAAGACCTTGAGCGAAAATGACAAATTCATGGATACAGCTTGTAAATACTGTATCTTTTCAGAAAAACAAGGTAATTTACAAACAGGTTGTAAATATGGAAATTTAGAAAAATTTAAAAATGCCGGTTGTGAAATTATAGAAGCTGAAGATCAAGATGAACAGTTTTTTGTCATTAAAAATAGATTATGTATGGCTTTAAGAAGAAGTCCGTGGGGTGAATCTTTATCGGATGAAGAAAAGATAAACAAAGTTAGAAAAGATATAACTACCAGAATAACATGCATTTTGGTAGTTAAAGAAACAGAAAACAACATTGAAAACATTGTTAAAACTTTTAAATCTGCTATAGCACAAAAGATAAAGTTTCAAAATATACATTTTATTTTGGAAAAAAAATCTAGTATTAAAATTGGCTCATTAATGAATGCTATTAAACCTATTGAGTGCGATATTCAATGGTTTGTTAAACAAATGGTTCATGACGACTTTTCTTTTAAGGATGGAATAGATGAAATAGTTGAAAAAGAAAAGAGCGTATTTTCTGCTATATTCTTTTCTGGTTTTTCTATTCCAGAAGATTTTGTTCAATCTATAGATAAAAGCATTAATGATGATTTAAACAGATTTATTATGCTTAAACCATACAAAGAAAATGGGTTAGTTTTTCAAAACAAATCTTTTAAAATCTTTGGTGGAAACAAAGACGCTATTAATGAAGAATTAAAAGTTAATTTTTCTTCGATTTTAGAAAAAGTTGATTTTATAGCAAAAGATCAAAATTTAACCAATTTGATTGGAGACATAGAATCAATATGTCATTCGATAAAACAAGCGTAGGTATATTTGTGTGTTTGGAAGAACGATCTTTATTTATAAAAGATTTTATCAAAAGTTTGTCTCTAGCAGCAAATGATAACACTCATTTGCACATTGTAGATATAGATTCATCTTCTGATATAGATGAAAATATATTAGAGATGATTGGAGATATTCAATTTGAAGATACTAAAGAAGAATTTGTTTCATCGAAAGGTAAGCATGGAAAATTAAATATAACTTTAACAAAGATGTGCAAGCGTAAAAAAGATATAGTTAAAAATTATTATTTTTACGAATACATGACTAACTATGATTTAATAGGATTTTTTGAATCAAATGTAGTTTTTTACCCAGAAATATTAAAAAAGGCAGCTTCTTTATTAAATAATGACAGCTTTATTTTTGGTTCTTGTTATTTTGATAATGATGTTTTAACTAAAAGTAATTTCAGGTATACAAATTATCAAAAGTCTTTTACAGTAGACACTTGTATCAATACGAATTTTTTTATAAATAAACTAGCAGCAGAAAGTATAAAGCCAGTTGAGTTTTTTCAAAAACAAAAGAACCCAATTTCAATAATCGGCGAAAACTTTCTTTGCTATAAATTTTATGAAAAAGGCTTTATGGTAAAAGAACAATGAGTATATGCGTTATAATACCAGCTGCCGGTATAGGCAAGCGTATGAAATCTCATGGTCCAAAAGCCAATATTCAAATAGATAAAAATAATACTGTAATAGATAGAATATTTTCTATTGTTAAAAGAAATTTTGAAAAAACAGAAAACATTGTTGTTGTTGGTTTTCAAAAAGAAAAATTAAATTTTAAAAATCAATCTGCAAAAATAGTATTTAATGAAAATTTTGAAAATACTAATGTATCTAAATCAATTAATTTGGGAATATCTAATTCAAAAAGCAAAGATTGTTTGATTATATATGGCGATATAGTGTTCGATAAAAATATATTTAAAAACTTTGATTCATCAACAAGTTGTATTTGGGTTGAAAAAAGCGAAAAAAGAAGTTCTGAGGTTGGAATAAATTTTGAAAATGGTATTGTTGAACACTTTAGTTATGGAGTTTATCCAAAGTGGGCACACATAGTTTTTCTAAAAGAAAAAGACAAAGACATTTTTTTAAACATATCTAATAATGAAAAGACAAACAAATGGTTTGGTTTTGAGATTTTAAATAAGATGATAGATATGGGAGTTAAGTTTTCAATAAAAACAATAGAAGAAGTTGTTGAAATAGATACATATTTAGATATAAACAAAGCAAAAAAGTTTGTGAGGAAAAATGAAAATACTTTGCAAGCAAGATAATGGCAAGTTTTATAGAAAATTATCGGCTTTTGGAAAAATATTTTCCGATGTTGGTCATGAATTTGTTTTTTGGAATAATGAAAACAAGTCATCGTTTGACGCTTTTTATGAACAAAAACCAGATATATTTATTGCTGCTACATCGAGCATAGATGAGTCATTGATTAAATGTATCAAAAAATATAGTGAAACAAAAATTATATTAGTTGGTTCTTTTATTTATAGAGATATTAAACATAAAAAATTTGCTACTGATAAAGAAATAGAACTAATTAAAAAACTAAAAGAAGAAACTGGCAAACCAGACATATTAATCGGAAATTGCACAGAAAAAACAATTTTCTGCATAAAAGAGTGGGAAAAGATTGGGTGTAAAATATTAGCTTCTCCATCAGCAGCCGATTTATATACTTCTATATATCCAAAAAAAGATGAAAAATTTATTTCTGATATAAATTTTGTTGGTAATTTTACTGATTATAATTCAAAAAACTTAGAGAACATACTATACCCTTTGATAAATGATCCTAATTTAAGCGTTAAGATTTTTGGTAGAAAAGAGTGGCCAATAATTAATTATCTTGGTTTTATAAACAACAACTTTTTAAAAAATGTAATCTGTTCTGCAAAAATATGCCCAGTTATTTCTAGTTTGCATACTCAAGAATTTGGTTTTGATTGTCCTCAGTTTTTATTTGATGTTCTATCTTCTCACGGTTTTGCTGCTTGTGATTTTTCTGAAGATGCTAATTTTTTGTTAAAAGACTATGTTGTTTTTGCTAAAAACACACAAGATCAACTTGAATATATTTATGACTATTTAAACAAAGATGATCAAAGAGTAGAAATTTCTAACAATGCTTATAATTTTATTATGAATAATCATACATATCATCATCGTTTGATAGACATTTTAAAAGAAATTGATTTATCGGAAGTGGCAACAAGCGTAAATGATAAATTATTAAAGAGGAGAATTGCTTGATGTCTGTTTCTATATTATTAATTCCAGACAATAATAAAAAAAATTTAAAAAGATCTTTATATCATATATCTAGATTTACTAATGAATTAATAAAGCAAGGTAATAAATTTGAACTGGTTGTGGTTGATGATGGAACATGTGATATAAATGAAGAAGTTGAAGCTTTTTCTATTACATATTTTTGGAAAACGATTAGACCTCATTATAATTCATTAGAAAAAATTGGAATAAATAAGTTATATAATTTTCATTTGTATTCTGAATCTATAGGTTTTGAACATTGTTCATATGAAAAAATAATTAAAATTTCTGCAAGCACAATACCTTTTCAAGATACTTTAAAAAAACTATACGATTCAAGCTTAATTGATGGATGGAACTTAATAAATGTATATGGTATAGACCAGAGTATAGAAGATAGAATAGATTTATATGGAGTATTCTTTCCAAAAGAAACTATGGAATTAAGTTTTTCCAATCCTATACAAACATCTTCATATACAAAATATGAAAGACCAATATTTGGAATTACTAATAAGAAATCGTATTGGTCTAATAATTTTAACTACATAGAAAATAGCTATGCTCTTTCCTCTGTCGATTATTTTTTAAATGAAGAGAAAGAAATTAATTTAGATAAGTTTTCTATTTTAAAAAAAGACATAGAAGTATTTAGCAATATTATATGATTATAACAAGAACTCCATTATCAATAAAAATATTAGGTTTTTTCACAGACCATAAAAATTGGTATGAAGAAAATAGTGGATCAACTATAGGTTTATGTTTAAACAAATATGTATATGTTTTAGGAAGATTTTTTAATAATTATGAAAAAAAGCAAGAAGATAACTGCGAATACATCAAGGCGGTCAAAGCTTATTTAAAAATTATAAAAATAAGTTCAGAAGATATAAACATAGAATACTTTTGCGACTTGCCAAATAATTCAGGCTTATGTTTTAAACAGTCTTTAATTATTGGAATTTTAAAAACAATACTATGTCTTAAAAAGATTTACTTTTCTAATAAACAATTATCGTTAACCTGTAATGATATAATTATAAATTATTTAAAAGAAGAATGTTTTATTTCGGATTCATTTTTTTGTACAAATGGTGGTTTAAATTATTCCAAAATAGATAAATTTGGTAATGTTTTATTAGCTGCCATTAAAGTAAACAAAGACCAAATTCAAGCTTTAATAAATCGCATAGGATTGTTTTATTTGGGCGATTTTCAAATAAAGCACGAAATACCAAATAAACAAAAAAACAAAGAGATATGGTCAATTTTTAAGCATTGTGACGATGGCATATCAAATCTTTGTAATCAAATTGATATAAAATCTTTAATAAACAATATTTCTTATTCGGCAAAAATAAAGAATACATCTTTCATATTACAAAAAGATTCAATTCATGATGAATTTGCAAATAAATGCACTTTTTCTAAAGTATCTACTTATGATATAGATAGTGATGGAAAATTTGGGCTAATATATAACTCAGATGAAATAAAATCAAATAATTTAAATTTATTAAATTGTTTTAATAAAATTGATTTTTCTTTAGATTTTTTTGGGAGTTCAATAATTTTATGCGAATAGGTTTTGCAATAGAAAATGATTGTAATTCACAATTAATACATTCTATTTTTGAACAAACTAAATATTTTATAGGAGATGTAATACTTTTTTGCGAAAACAAAAGCAAGCCATTGTTAAATTATAACTTATCAACTTTTTCTATAGATGATTCTTTTTACTTCATAAATTCTCCATTAGTTGCTACTAATATTAAAACTGCTAATAGTATTTTAACGAATGGTTCTAATTCCAAAAAATACCTCTATCTTTATGACTTAGAATGGTATAAAAAAATAAATTCTTTGAGCTATGATTATTTTGAATCTATTTATAGAAATAGTAAAATCGATATTATTGTTGAAAATGAAGAATATGCAAAATTATTTTACAAGTGCTGGAATAGAGAACCTTGTTCTATCATACCAAATTTTGACTTAAACAAACTTTATAGGTTGTACTATGGACACACAAAAAATAATTAATTGTTACTTAAAAGAAAATATGTCCACCTATGAAATAGCTAGGAAATTTAAAACCTATCCTAATAAAATTAGGCGTGAGTTAATTAAAAATGGAATTGAAATTAGAGATCATTCAGAAGCACAAGCTAAAGCTTTGCAGACTGGAATTGCCAAACATCCAACAAAAGGTAAAAAAATTAAGCAGGAAACAAAAGAAAAAATTGGCGAATCTATGATGAACTCTTGGAAAAATATGGATTCAAAAGAAAGAAAAAGGCGGTCTGAAATATCCAGAAAAAATTGGGAGGCAATGCCAGAGTCAAAGATAGAAGACATGAGATATGAAAGTTCTTTAGCTATTAGAAAAGCTTCCATTGAAGGAAGCAAAATGGAAAAATACTTAATGTCTGGCCTAATACAGTTAGGTTATTCAACATCGATGCACTATCTTTTTGCAGAAAAACAGCATGTTGATTTATTTGTGTCTTTAAAGCTAAAACATTTTAAGGGAATAGCCATAGAAGTTGATGGGCCAACTCATTTTAAGCCAATTTGGGGAAAAGAGCATTTAAGTAAGCAACAAAAAAGTGATAATAAAAAAACCGGCCTTTTATTATCTAATGGGTTCGTTTTAATTAGAGTGATTACAAAAGGTGAAGATTCTGATATTCGCATGAAAAAAACCTTGATCAAGATAGATGAGACGATACAATTACTGAAGTCAGGAAGCAAAGAAAACTATTTTGAAATTTTTACTGAGGAGTTTTAATGTCTGAAAACGAAAAGCCAAGTTTTAATTCTCCAGAGTGGAACGACTATGTTCTATCTTTATTCACTAACGAAGAATTAGTTGATGGAAATCCTACTGTAGATGGATTACGAAGAGTAACTGAATTAGTATTAGGCAAGATAGTCAGTACTAGGGTTGATATAATTCAATCGCCAACCATGTCAAATGGCTATTGCTGTGTTTTAAAGTATAAAATAAAAATTATTACTGAAGACGAAGAAAAAAATATATTGTCTTATGAAGCTGCTGCTGATTGTAGTGCGTCAAATTGTGATGCTAGATTTGCAGTATTCGCTACAGCTGTGGCAGAAACAAGGGCTGAAGGAAGAGTTTTAAGAAAAGCTCTTAGACTTAGAAAAGTCATTGCAGCTGAAGAAGCTGCTGCCGTTCCTCATGAAGATTCACTTTCTGATGGAAAAATTACTCCTACTCAGATAAAATTTATTGAGGTGCTTTGTCAGAGGAATGATATTAATATTGTTAAGTATCTTTCTGCTGCAAAAGACTTTAAATTTACTGGACGATTAGAAGACATTCCTTATAAGAGTGCTGTAACTGTTATAGCACACTTAAGCGAAATGCAGAGGAATAACGCTTCTATCTCCCCCAAGTTCAAGGGTTTTGAACAAGAATGGAGAAAATGATGAAGGCTAATGTAAAAGTGCATTTTGGCACAATTGAAATTGATGGAGATAGCGTAAAAGATATCTTCAGGGAAATGGCAAATGTCCATGAAATTTTCAATGAATCAAAATGTGGTTGTTGCGGTGGAACTGATATCAGGCCAAGTACTAGAAATGTAGAAAAGAACAAGAAAAATTATGAATACTTTGAATTTGTATGCAACAATCCAAAGTGTAGGGCGAGATTAAACTTTGGCCAGCGTCAGGACGGCGGTGGCTTATTCCCAATTAGGCGATTAGATGAAAATGGAAAACCAGATCGTGAAAATGGACAATATGGGCCTCATAATGGATGGTCAAAATATCGTGGAGAAGCAAAAGAAGAGTGATTTTATATCAACTATTTTGCTAACTAATAGCTATATTGCCGATAGGCTTAAAGCTATGACTGTGGATGATTTAAAAGGGGAGATTGAATGGTTTGAAAAAACCGATCTCCCCTTCTCATCTGATATGAAATTGCTATTTGAAAATGAACTTAACAGCAGGATTATAGATACTCAAGGCTTACATAAAGCCCATACTGAGTCTTAGATCCAATTCCGGTTGGAGAAGCACTTAAAGCAACATACCAATCGTGTCTTGTTCCAGATCCAGTAGTATTTCCAACTGGATTTAAACCACTAGTTCCTGGATTATTACGCAAAGGTAAATATGTTCCAGTTTCAGTAACATTTGTCCAAGAACCAGATCCAGATCCAGAAACAGATTGGAATGGACTTGGATGAACTACTTCATAAGCAAATGTGCTAACACCGCTGGCTTTATTTGCAATACTATTACGATCATAAATAATAACTTTAGCGTTCTGTGTGCGAACAGATGTAGTTGGATGAGTAAATCTAATATTTAATGTAGATAAATAATTTGGTATTCCAGTGACTGGAATAGATGTCGAGCTTCCTGGTGTTTCCTGACCCAAAATAGCAGATCCAGCTGCTGTCCATTTAACATTTCTAGCTTCATGACCTTGGGTAACACCAGAGCTATCAGTTACAAATGTTCTTTCCTGAAAACTATTTACTTGAACAGATGTACCAAAGCCATTTCCATAAAATCCAAGACCACTACCAACAGCAGCATTTATGTTAAAATCACCACTAATATCTGGAACACTAGTGCCTGGATTAACATAAAACGATATGCTTGGAGTACTCATTATATTTCTCTCCTATTATTCATTAATAATTACACCATTTTTGAATCTTCAAACCTTTGAATAGCCTCTAAAAGTTCATGTGAATACATTTCTTTTGCAAAATGTTCAATTATTTCGCCACAATCTAATCCTAACTCATTCCATCCTATTAAATAATTAACAACTCTGTCAATAAGGTTTAATTTATAAGGAACTCCATTTGGGCGACCAAATCTATGTAACCACATTAAAAATGGTAAACATAAGGTTCTACCACCTCTTTGTCTTACTTTTTCTTGAATATAACCTTCTTCCGCACCAAAACCCTTAAACTTTCGATTAAAACCTGGCCAAGACGACTTTTTCATGCAAAACAAACCCATGCCTTGCATTGGTATGTCAAACGGCTGTCCTGATTGTACTTTAGGATCTGTTCCCCAAACGCCATACATATGACCAGACCAAACTGGATTAAAATGAGTGGCTAAATTGTCCATATCATCATAAATAAGTGGACCTTGTAGCAAATCTTTATCTGGCCTGTTTATTGCAATATAGTCTTTTAAATTTCTTATAGCGTTTGGATATAGTAAAATATGCGAATCTATACATAAAACATATTCTTTAGTGGCTCGTTCAAAAACAAAATTTTTAGCTTCTGATGGAGTGTGAGCAGCAGACGGTTCATGGTAATACTTTACACGCATAGAATTGCAAGTTTCTTCAAGTGTTTTACAACCTCTTTCTTCAGTATCTATAATTAAGATTTCACAATCTGATATGTCTTGATACATACGCAGTGCTTGAGTTGTAAAATAACAACCATCAAAATCTTTATATGTAGGAAGACCGATTGTTAACATTTTATATAAACTCATCTAAATAAAATTTTATCTCTTCATAACCATTTGCTTGATGTTCTACTATGCCATCAAAATCAAATGTCATTGTAACAGCATTATTTAATGACACTATACATTCTGCTGTTCCTGATTGAACTAAATTATTAGTTCCACCACAATTGTATGAATCTTCTATTATAAATTTAATAGTTTTTCCGTTATTAGTTATTAACCAAGGATTTCCATTTTGAGTTCCACTATATGATACTTGCCAATCTAATGCTATGTTTTCACTAAATCCAAAATTTGCTTCATAATATGCATTTTTATGAAAAAGAGCATCCCGAGTTGTAAAATAAATTTTTATTCTAAATGTTTGAGAAATTAAATATGGAAAATTCTTATAAAATGTTTTAGATGGAGGACCACAAAAACAACCAAGATTTTTACCTACAGATCCTCCTATTGCAATAAGAGAACTTGGATTTTCGCAATTAGTTATTCCTCCTAAAACAATTGGGGCTTCATTTCCGTCTGAATTAATCGGAAATAAATTAGAAATTTCATTTTTTACTTGTTTAAAATATGGATTTTGTTGATAGCTTCCACCTTTTCCAATTATATCTCCAATTTCTATTATTTTAGTAGAGCTTGAACTTTGAACCAATTGATTAAATAATCCAACATCATATTCATATAATTCCAGATGACTTTTGCTTGTTATTCCATTTGGAAATTCTCTATCTGTTCCAATAATTGGTATTGAATAGCTATATAGTGAATTATAATGAACAGAACTATCCATAGTATTTATTACTATAACAATTTCATTATTAGAATTTTGTATTTCTCTATATGAATCATAAATCCAATCTTCCATATTATTTACATAATTATTTATTTGTACAACTTTTACATTACTTAAAAGATTTAAACTGTAAATAAAGCCTTTAAATAAATCTATAGCATTTGGTTGCCATTGAGAATAACTAATACTTCCTGTATTGTCTATTATAATAATTATTTCTAATTTTAAATTTTTTGCTATAAGATTTCTGTTTGTTGCTACTGTAGTAGATTTATTATATAAATTTAAAAAAAGTAATTTTAAATCACAAAATGTAATTCTTGCTGTAGTTGGACCGCAACAACCACAACCATCAATTATTTCTATTGACATTATTAAACGCTCGGCGTTGTCGTGGTTGGGGATAAAGTAGTTGTTTGTGTTTCAGCACCGCTTCCACTAGCAACAACTTCTTTTAAAATTCCATTTTTAAATTTCATAACTTTCTTTTGTATCACCAAACTATTTCCACTACAAGATACACTATGTACATAAGGAACATCTTCTGTTTCACCACTAGGATCTATATCTATAGGCAAACCAAACCATGTATTTAAATTAGCGTCAAATAATCCCAATACATTATTAATTGAATTACTAGTTCTGTCATTCCACTCTCTTCCAGATCCATTAAATATTTTTACTTTAACATATTCATTACCTTTAGTTACTAAACTTTGCAAGTCATTTATATAAATATATCCAGAGCCAAACTCGCCAGCTTTAATAGGGTCATCTTCTGGATCTATATAAAATGTGGCTATACTATTATTTGTCCAAACACCTCTGGCTTCATCCCAAACTAAATCTACTGGTCCTGTTTTAAATGAATTAGCTTGTTGAACGGTTGATTCTTTATCATCGTTTTCATTTGGATATGGTTCACTAATTCTATCATTAGTAACTTTTGGAACTGCTTGCAATGTATATCTATCAAATCCCCATCCAGATAACATTAAAGGGCCACGCAAAGCAAAAGGTTTGATATTTTCAGTATCCGCACTTTCTTTCAAGTGACATTGCCCATCATTAAAAGAATTTGCAAATATACTTTGAACATCAGAGTATACATTAAATGGATTTAAATTAATTGAATTTAACATAGCCATTTCATTTTCTGGTGCTGTTAAAACCGGCATATATATTTCTTGGGCTTCAAGTGATGCTGGTATATCACCCACAGAACCATAATAATTATAAAACGGCCTAATTAAACCATCTAATGACATAGCTGCCATATTTGGTGCTTTTATACCATAATAACCAACTGAAAATCTTGATGCATCATCCTGATCGCCTGTTTCAATATTATTTGCAATAACTGGATTACCTTTGTCAGTTATTGAAGCACTGGTTTCTGAAAGAAAATATATATGAGGACTTTGCTTTTTTTTGTTAAGTTTGTTTGTCTGTTTTTTTGCACGAACAATAGCATCTCTTCCTGCTCTTGCAGATAAACCAAGTTCAGCTACTGAATAATCTGTCTGAGAAGATACTTCTAATATTCTTGATCTAGTATCTTTTAAGCCATCACTAAATGATTTTAACTGATTTATTCTAGTCTGATTTAAAGTTCCAAACTTTGGAGAAAATCTTCTAAATCTATATGTAGTTTGAAAACCAGATTTTGAATCAATATTAATGTTAATAGAACTTATAGAAACTCCAACAAACTGCATTATATTGCCAAACTCAGTATTAGGTAATCCAGTAACTGTAATATCGCCCTCTTCATTAAATTGCAAAAAACTCAAATTACTAGCAACCTTTTGTTGTCCATATAAATTCATTAACTCTGTACTTCCCCAATTCCAAGGAGTTAAAGAACTATCTAATTCAACTTCAGTTTTTCCTGCACGACCTATAACTGACCAAGGACCATAACTTAATAAATAATCTCTTACTGGAATACCAGCTGCAACTGGATTATTGGGTGTATCCATAAATCTAGAAGCTCTGTCTTTAGCACCAATTGGAGTTTTTAACTTTACTGTTTTTTGACCAGCATCCATGGTGTCTGATTTTAAAACAGCCATCAATGTGTTCCATATTGGATATGGATATTTTTGGAACTCCATTCCATATGTATATACAGTTAGATCATTAGTTACAAAAGCTGGTGAATTTGTATATGGAATTCCTTGATTTCCTTGGTTAGCTGGAACTGCCAAAACCATTTCTGCTGCACCATCAGTTGGAACAACATATCCACCTAAATTCCAAGCTACAGAATTAGAAACTGGTTTATCAGATACTAAAAATGGTTTAAATCTAAGGTCGCTCGCATTAATAAATTTATTGTTTTGAAAACCTCCAGCAAATTGAATTTGTCCAGCTTCAAATTCTGGAAACCAAGCAGAAGAAACTGATTCTCTGCTAAATTGCCATTTATTACCTTCATTGCGAACATATATTTGATCACCAATAGAAAAAGCAAAACCCATTTCAGAATATGTTTCATTTAATGCGTCTAATAATAAAGTTCTGTTTTCTTCGTATTCTGATATACCAGAAACACCGCCTCTTTCAGCAGCAAGAACTTTTCCAAATCCTGTATCACGATGAAGACCATTATTTCCTGGGTCACCACCCAAAACTAAATATAAATCATATCTAAACTTTTTTAAATATTCATCAAAGTCATTACCATCGTCATTAATTCCAACTTTAGCCTCATGAGCTATTTCTATTTCAAATAAAGTCGAAACTAAAACTGTAGTGCCTAATAAATAAGCCAGCTTATTATTTTTTATTAATACAGGAACAACATCTGTATAAACTTCATAAGTTAACCATTGATCTGATCTTCTAAGCCAACCATTATTTTCTTCTTCAGTAGAAGGTGAAAGTTTTCCATTATTTAATGCTCTTTTATGCAAAATAACTTTAGTGGGTTGTCCAAATATTGGATTACCGTTAAAATCTTTTCCGTAATACCTAGAACCTTTATTAGTTAATAAAATTTGTTCTAAGTTTGGACCAACTAACATCTTTGAAGTAACATTTTCTTTTGCCAGACTTATTCCTCTACTATAACTAGAAACATTATTTCCAAATCCACTGGTAACTAAATTTTGCAATGCTGTTACAGGAAATTGATTATAAGTAGAAACAACTCTTACAGTTATTACAAAACCATTTAATTCTACAAAAAAGTCTAAAGCCAATTGAGAACATACACTACTAATCATAGATAATAAATCTGTTTGAAAATCTGGTATAGTTATACCAGTAAAGAATGGTATTTGACTTAAATCTACTGCATATCTAATGCCATTAAAAACCATAGGCCCACCATACATAGATGAACCAGAAGCTGGATTATTTGTAAATCTAGCTATAGCAAGACGAACTACATCAAAATACATTCCATTCGCTGTCATTTTTGAATCTGTAAATCCAAGAGCACCATAAGCATTTAAAACATTTGGTGCTCCAACAGGACCGGGATAATCTTTACAGATGATAGAATAATTAGCCAATATAAATCTTGGATCTATGATTTTCGCTTCAAATAATGGATATCCACTTTGACTGCCTGTTTGATTAAAGCTTTCTAATACGCCTTGAAAAGAAAAACCAGTTGGTAAAGAAAAAATTCCTGGTGTTCCAACAATTGCGGATAAATCAGGTGCAGCATCTGGACTAACACCTAAAGGAATATTGCCTGGATCTGCGACAAGATTAAATGTCATCGAGGATTCTTGAGATCCCCAACCACAATCAGATTTAATGCTAGTTACTGAATATCCACCAAATTGTATAGATCCTGACAATTTATTACTCCTATGTAGCTACTATATATTTTGCTGTAGCCGAATATCTTCCAGATGTATAACTGAAAGAATCCTCAAAAGATGTAAGCGTCGTTAATCCACCAGCTAAAGCTTGCATTATTCCATAAACAGTAGCTGCATCTGGAGGAATATATCTGTTAGGTTGCTGCCTAATAAAATCTATTTGTACTGTACCCCCTCTTTCTGGAGCAGAATTAAGTGCTTGAACAACAGGACCAGCAACTCTTCCTAATACTGGAATAACAGCATACTGTCTTGGTGCACCAATATCTACTGGATTAGTTCTAGTTACAGTAGTATTAAAAGTTATAAAATCTTCAACATTAACTCCAGCTGGCAAAGATCTTTCTTGATATTCATATGCATATGTTATAGTTCCATTGTTTGTATTAATGCCAACACTTCTGCTGGTAGCTGATCTTTCTGGGTCTGATCCTGGAATGCTATTAGATGAACCGAGTTGAGTTATATAATTTTTAACACGATTCATTAAATTTGGTTTAACTTCATTCCACTTTGCTTTTGCGTTATCAATTCTACTATTTGGGTCTGATGTTTTTAAACCTTTTATAGTACCGTTTATTTTTGCACTAAAAGGATTTTCTCCGCCAATTGATATATCTACATTAAATTCTTCTGTTGCAGCACTTGTTCCTACTGGATCTGCTGTATTTTGAGTGTCATAAAGAATCCATGTTTCAGTAGCAGATACTTTACCACCGCCTTCATCAGAAATAATGCTTACGCCATAGTCATATAGTTTAATATTAGGCCCAAATATATTTCCTTTAAAATAAGTATCTAAGTCTTCATTCTCATCTGGACCAAGATCAGTTATTGTATCTCCATCTCCTTTTAATTTTGTTTCTATAGCTTTTTTAGCTTGGTCATATCCTTCTTTCCATTTATTTTCATTAATATCAAAAAATCTTTTTGCAGAAAGACTAAGTGAGTGAGTTAGCTTAAATGTTCTTCCTGTGTCATCACCTTGATCAACTTGCCAACTTTCTTGAATTTGTTTTTCTAAAGCACTTTGAGTAGGTTGTTCACCTATAATTTTTGAACCTATACTAATAACATCAGCTTCTAATTGAACTGTATAGTCTACATAATCTGACCAAGCACCTTCTTTAAAATCTATAGATCTAAATCTTGGTTTAAATTTGATTACAGATGGGCCACCATCCCAACCTTCTACTTCCATCCAACCTGGATCAGTATCTGATTTACCAGCATCTTGTTTAAAAAAATCTAATAACTCGCCCTGCTTTTCTTGTATTTTATTCTGTCTTTCATCTGGTTCTATGCCAGTATCTCTGGTTCTTCCCTCAGTACCACTATTCATTAAACCGCCCATATAAGAAAACAACTTGCCAGTAAGAGTAATGGCAAATGTAGTTCTTAATAGTGAGCCATCTTCTGCATAATCCTTGTTAGTAACTATACTTACTAATGGTGCTGGAACTATAGCTTTATCTTTATAAATAACTGGCATTTTATCTTCCTCTTACATACATAGTTATGCTACCGTTTTTTACACCTTCGGTAAATGGTATAGCCAAAAAGATATTGTTATTTAACTCAAGGTTATTAGCTGTATACAGTGTAAAAGGAGTTGCTGTAGAATAAGTGGTATAACCGCTTATATACATAGGTAAGGTTTTATCTAATCCAGGAACTTTTTCTATAAAAAGATTAATTCCTGAATTTATTGGCATAGCACCAGTAAATGTCTCATCAGTTTTCATACTAAGTGTTAAAGTATTTGATTTTAATTCATAGCTATTCTTTAAAAACAATGATCTTGATGCATTTGAGCTAGGAAGATCTGACTTTAAAAACATGTTAACATTAGAGCTATATTTAAATGTGTCGTTTATTTTTATAAACAAGTTCATCACTTTATTAAATACAGTTCCATCTATATACAAACTCTTTCCTGCTATTATTTGAGATATTCCAATTCCGGCAGAATTGATAAATAAAGGTAAAGAATTAATTACACTGACTGGTTCTTGAGCTTTTAAAAATAGTGGAATTTTTATATTTCTTGGTTCGCCACTTATATATAAATCTTTAGCATTATTAATACTATTATAGCCCCTAACAAATAATGTTCTTGTTGGACTTGAACTTGGATTTAATTGAGTTGAATGACCAGTAACAAATAAGGTTGTATCTACATTAATAGCACCATAAACAAATAATGTTTTAGAGCCAACTATGTCTGGTGGCAATTGAGCAATTAATGCAAGTCCAGGATTCGGATTAGTGTTTATAGCTGGGGTTTTATAAATATCGTAACCTTTTATAAATAAAGTTGTGCTATTTATAGTTCTTGTATCTTCAACAATAGTAATTGGAGATGTATAAACTTTTAAATAAAAAGGAGTATTTTCATTACTTACTGAAACTAAATCCCAATATACATTGTTTAATGCATAAGCTGCTGCTGGCTGTGAACCATAACCAGTTGCTAATCTAAAAAATGTAAACTTTGCAGTTCCAGATCCAGTTGATGTTAAATCTAAATTTGGATTTCCGCCAACAAGTCTTGCTTTTGAAAATCTTGGTTTTGAAGATGTATAAGGATTTGATAATTGTCTATAAATTCCTTCACGCCATGCTATAGAATTTAATCTTGGATCATTACTTACATTAGATTTAATCATAGATGTATAATAAACACCGTCTATTTTTGCTGTGTCAAAAAGTTCATATTCTATATCCTCAGACCAAATTGCTGGATCTGACGATCCAACATTTTTTAAGTCAATTAATCCATTCGGCAAATCATTGCCTTCAATTTTTACTATAGTGGAAGACTGTGTTAAATAATTATCTATAACAAATTTATTGCTTGCGATTTCTATTGCGTTATTTGCTATGTCTACAGATTCATTTAAATTAATTGTTACTTCAAAATTAACTGGATACTCATTAACAGTTTCTCTTTTCGCTTGAATGAAAACATCTGACTGACCCCATTGAACTGGATAATCATCATTAAATCCAAAATATTGAATTCTATATGGATAATCAAATGTAGTTTTTACAATATCGTTTTTATAATATGTAGTTGATATATCAAATATATATTCATAAAAAGGCTCTAAGGTTTGTGCAGTAACCCAATATAAAGGAAATAAATCTGGTTGTTTTGGTTCTGAAGATGTGCTTGGACTTATAGCTATATAACTAATGCCGTCATAAAAAACTATATCACGAATTGAATAATTAGAAGAAGATGACCAATCACCTTTCCAAGATGATAAATCAGAACTAAAAGAAGAAGAAAAAATCAATCTTATATCAAGTGATTCGCCTGTTGTTAGCGTACTCGATGTAAAATAAATATCTAAAGTGGCTTCTCCATTTACATAATTATATGTTGTTCTTGAATTGGTTGGAACAACAGAAATAGATTCTTGAGAAGATGGATTAACTTTTTGCCAAGATAGTATATAATTTAAATTATTTTGATATGCTAATTGAGAATCTACATCGTAACATCTAATACCTTCGGCATCCAACAAAGTTATTTTTATAGGTGGTTCTAAAAGAGGCACTTGTTGATAATTTTTAAGAAAGTAAGCTTGATTAGGAACATTATTTACTTTGATAAATTTTGGAGAAGAATAATTTCTGCCATTACCGTTATTGTATATTTTTGATAATTCTTCATCTGGTATATATACATTATAAATTCTTAACTCATCTATGTTTAGATCAAATACAATATCATCATCTATACCTCCAAAATAAAATCTATCAATATAAGCATTTAATATTCCTGAATAAGAATAAAATGAATTGTCTATTAAACTTTCAAATTTATAATAAGTAAAACCGTAATATGTGTAAGAAAATTTAACAGGTGAGTATTCGCCAAATTTATTTCCATTTAAATAAAACTCTGTTTTGTAATAAATGCCAGCTTGTGCATCAGAAAATTGTTTTTGTCTTATAGTAAATAAATTCCAAGTGTTAGGCAAACAACTGTTAATACCACTGTTTAATTCTATATCATTTAGTTTAGTTACTTGCCATGACCCATTTTCTAATGGCGTTCCTCTATAATGTTGTAAAATAACAAGAATAGAGTTATTTTCAGAGTCTTTTTGAATATAAATTGGATAATCTAGTGCTGATCCAGATGAGTATAATCTACCTATAACCGGAGATGATATTTCATCTTCCGTTAAGGTTTGAAACCAAAAAGATAATGTATACTCTTGTGCATATGCGTTCTGTTGAGAACCATATGGATTATACAAATAAAAGCCGAGAGATTGTCTGTCATATCTTGATCTAAAACATCTATTTAAATTAGTTAAGCCATCTTCAAAAGAAAAAGTTGGATCTGTAGTTGGAGATTGATAATTATATTGATATGTTCCATTATATGAAAGAACTCTAGATGCTAGAGGACCAGTATTAAATAAATTATCTTCACAAGCAAATCTATCTGTTAGTGCCATTATGCTGTTCCTATATCTCTGAATATATCAGCTTGAGATATCGCTCCGCCAGTAGTACTTTCTAAAGCCTTAACAATTTTAGACATAGTATTAGAAACAACTGTATTAACTTCACCAGCAAAATTAGGAGAATCTATCTTAATATTAGCATTATTTTCAACGGTTATATTACCATTAATTTCTTCAGGAATATTTATTTTCGCCAAATCATTAATCGCTGATTGTAACCTAGTTATTGATTCTCCCATAGACTTAATACTACTATCAAATTTATTTACTCCGCCATCAAACATTTTTACAGAATCCGAGAAAGACTTTGTATCTATTTGATCTAACTTTTGTGCAGAAGAAGATTTAGTGACTTTATCAAATAACCTATCTCCTCCAGCTATTCCACCGTCAAAAAATCTTTGTTCATTTATGGCGTTTAAATTGCCATATCCAATTGACTGAGCAGCTTGTGGATTTAATACAAACTCACCAGCACGAAGACGAGCCGGTATCATATCTCCATAACTAGCACCATTTACATATCCGCCAAAAGCAAAACCTTTTGGTTTATTTGCTGGATCTAACGAGTTTAAGAAAAATCTTTGATTAAAACCCAATCCTTGCTCTTCAGCTTGTCCGGCAGCCTGAAATGCTATGTCCGATCCTGGCAATGCATTAGCCATTTCGTCTGGAGTTAAATCTGGCATAAATCCCTTTCCTCTTATAAAATCGCCAGATATTTGCTTGTCCGTTATATCGCCAATAATATTTAGTCTATTTTTATTTTCTCTTCCGGCTGCTTCTTGAATAGAATCAACATCGCTACGCCTTAAAAAGATGGTTTGCGTTCCTATTTTGTTAAAAACAGTATCATCAAATCCTGTAACTCTTTGGAAATCATCGCTACCATAAAATCCTTTAATTTTTCTATTTTTCATATAATTAATTATCGATGCTTTTATTTTTTCTGGAATAACTACATTGCCTTTAATTCCAACAATGTCTTTAAAATAACTTGGATCTATATCCTTTCTGTCTTTTAAGGCAGCTGGTTTATTCTTTTCATCTGCAAATGCTTTGATTTCAGCAAGATCAAAGTACTTTTCCGCTTCTTTAAAACTGTCTCCTTTATTTCTTTTTCCAAATCTATCAAGGCTAACTAAACCACTTACAATTCCTGTATATCTCTTTTCTGCATTCACTAATCTTTGAATATCTCTAGCTTTTTCTATATTTTTTCTAGCTTCTTCTGGGGTTGTTTCAAAATCTTTGGCCATTCCTAAGTCAAGTTTATTATTATCGTTTGTTGGTAATCTCAACATTAATTTAAATATATCTACTTCTCTATCTATAAGCTGAGGTCTAAACTGACTCCTTCTATCTTTTTCTTGTTTAACAACATTGAATCGTTCCATAGCTTTTTCATCTTTAACATTGTTAGCTTGTATTGCATCTATATAATCCTTAAAAATATCAAATTCAGTATTAAATTGTTCTGATTTCACTATTCGTAAATTATCAAAACTCCACGAGTAAATATCAGTTTCCTCAAGTCTGTCTTTCTTTTCCTTGAATTTATTTGCAGCAACAGCTGTTAAGCCAGCTATATTTAAACCTGATTCAAGTGGATTAAAAGAAAAACCAGCAGCCACATCGCCACCTTCTGCACGATAAATAAGACCTCCATTTGCTCTAAAGCCAGCACCTAACCTTCTCTTTATGTCTTCCTCTTCTTCTTTTTTAGCCTGTTCTTTTTCTAATTTTTTAAAAGCATCATTTAATAAATCAAACTGATTTTTTTCTAAACCTTTTCCTCTGTTGCCAAAAGGTGGTTTTTGAGACTGCTCAGTTAATTGTTGCTGCTTTCTTGCTTGATTAGCTATCCATTCTCTTGTAAGTTGATCGCCAACCTCTTCATTAGTCATTCTTTGTTGACTAGGTGCTTTACCACTAAATAAAGCATTTAATCTATCTTGTTGTTCCTTAGATTGTTCTTGCTCAAGAAATTTTTTACCGCCTTCAATTAATAATTGAAATTGATCTCTTGTTAATCTTTTATTTTTATCAAGTTCTTTATTTTTAGCTTCTCTTTCATAAAACCCTATTGGCAAAGAATAAGCTAAATCTCTTCCAATGGTTGGATCATTTGCATACTGTTCTCTTAGTGTATAAGCTCTAAATAAAGGATGAAACGGACTATTTAATATATTTTGATCTTCTCTAGCTTGGAAGGCTTGTGCTAATAACCCACCACCCTGACGATAAACTACTCCTCCAGCACTCAAACTCTTTAACAACCCCATATTCTTTTCTGTAGATGCTCTATTAACTACATATGAACCAGCTTCTAAATATTGAAATTCAGTGTCCGTTCCTCTACTTAATGGATGAGATTTTCCACTAGATTTAACAATGTTAACTCCACCGCCACCTTTTCTATAATTAATATCATTCAAAAGAGATAGATTGTTTTTAGCAATTTGTGGTGGAATGACTGCTTCGCCTGGCGTAAGCATGGTTGGAATCATACCTCCGCCATTTCTTAATAAGAGATTATTTCTAAATTTCTCCCGAAATCCATTATCATCAAGGTATTTTAAATAAGATCTAAGCCTCAAGCGTTCTTTTGAAACAAGATCTTTTTGTTCAAGTTCATTCAAAACATCTATACCACTAACACCGTTATGTCTTTCAGCTAGAAATTCTTTATGTTCTTTTGATTGTATCCAAGCTTCTTTAAGTTCATAAATCTTGTCATACATTTCTTGTGAGTTTTGCGGAGCTTTCCATTCAAAAACTTCATCAACCTTTGGCTTTTCTTGTTGAATAGCAGCTGCGTTTGCTTTTTCTTTTGCTAATTCTGGTGGAATTTTAAGTTTAAATGGTTCGGGTGGAACCGAAGGTGTTATCAATTGTTGTGGAGCTTGAAGTTTGTCTTCAACAACTGGTTTTGGTTTGATTTGTACCTGTGCAGCATTTGCTTGATTTTTTCTAAAATTCTTTACTACTTCAGATCTAATAAAATTATTAATTTCAGAATTCATTTGTGAAATTAATTCATCTGCATCCTTTTTAGTTGCATCAAAATAAGGACGAGCATAACTAACCTTATCTGCATGTTTATAAATATTTGAATAATCACCAACTAGTTTATAAGACTTTTCATAGTATGGGAATAACTTATCTTTTAACTTTGTAAGTCTTATATATTCTGGATTATTTTCGTCTAAACCATTATCGCTCATAAAGTCATTTAGACCTATTTGAGAAAATGGAATAGGCAAATCATTACGAAGATTTTTTAATTCATAATCATTTATTGTATAGTCAGTGTTTTTAAAACCCTTTTTAAGTGGATCTTCACCTTTTGATAAAGCATCACTAAAAGAATAATACTGCCTATAATTTCTTATAAGTTTTTCTAATTCTTTTGATACTAACTCTTCTCCAACTGGCATAGCCCCATCTTTTTTAACAGCTTCCGGTTTAGCTAATTCAGCCTTGTTTAAAACTCTCATCGCTATTAAATTAGTAGCTTCAGCAGTTAATTCAGAAGCTAATTTATCTCTACCCTGAAAAGATGTTAATGGATCATTTGGATCTTTAAAACGAAGTGCATTTCTAAATTGATAGTATTTACGCAAAACACCAAGGGATGGAATTATAGAATCAATACCTTCTTTTTTATATTCATCTATAGATTTTTCGTTAAGATCAAATTTATCAAACTCCGCATAAATTCTTGGATCATCTATGTCAGAACCTTTTTTCTTAACAGAAGCTATTGTTTTTGCTAATTCAACATGAAATCTTTGAGACAAAGTGTTTAAATTATCAGCACTTGGATCTTTTGCTATTTGACTAATTTTCGTAGATAATTTAGCTCTATCTTCAACTATTTTTTCAGCATCATTTCTAGCTTCTTGATCTGCTATTCTCCTAGCTCTCTTCTCTTCAATTTCTTTTCTTTGTGCTTCCACTTTCGCTCTAGAAGGAATAACGAATTGACTTCTATCAACTTCTTCTATTCTGCCGGTTTTTGGGTCAACTTCAACAGCTGTAAGTTCTCCTAAATCACTAAAACTTTGATCGTAAATCGGGCCTATATTAGTAGTTCTACCTGTAAATTTTTTTGGTTTGCCATTCTCATCTATTACTATTTTACCATTCTTATCTTTTTCTATGTATTCTCTTTTTATGACAGATGGAGTATTTCCAGTTCTAGCATTTTCATCTAAGTGAAAATTGCCATCTTTATCTTTTCTGGCAAATTGCACTTTTGGTTTTAATTGCTTTTTTTGAAAAGCTAAATTCTCATTTTCTCTAGCTCTAGCTAAAGGAATATTCATCAATGGCATTTGTCTTGTTGCATTTGGATCATTATGAAAAGCTATTTCATTTTCTGCATAAGTAGTTGTACCAGTAAGAATTTCATTAAAAACTTGTTGCTGTTTATTTTTAAAAAATTCTCTGTATTTTAAAGTTTGCTCAATTAAAGCTTTTGCTTCTTTATTTGGATCATTATTAAAATTATCAGCTTGAATGTCGGCGAGAAATCCAGATGCATTTTTATCTCTTGGACTTAAATTCATCATTTCTGCTTGCCACCGATTAACTCTTCTGCGATTCATTAACCAAAGATAAGCAGCGTCTTTATTTAAATCATTAAGATTAACTTTTGTAGATGAGAATGGATATCTTGGTGCAAAAGAATCTATTTTTAAAATATTATTTTTTTCTGAATTACTAAGACCATTAAATACATCATTAATATTTTTAGCTGATGGTAAGTTATCGAATTTTTCAGAAGCACGAACATATAATTCCATCATGTATTCGTTTAGTAAGTCTTTATTATTGAAAACTTCATTAGCACTTAAATAATCAGAAACGGATCTCTCAAACTCATCTCTAAAATCTATTAATCCATACCTAACAGAATTTTTTAATTCAACATCTTTACTTGTTATACGATTTAAATAAGCTTTAAATTCAAAGTCTTTATATAATTCTGGATTTATTCTTTTAATGTTATACGGTGTTTTACTTTCAGAAGTTGTTTTTTTACCTTTATCAATATAAAATGCCACTTCATTTTCAACGCCACCCATAGATCTGATAAGCGGATCTATTCTAGGATCGTTTCGTTCTGCCTTCTTGGGTCTTAATTGTATTCCTCCTTCAGCCTTATAATTAACTCCGCTATTAATAGCATTTAATAAAGGAAGATTATTACGAGTTGCATTTGCATTAACAATAAATTCATCATTAGCAATCATTGCTATGTTATCTTTACCTTTTGCCAGTCCTCCTTCTGAAAAATAACTTACTAATCCGCCAAAAGCTTTTTCTTCTGGTTGAATGGTTATTTTTTTAATTTTTTTGTTTATTTCTTCTAATTGATTAACTAAATTAATAAGTTCTTGCCCTATTCTTCCAAATGGAATTTTTATATCTTTTAATTTTTCTAAATCATTAATAACCGATTCCATTTGATCGCTATCGCCAAAACCTGACTTCCTAGCCTCTCTTAAAATAGATTGTCTAATTCTATCTGGTATATTTTGTAACCCCAAAGAAGATTGCAAATTTTCTAAAGCTCTTATTTGTTCTGGGGATTTAAATTCTTCTTTTGTGCGATTTTGTATGTTTCCAAAATCTCGTATGTCTGCTAGTGCTTTTTCAAATAAATTTTTATCAAAATAACGATTTGTTATTCGCAAATCCTTATCATATTTAGATGATATTAATGAACTTTGTAATTTATTTAAGGCATCGATTACTCCTCCATCTTTAAAACCAGCTTTTTTTATAGATTCTTTATCAAATTCTTTAACTTCTAATAAATTTTTCGCTCCAGATTGAGCATTTAATGCAGTTTGAAGATTTGGCCCTCTTTTAAATAAAGAAGCAAAATATCCCTGTTCTGTTTCACTCATGCGATCAGCTTGAACATTAAAAGCATCTTTATTTGATAAACCTAATTCTTTATATACATCTTCTAAATTTTTTACTGCTGTTAAATTTTCTCCGGCTCGAATATCTGCAAAATCTTTTCCTTTGTCTTTTCCTGCTATAATACCAATTTGATTTTCTAGCGAAGCTCTTTGTGCTTCTAATGGCTTTCTTTGTTCTACAGAAAATGTTTCTTTTAAATCTTTAATAAATTTATCAGCTATCTCCTGCATCCTTTTCGTAGAATCTTGACCATTTTTGATTGCGTCAGAATATAACTTAGCTGCCTCTTCTTGTCTTTTGGCTATAGCAAGCATATCGGCTCTTGCTTGATTTGACTTTTCTTCTTCTGTTTGAATGTTTAGTTGTGGATAAGCTCTTTTTAAAGCCAAATTTTGAATTTGTTCGCCTGTCTTTCCTCCAAACTCTGGAAGTCTTACATTTTTAAATGTTTCTGTAAATTGAACAAACTCTTTTCTTCTTTTTAAACTCAATCCAGATATATCAGCACCAGCAGCAACATCTTGTGCTATGCCTCTTCCACGCTCTAGTTCCTTAAGCTGTCTCTTGTCCATAGTAAACATAGATCTTGCAGCACTTAACTTAGCCTCTCTTTGCTGCTCTGCATCGGCTAACCTTCCTTGTGCCTCTGTCATAGAAATTGTTTCATCTCTTAGATTCTTTAAAGCATCAGATAAATTAGAAATTCTATCTCTGATATTTTGATTGGCTAAAGCTAATTCCTGTGCTTTTTTTCTAGCGTTTTCATCAGCATTTGCCAAATCAGTAAAACTACCTTTTAATTCTTCGTCAGACTTTTTCAATTCATCTCTGGCAACCATTAAATCTTTGAAAATTGCCTGTGGATCTAATATATCTGCCTTATTAACATTGGTATTTTCTAAAAGTTGTCTTTGTCTAATCAATAAAGGCTGATTAATATCTTCAGTTTTTAGAAAATCGCTAATAGGTCTTCCTGTTTGTGCTGATTGTATTTCAGCTTCTATCTTTTTAACATTTAAAGATTTTTCATTTAAAACCACTAATTCATTCAAATATCTATTTTGTTCATCGGATATTCTTTTTAAACCGTTGATGTATTCTTGACCAACAGAATTAACAGCATTGGCTAATTGCTGATTTGTTTGATTAAATTGATTAGCGTACTGATCTAAAGCTTTTTTAGTTAATGCAAAAGGATCAAAATCTTTGCTTTGTCGTGTTAGTGATTGTCTACTTTTTTCTAATAAATCTTCTATATTAGCTGCAAATCCTGAAAACTCTGGTGCTTTAAGATCTATTTTTTGTTCTTTTAATATTGCCTGTAGTTCTTTAAACATTCCTTCGCCAGCTATTGTGCCAAAATCTTTATCTCTAGCTACTTGCAATGCAGCTGGAAGTGCTGTGTATAACTTATTTAGATTTAAAGCATTATTTTTTTGTTCTTTTCCAGCATCTCCCAATATTCCAAAAGTTTGATCTAAAGCTGATCCAAATAAATTTCCTGGAGTTCCAATTTTTAATCTTTCTGAAATAACAGGTGCTCTAAATTCAGATCTTCTATCCATAGCATCAACAAAATTTGTTGTGGCCCTGCTCATATTTTCAAAGTCTTGAACTGATAAAGCGACGGCATTACCAAAAAATTCTAAAGACAAAGCTAATTTTTCTACTGATGCAACTGCATTTCTTTGCACTTCAGCTAATCTATCTGATTCAATCTTTCCTTTTACTAAGTTAAAAGCAAATTTATTTAACTCATCTCCAGATTTTCTAGAAGCAGCACCCAATATTTCAAAAAATGCAACATCCTTCTTTAAATCGGCAAATATTTTTTCTGCATTGAACTCGCCCCCAACAGTTCTTTGTTCAACCCTAGATAACAAAATTTGTGTAAGTGGTTGTAATGCAGCACCAAATCTTTCACTTAATTTGTCAGCAACTATTTTATTTACATCTCCGCCTTCTGCTTTTGCTTGCTCTCTAGCTCTTGACTGAAGGACTTTAAAATCAGCAAGAACTCTTATTAAATCTGCTTCTGATCTAGCAGTAAATCTTCCTGCTTCAGCCACATCTCTTAAACTGTCATTAACTTTGTCTGCCGATTTTTGAAAATTTAATTTTTCAATTTCAGCAGCTGCTTTTTTAGAAGCACTGATAAAACTGGCTATTCCAGCACCGGCTATAATTAAGCCAGAAGCTAATTGACCAAGACCTGGTATAACATTAACAGCTATTGCTGCTGTGGCTGCTGCACCTAAACCAGCTGAAATACCAGAGCCAATAATATTTGTTGTCCTAGAAGTTCTTCCAGCACTAACATCTTCGGCAGTTCCAGCTGCATTTTCTAAATAATTAGCACCAAATGAAGCAGCGACAGAGGCAGCACCGATGATGCCTCTTCCGAGACTAGATCTTTGAAAACCTGCAAATGTTCCCCTTAAACCACCTCCAGCATTTCTAATTTCATCTCTTAAATTGGCAAAAGCACTTTTAATAGATTCAGCAGCGGAGTTAAATGAAACTCTAAATCTTCCAAAAAACCCTTTACCCTGAGTTAAGTCTGTTGATATACCACGAAGATCATCTGAAACTTTTTTGCCAGATGTATTCATTTTTTGAATAACATCTTGCTCTAAAGACTCAAGACCAAATACACGGCCTTGTTTTTCTACGAAATTTGCATTTTGTTGAACTGCTTGTGCATATTTTTGAGTAGCAGCTTCTATCAAAATTTCTTTATCATTAATGCCAGTTATAATTTTAAGTTGATTGGCTATGGCTAATACGGCCTGTTGTTTAAACTTATTTTCTTCTTCTGTCAAAAGTCTTTGTTGTGTATATGTACCTATTGCTTGTTGTGCTTCTCTTGATGGAGCAATTTTGCCCAATCTTTCTTCTGTTCTTGTGCTTAAAATATTGGCTAAGGACTCAGAACCTCTTCTGCCTTCTCCAACATTAAGAGGGGCTTTTTCTGCTGGTAAAAATCTATAAACCTGTTCTCCAGTTGGTAATGCTTGAGCTTCTAATGTAGATGCTAAATTTGTTCTTTGAGTTTTTAATTCTTCCAATCTTTTTTCAGCAGTAATAACGGCTGGATCTAAATTAGGATCTGCAAATGTAGAAGAAGTTCTTGCGGTTGCAACGGCAGAAGTTGTTGTTAATATTTTTTCATTTAATTTTTCGTACTTTCTCATTGTGGAAGTAGCAATGCCTTGTGCAGCTGACATAGCCTGAGAAGCACTGATATCTACTCTTTTTGCTCTTATTTGCTCATAAATAATATCTGTCAATATTTTAGTAGCTGCACTATACTGATCTTCTTCAGAGCCTGTTTGTGCAGAAACAAGTGTGCTTAAATCAAATTTTCTATTCTTAAAAATCTGACCTTGTTGTTGGGCGGTTATTAAAAGTCTAGGATCTATATCTCCACCAGCAGCAAATCCAACTCTTCCTCCTAATGCAAATTTTCCAAACTTATTCATTCTATCTAAGTTAGAAGAACCGATTGAAGAAGCAGAACTTGGGCTAAATACAAATTCGCCTGGAGTTAATAAAGAAGGAACTCTTCCTCCAGAAGCAAATCCTTTTCTTGCCATATTAGATAAATTATCTGCACCAATCTTTGATACAGAAGATTTTCTAATTACAAAAGAACCTTCTTCCAAATCCATTGGAACACTATCACTGTTACCAACTCCTGGAACTATGAATCCGCCATCAGCTTTTTTTCTTTTTTTAGGAAATGTAATAATATCAGAATTTTTTTCAAAATCGGCTGGTCTATTAACTTTTGCTATATTAGCTATATCTTTTGCATAAACTCTTGATTCCTTATTTATAATATCAGCTGCTGAAACAACACTTCTTTTTAGTTCTACATAAACGCTTTTTTTATTTCCTAAAATTTTATTAATAGCTTCCTGATTAGGTTTTCCATTTTCATCTTTTATAAATTTTGATAAATTTTCAGATGTTGAAAAAGAATCAATTGGGAAATTGGCTTCTGTAGATGCTTCTTTTGATTTTGTTCTTTTATTATAATAATATTCAAATATATATCCTTCTAATTGATTTTGTCCATTTGTGTCACTATTAATTATTCCTTTTACTATTTCTGGACCTCTTGTTTTTCCGTATCTATCATTTATTTTTTTTCTATTTACAATATCTTTTGATTCATTAATTAAATTTGTAGCTTCATTTTTAATCTTTTCACTTAACTTTGAATCGCCTATGCCTGGATTATAAGTAAAAACTGGTATATCAGTATCTTTGATAGAAATTTCTTGTCCATAAACATAAGCTTTAATAGCACTATCACTTTGAATTCTTCCATCTTTGACAGTTGCTTTTGGACTTTTTACTCCTTCTCCTGGTTTAAGTAATGTTACTTGTATTACATTTCTTAAATTTGGACTTTTTTTTCCAGACTGATAATCTTCTAAATTTATAACTCCACCAGCTGCAAATCTTTTTGGTATTACAACTTCACCTGGTTCAAGTAGTGCAGGAACAATATCTCCACTACCAGTTCCTGGTACTACTCCACCTCTTTTCATTTTTACAACGCCACCATCAGCAAATCTATTTTGATTAAATATCTTTGGGTTTGGACTTGCCGTGATACCAGTGCTAAAGCCCTTTACAAACTGGCCTATTCCAGTAGCAACTTTTACAGCTGCCAAAGCACCAACTAATGGTATCAATGGCTTTAAAGCATCTGCCAATTGAATTGCAGCACTAGCACCAGAAATAAATGTATCAAATAGTTTTTGAAAACCGGTAGACTGAGTTATAGATCTAATTAAAGCATTAAATTCTTCCTTTAATTTTTGTAATTTAACCGCATAAGCTAATTGAGCCTGACCAGCATTTTGAGTTAATGATCCAGCACCAGCAATCGCCACATTAACAGCTTTTTGACTAACAGCAAATTCTTGAATAAGAGGTATGACTTTAGAAATTTGTCTATAACCACCAAGCTCTTCAACTATCTGTGCGAATTTTGGATCTGTAGTTGGAAGTCCAGATAAAGCAGCAGAGAGTCTTCGTATGGCTTCGTAAGGACCAACAAATTGCTGTTCTAAGTTAGCATTTCCTAAAGCTAAAGCTTCTTCTCTTGTATATCTAAGTTGAACACCAACTTCTTTAAGGGCATTTACAGTATTTCCACGCTGTATTCTTGTAAATATAGTTCTAAGACCAGTACTGATAGTTTCAGCACTTTCTCTTGTTGTCTGCCTTACTGATGTAAATAAGCCTAGTAATTCATTAAGATCACCACCAGCAGCCTTAAAAGCACCACCAGTTTTACGAATGGCTTCTACAATGTCTCCAGCTTCAACAGCGAATTCGCCAGCAACTGCATTAACAGCACCTAAAGCTCCTTCTAAATTACTTGCACCAATTTTAAACTGATTGAGAATTGCAATTGCACCTTCAGTCGTATTAGTGAAATTTTCAAAGTTAGGAGCCAATGCTGCTTTAGCCAAAGCTTCCAAAGCAATTCTAGTATCTGCGATTGATAAGTTAGCTTGTTTTAATGTTACAGCTGCTTGAATTAAATCTTTGCTTGAAACGCCTAAAGATGTAGATAGTCTAGTTACTTCATCAACAACACCTTGAATGGCAGAACCAGTATCTCCAGAAACCTGAACCAACTTAACCATCTGGCGATCAAAATCTATAGCCTCTTCTGTACCTTTTCTAATGGCATTAGATAATGAAATCATAGATCCAGCAGCTAAACTAAAAGCACCAAACCTTTTTGCTGCCAAACCAGCTTGACGACCAAAGCTTTCTACGGATGTGATTGCACCTTCAATGTCAGCTTTAATTCTTTTGATTGAATCGGCATTAGCCATATTCAAATCAATATTGACCTTTTTATTTCCTAATTGTTTATTTAAATCGTTAGATATCTTAGTAGCTGCCCCAGAAGCTAGGGCAACATTCATTATAGCTGTAATATTAAAGGCCATTGCTATCCTCTATAAAAAGAAAGGGAGCAATCTCTTATTTTAAGAAAAGACTGCTCCCATTAGACTATCCTATTAAATATTACACCAATTTTTTATTCTTTATCTTCCTCAATTGGCTTGCCTTCATCATCCAAAAATGGAGTGAATTCAACAATATAATTACCTTCTTCATCCACTAAATTTCCTTCAATATCAACAAGTTTTCCGTCTTCGTTGATATATCGACCATCTTCATTAACAAGACGGCCTTCAGAGTCAACTCTACGGCCCTTCTTATCAATATAATTTAGCTGATCATCAACAAACTTATACTTCTTCAAGAATTCGTTTTCTGGAAGACGCTTTTCATAATCTGGGTCAATTCCATAAAGCATCATAGCCAAGTTAGAAGCTGCTGGCCCGATAGCTGGATCAATTTCTTTTGCAAGAAAGTCCTCATAAGACTTAAAGTATGGCTTGCCAGTATCATTAAATACAGTGCATGCCGAAACAAAGAAATTAAACTGGGCGTTGTCTGCCTGACCTTCAGCCGTATTATTATCAAGGCCAATACGGTCAGAATTAAGTGTGCGTAGTTCGGCCCTATAACGCTTCATCTGTAGGGCTACTTCTTTTGCCTCACTAAGCTTAATACCGCCAGACTTAATTTTTCGCTCAGACTCGGCGATCTTTTCCTGTAGATCACGAAGTTGTTTTTGCTTATTATCATCCCAAAGCTTCTGCTCTCGCATAACGCTTTCTACTTTAGCACGAAGAATACCGCCGGACTCAACGGCATCACGAAAGGCTTTATTATAAACCTTTTGTCCTTCTTGCTTTTGCTTGACAGTTGGACGCTGAACTGCAAGTTCAACTTCCTTATTATCAAGCGTTACTTTAAAAGTCCTCTTATTGTCAGGTGCACTCATGACGATCCTCCTTTAGAAAAATTTCGAGTGTAACCATCCCAAGAAACAGAGTATTGGTCTATCTCAGCTTCCATAGCCCTAAGCTGATTATTTCCGTTATTTAATATTTCTGCTCTACACAATTCCCAAACATTTTTCCAGAACTTTTTATCAGCAATTAAATCTTCTTCATCGTCTGGGAAAATCTCCCAAAGTTCACTGAAATGTTTTTCTACAGCAGAAAGAGCACCTATAAACGATGTTCGCATTTTTGTTTTAGAGACTTTTTTTAATTTATCCTTAGACAAAAAATAATGTTTTTGAGTTAACTTTTTTTCGTCTTCCTTATTGATCTTAGACGCTTTTTCAAAATTATCGTAAACTCCCATGTTTTCCTCTCACATTGAGTTTTTCTTTAATTGAACATCACGCCTAACATCGGCAAATTCAAGATCTGTAACTTCTCCCTTTTCCAAAATCGTCTTTTGCCTAGATCTTTTAATTGCCATAACTTCAGGAGTATTCATAGATTCTATCCGCTCTCTTTCTTTTTGTGAATGAGCAACTATGAAAATTTCTGAAGAATTTTTAACTTTGTCACTTAATGAACTATCTACTGAATTTTGACCCTTCTTTAAATCTCTTTCTTTCTTTTGAGATATCATCCATCCATCTAAAGCATCATCATCTTGAACTAAATCATCTGGTGGAACTTCTGGATGTTCAGCTATATTATCGTACAATTGACTCCAAGTTATTAAGGATCTCCGTTCGTCATCTAGATCAATGATAGGTATTCCAAAAATGGAACTTTCAGATTTTTTAACATTCCAATAACTTTTCCAAACAGAACTTTTAGCTAGTTGTCTTAGTTTTTCATCACCCAATTTACTTTGATTATAAAAAACAACCGCCTCATCTAATAAATCACTTCTGTTTTTCCAAAAAGAAGACTTGGTAAAAACCCTATCTCCATATTGATGATATAAACTACTGCCAACTAAATATTTAGTTTTTAAAGTAGATGCATAACCAGTAGCACTTATATGTATGTACGAATATTTTTCTGAAAATAAATTAACACGATCTATTTTTGCAACAAGAAGCACTTTCCTAATGACAGCACTTTCTTTGTCTTTATAAAAATTTTTATATAAATTAACTTTTAGTTCTTCTATTTCCTTATTTAGTTTTTCAAGAAGTTCTTCTTTTTCATCATTCCAAATACCATGTTCTATTAACATATCATTAATTTCATGATCTGTATAAAGACCTTCTACACTAGCATCAACTAATGCTTCTTGATATATCTCTTCTGCTATATATCTATCGTGTCTTTCTGGATGTTTAATTAAATAAATTTTATCTTTGTAATTAAATCTTATAAATCCAGCTATAATCCTAGCTATTAATAGTTCGTCCAAAAGTCCTCCTAAAATAAAAAAACCAAGAGGATTTTAACCCCCTTGGTTTTATTATAATCAGTTTTCCAAATTATTACATAGGATCTGATGGATGTGTTACAGTAAAATCATTGAAGGTACGATAGCTATAAGTAACAGTTCCGTTACCGCCATCAGCACCACCGCCAGCATTGTTTACTGAAGTCAACTTACAGCTAGTTCCAAGATCTACTGCAAGACCTTCTTCAAATACAAGCTTAATAGATTGATCAGTAATGTTATCTTCAATTTCGTCGGCTTCTACTAAGTCACCAACTTTGTTCATAACTTCAAACTCAGCGGTAACTTCAACAGGGAACTTGACATAGCGGAAGTAAGGAGCCTTACGACCCAATTCAAGCATCTGTTCACGACCAAGATTTGCACTAACGCTAACAGATTGAACACTAGCTCTAAAGCAACCAAGAGCAGTATCAATTTCATTAACGCCATTGCTGCTAACACCTGGAATACCACCTTTTTTGGTAGCACCACTGTTGCAAGGAAGCAAGCTAGAAGCAAAAACAATATGCTGCCTACGATTAACACCACTGGCATTATTGTCAGTAGCTTTTTCTTCTGCACCAAGACCAGTTCCATCAGCAGTTGTTTGTGTATAACCTGTAAAATAACTTGCGTCACTAGCAGTGATTCTATGCCACTTCTTGTTATTAGCCACTAAAGTCACGCTTTCGGTAGCATTTCCTTCAGTTGCAAGCTTATAAGAAATCTGGCTTACGAATGCACCAGAAACAATAACTTCAGAAAGTGGAGTACCACTAGCTAAACCCTGAGTGTCATTATAAAACTGCATAGCAACTTTACACTTGGCATTGGATCGACCAACCAAAGTTGAGTCAGCACCTTCTTGAGTTGCCAAGCAATAAACTGGAGCAGTTCCATCAAGAACACGCTCAACAGTGATCTCAATATCAGGAACATTTTCAACGATTTGATAAAGAGCAAGTTGGCCAAGTTCAAAAATGTTTTCAAGATTAAAAGTGGTATTCATACCAACGCTTTGAACGCCATGTACGAATGCGTAATTGTCAGTTGCATCTGGAGAGATGCTGAGTGCTTCTACAGCATAAAACATTCTTCTATTTGCCACGGTTATTCTCCTCTAAGCAGTTTAGGTAATTACCTATATAAAAGTTACACCAAAATTGACATTTTAAGGCAAATCACTTTCACAAGTTAATCTTATCTCACATCCAACTAATGGATATGGCAAAAGAACCTCTCTAGACTTAACATTTTCAAATCTAATCTGTTTCCAAGCATAATCGCCACTAACCATAGCTGGATATTGAATTCCGCTACTAGAAACAGAACCGTCATAATTTAATGGGTATTTCTTATCATTTACCAATTTATACCTATCAACGCCCATAATTCGTTTTTGCCATTGATATGTAACTATGTCATGTATTTGATTACGATCATAAGATGTTTCGCTCAATATAGTTATAATTACTTCTTGTTGATGTTTTCTGCTTAAATTGCCCAATTCTAATGGATAAAAGTTAACTTTTGGCATTGCCTCAATAATCATAGCTGGCAATTGCACTCTATTTTGAGACAAAACATCCCAAGTTCCAGATCCATTTTGTAAGAATTGAGGATCAGCTGCATTATAACTATTAAAAACTAATTGATTAAACCAAGGTTGATTTCCTTTTAAAATCTTAACGCTTCTATTAGAGTACTCACACTGGACTTTACTTCCAGAAGCTACTGGTGAATTAAAGATAATTTTTCCTTCTGGATATGATATTTTGTAACCAGAAGCACCAGTTTGACTGACTGGTATAAAATTATTATTTACATAAACACCGCTTATATTAATTGGCTGATTTGTATAACTAATACCTGTTTCCCAAACCCAATCAGATCTAACGCCTTCCCAAACTCTTCCAGAAGCATATCTTGGATCTCTAGCCATTCTTAATCTAGAAGGATCTGCCGAATGAGAAGCTATGCCACTAGGATTATTATTAATTCTATTATTAGAGAAAGCTCCAATATTTAACATCGCCCATTGTGCAAAAAAAGTGAGGGATGTTTCTAAATTTTCAGATGCTAATGGCTGGCCATAATGATTTACGCCATTAAATTCAGTTATCATGAAAATCTACCCTCTCTATTAATAATTTCATTTATCTGAGGTATAGCCCGATCAAAAGACCTAGTTATCCAATTATCTTCTTCTGTTCCGCTAAACTCTGGGCTAATATTAAAACCATCTACACCTTTAAAGTATCCGCCATCGTAAAATTTTGAATATTTAACTCTAGCTGCTATAGTTGTCGGTTGAACCATAAGGGCAAATCTACTTCGTGAGTTTTTCTGTATAGAGTTATAATATCTAACTTCATAATTCTGTATAAGTATGCCAGAACCTTCTAATAATAACCACCTCAACCAAGGTATTGTTCCTGCTTTAGACTCATAACTTCCCAATGGATGATCTGCTACTCCTTGTATACCTTCTCTGCGTAATAAATAAAGTGCCATTCCGCCCAAAGAATTTGCAGTAGCATCTTTTTTAACAAAGTTAATTTTACTAGTTATATAACTGGCTATAGTAGGAATAATACTTTCTGGGTTTTCGACACCAAGATCTAATCTTAATCGCCCCCTAAGATCAGTTAAAGATTCAGCTTCTGGAGCAGTTTTAATGTAATAATCTATTATGCTAACTATAGAAGGTCTTATTCTTTTAATTAAATCACTTATATACTTAGATGTGATTTTTCTAAGTTCTTCTTTTAATCCTTTTTCAAGTTCTTTGCCGTCTAATGATATAGACCATTTATATTCCATAACTAAGCACCAACTCTTGTCCAGTTAGCAACCCAGTATTTGCCTTGCACTATATTACCTTGATCTATAGGTTCGCCCAAAAGTTCATATGTATATCTAATTAAGCCTTCAATATCTAACTGAAAGACCATCTTTCTTGTTTGCAAAACATCAGGAAGATCTTTCATGTAGCCTTTTGTTTGTATACTTCCGTCTGGCAATTGAATATGTGCTGGAAGTTTTTGAAAAAAATCTTTAGGAGAGTTAGCTACTAAAACTTTTATATCCTTAGTCATTGAATTAAAATGCAAACCGCTGCCATCACACATTGGACATGTAGATCCATTTTCAAACGGTATTGGGCCACCATTAGTCCATGTATTGGAAGATTTATTTCCTATTGGGTCGAATAGACAGTTTACGCAAGGAGAAGCAATAGGTGGATATATAAGTCTACAAGTTTTTCCAAGTTGATCTATAAGATCATCTATGGCGAATTCCGCTATTTGTTTAATATCATCAGTTAATGAAAATATTTTTGCCATTATTTTGTCCAGTATATTTTAATGGGTCTTGATCTAAATCTAGTGTCAGTAGAAGTTACACTTAAATTTGCTACAGCTATTTGATTTGGATTTATTCCATAATTACCAGATAAACTCAAAGATAAATCTTTAAACACTGCTATGCCATCGGTTGGAGTAACGGTAGTTGTTCCATTAAGAGAAACCGTTGGATTACCATAAATATTTTCAACTCCAGCAACACTGATTGATATTGTTCCTGTAATATTTTGATATGTCATATTGGCTTGACCATCAGCAGGAACATTAACTATAGATCCTGTAAAATTATCTCCATTGTCATAAACATTGTCATATCCAGTTACAGCTTCTATAACTATTGGAATAGTAAATTGTTCGCCAGCTTTTTGTATTTGTGAGTTTTGTGGATAAATAACGGCATTAAGTCTGGCTGGTATACTTCTAGCTCTTGTATTTGTATAACCAAATATTCCTGTCGGAGAAGCTCTAAATGGGTGATGTGCAGCTGGAATACTATTCATTATGCTTAAATTATTAATGCTATTGTGAGAAATTAAAATATTGAATGTGGATGGATTTAAATAAGATTCCTGTGGTAATATTTTAAAATAACCAGATGATCCTAAATTATCATACTGTAATGTTAAATAATAAACTTTATCAGCAGCTGGTATTCCCCATTTGTTTGCAGAAGTAACAGCACCAAAAGATGTGTATAATGTTGGTTTAAAAGTAGCACTATTATTTGATGAGTGCCAAGAACAGCTGAAACTGGTATTGCTTAATGAAATAACATTGTCTTCTTTATCAAAAAATTGAAAAAAGTAAGTTATAAATCCTTCGGTTGGATAATTAGCTGGCCCATTTATTTCTACTTCGTACTCTGAAGGAATCCTTCCGTTAATAGGTCTTTCATAAGGTAAACTATTAATGGTTTTTGGTAAAACCTTAGTGACTAAATCTGTATAATTACTATGATAAAGTTTCATATAAGATGGATATATTACATTAGATAACTGGCAATTTGGGAGAATTGGAATCCACTTACTTAAATTATCACGCCAAATATAGATAATATTATTTAATGTGTTTTGCCACAACCCTCCTTGTTTATCGGCTAATGTTGGTGCTGTTGGTGCTCTAAATATTCTTTCTCTTTCAATTCTTTTCCACCCATTAAAATTACTAAAAATAAATAGATTGTTATCTACTTCATAAACTTCATTTTCTTGTGGATTAATTGGAAAAGGCATTTTAACCTCATGTACATTTAGTCGAAAAGTATGGTATCCAATTATTGTTTTCCCAAAAATAAATAACACCACCGTCTTCGTCAAACCAAATTGCTATTCTTGAAGAATCTATATTTTGAGTTGGTCGATCTGGTTGTGCAAAAAAATTGGTAGGTTCTTCTTGTACCCAGCCAATATCTTGTTTGTATCTAAAATATTTGTTTCCAATTACATGTATATCATCATTAACTGGATTTATAGGAAAAGGCATATTAGTTCCCCTTTAAATCGCTTAATATAGTTCCTGGAGGTTCATAATTTGCAAAAACATAAAAATATCTAGGTCCAGTGTTTTGATAAGACAATTCATGATCAGCAAACCCAAAATTTTGAACTCTTGTTTCTGGTAATTGTGCAGTTTCTAAATAACTCCATTTCGGCCCTTTTTCCATTCCGTTAAAAATAGCTGCGTCAAAATTTATTGGGTTTCTTACTTCTAGGTTTCTTTTGTCAATTGAACCTGTATAACAATTATGTGCACCCAAAGGAATTCCCTCTGGTAGTTCAAACTTTAAATAGTTTACATTTGTTAAATCGGTCAAACTTTTCCATCTATCAAAAGGAAAACCATTAGTTGAAGCACTAATAAATTTTTCTAAACTTGGATCTCCTAATGTATAATAGTACTGTTTACTTTTTGGATCTTTTCCTGCGTTACATTCATATAAAAATGATATGTATAAAAAAGGTTTTTCTTCTAAATAATAAAATTTAAAATAAATACTTGTTTTAAATCCGACTTCCTTAACTAATTCCTCTGGACAACAACCAATAGGATGTCCTGATGAAAAATTTTGATCGTAAATCATAATATCGACATTTGATTTTCCATAATTTGAATTTTTTATATACTGTTTTGTCTGTGGAAACTCGTAGTAAAATTGATGATTAAAATCTCTTGGGTTAAAATTTAAATTTTTATTTTTTAAAAAAAGCCAAGATGGACTTTGTGATCTCCAATTGAATCTTGGATCTGTAAAGAAAAATCCAGCTGTTAAATTATAAACTTTGTTGTTTAACATTATTTTCGTCCTGCTGCAACATAAGGTGGTTTATTTGGCTTGCCATTAAACTCTCCAGTTGCCCAATCTAAATAAGCTTGTTCTGCCGTAAGGTTTTTGCCTGGTATACTATAAAAACAAATATCTTTAGAGATGTTTTGCTCTCCGGTTACTTGATATTGTTTTTGCTCTCCTTTGACATTTACATTAACTGTATCTAATGAATTTCCTGGAATAGATTGCAAGCATCCATCTTCATCTATGTATGTTTTGTATTTAATAGTCATTTGTGCACAAAAACCAACTTCTTTTGGTTGTTGTACAACTTCACCATTAACCAAAGCATTTTTAACATTTGATTTACAAAAATTACAAGGTTCAAGTTTGCCTCCAAAATTATCTATGTTTGTATCTGTGTAAGGAGGAGTTGCAAATTTTTGTCCATTATAATCTCTTTGAACACAAGGAGGTTTTGGTTCATTACCACGCCTTAAATTATCTACAACTACAGCTGGATTGCCTGGTTGTGGTACTCCAGCTATACCTCCACCACCACCAAAACCACCACCACCTAAACCAAGACCTCCTAAACCACCTAATCCGCCTAAACCGCCTGGATAACCATATCCACCGCCAAAACCTCCTGGTCCTGGTCCTGGAGGCAAACAGTCTAAAAGACCTGGAGTTCCTCCATAAATAGCATGTTCACATATTTTTTTAATTCCACAAGCTGTATTTATAAGTATAGATTTACAACATTTATTAACTATATTAGTTATAATTCCATAAACACCTCTTATATAAAAAGTATATACTTCTTCTCCTGGTGGACATGATCCATTAACAGGATTAGTTCCGGTTGGTAATGGATTTGGTGGTTGTGGGCGTGTAGGACCAGTAACAGGATTTGTAGAATTAGTACCAATAACACCTGGGCCAACAGCATATGGTTCTGGTTTAACCAAAGGACTGTCTGGGTTAATAGCTAAAGCAGAAGAATTAAAATTATCATCTGGATCTTCAGCACCTTCTGGATTTGCTAAATCTTGCGAAGGAACTATTTCTCCAGTAGGATTTCCATCTTCATCTACATAAGGTCTTCCAGTCGCAGGATCTATTTGTAAGTTATAAGTTAAATTATTAAAATTTGAAACAGTTGTACATTTTCCATAAGAAAGCATGAATGGATCAACATTTTTAATGTTTGCTGACCAATGAGACATAATGTCAGCTTGCGTAACTGGTGCTATATTAGATAAAGATGTTAATAATTCTCCCCATTGAGCAGCACTAATAACCATGCCCTGACCTTCTGCCATAGCTGAAGGAGAACCATTAAATCCAATAAGATTTTCACCACAAGGACCATTCTTTTCTAGAATAGCTTGTTGTAATGAACCACTCATATTTGAACTACTGAATGGGCCTACAAGCGGAACATAATCGCCTTCGTTATATAATTCATTTGGCTTATTTATTGAAAAATATTTTTTAGGATCTGTTTCTTTTCCATGAAAGTAAGAAGAACATGCTTGTCCAACTAAACTAGCAGCACTATCAATAAACTTGCTTCCGTTATTTCTATTTAACCAAAGACCTTTTAACAAACACGGTCCAAAACCAAAGTTAACAGCTGAATTAGTTCCATTTAACATATTTCCTATTTCAAGCGTGTTATGATTACCTATAAGTGCTATAGTTCCATTTTTAAATCTATGTAAACCAACTTCTGATTCTGGATCTGGATAATAAACCTCACATCTTGGATTACAAATTGCACCAGCTACGAAATTTGGTAACCAACCAGTATCTCCAGATATATTTACAGAACCTCTATAGTATGGGTCTGGTCCATAAAGAAAACCACGCTCATATGGATCGTTATAAAAACCAATAGTATTAAAAGTTACAACTAAGAAATTAGAATAACCATCTTCTTCATTACCTCTTCTTGTAAAAGCAGGACTTAATATAAAATAAGCTGTTTGTGCAGAAAATGTGTAGCCTTCTGGGGTTGTATATTTACTTGTTTTACAACCAGTTTTTATGTGTTCATCAATTTTTATATTTAATGAATCAGTGATTGGATAAGAAGGTTTTCTACAATTTGTAGCATCTAAATGAGGAACTGGAAAAACATTGCTATTAGCTAAAACATTTGTTAACGCAAAATAATTTCTTTGTGCCTCTAATAATCCCATTGCAGACGCAGATATTGATGGTAACACAACGCCAAAATCTGGATTATTTTGTGCTGGAAAATCACCGCAATTAAAAAGATAAGATGTATCACTTCTGTCGGGACTTCTAATATCGTGAATATTTGTTCCATGAACTGAATGTTTTAACTGAGTAAATCTTAACCAAGATCTTCCAATTCTACCCTTTTCTTTTTGTGAGTAGTTCCAATAACAAACGGTATTCGACATAACTGGACCACCAGAATTATTTACTGGATCGCCAATGTCATTTTCAATAACTTTTCTTACATAACCACCAACAGTTATATAGATTTTACCATTTCTAAATGTAATTCCATCGGGCATTTTAAGAGCAGTACCAGAAGGACCAACGGTTGTAGTTGTTCCTCCCGGCCCTGTAGTTGTTGTAGTAGCTGTAGTCGTGGTTGTAGTTACAACAGGAGGTAATGGAGGACGATTAATACTTATTTTTGTTGTTGTTGTTTGAGTATTTGGTGTTGTTGTAGTAGTTGTTATTAAACCTGTGCAATCTGGTTCTAATGTAATTCTTGTGGTATTATTATATTCAATATTTGTTCCGCCTATATGCCTTATTTCTTTTAACATACCTCTGATATTATATATATTTCCTATAGAGTATGCATCTAATGTTTGGTATATAGAAAGAGGGTTTTTAGGATTATAACTTGCAGCAACATAGAAAATCGGATTTGAATTTTGTCTTGTCAAAGTTGATTCATGAACATAAAATTCTGGTTGAATATAACCATATTTTAAAAGCGATCTTCCATAAGGTAATTGTTTAAAAGAACATTCCCACCTAGATATAAAAGCTTTTTGTTGTTCTTCATTTTGATAAGGAACAATTTCTTTTATATTTTTATCATAAAATACTATACCAACTAAACAACCATGACTTGCATGCCAAGGATCTCTATTCAATACGACAGAATTAAGATATTGTTTTTGACTTGGATTTCTAATTATTATAGGAACAAATCTTTCATCTTTAAATATAGAGCCTGTTCCTGAAAGTTGATCGATTATTTGTTTTTGTGAATCATTTAATTGTGGATATGATTTTTTCCAAAAATAAAATGTTGTTCCTCCAGATTGATATTCTTCCTGTGTATCAAACCAAAGTTGTAATTGCCAAGTTATATAATGAAGACCTATATTTATATTTGATCTAGAAGAAAAACCTCTTAAAATAATACTTGTGTTTATAAATCTTTTTGTGTTTAAGTTGAAAAGACACTTTCTTGGAATGTTACAACTTTTTAAAAAGTCATAATATGGACCAGTTTCTTCAGGTGGATATTCATTGGTTAATGGATCTGTTAAAATAGAAATTGGTTTATAAGCAAAATAATATAAAGTTGGATCATTATTAGTAATAAAATCATTAGATGTTAATTTTTCAAATCTTCCATCTGGCAAATCTGTTACATAAATTCCAGTATAAGGACTAGTACTATATTGTTTATAATAATTTAAAAATAAATTTAATTCAGGACAACAATTATTTGCTGGTTTAGATAAATTATTTAAATTAAAACAATATTGAAAAGTTGATGTCAATTCTGCTTTAGCTAAATCGCATGGTGTAGGAGGTGCACTTGTAGTAGTGGTTGTAGTAGTGGTAGTGGTAGTTGTACAGATAGCTAAAGAAGCTGCCTGTAAAGCAGTTTCACATTCTTCCTGAGATGTGTATATTCCACTTCCATCAACTTCACAAACACAATCAAAACAATCTAAAGCTTCGTTATAAACAGATTTCCAACTTGGACATGGAGTTGTACTAGTGGTAGTTGTTGTGGTTGTTGTAGTAGTCGTAGTCGGAGGAGTAATACTACTACATTCAACATGGTGAACATGAGCATTGCCATTAAAGAAACTGGTTATTACAAATTTATCGGTATCGGTGTTTTCATTTTTTGGAAAGAATTCTATGTTATGAAATAAATAGTCTTCACCGAGATCATATTCATGCCAATTAAAACTATCAAATGTAAAATATATATATCTTTTATCAGTTAATGCTATCGCACCTATTCCATTTGAAACTACATCTATAAATTTTACTGGGGCATTAGCATTAATATTATTTATTATTACTGATTGCCACTGAGTAAAATTATTTGGATATGAAACTTTAAGATTACCATTATTATCTATTGCTAAATAATGCAAAGAATCAAAATCTATTCTTTTGTAAGTGGATTTGAGTGTTATGCCTTGGTTTTGAGCTATTATAAATGTATTTGAATTTCCTTTTTTAACATAAACATCATCCGATGAACTTGTTGATAATATAAAAATATCACTATTATTTGTAATTGGTTCTAAATAAGCATCTCCATTAAATGTACCTTCAAAAATTTTACCACTTCCAAAATAACACTTATATACATTGTTGTTTTTAGTTAAAAAATAGTTTTTTGTAACAGAAACTACATATTCTTCAGAAGTTTCAAAAATTAATTGTTCTGGAGGTAAAATACTTGGAGCAATAATCATAGAAGAATCTGTGTTTAAAACAGCTTCTATATTAAAATTAATATCAATAGGCGTATTAAAACTAGAATTATTTGGTGTGTTTATTAAGTTATAACCTAAATTATCAAAAAGATCATATCTAATTTCTGTATCAAATAAATTAATGTCATTTGTTTTATAAAATGTCTCTAAATTTCCAAGTATATAAATAATGGCTGTTTTATTTGTATTATTACCAATAGAAGATAAATAACCTTTTTTAATATATGGACTTGGAGAAGTAGCTTTTTCAACTTTTACTGTTTTCCAAGTTCCAAAACACTCTGGAGGTGCTTGAGTAGTTGTTGTAGTCGTTGTTGTGGTTGTTGTCGTTGTTGTCGTAGTAGTTGTGGTGGTATTTAAACTAGTAGTTGTTGTAGTTGTATTAAAATTATTTTGTAATACATGCACATCGCAAGAACATGATTCTGTTAAAAATTCAAAATTTGGAATTGACTGAAATTTATTGAAAGTTGTAACAAATTTAGGTTCTATTATTGAAGTGTTATTTTTATTAGTTGGACTATTAAAACTTCTATACATAAAAGGAAATTTTTGATCATCAGTATTTCCAAAATAAACCGGAAGAGTTTGATAAAGCAAAACAGTTTCTATGCCGGTTTTTAATGGAACAGAAAAATTATTTGAAACAAGAGATATTTTAAAGTTATCTAATCCTAGATCACCAAGTTCTGTTAAATTAGGTTCAAAAAGTTTTATATATGGTATTTTTATAATATTTAAACATTCAACTGGAGAACCAAAAAAAAGCACATCATTTAACTGATCGGTTAAGCTTTTTCCGGCTTCGCCAGGTTCATAAAATTCATAACATTGTTTTCGCAAAACAATATACAAACTGTGCCAATCAGCATCAGATGCAACATATTCCAAATTACATTTATTATAATCGGTATCCAAAAGTATTTTATAATCTGTAGCGTTGTCATCGCCTTGCTCAAGAATAAATTTAGAAATACTTGGTGCAGTTCCTGATGGAAGACCGTTATTTTGTAATAAATATTTAAATGTATAAAATTCAAATGGTGTAGCTACAAAGAAATTTGAAACAAAGGTTGTGTTTCCATTTATAATTTCGGTAGTACGATTTTCATGAATAAAAATAGAACCTTTAATGTCATATTTATCTTCAAATATTTTTACAAAGTTATAAGTTATAAAACCAGAAGCATTTTGTGTTAAAGTTCTGCATTTTGTTTGTGCTTCTTCTATTTCTTCAGTATTGGATTTAAAACCAACAAATGTTCCTGTATTAACTAGTCCTAATGACGCAGAAGGATTTGATGTAGAAAAATAACCTGTTAAAAATTCATTGTTATTAAATAATTTACCAGATAATACACATTGACCATCCCAAGCACCTTCTACTTGTTCTTGTGACCATCCAAAAATATCTGTCTGAACACTCTTATTTGCAAAAAAGTTTGGTATAAAAACTGATTTAATTGAGTTGTATAAATTTGGATCGTATTGTGGAGCGGTTGCGATTATATGCGTTCCATCGGCATATGTATTAGAAGATGTTTTTCTACCACCTGATAAAACATAAAATCTTGAATTAGAAGATACTATATTACTGTAATAATCATTTATTTTTGAAGTATTTAAAGTAAATTTTGAATTAAAAGAACTAGGGGCAGCACTATCAGAATATAAATTAGATAAAAATCTATTTTGTATATATAACTGTCTTTCGTTCTGTGGAAAGATAGTATTTTTTAGATCATATTTATCTAATCGAACAAAGCCTATTGATGGAGGTCCAAAATAATTATTTTCTATAATACTAGAAAATGTTAAAATTATACCGTTTCCAAACTTGCCTACAATAATATCAAAATCCCAATTGAAATTTCTATTAGAATTGTCTTTATGAGGAATGTAATAACTAGATGTTTTAAAGTTATGTCTAGTGTCATAAGTTGAAGCATTGAGATGTAAATTAAATCTATAGTCATTTAATTTTAATACTGCTGAATTACTTGTATAGTTTAAATCTTCAGATGTTATAAATACCGCAAATTCATTATTTTGTGGTGGATTATTAGGTCTTACAGTTGTTGTTGTAGTGGTTGTAGTTGTAGTGGTCGTGGTAGTTGTGGTTGTAGCAGTCGTAGTCGTTGGTGCTGTCTTTACATTAATTGGTATATTATGAATAATGTCTTGCAATGAATTGAATATAGAACCGTTTTGCCTAAGTTTTATAGAAGTTTTTACTGTGTCTAGTAAATAAGATCTTAAAATATATCCTAATGTTAATTTAAATGATGGTATTGAAGACACGCCATTAGTTACATCTCTAGAACCAAACGAAAATGTTTCAACAAAATCATTTTGGCCATTATCTATTACTTGTATAATTATTCCAGTAACTGCATTAGAAGCAGACATATTAAAATTATTAGCAAGTACTCCATTTTCATCTAAAAAAGATATATAAATATTATTTGTATTAACAAATGTTTCATATGCTTCTAAACTTAATTGATCATGTTGTGTGCTTGAATTTGCGATTGTAGCTGGATTAGTCATACTAGCTACAATTTGAGAAGCGACAGAACCTGGTCTTAAAACAGTAACTGGTGACCAATCTGGATCACTATTAGATATTTGTGCTGCATTATCTAAAGTCAAAGTAAATGTTAAATATACTATAATATTAGCATTATTCGCAAAAATAGATGGATCTGTTCCTATCCATTCTAATCTTAAAGAATTAGCATCTATAGTATAAGTAGAATTTGTGGATATAGATTTAGAAAATGTTCCACCAGAAGAATTTTTAATTAAAAAATTATTATTAGAAGAAGTAACTGTTAATGTGCCTACTGCTTTTATTGGTGATAAAGGTAATCCAGAATTTGTAAAAGTTAATACTATATTTTCTGAAATAAGAGATTTTCCAGAAGAATCTAAACTAATAGATGTGGGAATTCCAGCTGTTACACGAAGAGTATCTGGGTATACAGCAGTAGGACTTAATGTCGTTGTGGTAGTTGTTGTAGTAGTCGGAGCGGAATTAATAGATTTAATAGGAATCCACTGTTGTGAGTTTGGATTCCAAAAAAATGTAGCATTGCTTGCTGTATTATACCAAAAAGCAGGTCTTTTTCTTTCAACTATTTTTGGTTCATTGGGCTGTCTATATACTAAAGAATCTCTAGAAGGATTAGAAATTCCTGGCAATTCGTTAGGATTAGGCATATGCGTTTCCTGAGAATGATACCCAATTAGAACCGTTATTATCAGTTATCCAAAAATATAATACAGAATTAGTAGTGTCATACCAAACAGCAAAAGAATTGCTTGGTGGATTTGACGGCCTACTAGGCTGTTGATAAAAGTTTACCACAGCTAGTCCTGGAGTTCCAGCAGATCCTTGATAACCTTGAAATCCTTGTGGGCCAGTTGGGCCAGTAGGACCATTTTGGCCAGCTTGACCGGTTGGACCAGTTGGACCAACAGGACCAGATGAACCATTAGATCCTGGAGTTCCTGGAGTTCCATTAGAACCATTAGCACCAAAAATATCACGCAAAGTAAAGGTTCTATTTTTTGAAGATTGTGTAGATTCAAGTATCAAAGTTGTAGAAGATTCATTTATAGGAATATCCCAAACAACTATGTTTTTAGTTCCTGCTAATGGGTCATTATTTTGAGTTGTAGCTACAGTAGAATTTGATCCTGTCGCTGTTCTAATAGCTAATAATTCTGGAGAAGATGTGAAATCAAAGAAGTATCTTTGACCCCTTATAATTGTGATCGGTTCTGTATTACCAAGACCTTGTATTTCAATTAATGAAGAATTATTTGTTACTGTATATAAAGTTCCGCCTCTATCTCCTTGATAACCTTGAAAACCTTGAAAACCTCTTGGGCCAGCAGAGCCAATTAAGCCTTGTCTTCCTTGAGAACCTTGTGACCCAGCACCACCTTGAAAACCTTGAAAACCTTGTGGACCAGTAGAACCATTAGATCCAGCATTACCTTGAAAACCTTGTGATCCTGTAGTTCCAACATTTCCTTGAAAACCTTGCGGACCAGTAGAACCAGAACTTCCAGATAAACCAGTAGAACCTTGAAAACCTTGTGGGCCTGTAGAACCAGATGTTCCAGTAGACCCCTGAAATCCTTGAGGACCAGTAGATCCATTTGTACCATTTGTTCCAGCAGATCCTTGGAAACCTTGACTTCCTTGGTTACCTTGAAAACCTTGATCTCCCTGAAAACCTCTAGATCCAGACGAGCCAACAAGTCCTTGTCTACCCTGAGATCCTTGCGGACCAGTTAAGCCAGTTAATCCTTGAAAACCCTGAAATCCTTGGGGTCCATTAGAACCACCGGTAGCACCAGCTTGTGCAACAGTAGCCCAATATAAAGGATTTAAATCTGGCTGTTTTGGAGAAGAACTAGTACTTGCAAGTATAGCTATATAACTAGTGCCACCATAATAAACTACATCGTTAAGAGAGTAATTAGTAGAAGATGACCAATCACCCTTCCAAGATATACCAGTATTACCTTGGATACCTTGAAAACCTTGAGATCCTTGAGGACCAGCAGCACCTTGAGAACCTTGGGAACCATTATTTCCAGCAGCACCTTGAGAACCTTGAGATCCTTGGGAACCATTATTTCCAGAAGCACCTTGAGAACCTTGAGATCCTTGAGGGCCAGAAGATCCAGCAGCACCTTGACTGCCTTGACTGCCTTGTGAACCATTACTACCGGCAGAACCTTGTGCACCTTGAGAACCAGTAACTCCTACTGGACCTTGAGATCCTTGAGAACCTTGTGATCCAGAAGAACCAGTAGATCCTTGAGATCCTTGTGGACCAGAAGAACCTTGAAAACCTTGAGAACCTTGAGTTCCGGCAGATCCTTGATTTCCTTGAGATCCAGTAGATCCTTGATCTCCTTGAGAGCCTTGAGAACCTTGATTACCAGTAGACCCTTGATTTCCTTGAGATCCTTGTGGTCCAGTAGAACCAGTAAAACCTTGATTGCCTTGACTACCAGAAGAACCTTGTAAACCTTGAGATCCAGTAGAACCCTGTGGTCCAATGACACCAACTACACCCTGAGAACCCTGAGAACCTTGAAAACCTTGAGTACCAGTAGATCCTTGAACACCTTGGACTCCGTTACCACCCTGCAAACCTTGCAAACCCTGAGAGCCTTGTGATCCTTGAGATCCTTGTAAACCTTGAACACCTTGATTGCCTTGAGGACCAGTATAATCGGTAACGGAAATAGATCTTATAATTGCAGGATTAGTTATTGATTGAACAACTATACCGCTAGAAGGAGCATCTAAAGGTATTTCATAAGTAATGATTTGACCTGTACTTCCAGAAGATTCATTATTATTAGAACTAGTTCCAGCAACATTAGTAGTTAAACCATCTCCATTTCTAATAGCTACAAAGTTAGATGTTAATGCGGAAAAATCGAAAAAGAATTTTTGTCCACGACAAACAGTTATTGGATCTGAATTGTTAGAAATGCCTTCAACGGCAAATTGATTACTTACTATAGAAAAAATAAATTTGGTTCCACCACTTATACCTTCAGAACCCTGATATCCTTGTAGACCTTGAGATCCAGCCGAGCCTTGACCTCCTTGACTACCTTGACGACCTTGACTTCCTTGAGAACCTTGTGATCCTTGTGAACCCTGCGTTCCTTGAGATCCTTGCGATCCCTGTGTTCCTTGTGATCCCTGAGATCCCTGACTACCTTGAACACCTTGCGAACCGGTATAACCTCTGTCTCCCTGAGAACCTTGTGATCCTTGAGAACCCTGAGATCCTTGCGAACCTTGTGAACCCTGAGAACCTTGATTACCTTGCGAACCTTGAGATCCAGAAGTTCCAGTTGATCCTTGGGAACCTTGTGATCCTTGAGATCCCTGAAAACCCTGACGACCTTGTGCTCCTTGTGCTCCTTGTGCACCAGTAGCACCGTCTCCAAAAGCTGCCCAATAAGTAGAAGCCGTTTCTGGATTTTGATTAGTAGATGACTGAATGGCTATATAAGTAGATGAATTATATTCAACTATATCGTTTGCAGTATATGATGCAGAAGAAGACCAAGTGCCCTTATAAAGAACACCTATAGAACCAGTATTAATTAACGGCATTTCTTATCCCTCTTTTGCAACAAATTCTTTTCCAGAAGATGCACATATTACACTAACAGCCCCATTTGGAATAAAACCACTTTCAAAACTTAATTGACCACCAGTAAGAACTGGGTATGAATTTGTATCTGTAGCAACACCATCTATATTTACATACATAACTGTATCGGACAAATTAACAAATAATAAATAATTTCTTTGTGGTCTTGCAGCAAAAACAGTTTGAGCCACATTGGCTTGAGTTATAGTTCCAGAGCCATCTGTTAAAGTACCAAAAGTTGAAGCGTCTACATAATTAATGCCAAAAGTTTCTTCTATGGCTGGTTGTGGTAAGTCTTGATATATTTTTGCACCACCAAGATAAGTTCCTCTATCAGTACTTTCAACTCCTGGTGGAGTTTGAATATAAGCACCGCCATAAACAAAATTTCCACTACCATCAATCCTATTTAAATCTGCCATTTCTCACCTCATCTAAAATATGAATTTCCACCTTGATTATTTGGATAGTATGTCTGATCACTGTAACCAGCAAATACTCTAAATGGTGCTATGATAGCTGCTCCAGCTATAACGCCACTTCTACCAGTTTGATAGTCTAATTTAGCTTCGTCATAAACGGCACACCAACCTTTTTCAATAAGTTTTAGTCTGCCGTCCATTGATCCACGCAAATCTATAGAAGAACTACCATCTCTAATAGCTATGCCTTGACGAACACTTGTTCTTGCTTCAGATCTTTCAATAATGCAAGCTGCTTTAAAACATACTAAATTTATAAAGTTTTCATCTCTAGATACATTACGAACAGTAGGATCTGGACTTATTGTTAGTCCTTGAATATCAACACTATAGTTTACAGGAAAGTCTATATCTGTAATAACAATTTGTGCAGCAACTGCTAATGTCTGAACTAATCTACCATCAGTATAATTTGGATTTGCTGAAAGATCATCTATCAAAACTCGCAGCAAAGTTGTCATTTCTGACTGCCACAACATAGATAACCTCAAGCAAAAGGAGTAATCTTTATCGTACCAACAAATAAAGTAGAAATATGGTTGTTAGGAAATAAAGCTCTTATTTCAAAAAACCATCTTCCATAACCCATTTGTTGTAATTGATTTTCAGTCAAAACTAACGAAAGTTCTGTTGGAGAAACAACCGTCATATTTACTGAAATATCTCTTACAATAAATATTACACCAGCATTAGTTATATATGTGCTTTCATCTAATGTAAAAGTATCTGTAATCGGAATGTAATTGGAATCTAATATTTTTTGCAAAAAAACATTTTTAATTATAGTTTTATTTAATAAATTTGCCATTTTAGTCGCCAAAAGGTGGAACAATTATCATATTTGCCACCAATAGCGTTAATACATGACCATTATATAAAGTGGCTTTAACTTCATAAGACCAACGACCAGCACCTATAATAGCAAGTTCAGCAGAAGAAAGTTCTAGTCTAAGAACAGTATCATTTATAATAGTGAAGTTTTTAGTAAATGTTTCTTTGCCAGCAATAATAAACTGAACAATAGCACCTGATAAAGTAGGCCATTGAGAAGATGTTAAATCTATAGACCTTCCTTCAGCAGCAAAATAATCATCTATTAATCTTAACTCTATTGGTTCTGTTATGTCTGCTGGAACAGGACTCTGTTGGGTTATAACAGAAACACCACCAGCACCAGCCCTAGTACTTACTTTGACATCTACATATTCTAATTCTTCTGGATTTATAGCTAAAAAACCAATTATTTCAGTTCCAGATTTAAACTTAACGCCACCTCTAAAGTTTTGTGGATAAGCTGAATATGTCCATAAATAATTACCATTTCCTATTTCAACAAAACCTATTGATATAGGTAATGTTATATCTGTTCCATTAGTATCTACTAAAGTGGCTGTTAAATTAGTCAAGCCAATATATCTTTTGCCTAAATCTAAAGATATAGAAGCTTGATAAGACATTAAACAACCTCATAATTTATTTTTTGTTCTGATTCACTTGAAATAGTAGAATCAGAATACACATGACCAAATACAATATATTCATTAAGCATTAAGCTTTCTGAAATTTGTACAATGCCACTGTTTGCTAAAATCTCAAAATTAACTTCTTGCTGGCTCATTTTCTTCCCTTATTTGTCTTTTTAAAGCTTGTATCTCTCTTGTATTTAAAAGAACTTGATTAAGAATTTCAAGGCTTTTATTCTGAGTATTTACTACAGTTTCTATTCCAGCTTCAAGTTTATCTAAAAACTCCAAATGCCTTTCCTGCATTGGTAAAATAACTTTTTCACCCAACCACATGCCTGATTTATATGCACACCATACAAAAAACACTAAAAATGAGAAAGAAACGCCAAATCTTTCAACTAACTGAATAAATTGGTCGCTCATTTGATTATCCTCTTAAGAAGTTGTGCAAATTTATATACACCATTATAGAATACCTTTATTTTTACCTATCTTATCAATTGCATATAAAAACATACCTACAGATTGAGCCACTTCTGGATCAGCAGCAGCTTCTGCATAAATATCATCTATATTTTTATACACCGTCAATTTCTTCTATACTTGTGGCATTTTCAACAGCTTTTCTTCTACTTGCAAACACACTTGACAGTTGTGCCCTAGCAGAACCATACTGTAATAATAATTGTACCATTTCGTTTATAGAAGTAAAACTTATAGCTGTATTATCTAAGGCTATAATTTGAGGTAGTGGCAAATTTAAAGCAGCAGCTTCTTTTGCAAGAGCGAATACGCCAGATATAAGAGCCACATCATTGGCTGATAAACCAAGACTAAATCCTTGATTAGAATTCCAACCTTGAGCAATGGCAGCTTCCCATTCCTCATCAATCTTGGCCAATTTTTCAAGTTTCTTTTCTTGTAGTGGCCATTCACTAATAACTTGTTGTGCAGCTTGTTTTTGCTGGTCTGTGGAAATATCTGGGTCTTTATAAACTATTCCTATAAGTCCATCTTCTTGAAAATAAACATTTTCAATAGGGCAAACTGCCATTACTTTTTCGTTCAAAATTTGCATATTGTTATTCATGTTTCACCTAGCACCACAAAACAATTCCACAATTCACTCCATACCAATTTGCTGTTGATGATGCGTTTTGAATAGGGGTTACATAATGGTAACCAATACTGCTGGTATATCCATGTGTTGAAATAGTTCTTACAACATATCCTGAGATTTGCGAATCAGTATAAGCTGTTCCAAAAAATGATGTTGTAGAATCCAATCCGAAACCAGCTTGAGCAGTTGATCCGGCAGCACCGGTTCCAACAGCCAATACCCCAGTTATTAAAACTGGAGACTCATTAAGTCCATTAATAAAATTAAGTCTGGTAACGCTTGCTCCACCATTCCATTCTCTACTTGCACCACTCCATGCAAAATTAAGTGAAAAAGCGGTAACAAAACCATGCCTTAAAATTCTGTTGTGATTGTTCCATAGGTAACGATTGGCAGCAGAATCTTCAGTTGTAGTTGCAGCAGTTGCCCTAAATGTTCCAAGATACCTTCTGCTTAAATCTGTTGTTTTTACATAAACACCATTTTGAAAAGATATTGCAGAACTTCTTGAAGAAGTAGTACCCCATGCTACTGGAGGGTCTAATGCTAATGTTCCAGAACTTAAATAACCAAATACATCATACAATGTTCCAGAAGATAATCCTGAAAGTGCTAATGTTTTTTCTGTGAAAGAACAATTTACCCAAGAAGAAGATGATGTGTTATATAAACTTATTTTATCACCATTATAAGGTGTGTAGTAGACATTAGATGCTGATGTGACATCAGAAGTTGTTACTGGTGTACCAGATGTTAATGTCAATCTTCCACCTGAAAATAATCCTTGTACTTCCCAACTAGGTGCTGCTGTTCCGTTAGAACGCAAGACCTGACCAGATGTTCCAGCAGCAAGAAATGAAGTCGCTCCTGAACCTGTGTTGTAGGGAATCTGTCCTGCACCACCGCCAAGCAAATTGGTAATTCCGTTTGTCCAGCTTAAGTTTCCGCTACCATCTGTTTTTAAAACATAGTTGTTGGTTCCAGCAGTAGTAGGCAATGTTAATGTGTAATTGGTGGCTATAGTTGCTGGAGATTGCATGGCAACATAATTGCTGCTATCAGCGTCTGCAAATCTTATGTCTGTCTGTGCATTTAGGTAAAGATTTCCGGTGGCATCAAAATAACTGTATACAGTAGTTCCTAGATAATCTCTGAACTCTAGTAATGGGTATGTCTGACCACTTGCACCAAAAATTCCAAAAACACCAAATGCAGCATTATTGCTGTAAAGAGCTAATTGATCATAAGCTGATGAGCCATATGAAAAGGAGGAAGTAGCTGTAAAACCAGCAGAACCATCATTGTATTGAATATCTCCAGTAGAGCCAGCAGCACTTGCACCAGCAGCACTAGTCCAAGATAATGTTCCTGCACCATTAGTTGATAAAACTTGTCCAGATGTTCCATCGGCTGTTGGATAAGATAATCCAGCAGCAACAAGAGTACCAATAGTAGCTTGTCCAGCTATTCCAGCACCACCAGCAACAATTAATGATCCAGTACCAGTAGTTGTACTAGCAGTAGTATCATTGATAGTAGTAGCACCAGTTGGACCGATAGAAAACAGAGTTGCTGTTGTACTATCTTTTAATATAACTAAATTTCCAGTTTGTGATGCAACAGCATTTATCGTTAAAGTATTGTCTGTTGTTACAGTTTCAGTAATCGTTAATCCACTTAAAGTTCCAACACTAGTTATAGAACTAGTATTCATCCAACTTGGTGCTGAAGTTCCATTGCTTTTTAAAATTTGACCACTTGTGCCAGCAGCAAGAAATGATGTAGCACCAGAGCCAGTATTATATGGAAGTTGTCCTGCACCACCGCCAGCAATATTTGTTGCAGATGTAGCATTACCGCTTAATGAAGCAGTTATAGTTCCAGCCGAAAAATTTCCCGAAGCATCTCTTTGTACTACATATGAAGCAGTATTTGTTGAACTGGAATTAATTCCTATTGTTCCAGTTGATGTAATAGTTCCACCAGTAATTGGCGAATTTGTGGCAATCGAAGTTACTGTTCCATTACCTGTACCAGCACCGATAGAAGTTCTAAATGTAGATGCAGACTCTGCTGTAACAGTATTGTCTGCATTAACTTTTAAAAATGTTACTGCTGAAGGATTTGTTAGCGTAAATAAATTACTTCCTACTGTTGTACCACCAAGACTAGTTCTTCCTGTAGCAGCTACTAAATTTGTTGAGCCACCATCCCATTGACGGCGTTCAGAATATGCGGAATCCCAGTTGGTCTGACTTGCCGAAGTTGGTAGTGCATAGCCAGTATCCATCGCAATAGCGATTGTTCCACTAGATGTAATCGGAGAATTTGTAACTTTCATTCCTGTTGGAACAGATACGCCAACAGATGTTACAGTTCCACCTGAAGATGGAGACGAGTTAGTAATTGTAAACGAAGGGTAAGTACCAGTAACCGATATGCCAGTTCCAGCAGTCAATGTTACAGTCTGATCTGGTGAACTATTGGTAATAGTGAAATTTGGATAAGTACCGGAAGTAGAAATTCCTGTTCCAGCAGTCAAAACAACAGTTTGATCTGGTGATGAATTAGTTATCACACCAGTCGTATTATTGTATGAAATACCAGTTCCAGCAGAAAGAGCGGACCTAGCCCTAGTATCTGTGTAATAAAGATTTGAGCCTTCACTTATACTAGATGTTGATCCAGCTACATTTTCCCAAACTTTAGAAGAACTATTGTATTGAATAATATCATTATCAGCTAAAGTTCCACTATTAATGCTGACATTATGTAATTCTTCTAACTCATAACCATTTTGTATATTTACTAATATAGAACCTTGATTAACACTTACATTTACTACAGTTCCAATAAATACAGCATGATCTGGAGCAGTTGGTTTAGTAGTAGTTAAACCACCAGCAGTAGTTGGCGATAACCACAATGTATTTCCAGCAGAAAAGCTAGAAGTGTTTACATTTTCTAAAAGTCCTTGAGCTACAACAAAACCATCAGCATTATGATTTATTGTTTCTGCAACAAGGGCATATGTTTTACTAGAATCAGTCTCTGTATTTGCTTGTGCTAATGCTACTGTTGGTGTGCTACCACTTGCACCGTTTACATAAACAACTTGTTTTGGACTTAATGTAGATCCAGTAGAATTTTTAACTTTAGTTCTAAAATTTAATACTTCTTTAAATTCTAATTCACCAAAACCATCTGTGCTTAAAAACTGTCCACCTATTCCATCAGAAGGTGGTAATGTCCAAATTGTGTTTGCAGAAATTGAATCAGGAGCTTTAAATCCAACATAATTACTTCCATTAGCCACCAACTCTAAAAAACGAAGTTCGCTAGTATTTCCAGCAGAAGAACCATATGGGGCGATGCTTATTTGACCAGAGCTATATGTGAATTCAGCAGTTCCATCAAATGATCCTGCGTTATTATATTGTAATTCTCCAGAACTTCCTCCTGGCGTAACAGTAGCTGGATCGCCTTGAAACCCTTGGTTACCCTGATCACCTTGGAAACCCTGATTACCTTGGTCACCTTGGAACCCTTGGAACCCTTGGTCACCTTGGAAACCCTGATCACCTTGATCACCTTGGAACCCTTGGTTACCCTGATCACCTTGGAAACCCTGATTACCTTGGTCACCTTGGAACCCTTGGAACCCTTGGTCACCTTGGAATCCTTGGTTACCTTGGTCACCTTGGTTACCCTGATCGCCTTGAAACCCTTGGTTACCCTGATAACCTTGGAACCCTTGGTTACCTTGGTCACCTTGGAAACCCTGATTACCTTGGTCACCTTGGAAACCTTGATTACCTTGGTCACCTTGAAACCCTTGGTTACCCTGATCACCTTGGAATCCTTGGTTACCTTGGTCACCTTGGTCACCTTGGAAACCTTGACTACCTTGGTTACCTTGTAATCCTTGATTGCCTTGGAAACCTTGGTTACCAGTATCGCCTTTATCACCAGTTCTAGCGAAAGTTAATAAAACTTCATCTTGATCAGAAAAAGAACCACTACCAGAAAGATAAGAAACATCTATATCAAAATAACTTGGACTAGAATCAGATAAAGAATTTATTGCGTATATAGCAAAAACATTTGGTGAAAACTTTTTAGATATCTTTACATGACCTTTAATAGTACTTGTTGAATCATCTATTGTATTTAAATAGATAGACAAATCTATATTTGCATTGTTTGGATTATCATCAATTAATAAATGTGTTGCAGAAGAAATATCAGAATTATTAAATCTTATATAATTATCGCCTGGATCGCTTATAGATGTATTTAATCCATCAAATTTATACTCAACAGTTACACCGCCGAAATTTCCATCATTACCTTGTGAGCCTTGCGATCCTTGAATTCCTTGTAAACCTTGTAATCCCTGATTACCCTGTAAGCCTTGAGTGCCTTGATAACCTTGAGATCCACGATCAACAATCATATCCCAAAAATATTCTTCTGGTGCATTTCCAGCAGAACCAATCGTAATCATCATTACCCATAATTGGCCGTTATAGGAAACTGCATCTCCAGCATTATAAACTATGCCACTATTATAAGTACCAACATAATTAAATGGTTGTGATCCTTGATAACCTTGATTGCCTTGGTAACCTTGAAAACCTTGATCACCCTGAAAACCTTGTTCGCCTTGATAGCCTTGAAACCCTTGGTTACCTTGATCACCCTTGCTTAATACTAAATCCCAATTGCCTGGATAAGCAGGAGGAATGTATCCTGCTGCACCAATGTAATTACTCATTACATAAAGAGAACCATCATAAGTTACTGCTTGACCAACAGAATATGTGACTCCATTATTATAAGCACCAAGATAATTAAAAGGTTGAGAACCTTGATCGCCTTGGAACCCTTGGTTACCCTGATCACCTTGGAACCCTTGATTACCTTGGTCACCTTGAAAACCTTGGTTACCCTGATCACCTTGGAACCCTTGATTACCTTGGTCACCTTGAGAACCTTGGTTACCCTGATCACCTTGGAACCCTTGGTTGCCTTGGTCACCTTGAGAACCTTGGTTACCTTGATCACCTTGGAACCCTTGATTACCTTGGTTACCTTGGAACCCTTGGTTGCCTTGGTTACCTTGAAAACCTTGTCTACCTTGAAAACCTTGGAACCCTTGGTTGCCTTGGTTACCTTGAAAACCTTGTCTACCTTGAAAACCTTGAAAACCCTGTATACCTTGAAAACCCTGCGGTCCTTGATTACCAGCATTATTTGGTTCAAAAATAGTATGTATAATTCCATTACTGTCTAAAACAAAACCTTTCTTATCTACAACATTTATAGCAAATTCATTTATTTGCATATCGCCAGAATTTGGTATAGATCCAGCTATGTAAGATCTTTTTGGTTTTATTGCTATATAAGGATCTTGTGTTGTATGCGTAGGTGCTACTGTTGTAGTAGTAGTCGTTGTAGTTGTGGTTGTGGTCGTAGTAGTTGTAGTTGTAGTAGATTGATTATATGCAGTTATTGATACATTAAAATTAACATTACTAATCCAAGAACTTGAATAAAAATCAAAATAAAAAGTAGATCCAGTAGGAACAACAAAACTTTCATTAAAACTTAAATTTATTGGATATACATATGGTTCTGGAGGTTGACTAAAATTTGTATATGTACTATCTGAAATTGGATAATTAAAACTACCTTTATAAACTAAACCACTACCAGATATATTTAATGTTACGAATGGTGGATATGCATCTCCTGTTTCTGGATCATAAGAAAGTATCTCTATAGTTACATTTGAAGATGGCGTTATTGGAGGTTCAAGTGGAGAATGAATTGGACCTGGTCCAGATGGAGAAAGAACCATAGAAAATGAATCAGAACTAGCATATGGCCAATCTGTACTTGGACCACCAATAGAACTAAATGATGTTTGATAATTTAAATAAGATCTAAACTTAACAACAGATTGTTGAGGTGATTGCGTTGTAGTTGTGGTTGTTGTAGTAGGATTTGGATTGATATAGCAATCAAGTTTTGCAAATTGATCACCGCTAAATGTAATTAATTCAGTTATTATATATGTTCCACTTATATCTCCAAAACCACCACTTAAAATAATAAAATCATTAAATGATAATATATCTCCAACTTGTAAATCATAAGTAGTCCATGTAGAACCATTAAAAAAATTAATTGCCGGACCAACACCAACCATACTAGCTGTCAAAAGTTGATAAGGGCCACCAGTAAAATAAAATCCGTTATTTGAAGTTATTGAAGCTCCACTAGGGGTATTACTAGCAGAAGAGCTTGAAACATCTATGCTCCAATTGGCAAAACAATCTCCTGAGTTATCTGGAACAAAATAAAAACTACCACTAGAACCCACTTCAATTCCATTAGCAATAATTGAAATTTGTGATCCAGCATCAATATATATAGGAAAAGAAAAAGAAAAAACATGAGGAAGCATTGAAGCTGTTTCATTAATATAATCTATAGTTCCATTAGGACCATAGACTCTTAATATTAAAGAAGCACCAGTAAATTGAGCAAAAGCTGAGTATTGGGCTAATAAATAACCAGACTCTGATGCATTAAAAGAAAATACAAAATAACCTGGATTTGGTTGATTGTTTGCCTGATAAACTAAATATGGATCTTGATATGTTCCAGAGCCTGTATATGTAGCATTTATTATAGATTGATCGATTGTAAATGACACTACCAAGTTCCTCCATCTACATCAACCCAAACAAGTTGATTAGAACTATTGTATGTTAATATTTGTCCGGTAGATCCACCAGATGGAAAACTTGCTTCACTGCCTTGAAATCCTTGATCTCCTTGATAACCCTGATCACCTTGATAACCCTGTTCTCCTTGATAACCCTGATAACCTTGTTCTCCTTGGTATCCCTGAAACCCTTGTGAGCCAGCAGTAAGAATTATATCTTCTTTTGCCCAATGATTTATAGAATTTGGATCATATCTATATACCCATAAAATTAATGGATCTGTGTCATCTGGAGCAAATGCCCATTGATAAACTTCTGGAGGACCACTCGGATAAGTTGTTAAAAGATGAGTTTCGTTTTCAAAAGTTCCTATAAATTCTGAATAATGACCATCAATACCTTGATAACCTTGAGAGCCTTGATAACCTTGTGTTCCTTGAAATCCTTGATTACCTTGAAGACCTTGATTACCCTGTAAACCTTGATTTCCCTGCAATCCTTGATTACCTTGAAGTCCTTGGTTGCCTTGATTACCTTGATGACCTTGAAAACCAATAGAGCCAACAAGACCTTGTCTACCTTGACTGCCTTGAAGACCTTGATATCCTTGTAAGCCCTGATAACCTTGTGGTCCACGAATCGGGCCAACATTATCCCAATAAACAGGGCTAGTGCCTGTGTATACAACTCCGTCTCCAATAGCAGCAGTTCCATTGTCTGGATTAGGACAAGATTGACTAGCAGATCCTTGTGCTGTAGATGTAAGTAACCACATATCTCCAATAGTGGCAGTTCCAGTTTGATTATTGAAAATATTTTGCCAAGTATCAGAACCTTTTATTTCAACTCCAGCACCTGTTTGTCCTTGATTGCCTTGACTTCCTTGATAACCTTGTAAACCTTGACTACCTTGATTACCTTGCAAACCTTGATTGCCCTGTAATCCTTGATTACCTTGAAAACCTTGATTACCCTGAAAGCCTTGACTACCTTGAAGTCCTTGATTTCCCTGAAGTCCTTGATTACCTTGAAGACCTTGATTTCCTTGAAATCCTTGTAAACCTTGATTACCTTGAAGACCTTGAAAACCTTGACGACCCTGAAGACCTTGTAAACCTTGATTTCCTTGTAAGCCTTGATGACCTTGTGTTCCTTGATTACCAATATCACCAACAAGGAGTAAAGATATTGTAATTTGTTGGTTGTTACTTAGTGAAAACCCAGAAGATGTATTAACATGTTCTATGTTAAACGAAGCATAAGTACTATTAACTGTATTTGAAGATGTTATTTTAAAAATAGAAAATTTAGAATTATCATTAATTGGTTGAATAACTATATATGATTTTACAAAATTAGTAGAATCATCTAATAAAGAATAAATAGAACTAATATTATTAGAATTTATATCTAGACCACTAAATAAGGCTATTGTCGCAAGAGAAAAATTAGAGTTATTTAATCTAAACTGTTCTGGAGTTGGAACACCAGATGTTAATGTACTAAATAAATAATTTATATGTAATGAACTAACGCCTTGATAGCCTTGAGATCCAACTTGTCCAGTTATATTAACATCCCAAACATTACTACTTCCAGTGCCAACTACATAATCCACATCAACAACTATGCTCGATGTGTTTGGATCAGTAGATAATATAAGACCTTCTAAAAAATGAGATGTATTATTATTATCTACTATCCTTACTCTAATACCAGCCCTAATAGCATCTATAGATAATACAGAAAGAGTTTTTAGTCCAATAGTTTTGGATATAGTTGATAAAGATGATGTAGCACCGAAAGAAATGCCTATTGAACCTTGATCACCTTGAAAACCAATAAAACCTTGGTTTCCTTGATTACCTTGATTACCTTGATTTCCTTGATTGCCTTGTGAACCCTGAATACCTTGAAGACCTTGAGAACCAGTAACAACTCCTGGAATAAAGTTAGTGCCATCAAATTTAATGACATTTCCAGAAGAAGGAACACCTACAAAATCGTCTTGATCTTGTATTCTTGATGGTCTTTTGCTGAAATGCATTTTTTATTCCAAAAATTTTGGTGTTATTCCATTTATACAACCGTCTATATAGAATACACCACAAAAAGCAGCTATTTGTTTTGCTGTAGATTCAGTATTTTGCATTAAGTCTGAGTAATTAACTATTAATTTTCTGCCTGAAAAATTATTAAAAATATTTTCAGCTGTATTATACTGTTTTTCTATAGTATCTGGAAAAGCTTGATCGCCCATAAGCATAGAATATTCAATATTGGCTTTGTTTATATTTCTTTTTGCCCATATTATACTAGTTTGTATTGAAGTTTCTGATATGAACTTATTCCATGCATCTTTTTTTAGAAATTCAAATGATCTTGTTCCAATTTTTCCTTGTTGAACTGTTTTTAGTTTTAAATCCCAGTAATTTTTTGGATTTGTATAAATATATCTTGTGTACTTATCATTGAAACTTCCTGTTGGATACCAGTCTGGATTATCATTTGCATTCTCTCTTTCTCCCATATTTATGCCAAGAGAGTTTAATATTTTGGCTATAACGCTAGTTCCAGATCTATAAGAACCAATTATAATTGTGCAATCTTTCATTCTAAATCCTCGTTTCGTTCTTTGAAATAATTCTCAATTGATTTTAAAAAGTCTTTATTGTCGCCTACATATCTATACAAACCTTGATCGTTAACTAAGTCTTTAGAAACATTAAAATTAGTATCTTTTAAAATTTTTTGTCTTTCTATATATTTTCTATTAACTTTATCGCCATGATTTAAATGAAAAATAGGTTGATCTATATAATCAAAATTTATTTCTACATTAGATTTGTTATTTAGTATATCTTTTAAAAAACAAATAACGCTATCTTGTTTTCTTTTTATAAAAGGTATTTCTATGTCTAGGCTTAAATTAAGCCATTTAAAAAGATTAATAGTGTCTCCGCCACCTATAATGCATTTATCATATAATGGATTATTCAAAAGTGTTTCTTTCTTTGTAATCCATGCCATTCCTGGGTTACCAAAAGTATAATCACTTGAATTAAAAGTTTTAATGTAATTTTCTTTTCCGTCTGATTTAATTATTTGCGATGAAACACTCGGAGTGCTATGACTATAAAAGCCATGATTTCTATAATGATTTTTTGGTAAATAATAAACATCAGAAAATGGTTGTATAAATAAATTTTCTTTTTGATCCAATTTATTTTTTGCTTCTTGCACCCAATTATCATCACTAAATAAAACATCACCATCAATAAAAGCTATATACTTAATAGAATCTGGCATTTTTTCGGCTAGATAATTTATAACTCTTTCCTTTTGCCAAAGTAATTGATCTGACTTTAAAGCAAAAAGACCTTGCATATTTAAGTCAAAACTATTATTTGTAGAAATTTCTATAGGAACAATTACACATTCATATTTAAGCATATGATTATAACAAACATTAAAATTTCTAAATAAAGATATTCTTTTAAAATGATTCCAATAATACATTATTATTGCAGTATCTAAATTTTTCATGCTTTTACCTTAATTTCTTGTGAATAAGGAATAAGTTGCATTTGATTTAATTCAGCTTCTTTTGAAGCTATGGATTGACCAAAAAATACTGTGTTTGGAAAATAAGCTAAATATTTTGTAAACATAAGTTTATCTATATCATCGTATGATGAATAAACAAAACAATAAGATTCATCTTCTGGATTAAATTTTTCTGGATCTACAAACTCAACTCTTTTTTCTAATCCAAATCTTTCTAACCAAATTTTTGTGCCAATAAAATTTATTTTAGTTTTAATTGGAAAAGCTATAATTTTACAAGCCGATTGTGCCAAGACAATAAGTTCTGCTGGAGATGAACCTACATAAACAACTTTTTTTTGATCAGCTAATTGATAAAGTTTTAAATAATCATCGGCTATAAAAGATTGATCTATTCCGTCTGGAAGAATTAAAGGAAAATCAAGTTCATCAAAATCAATTTTTTTATTATCAAAAAGTAAATTTAACTTAGGCCAAAAACAAACTAGGCTATAATAACGCATAAAAGAATTTATGCTTTCTGTTATACTATTTTTTACTTCAAAATTTTTATATAGATCTTTTATGTATCTAGATGAAAATAAAAATGGACCAAATGTATTTTTTTCTAAAAAATTTGTAATGTTATAGTCAGGGCTTCTAGATTGAAAAATTGGTCCTACATAAAGTTTTAAAATTGCTACATCTATTTGATATCTAATTAATGGTTTCCATGTAGACAGATTATTATAAAAAAATTTAGAAAGTTTTTGTTTTCCGTCTAAAAATAAAAAATATTCATAAGAGTCTAAAGATGAAGCTTCATATAAGAAACTTTCAAACAAATCTCTTCTGTTTTTTCCATTTATATATACTACTTTTCCGCCAAAGTCAGTTTCTTCTAAATTGCTTTTGTTTCTTGCGTTGTCAAAAACTACCAAATTGCTAAATGGTTTTGTTCCAACTTTTATTTCTGATACTCTAGGACTGCATATTTCCATAGTATATCCTCCTACTAATATATTATATAAAAAATCCATCAATGCAACAAAAAAGGGCAGAGCTTTCGCTCCACCCTTTATTGATTTTTATATTGGAAGCTTTATTAGAAAGCACCCAAAAGAACACGACGATTATCGAGAACTGCAAAGCCATGTTCGCCGAAACCGTACATGCCCATTCTACGCTGACGATGGAAAGTAGGATCTTCAAAGATCTCAATTTCCTGACGAACAGGCATTACAAAGCTGTCACGCTTCTCAAGGTCAAGACCAACAACCAACTCGCTCTTGCCAGACAAAGATCCAGACAAGGTAGAGGTATAGTACAGCTGGTATTCCTGACCAACGCCAAGTTCATCGATCTCATGGAGATTTACGCCAAAGATCTGTGCCAAACCATTTTCTGGAGATACAAAGATCTCACGGCGGGTAAAGTCGTCAACCTCATCAATATCCCAAGTGCGAATGTCTTCCATCGCCTCTGGAGATACATAAAGGTCAGTCAACTTACCACGATTAATCGAGGTGCTGTTACCACCAGCATTTCTACGCATTACGGTCTTCATCAAGGCAATAAGCCTCTTGCTGAAGTATCCAGAGGTAGCAACGCTGTCAGTTACAAGCAAGTTGCGACCCTTACCAGCAGCAATGATAACATGCCAGCCATCATTGTTATTCTTGCGGGTAAAAGAAGCTTCGAGAACTTGCATTGCACGACCTACGATATCCCAACGAGCATCACGAAGATACTTGAGGGAGAAGTCGATGGAAGCACCAACTTCATAAGTCTGAACAGTCAAATAATCGCCTTCTACATGGCGTTCAGGAATACGACCCTGTGAAGGAATAGTATAAGCGATGAAATCCTTCTCAGAACCAGGAGCCAAGAAATCCAATGGGAATTCTACGGAAGTACCTGGTTGGAAAACAACCTGTTCAAAGATGTTTCCAAGAATATCGCCCTTCAAAACGCCCTGACGCAAAGGAAGAGTAAGAGCCTTTGCAAGTTCTTTCTGAGCAGCTACAGCAACTTCATAATTGTTGCTACCAGCCTGTTCAGCAAGTTTTACCATTTCTGGAGTTGGAGTCTTCATAATTCTATTATCTCCTCTCTAATTATACGATTGGAAGGTCAATGAATACTTTTGCATACCCATCTGCGTCAACTCCGCCGAGGAACTGACCGACCTTTGGAGTACCAGAGGTCTGGGTATCGGTAAGATTACCGTTAGAAGTAAGATAAGCTGAGTCACCAGCTGCTGGTGAAACACCAGAAGCAATTTTATTGGTAACAACCCAACCTTTTGTGAGAAGAGGGAGCTTTTCACCAAGAAGCTGCTCATCTTTGTGCCAATTTCTATGCTGACGAGTAATGTCAATAGAAACCATATCGGCCAAAGAAAGACCAGCTGGAACAAGGCCGGAAGGATTAGAAGCCCTAGTTACAGTAGCTACATCATCGTTCAACGCACCGGAACCGGAAACGCTGAAAACGAGTACTTCGCCCTTTTCGATAGCAATATTGCAGATATTGCTAATATCAGTTACAACAATGTTACGATCTGGTTTAAGAGCCATGAGAGTTTTTCTCCTTATTCTTCGTTCTTGCCAAGGTTTTCAATTTCAACACCAAGATATGAAGCAATCTGAGAAGCTACAGTCTGAATTGGATCTACATTATTAAGAGCAGGAGCGTTTAAAGCTACCTCTTCCTTAACTTCTGCATTTTCCAAAACTTCTTCGGTAGCAACTACTTCTGCCTTGTCTTCTTCAGCCATAGCTGCTTTTGGACAGGAGCAAGTTTCTTCTTTCTCATTCATGTCTTCTTTAGGCATCATTTCTGCTGCCTTCTTCAACATCATGAGTTCTTCATTCATCTTCTTGGCAGCTGCTTCATACTCTGCCATTTTCTTAGAAAGATAATCACTCTGTTTGGCAACAACGCCAGCAAATGACTCATCTTCAAGGTTGTTAGTAAGAGCGACAATCTCTTCTGCTTCGGTCTTGGACATGCCAAGCTTTTCTGCAACAAGAGAAATTCGATCACTCTTCTTCTTTTCATCTTTCATCTTCTGCAACTCTTCGGTAGCTTTAGCAAGCTCCTGCTGCATAAGATTGGCCTTGGCAACAGCTTCAGAAAGTTCAGATTCAAGTTTTACTGTATTTTCAACAGCTACTTCAACCTTCTTTTCCATCTCAGTTGCCTCAACCTTTTCGACAATCTGTTCAGACATTGAAATATTCTCCTTAACTTCTGGAGTCTCAAGACTTTCATACCCCAAATCGATAGTTTTTGCTTCGGTTTGGAGTATCACGCTTTCGGGGTTAGCCGGTTTTCGCACAAGTCCTTTTCCAGAAAATATAATATTTCGTAAAACACGACCTATCTTCTGGTTACCGTAAACACCAGTACCGCCATACGCCCTTAAATATTTAGTTAAGAATGAAGTGGCTTCATTTCTAGCTATAATTCTAGTTCTTGCTCCATCAGTAACCGCATAATCAAAATTGCTAAACAAAGCTTCCATGGAAACAAACCAGCCACCTTTCGGTATTTCATTAACTATATTTTGTATTTGTAATTTTTTTTCTGGATTTTCCCATTCTTTATAAATTACAGCAGAAGTAACAATGTTGTAATCTTCAGGTGCAGATTCAGCATTAATCGGCAATCCATTTTCATCTGCTGGATAACAACCAGTAATATGACCAATGATAATATCTTGATTGTGTTCTAAATTAAACGGTTTGTCTTCTGGGGTATTTCTAGCAGTCCACATTTCTTGAGAATCAAAAACATCATCGTTTTTATTCCAGCCAGTACTAACCAAAATAGACTTTAAATAATATAAGTCTTCTTGGTTTTTGTTTTCTGCTTTTGCTATTTCAGCTACTGTTCTATTAGATTTGTTTTTAACAAACTCTTGTTCTTGTGCAGAAGATACAGAAGCCACCATATCAAAAGCAATAGAATTACTTGCTTTAACAAGTTCAGAAACACCGTCTTCAATTTCTGTTTTATATGCTTCAATCATGGTTCACCTCTTTTAAAAATTACACCAAACCAATTAAGTATTCTTTTATACCAAGGTATATAACCATTTATATATAAATATGTTGTGTCATTACAGTACTGAGGTTTGTCTTCAAATTCCGGTAAATACTCAGTTGTATTTTTACTTTCAAATAAAATATTATCTGAATATTTATTAACTTTTATTTTATTTTTTATATCATAACTTAATGACTTTGGCCAAGCAGATTCTAATACATCTCTATGATTATTGCTTAATACTGGTGGCCAAGAGTGTTTATTATTTGTTATTGCAAAAACAGCTGTTTTCCAAGCTTCTAAATAGTCATTATTCCATTTAAATACAGATGCTAAAAAACCATCATTAATTTGTTTTTCAAAAATTTTATAAGCAACTGGACTAACCCTTGTATCTGTAGCATGAACAATGATAAAGCAACTATCTCCGTGTTCTTGAAAAATAATAGGAAAAGCTTTTCTAAAATTTATACTCTCATAAAAACTGGTATTTCCTACTTTGTCCAAAGTTTCTCTGTAAATAATATCATGAATCAATTTCCTTTTTTTTAAATCGTCTAAAATCCATTTTTTAGAAATTTCTGGATCAGCCCACAAAATATAAATAATGGGGCTGTGTTTAAAGAAAATTCTACATCTATAGATATGCTGAACATTATCTATTAGTTCGTGATATCTACGATGCAGAGTTATCAATATTATCGGTCTTTTGTAAGCCGATTGTGTGCATTGCATATACAGAAGCTTGTATCTTTCTTGTTACTTCTGATGTTGGTAAATTTCCAGTTTTTTCTAAGTATTTAGCCATGCAAGTCTTAAAGAAATCTTCTACTTCAAAAGGTATTTCTATTTTTTCTTTTAATGAATTATGAACAAAAGCTTTTGTTACTTTTTGATCTGGTTCAACTCTGCAAAGCAAAGCAAACTTTATATGTTCAAATTCATTTATTTGAGCAACAGAAAGATCCCTAAGAGTTTTCTTGTTAACACTTTTTAAATATGCGGGCTGTACAATTTCAGCTATAGTTTTTTGGGTTTGCTCTGCCCAATTAAGTCTATCTACAAAATCTGATGCCATGGCTGGTTTAATAGTTCTTCTCTTCCTTGGTAGCGTATCTGTCTTTCCTTGAGGTCTGCCTTGTCCAGATTCGCCCTTTGGTTGCTCTTCTGTATTTTTAGTTGGACTTGTTTGTATAGATAAACTTGCATTTGGATCTTTTATTCCAAAATATTCTGGAGATAACATACCTAATTGAGCAAATAACTTTTCAACACTTTCTTTGTGCTGTGGACTATGGAATGGTGAAGCTTTAGGAGGAAGCATATCTTGTTTTCTATAATCTCGTTCTCTGCGTAATCTAACGCTTTCTATTTCTGGTATAAGATTAAATCTTTCCTGAACAGCTTCTTCGCTAATAATATCTCTATCTGCAAGTTCTATTAACAATCTCTTTTCAGCAGCTTCGTCGGATAAAGTTTGATGATCAAAGACTATTTGGGCTGGTAATTTAAACCCCATAGCCATTTGAACAAGTTTAATTTCTCTTTCCCAAAATTCAGTTACAACATCTCTGCCGTACTGAAGTCTTTCAATTAAAGTTCTCAAACTAATGTAGTTATTTGAAAATCCAGAACCTACTGGCAATCCTGTTAATGAAGGAGGAATACCAAGTCCTGCATAAATAGAGTTTAAGATAGGTTTATATTTTTCTTCGCCTAAGAAATTTACTAAATCTGTTTTTGTTTCAACAACATCTATTTCTGGACCCCAAATAAGATCCATGCTGCCACCACCAACATTGTTCATAAGCATATCAGCAAGTCTGCTTATAGCTTCCTCAGTTGGTAAAATACGATGTTCTAACGAACCCAACTTCCAAAGTCTAATGTGACTGATAGCACCGTCTAATGCTGCTAAATCAGCAAGCTTCATTTTTTCTAACATTTGCAAATCTTTTAGCAAAGCATATAACATCGGCTTTGCCCAAACTTGCCAGTCATCTCTTTTATAATAGAGGGCAACCGTTTTATTAACATCTAGTGGCATTAAAAAACCGCCACGAACAGCATAATCATCCATTTGAGTTGGCAATGATTTTATAATTTCTTTTTCAATATCAGACTTGGGATTTTTTAACTTCCTTGAAAAATTTTCTGTAACCCTAATGCCAAAACGAAAAGCTCTTGGTCCAATAAATGGGGCAATTTCTTCGCCGTATACCTCAATAGAGGTTGGATTATAAATTGTATATTCCCAAGGTACTTCTGATTGTTTGGGTTTTTTAATAAAATTCTTTTTGGTTTCAGCTGCCATTCCTTTTTGAATAATATCTATTTCTTCTGGTTTTAAAATTGCTGTTGCTCTTTTAATAATTACATTTCCAGCACGATAAAGTAAATTAAGTATTCTTTCTGTTCTTTCGTTACCACGAATTTTTTTAAACCACTCTTTATAAAACTTTTCAATCTTTGGGTTTGGATGTACTAAATCTACTCCTTGACAAGCAAACTCACTCATCATATCTATGGTATTACGAACTATACCTATACGCTCATACGCTTGCATACAAGCAGTCATAATATCTTTGTCTTTTACTGGTATTTGTTCATTCGGTCTAAAAAAATCGTAATCCCTACGATCAAAACCTTCACGCACAGAAATATTTGGGGATTCAACATTTTTAAAACTGCTAGAAGCAACTGTCTTCTTTACGACATGACCTTGATTATTGCTTTTTGCTATAGCTTTTTCTTTAGATTCAAGGCTGTTTTCTTCCCAAGTAACAAAAAGATCTTTTTTTTCGCTCATGATAATCCTACTTATTAAATTGTAATTGGATCATAATTGAATTACACCATTATTCTTCGCCGGTTCTCCTAACTGCTTCTCCATAATTTCCAACTTTTTTAATACCTTGGTTAAACCATTCTGGAGCTATATACATAGACTTGTTTCCTTTTCTGCCAGATAAAGTATTAGAAAATCCACCCAAAGCTGTATATTCTTGTTGAGTTACAGTTCTTTGAATTTGTCTGGCCGTCATATTAGCCATTAGCAAAGATGAATATCTATCTTTTCTGGTTTTGCTTCCTCTAATTTGATCCTTAAAATCAGGAGTATCCCAGCGATCTCTACCACCACCAGTTAATGTATGCACTATACTGGCAAGTTCGTCTTTCAGTTCTTCTATTTCCATAACACAATCTTCTAGTGTGTCATATAGTTGTATATCTTTTCCTGCTGAATTGTCATATACAATACGCCCTTTATCTCTGTCATCTTCAAACGCTAAACCTAAAGAAACGCTATCAAAGAAAGGAAATAAAAGTACTTTATCTTCCATATCTTTGCGAAGTCCATGATTGGCTTCTACAACCCACTTTCCATCAGCAAAATTAACCATATTAAGAATGTGTTTTCCGGGTTTATCGTCAGAGTCTTTTCTTTTCTTAATGTCTGGATCTATAGTTCTCCAAAAAGCCACTTCTCCTGATTGGAGCTTTGAGTCATCGTGTAAAGCTTCTTCTACAGATATACCACCACCCTGACTATCTATAGCTATCTCTCTACATGGAAATAACTTAGCTAAATCCCTTATTTTTCTTGCACAATAAGAGTAGAAGTTTTGTTCCTTTGTTATGCCTCGTTTTAATTTTTCTCTATGTGCTGCCCTATTCGTTGTCCAGCAATAGACAATCCTTCTAGTATTTTGATGTAAAGCCAAAATAATAACGGAAAAGTTATCTCTTTCAGAAGCTGGATCTACAGCCATCACATGTTCTATTCCTGGCTCACCAACTAAAGAGGCAGAAAAATTAATATCTGACAATGGACCATCAGGTTTTCCTACAACGCATGACTCTATCAAACTACGCTTGAAAAATCCTTCTGAATCAGTTGCAAATGTCGCCCCATACTCAATCATGTAATTCGCTCTTGTACTTGTCGCTTTCGCTGATGATATCTGTTTTTGATCCATGAAACCAATTGGTAGTAACTCTACTGGTATTCTTATAATTGAGTAGTCACGCCAGTTAAAACCAGCAGGTATTGGTCCTTGGAAAAACTCTTCGAGCTTTTTTGTATCTCCGCCACTATTGATGATTGTGCGATAAGAGTTCCAGTTCTTATAGAAATGATTAAATGAATAGTAAGCTGTTCCTGAGATTATGTTTTGGTTTGCTCTTAAAGTTCTACTTTCTTCTTTTTCATTTTCTTCACTCCATAATCCAAGTTGTTTCATTAACCTAATTCTTGCTTGATCTTTAACAGATTGAGCAGGAGAAGCAGCTACTGATGAGAAGCCCCTAACAACATTCTGGTAAATTTCTTCTTTAATAGATGCGAATTCGTCAGCGATTGTATAGTTTGCTCTTTGACCACGGATCTTATCGCCATTACCTAAAGGAAGTGCAAATCCAACACTATCGCCAACGATCATGTCAAAACGATCTACTGATCTGCTTGGTCCTTGTTCACGATTGTTTTTGCCACGACCAGTTCCACATAAATCTCTATAGATATGTCCATTTACCCAAAGATTTTCCATGTATTCAAAAATAACTTTGGCCTGTCTAAATGCAGCACCAACGATTGCAATTTTACAACCTTGTGTAAATAAAAGTCGTAACATTGCATATAAACCTAAGATAAAAGACTTTCCACTACCACGACCAGCAATAAGCATAGGGAAGGGGCGATTCCAAAGCTCTTTCAAAATCAAATGCTGGAACGGCATAATTTCAATATCGAATAATAATTTACATGTAAAAGGAAAATAATCTGGATTACGCATGATTTTTAAAAGATGCACATGCGGATTCTCTTTGTCATAATGCGTCATCACATTGAAAGGATGAATAGTTCCGATTGGCAAATCTAAAAGAGACTCTATGTGCGAAATGTCCGCTCCGGGCCGAATGCCCTGAATTTCTTTTTCAGAAAGCATCCAAGCTTTATCAAGAACTTTCTTTAGTTTGTCCATAGTGCTCACATACTCTCTTGAATAAACTAGATGCAACTTCTTTTCCGTATTTTCCTGCAAGGATAATCTTGGTCTTATACTTTACTTCTATATCTAAAAGTGCTTTGACAATAAACTGCGGAGTTATTTTTATATACTTATACTTACTTGGCGGAATTTGTGTCGATTGTGGAAATTTGTAAATGTCTTCCATAGTAAATTCTAAAACTATAAATGGTAATTCAAATTCTTCAAGCCTTAATAACTCGTCGTGAAATCTTTGTTGCGTAATGTTGTTTGAAAACTCGCTAAGATCACCTTTGCGTTCTATGACAAATTTATTTTCAAAACCCTCTAATGAATAATCGCCGGTTTTTAGTGTAGCGATAGTCATTCCATCACAAGATGGACCTGGGTTAAACTCCCAACCAAGCTGTTCTCTAGTGTCTTTGATTACTTTATATTTTTTGCTGTTCATAAAGTTGATAGTCAGACATAACCATGTCTTTAACTAACTCTTCAAAGGTGAAGGTGGGTGTCCAACCAGTCACTTCCATGATCTTTGTAGGGTTTCCACGAAGGTGTTTTACTTCAGATGGTCTAAAAAGAGACTCATCTATATCAACATATTGCTTGTAGTTGTCAATTCCTGCAACAAGGCAAGCTTCTTCTAGAAAATCTTGAACGGAATGGGTGTTACCAGTAGCTACTACATAGTCGTCTGGCTTGTCTTGATCAACAATTAGCTTCATCGCCCTAACATAATCCTTTGCATGACCCCAATCTCTTTTAGCTTTTAGATTTCCAAGACTTAATTTAGGTAAATGAAGACCTCTTTCATAACAATACATGAACTTTGCTGCCCACAAACTGATTTTTCTGGTCACAAAGTTGTGTCCTCTGCGTGGACTCTCATGATTAAAGAGAATTCCGCAGCTTGCATGTATGTTATATGAGTTGCGATAGCAGTTTACGAAGTTGTGTGCTGCTACTTTTGCTACTGCATAAGGACTTTCTGGTACAAATGGAGTAGTTTCGTCTTGAGTTCCGTCTTCTTCGACCATATTTCCAAATTGTTCGGACGAACTAGCCTGATAAAACTTCGCCCAAGGAGTAATTTCCTTGAAAGCTTGCAAAACATTGAAGCAACCTAGTGCAACTGAGTCAAAAGTTAGCTTTGGTTGGTCAAAAGATATGCGAACATGTGATTGTGCAGCTAAATTGAAGACATAGTCGGGCTTTTCAGCAGACAAAATGCTCTCAATCGAGTGATAATCGGTCACATCGCCATAAACTAGACTAAAATCGGACGAATTCATCGCATTTCTTATGCGAGAAATGTTTTCAAACGATGTTCTTCGTGTAACACCTACTGTTTTGATGTTATTTTCAAGCAAATGCTCGGCTAAATACGATCCATCTTGTCCTGTTACGCCAAAAATTACTGCTTTCATGTGCTTTCCTTCTGTTCTTCCATAGTGTCAGCGTTCAAAATTGGCAAATCGGAGTTCCCATCCTCATAAACATGGGCAGATCCTAGTCTTTCCATCTCCTTAGATGACACATGCTTCATGATTTCCATGTGTCGCCCCATAAGTTCTCTGTTCTCTTCGTCTTGTAACTGCTTGATAATAGCTAAAAAGCTCTGTTTTGACGACTCAATTCTTGTAACTCTCTGCTCTCTAGTGGCTTTTAGGTCTTTTAGTAGTGCCTGATGCTTCTCTTCAAGCTTAATGAACTCACTAGATCGTGCTTGCTCTGCCTGTTTTGCTGCCTGAATCTGTGCTTCGAGCGATAAAACATACTCTCTGTCTTGTTCTGACATTGCAGAACGGTCTGGAAAAGTAGAAAGATAGTCATTTTGCATAGAGACAAGCCTAGCTATCTCTTGTGCTGCACTGTATTTTGCTTTCGCATTACGGTGCATCATAATTTCAAACTTTATAAGCAGAGAAATTTGAGTTTGTTCGGTCACTAACACATCATCTTTGAACTGAGCCATATACTGAGCGTACTTTTCTTCATAATAAAGCAACTCATTGGGCGAAAGTTCTTCTGTTAACTGCTGCCAAGTCTTTGTTCTCTTAATATCCTTAGCTATTTCAACTTCTTTTTCGTTTAAAGAAGCCAATCGGCGATCAGCCTTGAGCATTAGTTCGCTCTGTTTAATCACTCTCTTTACTTGAGCCTCGCTCTTATTTAATAGAGTAGCAATTTCTGTAACGCCCATGGTTTTGGACAAGTTAAGAATTTGCTCCTTGTCATCACTCGTTACTGTCGTCTTCCTCGCCATTAGTTCTCCACTCCGAAAGAATGTCTTTTATATAAATTTCTAATTGTTTTTTCTTGGCCTTACTTATAGAAACACCCGCCCTCAGTTGTAAATATACCTGTCTTAATTCTACTGGAAGTTTTTCGTCTATTAATTCTAACATTTCTTGAGTGGCGACATCATTAATAATATCGGAATCTCTTTCTATACTTTTGTCGCTAACGCTTGTGATATCACATGGTCGCATTAAGTTTTGCTTAGAGGAATTTCTTTTTTTCCAAGCTTTATATTTATCGCAGTACTCGCCATTTCCATGATCGCCCTCTTCATGACAAATTTTACAGGGCGGATCTGAGCGGTGAAATTTATCTCTTTTAAAATTAATCAGTCTGTTTTTTATATGTGAGTACAAGAAATTTTCTAGGGGGCGTTTGTTGTCGTAACGAGCCATAGCCTCCAAGCCAAATATTCTGGCTTCTTGCCTAATGTCATTTATATCGAAATAACCAAAGGAAAACCCTTGGCCTAAAATTGAAACTATCTTGTCTATTATTGTAATTACTTCATCTACATCAAATTTTTTAGTTTTCAGTTTTAATGTTTTCTTCGATGATTTTTTCGGCATCTTTTGGATCTGTTTCTGTTAGTTCGGCCTTTGTTTTTTCTGCCAGATCTTCTTGTGCTTTCGTACTTAATACAGTTATAATATTTTCATCTGTCATTAAAACCTCCTGAGATGTAATATGGCTAGAGTCAGTTGGACGGAATCAATGTTGAAATTCGTAAGAGAAAATCATCATAGCATGACTGACAATCAACTTGCTCTTGCTTTATCTTCTATTATAGGCGTTCGTGTGTCAAGTCATAGCGTCAGAAACATTAGAGAAGAAAAGGGTTATACAAAATGGAAAAGGTCTTCAACCAAAGATCACCCCACATCGTAGTAGTTGACAACTTCTACAAAGATCCAGACTCTATAGTTCGTTTAGCAGAAGAACAGGAGTATCAGCCACAGAGCAAATACTACAAGGGCGTTAGAACGGCGGAACGCTTTTTATTTCCATATGTAAGAGAAGAGTTTCAAAGACTTCTCAATTTGGAAATTACAGATTGGTTAAACCAGCCAATGAATGGCATTTTCCAGAAGACTAGTAAGGATGACCCTCTAGTGTGGCATAGTGATAGTCAAGACTATGCAGCTGCTATTTATCTAACTAAAGATGCTCCTGTAACTATGGGAACATCATTTTGGCAAGATACAAAGTTTGGGTGTAGAAGACCGCCTAGCCATCCACTTGAGAATAAGTCCGTTCAAGAGAGTGAAATCTACACAGAGTACAATCTTTTGCATAAAGACAATTGGCAGTTAGTTGATAAAGTAGGGGCGGTTTATAATCGACTAGCTCTTTGGGATGCAAAATTAATACATTCAGCTAGTGAGTATGGTTCAATGGATCGTTTAGTACAACTTTTCTTCTTTAGCGTCAAAAGATAGGGCGAACTATGAGAGCCTTTTGGCAATTCTGGGGAAGTTATTTTAGCAAAGAACAATGTGATGAGATTATTAACAAGGCGTTAACTATTCCGTCTATACAAGCAAGTACTTATGGGGCGGTTTCCGACCTCCGAAGTTCAAGAGTCAGGTGGATACATAGGGGCGATTTGAGTTGGAATTGGATGTTTACGCATATAGAGAACATATTTAGAAGGGCGAATGGAGCTTTTGGGTTTGATCTTAACTATTTTCACGAAATCCAGTTCACAGAATACGATTCAGCCTATGGTGGCCACTACGGTTGGCATGAAGACCTATTATGGGTTCCCAGAAACGATTCAGCAATTCAGCGTAAGCTCTCAATAGTCATACAGTTATCAGATCCAGCTGAATATACAGGGGGCGATCTTCAGTTTGATATGGCAGAAGAAAAGCCTGACGCTAATCATTTAAAGTTTCAAGGATCTGCTATTGTATTCCCTTCTTTTGTTAAGCATCGAGTAACACCTGTCGAAACTGGTCGTAGATACAGCCTTGTAACTTGGTACGAAGGACCGCCTTTCCGTTAAGGGGCAACCGAGGAAGTTTAGGTAGTACATTTTGTTGTGTGGGTGGGGATTATGTTTGAACCGCCCACCCCCCCGGGGCCGGGCCGGGTCGGTAAGCTGGGCAAGATAAATACCCTAGGCAAGCCGTCGCCGTAAAGCCTTATACAATAAGCACTTAAGAAAAATAAAAAAAACAAAAAAATTTTTATCGCCATAACCCCTTACGCCATAACAACTTAAAATTATTTTAAAAATATTTTATAAAAAAAGTATTTTTGCTATTGTTTTTTATTTTATTGGACGATATACTAATTACATAAGCAATGCACTTCGCAATGCTAACAGTAGTGAAAAGGAATTAGAATTATGACCACTTCAATCGACTATGCAAAGATTACTGAAAAGCTTGTTTCCGCACTTGGCAAGAAAATACGCAACTATGCGGACTGCCAAGACATAGCTCAAAATATCCTAGTGTATGCTTTGCAAAGTTATAACCCTGCTATGGGATCGGCTTTTGAAACGCACTGCTTTACTGTTATGCGTGGCAAGTCCATTGATTTCCTGAGAAGTAAATCCCGCAAGGGTAATCTGGTAAGCTGGGATATCCTTGAAGCTAATGACAATAATTCAGAAAAAACACTAGCACAAGGTATAGAAATTGCCGAAAAAACCTCCAAGTATAACCTATTGGAGATTGCAGAAGAATACTGCAACGAACAAGAATATTTTATCATCCAACGCAAGCTTGAAGGCTTCGATGGATATGAAATAGCCAATATGCTAGGGGTTAGCCCAGGATATGTTAGTCAACAATTGTCAAGAGCAATAGAGAAAATGAAGGGGGGGTTCTAGGCCGAAATCGCCGATAGGCGATCTATCCGTTAGGCGGGTACTGATGAGGCCAGGAGTCCTTAATAGAAAAGGGAATTGACTATGTTGGAAAGTACTGAGAATGTAGCAACCATGGAATGCACAACTTGCGGGTTGACCATATCGGTAGAACGGTTGACCATGCGGGTCATATCTGAGAATGAAGTGCACCCCACATGCTGTATGTGCATGAGGGAATTGGAAGAATCTGAAACCCCATTGGGGGTTTAATCTAAAGGGTTTTAACCTAACCTGCCAGTCTTACCCAACCTGGCCGGACCAGCCTCGGTACGCACATAGGTAATTGTATTACTTGTACTATGCCCGCAAAAATTGGATATCTTTATCTTATTATCCAAATATCTTTTTAAAAATATTTTATTTTTATTGTAAATAAATCTGCAAGCGTAGCGAATAAGATTATATAAGAGAGAAGGGAATAAACAAAAGGAGAATAAAATGGAAATTACTTGCTTGTGCGGAATTGATAATGAGGGAAATATAAACGATGGAATTATCTGCCATATGTGCGAAGGTCAACTGGCAGGGATGATAGAAAAATGGAATATCGAACAAGCCCTAATGGAAGAATATGAAAATAATTTAGAAAAGTTCTAAATATTTTCTGGTACAGGACGAATAAGTATAAAAGGAGATAAAGATGAACGATTTTGATTTTTGTGATTCTTATGACTACTCAGCATATGTAGAAGCCTTTGAGCAAGGCGTGGATGATGTGGATTTCCCCGATGATATAGGGGAAGACATGTCCGAATATGAGGGGGATCTAACCCCAGGCGAAGGGGATTATTCGGATATCTTCGACCCAGGTGATGAGATAGTCGATGATGATGGTGATTATTCGGATTGCGAATAACGCCAAGGTTTCCCAGTATATCCATAAAACTGGGGGGCAAATAGTCAACTATATTTTTACAGAAAGGAAACGACTATGTTTACGATTACTGCCGGATGTTTTAATCAGCCATGTGACCTCCAAGAGCAAATTGGGAAGTCTATTGTTATAGCTGACTACGCAAGCCCTGATGAGGCTGGCAAACAAGTTGCCAAACGAATAGGTAAAATAGTAGCGTTTAGGCGGTTTTGGCCTAAATATGTAGAGAAGGATGGTAAATGCAGAATGACTAACCTGATAACGGTTGAATATCAAAGCGATAATCATTATGCAGAGAAAACCATCTCTTCCTATCATCTAGGTAAGATTAGATCTGGGGTTATCTTGCCAGTATAAACAAAAAAGTTTTTCCTGTTTTTTCCTAAATAAAAGCAGGGGGCAAGCGAATAAGAGTATATAACGCTAGGGCACTTGCTGATACAAGAGGGCCACTTCCTTGGTGAAAATGGGCTTATCAGAGTCTAAGTAACCTTAAGAGGATGGGATAGTTCGAGACTATCTGGCGTAACCATATAATGATAGGTATGTTTGGTGTTTAGGTGCAATCCTCCGTGAGATACGGCAAAACGAAAAACACCGTTTTTAAACCTGTTAGTGGGGATGTCTTATCCCTGCTAACCCTACCGAAATTGGATATCTTTATCTAATTATATTCTTTTAAAATTTTTTTATTTTGTTGTAAATAATTTTACCCTGCCAGCGAATAAGATTATATAAGCTTGGTGGTAATGCTTAAACCATCTATGCGAATGAGTATAGAATGAGGGGAGCCTGGACTATAATTGGATAATCTTATCTTATTATATTATTTAAAATAATTTTATTTTTTTTGTAAATAAATCATAAGCACTAGCGAATAAGTATATATAAGAGATAACGATAACAACAAAAGGAGATTAAAATGAGCAACTACAATCCATTCGTTTGCAATTTTGAAAGAGAAGTTGAGATTGCAAAAGGGATGAGTAATCAAGGTTTAATTTCGGCAATCGCCGAATGTCTAGAATGTATTTCAATAGGCTGTAATACAGATAAATATGTGGATCAAGCCAAAGTGTATAGGCAAGAGTTGGCCAAAAGGGTAAGATAAAATAATTTTTTTATAAATATTTTAATCTTACAAGCGAATAAGTTAGTATAAAGGAGAATGATATGAAAATGGAATTGAATACTGTTGAGATTAATACTTCTAAGACTCAGAAGATGCCATGGGAAAGTTGGGATTTACCAGCTTGGATGTGCAAGACTGGTGCTAAGTTAGTAAAGGTAAAGGGTTCTATATGTGAAGGATGCTATGCATTAAAAGGACGATACATATTTGGAACGGTGAAGAATGCAAACTTAAAAAGATTTGATCAAATAAAAGATATAAATAACTTGGAAGATTGGAAAAATTCTTTCATAAGCTTATTCAAGTCTAAGCTAAAAAGACTTTCAGCAGAAAAAAGGTTTTTCAGATGGTTTACTAGTGGGGATTTGCAATCCGTAGATATGTTAGTAGCAATTGTAAATATTGCAAAAGCTATTCCAGAAATTCAATTCTGGTTGCCAACAAAAGAACATGGCATAATAAGGGAATACCAAGCCATACATGGTGAATTCCCTGCAAATCTTAATGTTCGTGTTTCAATGTTCATGGTCAATCAGGAACCAAGTAAGGGCTTAGGTTTACCTACCAGTACAGTAGTTAATTCCCCTGATGATATGAATGATAAACATCAGAACTTGTGCCCTGCTAGTCTTGAACAATTCAACGGCAAAGCCGAGGTTAATTGTGGAGATTGCAGGAAATGCTGGGATAAGAATGTAGATAATGTGGCATACATATACCACTAAGAATTCTGGAAATAATTTTCTTTGGGAAACGAATAAGTAAGTAAGAGGTCAATATGTTTAAGTTAAGATTTCACTTGGCGAACGGTCCACATAAATATAAGTGGCAACTAAAAGATAGTGAAGGAAATGTTACCTATGTAGATCCTGAAAGTGTTAACTTCACAATGAAAAATTGTAAGTTGCATAATAGCAAAAAGATAGCAGAAAGTATTTATTCAGGCAAAGAGAAGACCGTATGTTCTTGGATAGAATGCCAAGATATATCGATAAGGTTAAGTAGCGAAGAATTTCCTGACGAATTTTTTAATAACGAAGTAAGTTATAATCCAAGGTTGGCCCCCTTCTGGAGAAATGTAGAAGGAGAAAATATTGACGGTAAATTCTTTGAAGTGCTAGAGACAAAAGGAAGGAAGGTTTACGCATGAGTGTTGAAGAATGGTCAATCGCTGGTATGTTACTAGGTGCACTAATGATGAGCGGATCTTTACTTGTGCTAGGACTATCATGGGCAATTCAAAAGCTTGAAGAATACTGGGGGCCAATGTGATCTTTGAACAAACTATAGGTTACTTGATGTTTTTTCTTTGCGTAATGATCGCTAATTTTTTTCTTCTATTCTCAGGAGATAACTAAATGACATTAGCAGTAACGCTATTTACAGTTTATTTAGTTATTATGGCATTCATGGGGGCAAACAAATGAAAAATAAATTTTTGTATAAAAAGTGTATTCCGTATAGCATTGCAGTTGTTTCAATAAAAGAAGATAAGCTTGTCTTAATTAAAGATAAAAATATGGAAAAAGAATTAAATGAAATAAATGAAGAATTTGAATCTGATGAAATAGAATATAATGAATTCATTAAACAAACAAACGAATGCTTAGATCATTATTTTAGCTTGTATTATGCAAGCTAGACTTGCCAAATTAGATATCTTTATCCAAATATAATTTTAAAAATTTTGTAAATAATTTTTTATATATAGCGAATAAGAATACAGAGGGTAAACCCGCCATGGGAAACTATGGGATGGGCAGAGCCTGGACTATAATTAGATAACTTTATCCGATTATCTTTTTATAAAATTTTTATTTTTTTTGTAAATAAATTATAACTAATCACGAATAAGATTATATAAGAGGAAACAACTAAAACGAAAGGAAAAGAAGATGGAACTTGTAAGGGAAATCAAAGATTGGGCTTTGGATAATTATGATGCTGGCGGTCATTGGATTGTTGAAACTTTTTCCGATGAGGAGATTGCCGAACAGTTCAAGACATTGAACGAAGCTAAAAAGTATTGTGGTTTAATACAAGATAGGCACGAAGATATCTGCAACGCATAAGGAGAATGAAATGGATTTTGTACTTGAGAATGTAGGCAAGATGGTAAAATTTTGGAACTTAATGCCAGAAACCTACCAAGGTTTTGGCTATGAAGTTGAAGGAGATTGGGATTACGATGCTGAAAAATTTCAGCCAAAGTGGTTTCAGTTGTATGACGAAGAACAGGTTTTGAGGTTAGGTTATTGTCCTCCCGACCTTTTGCAATATGTCGAAAGGGCTTGCAAAGAAATTGCTGCTGACCTTGAAGCGAAAGGTTTAATAGGTGATACATTAATCGAAGAAGACGAATACACATATGAGGATTATTTAGCTGACAAGGCAGACAAAGAATATTACGAAAGGAACTAATCATGTTTAAGTTTGTAGAAAAGCTATTTGGTTTTGATAGTGGTCGAATTGAGTATCTTGAATCGAAATGTTTGGAACAATCGGAGCTAATTAAAAACCTTGCAGAAGGATTTAAAGAACAAACATTGTTATTGCAAAAGATAAGTGAACGAAAGCAAGATATTGACTATGACAGAATTGATATAGATTACTACGATTTGGCAAACAAGATTAATTTAAAAGCCGTAGCTAGTGGAGTAGGTCTTAAATATCTAGCAGAAGAAATTGATCTTGGCGAATTAGCCAACAATATCAGCCTAGATGATTTAAGTAGTTATTTCAATGTGGATGAAGTAGCAGCTAACTTAGACTTAAATGAGGATGATTTTGTAGATACTATTGCAGAAAAAGTTTTGGAAAAACTTGTAAATAAATATAGGGCGAAAGCCGAATAAGTATATAGAAAGGAGATGGTCATGATTAAGTTTACTCTGACAACTAAACAATTTGAACGCAGAGGCGTTATGGCAAGAGGAAGCTCACGCTTTAAGGACGAAAGAAAAAATCCTAAAGGCGGTAGAAGTGGCGACAAAGTTAGATTTAAGAAGGGAGAATACTAAAATGGATGTTGATGTAACACTAAGTTTGGTTGAAATAAAACAAATTGTAGAATCTTTGAGATACGAAGTTAGGGTAAGCAATTACATGAGAAAACATCGTAGTGAATACGCAAACCATCTTATTGAACTATCCAATAGGTTGGAAAAAATAATGATCTATCATGCAAGGAAGGATGATAAAGTTAGATGCGAACAACCTTAGTCAAGGTTAATGTAGAGTTTATCTTGCCAGCATATCTAAGAACTAAAGAAGAAGTGGCAAGCTATATCAACACACATCTTAAGAACAACAACAATCTTAAGTATGTAATGCTTATCGAAGGCGATGTAGAAGATTTTAACATTCAAGCAGAAAGGTTTTAACTATGATTGATTTTCTTTGCTCAATGTATTTTGCTTTGGAGTTTTACCAAATGGAAGTAATCTTTAACTTGTTCGGTGATAGGATTTTGCTTTAGACTTCTTAGAGGAATATTTCCTCTGCTAAAGATTTTATCAACCCGCCCAAAATCCTGTCAAGAAAAATCCGTAAGGATTTGCAAAATAGATGAACTTTTATGAAACTTGGTTTGCTACTTTCCCAAGGGGCAAAAAAAGTAGCACTTTTAATAATGTGCTGACAGTAAGCACTTTGTTTTCATTTATTGATATAAACTCTTTGGGTTCAATGACTTATGTTTATTTTTTAAATTCTTCTTGTAAGGAATACTGGTATGTTTTCCTTACAAATATAGTGGGTAGGCTTGTCCTACCCCTTCTAAATTGACCGAAATTGGATATCTTTATCTAATTGTAATTTTAAAAAATTTTTGTAAATAATTTTTATTAGCTGACGAATAAGTATATATAGAGAGGAGTAACTATTAAAATTTGAGTTATGAGTGGGAGTTCCTGCTTTCCAAAAGGAGAGGATGAGGGGAGCCTGGAAACTAATTAGATATGTTTATCTTATTATCTATTTAAGAATTTTTTTATTTTTATATAAATAAATCTGTATGGCCAACGAATAAGATTATGTAAGAGGAAAGGAAAAGAAAATGAAATATGAAATAACAAGAGAATTCATCGGTGGTTTATTGAATGGGTTAATCATTACCCAAACCATGAATAGTGATTGTGGTTATTATGTTGGGCAAGTTGTGAAAAATCCATATGGTAACACTTCTCCATATAAAATTTTGGAAATTAGGAAATATTCTCCAATGGTCGGCGAATAAGTCTATATAGAAGAAAGGAAAGTAAAATGGAAGTTAATGTAAGGGATTCAAGAAGCGTTGCAATTGGGGTCAAATATATTGGCCCAACCAATACAAGAGGTGCAAAGGTTAAAGCCTTTGTAAGATCGGCGACAAGGATGATACATAAAATTGAAATGCCTTGGGATCATGAATTCGATAATTCTGTAAATTACTGCAATGCAGCAAAAAAATTGGTAGAAAAGATGCATTGGAGTGGAAATTTGGTCGGCGGTTGGTTAGGCGATCAATATGTGTGCGTATTCGAAAAGTGGAATTAATTTTGGAAATATTTGCCAATGGTTGGCGAATAAGTATATGTAAGGTTGAGAGTTTTAATTTATAGGGCTGAAAGCCCAAGAAAGGTTTGGTCATCATGTCTAATGGTAGCATCGGTATTCGTTCTGTGCGTGGTTTTTCCGGTTCGGCTTATGCTGGTGTAATCGAAAGATTCAACAATCGTAAGGATCATTATCATGACAGTCTTTGCACTGTTGCCGGTGAATCCGCTAGGGTTCGTCCAGTTGTAGTCGATGGTAAGTTCCAGCTTCTGGATAAGAAGAACGAAAAGTTCTATACTCCAACAAAACACGCTCTTAGTCAATTCGCTCAGAAGACTAAGTGGGGTTCTTATACAATCAATAAGTTGGCAGAGTCTAAAGATGTACGCCATCACAATATATTGCGTGACCTTCTTGATATTTCTTTCCAAGAGTTCGGAGGAGAATATCTCTTTAGGTTCAACGATCAGGATGATACCTGTCGGGCGTTTTTGAGTGATCGTTACGCAATCATTAATAATGGATGGGTATTGGATGAAGTCCAGAAGTTCCTACCAGCTGAATGCAAAGATGCGGTAGCTATGGATAAGTCCGGCGAAGACTTTATCAACTTCATGGTAGTGCTACCAAGTAGCCTTAAGTCTTCCGATGATAGCGACTATCAAGGTTTGATCAAGGTTAAGAACTCTGAGATTGGCACTCATCGCCTTGATGTTACTGCCGGTGTCTTCCGCACTATTTGTTCTAATGGTGCAATCGGTTGGGTTAAGCATAACGATGTAAGTGTAGTCCATCGTGGTAAGGTAGACTTCGAGCTTTTGGCTAATCATATTCAGTCGGCTATTAGCTCACATATTCAGGCTATGCCTACCATGATTGAAAAGCTTTTAGGTACTAAGCAAATGGGTTGGGATGGATCAATGACCCCCCTGTTTGCCTCTGTCGCTCAAACCTATAAGTTGAGCAAGAACGAAGTGGAGTCCGTTCATACGGCATGGGGTGTAGAACGCAATGAGACTCCTCAATATGCCAAGACCCTGTTCGGCGTGGTTAATAGCCTAACAAGGGGTAGTCAACGGATGGTTGAGTCTTCTTGGGAAAAGCTTAACGACATTGGTGGTGAGTTGGCCAATTACGATGAAAGTGATTGGACTGGCCTTAAAGCCAAGGCTAGGGCAATGACCTCCAAGGATGTTGAGAATGTCTTGGGCAAGGAACTATCCTTCGCCTAAGATAACCCAAGGGGATGTAGACCAACAGGCAGAGTCAAAGGACTTAAAATCCTTCCAGTATGGGTTCGACTCCCATCATCCCTAATCCCCGCCTTACCTTTCGGGCGGGTTCCCCCATCCAGCTTGTTTCGTTTCCTTTCAGGCTGGATGCCGTCTAGGGGTGGCCTTGACCTCTCCATCCCTAGACATTCTTATAAATATTTTTACCTCTGTATCGAATAAGATTATATAGAGGTAACCTGCTTGTCTTAGCAATGATAAGCGGGTCGCTGGGGTATTTTACCCATATTATCTAAGTCTATATAGGCGTACCTCATCCCCAATTCCCCTTATGGAAGGCCAAGTGGGCGGGTTTTCAGCGATTCCCTCACGCTCCTGTATATACTTATTCGTTATAGAAGCGGAAATATTTTTTTAATTTTATTTAAAATATTTTTGGTTGGTGAGCGAATAAGACTATATAAAGGAGAAAGCAAATGAAGACATATCCAAAAGAGAAAGTTATAGGCCAATTCAAGGTAAAAGCCGTGGATGGATGCATAGTTAAGCCTGAGAAATGGCCTTTTGGAAGGCTTTTGATGCCATCTAGCTGGGAACCGGCAGGGCATTACCTACAAAGAGGGTGGGGAGAACATGAAGGTAGCATAGCAGTTAATGTATATATAACAGGTAGAACCATAAAGTATAACTTTAAACATGGTCACCATATAGCTATCCTTTTAGAATTTGTCGGGGATTGTGAACCAAGTACCTACACTTACGGAATCCTAGAAGTAAGATTAAACAACGGAAGCATGGAGAGAATTGATGTAAGTCCTTGAGATATAAGGGTTTAAAAAATTTTAGAATTTTTATATTATGTGCGACCCAATTATATTGGAATATGCCCATAATACCCCCTTAAACCCTAGTCCTCTCTCCTCTGTATGGTATGTACTTACATATACCTTATATATAAAGGAGTTATGTCAAATGCTTATATTAAGAGGAGTGTTAAAAAGTGGAGAAAAGTGGTGAAAAAGCCCAAAGAAAACCCCTCAAATAATACATCGAACAAAGTAAATAATTCACCCTCATAAGCGAATAAGTATATAAGGAGATAGATATGAAGGATGATTTAAAGCATAGATGTGAAGACCTATATATAGTCGAAGGGGCATCTGCTGTTTTTGACTATTGCCAGTCTATTGACCATAAAGACTATGGGGATTGTGACCAATGCCAGACTTATGTTCCTATATATAAAGATTGTTGTCTTCTTTGCGGAACAGAATTAAAAAGAGTAAACAAAACTGTATAGATAACGAATAAGTATATAAGAGAAGTTATACATAAGGAGATTAGACATGGCTTTTACTTGGAGTGCTTCAGAGTGTGATGAGAACAATATTAAAAATGTTCATAATACAGATCAGGATAGAATAGCTTGGGCTTGTTTAGATATTGGCCTGAGTGGTATTACCCTTAAGAACTATAAAGAGTTCTACAGAAGAATGAGGCTTAGGGGCGAACTGTTCAATATCTATAAGGAGTTGACGCTAAATCACATATTTAACTGTATAGGTTTGGTCACATCTGCTGCTGATTTAAGCAAGTCTGATTTTCACAAGAAGACTATAGAGCTATTTAACTATCAGGTGGAAAGAGAAATAGCTTGTGGCCGTATCCCATAGTGTTTTTGAATTGATATAACTTGTTATTTGATAAGGAGTTATGGAAATGGTTACAAACAACACCAATACACATAGATACTTTGCCGAAGTCTTCTTCCGTTCTAAGAAGGGAAACCCCTGTGCATATCATCTGTATATGGATGGTAAAGATGAGGAGGAAGTATATGGGAATATAGTAGGGAAGGTAAAGAGACTTAAGTATTTTGACAGAGTAGATAGAGTGGACATAGTAAAAATGCAACCCCTTGATAAATAAGGACTTATATCAAATGAATAATGCACAATTCGACAATGATATTCCCCCAATGATCTTTGAATTTAGGTTCACTTCCTACAACAAACAAGGTCAAGCTTATGAATCCAATAGGATGGTCAAGGCTTGTGGTATAGATCATGCAGTAGAGAAATTTAACGAGGAATTTACAGATTGGGGAGAAGAAGTACCAAAGTGGGATTTAATGAACATTATGGCTATTGAAAGTAAATAAATAGCTGTTAGGGCGAATATGTAAATATAAGGATGTAGCAAACATAAGGAGGGTCAAACAATGGATGATTTCAAATATTACATTGGTGAAATTCTAGAGATTAATTGTGGTTTTGAATACGAAACAAAGTACATATTTAAAATATATGAAGATGAATCTACAGATGAACATACAGATAGAGTAGCAATGAATTGGAGGGGCGGTAGCAAGCATGATTGGGATGTAAATGAGGGCTGTTATAGATGTAGTCATACATTTATCTTTGATTCTGGATGTAAGGAAATAAGCAAAGAAGAATTCGATGTACTATCTGAACATCTTGCCATTGTATAGAAAGGCAAATCATGGATAAGTCTAAAAAAGAACTAATACATACTGTAATTAAACAGATAGTCGATGATACAAAACATAACTATTATGAGGGTATAACAGCATTACTTAACCATATAGATACATACAAGCTTATAGCTTTTTTACCAGAAGAAATGCATGAGAAATGGAGGGGCGATGACTTTTAAAATTTTTAGAGAAGAACTTGTACACGAAGTATTCGACATGGTTTTAAACCATATAGATAATGATGACTATTCAGTCATATGGAAGATATTAGATCGTATGGACATATATGAGCTAGTGGCTTTATTGCCTAAAGAACAGCGTGAGAAGTGGGATAGTTCTATTGTATAAAGGAGTAAACAATGTCTTTGAATTTAAGACAACAAGTGACATACGACATATGGAACAAAGTATTTTCAAATGTAGGTAATGAACACTACCAAACCATATGCAACATACTGGATAAACTAGATATCTTTGACCTGTTAGGCATCTTGCCCAAAGAACATCGTAAGAAGTTTGAAGGTTATGTTATTAATTCAGATGTAATGGAGAAATAACATGGAAAGACAAGAAAAAATCAACATTTTGATGGCCCATGACATTATGCAAATTAGAGAAGATATAGAAAATGGAGATTATGAGCTTGTTTGTTCTATTCTACAGGGAGAAGGATGGGAGCAATACAATAAGCTTACAGACTACCAAATAGATGGTGAACTTGAGGACAGATTTGTTTATGTCAATTTAAATGACAAGATTATTGATTTGGCTAATAGATTAAACGGCAAGCCTATCAAGTTAGAAACATAATACCGCCACTTATTAAAATATGGAGGTATTTTGACGAATATATAAATATAAGAAGGAGGACAGACATGAAGTTAGATATTAAAAATATGTGCGTAGTATCTGGAAAAAACAAATATCAAATTTCTTTTGATGATATAAACATCGGCGATCAAGTATACAACCCATTATCAGATGTTCTAATTCATATAGATGAAGATGATGACATTGAATATGTAAATAATAATTATTTTAAAATCTGTTAATATTTTTTAGTAAACTGCGAATAAATATATAGGAAAGGGGATTAGCAATGAATGAAAAGCTAGAAGATTTGAAATGGTTAGATGGACGAAAGGTTTTAAACTTTGTTGGTATTTTACCAGACGATGAGCATCAAGAATGTATTGACTGCAAGTTCACAGGACAAGTTCATGCTGAGTTTGAAGTAGAAGGATTGGAAGAAGCTGAAGTAGTTTGCCCAAAGTGTGCAAGCCTACATTACTACATTGTTTAGTACCTATACATGAAGGAAATCAATCATGAAAATCAAAGTATCGGACAGGGCGATATATGGATATATACCAACAGAAAATCCAAATGTATTTAATAGAAAAAGCGTAGTATTTATAAAAGACCGAGGTTATTTATTCCAAGAAAATTCAGTAAAGATCATTAAACAAATATTGGATGGCATCGTATATGAAATAGAAGAATCAACACCATATGATGCTAAAACGATTATGTTGGAAAATCCAAGAAGGTATAGCAAGAAAAGGTTGGGCGAACTTTTTGACATTCATGTAAAAGGAAATACCAATGAAGGAAATTAAGTATATCTATGTAGATGTAACAGCTAGGGTTTGTATATCTACATACGAAGACGATAAAGAGAACTCCATCCGTGGACTTAAACCAGATTTTGTTTCTACAGTTGGTGATTATGTAGAGTGGGTAAAAGTTGAAAAAGTTAATGAATTGAAAGTTTAAGGAGCAAACATGGAAAGTAATTTGAATGAAATCGCCCAAGGTGCAATTCATGGTGATTTTTTGGCTGATGTAAGTAAAGTTGGTGAAAACTTTGTTGTCAGCATTAAACACTATAAGCATGATGAAGACCATTGCCGTGGACAAAATCAAGTAGTTGGCGAACTACATAAGGCTATTGGGGCATTAAACCTCAATAAGCTTGAGAACATCACGCATGGTGGCGGTTTTGCTTGTGTAAAATGTAAGTAATAAAAGTTTAAAAGGATAGTATCATGGCTAAAGTTTCTATCAATGCTGAAAACGCTTCTAACGCTTTTTTTAATGTGGCTGATGTAATTGAGTCATTAAAAAGGTTTGACAATGTTTTGGAATCCCCTATTTCAGATGACGATGATAATGGTTATTCCATCGGCGATTGTCTAGATGACATAAAAGCATTTCTTCAACAGCTAGATGAAGAATGTATATCATCTGACAAAAACTAATAATAAAATTAGGGTCTGTAGCTCAATAGGTTAGAGCAAGCGACTCATCTGAGGTTGTCTTCTTGGTTCAAATGGTGTAATATAATTACAGTATTACACTATAAGGAGACAACATGAAAAGCGATGTAAGAATCTTAAATGGTTATAGACTTATATTTTTGCCAGAACACTCAAGAGCTATGAAAAATAGCAATTGGGAAGGATATGTTTATGAACATATCGTAGTTGCTGAAGAATGTGTTGGTCGTAACTTAAAAGATGAAGAAGTTGTGCATCATTTAAATGGCAAAAGAGATGATAATAGACATCAAAATCTATTAGTTCTCGAAAGAAGCCAACACGCTAAACTTCACGCTTGGATAGACTCAGGTGCTTCTGGTTTGGAAACTGCCAGAAAGAATCGGATGAATTCAATGAAAATGTCACATAATGAACCTAAATTTTGCAAAATTTGTTTTCGGACACTACAAGATAAACAATCAAAATTTTGTGGTATTGATTGTCAATCTTTAGGAACTCGTATTGTTAATAGACCTGAAAAAAATCAATTAAAAGAAGATATTGAAAAAATGTCTTTTGTAAAAATTGGTAAAAAGTATGGTGTTTCAGACAATACGATAAGAAAATGGGCTAAGCAATATGGAATTATGCCATCAACATTGAGCCAAGCCATTGGTACACCAATGGAAGGTGCAGAGACTAGCGGAGAGGTAAAGCCCTCTTAATAACCGCACTAGCGTCCGATATCCTTATGGGATAATGATATAGTCCATGGAGGGTAGAAATACCCACAAACATGAATCGCTAGGTTTTCGGTTCAAATCCGAACAGACCCATTAAATAAACATTCTTTATCAACGGAGATAAATAATAATGCCCAGAACATTCCAAGCTAAGATTGTAATATTTGTCGAAGTTGATGTTCCTGACAATATGCCAGAATTAAATGTTGAAAGCTGGGTTAATTATGAGGCTAAACTTTTGGCAAATAAAATGTTGTGGGATGAAAAAACTAAATTTGAAATAGTTCATGTGGAATAAAAATATGACAAGAAAAGATTTCTTAGAACTGGTAGATAGATCAAGGATGACAAACAGCGAAAGAATAAATGCTGGACTTCCTCTTGCAGAAGAAGATATTAGGCGAGTTCTAGATGAGTGTTATCCATATTTAAAGAAGTCAAAGGAATGGGAAAATGATAGAGATGGGTAATGGCTGGACTGTTAGCTTAAAAGACAATTCGTGTTTGAATAAACTATCATATCAAGAAAAGAAAAAATGGTGGAATGATATAAAAAAAGTAACACCAATTCAATTTTCAGTAAAGGAAAAGGCAGATACAGCGAAGATATTATTAGAGAGAAGAACGAAATTTGAGTGGATTGTTACTAACACTCTTTTTCTTGGTCACTATCACGAAAAGAGACAAAGGGGCGTGTAGACCAATGGCAGAGTCAAAGGACTTAAAATCCTTCAAGTATGGGTTCGACTCCCATCACGCCTATCCTATTAAATGAAAGGATTAATTATGGATGATTTTGTTTATGTGGTTAGACTTTCAGATCGTTACTACTTTGTGGGTTGGTGCAAAGTTGATGTTGTTAATTTCTGGAGAGAAATAAAGAGCATTGTAAATAAATTATATTTTGAAACCTATATAGAAGCAGAGGAAGTTGTAAAGCTTTTAAAAAGTAAAACAACTTTAAGTTGGGAAGTTAAACAAGTTAATCTGGAGGTCAAGCTATGAAAATTGATGACGCTATTAAGATGTTGCAGGAAGCAAAAGCGGAAGGGAATAAAAATATTATTTTTGCATTCTGGACAGCAGATATATTTACAAAAGTAAACGACAAGGGAGTTACTAAGAGTTATAAAGAAGGAGAAGTTTGGAAAAACTTGGTTGAGTTTATTGATAAAAATATGGATTGGGGTTATACGCACGAAGCATTACAAGAGATTATTAATGCTGTAAGAGGTGCTAAAAATGCATAAGAAACAAATTTTAGAATTTCTTGATGCAGAGACAGAGATAGAAGCTAGATCAAATATGTTTAGATATACAGAGTGCGGGGCGTTCATTGAATTCAAGGATGATCGTATTATAATTGGCTCAATTGTTGAAGGATCGGAAAATGGAACTGAATATTTTGAATTTGAATATGGCAAATTTACTGCAAATGAATTCCTAGATGCAATACAAGAAATTGAAAGACAGGCTAGTATAATCTGGGATTGGGCAAATAAAGAAGATGAGAATGGTCTTACAAATGCCGAGAAAGGATATGATTGGCCACTACTATGATCAAAGAAGATTTTTTAAAATACCTGAATGCCAGTAATGAATACAGAGCTAGTGTTAATTTCAATTCTTATACAGAATATAAAGTATTCTTAAGATTTGATAAAAACTCTATTTGTTTACATACAGCAGATAATAAAAAATCTCATGTATTAGAATATGGTAAATTTACTAAAGAACAATTTGATTTGCTCGTAGATGAACTGGAGAAGTAATGCATACATATTATGCAATTAAACATTCAAATAAAAAACCATGCATTGTTGGTATGGTTCAAGCGTGGAGAAGGGATACAGCTAATAAAATAGCAGAGGTTTGTTTTGCAAAAAGAAACTCTGACAGAGTGTATTTATATGTACAACCAAAGGGTTTTGTAGATAAAAATACAAAAAAATATATTTGGAGTAAATTTAAAAAGGTTGCTGACGAATAAATATATATAGCAAGAAAGGAGTTTGATATGACCAGCATGGAAAACAAGAAAGATTCAAAAAACAAGAAACCAAGATTATCCGATGAGGATATTCTTACTCAAGTTTTTATTCAATGTGGCCGTCCTAAAGACATAATCAAAACTGCTGTCGTTAATGTTTTTGATAATAGATATAGAGTTAATGTATGGCAAAGCATTAACAATCCATTTCTGCCAAAAGCCGGAAAGATTGTAGCAAGTTTTTTTGTGGTTGTTACTGACGAACTAGAGGTGAAAGTAATTAAATAAAGGAAATACAATGATTGAATCGCATGGAATGCTTTTAAATTATTTTTGTGTTGACCCATCTAATTATAAAAACGAAGTTCAAATAAACAACGATCTGTTTCCAGATGGCTTAACCATTAAAAAGGTTGACAATCTAACTGTTTTGTTAAAAGCAAAACACGCAATGAAAATCTTGTTTTATCCAATTAAACTTAAAAAGTTAGAAACTGCTTGTAATAACTTAGCAAAAGAAATGAAGGAGGAATCCAATGAAATGGTTTCAAGATCATAGCAATGTTTGTGCATTAGCACGATGGCTGGCCGGACTTGGAGAGTGGGAAAATATTGGAGATATTGAACTTCCAAATGGACAAACTGTTGAGGACAATCCAGCCGATAGGCTTATTTACTTCTTTGAAAAACCTTGGAAATGGGATTCTGAATGGGAAGAATTTAAGAAATCTGGGCATTCGTAAGACGAATAATATAATATAGGAAGGAGGATATAAAATGATTATACAAATTGATAACCAGTCTAGGCATATATTTGCTGTTGCTGCAAATTACCTTGTAGTAGACGAAGATAAGATCATTGGTGCTTTTATTACTAAGCGTGAAGCTATTGCACAAGAAAAGGTATATAAAAATGCTAAAGATGATTGCATTGATCTTGTGTCTTATGATGCTTAATGGGTGTGGAACTGTTGAGCAATCTGTATCAACCAGCATATCTCCCTATGATTCTAGAGAGATAGAAAAAGTAAATGTGAGTTTTAGATATACTTATACTTTTCCAAAATAAGGAGAATAAAATGAAAATGTATCTTATTAATGGTTATAAAGATAACCAAATTCGTGCCGGACTTCTTGAAAAAGAGTGGCAAAGTAAAAATGGCACTCCTCTTGTAACATTAAAAATTATTGACCATTACAATGAACATAAGACTGTTTACAGGACTTATCATAAAAATAAATTGGCGGTAATGAAAGTTCTTGAAATGGATGACAATCTTTTATCTAAATAACTGTACTACTCATACTAGAAGGGTTGAAAATTAAATGGCTAACAAAGGACAAAGCTGGAAACAAAATCGCTCTATTACTCCAGAAGAATTTGTAAAGGTATTTACCGAAAAGGATTCTTTTGAAGAAGTGGCAGAATATTTTGGCCTTAGTGTTTCTTCTGTAAAGAACAGGGCGTACTCCTTAAAAAGATCTGGCGTAAACCTAGTGACAAAAAAGAAAAATGCCAAACCATTTTTTGGAACTCAGGGATTTGATGTGGATTCGCTAAATAAAATCATTCAGAAGGCGAATAAATAAATAGAGGAGACTAAAATGCCACTAAAGCCAACTGCCGGTGCTGACTATTTTTTAATCTTTGGTTGTATCTTAACTTTTGTTATAGGTCTTTTTAGGAGTAATAGATATGTATAGAAGGTTCTTTATTACAACTGTAGCGTCTGTTCTTACAGCTGGCTTTGCTCTTGCAAAAAAGAAGGTTAGGCAAACTGTTAGCGGTTTTGGAAAAAGCCTTTCTGAAGCTATGACTGATTGCTATAGAAATGCTAGACTTGTTTCTACTTCATATCAGACTATTACTAGAAGTTCTTCTGGTAGCGGTTCTTCTTGGACTTACACTATGGTAATCGAATATGAAGACTAATTTTGAAAAGTGGGTTTTACCTAGATCAAACTGGACAATGTATGTTATCCATGTTTGTTCTAGGAAAATGCCAGAACAAATCTGGATTGAAAGATGCGGAAAAGACAGGAAATTAATGTTTGCACAAGGTGGTGCAGGAAAAAGAGGTGACATATTAACGGAACAGAAATTGCGGAGTATGGGCTACACACTATTAAAAAAATAGCGGTTGTAGTAGTTAATGAACACGGAGAAGTTTTTTCAAAAAAAGATAATACTCAGTTTAGCATTGACAAAAACAAGGCATTCGTATTTCATTGTTTAAATGAGGTTCATGCCGATATTGTTGTAGAAAAAACAAAGGAGCATACAGGACTTCAAAATTTGCAATGGAGGGCATATGACGAGACAGGCGAAAGCTAAAAAGACAGCAATAAAAATAGCTAAAGTTATGGCTCGACAACTAGGAAGAAAGATAAAAAACATAAGTTTTGACGATGCTGACACTATTCGTGAAGATTATTTTTCTATTTTTGGAACAGATAGATTGACACGAAGATATGATTTGGTAAGTATTGTAGCTTGAATTTTTAACACAAACCCAAAGGAGAGAATGATGGAAAGTTTTAAGAAGATTATGCCAGTTAGCCTTTTGCTTTGTTCTTTTTACATTATGGGAAGCACATTTTATATTGTGTATCAAAATGCACGATATAACTTTATGGCAAGCATTTATAGTGCAGAATCTAGGATTTTGCGTGACGAACTAAATGAAGTTAGATACAAGCCAGATTATGAAAGTGGTTATCGTGATGCAGTAATTAAAATGGGTACTCCAACAAGCCCAGGAGCCTATACCGATGGATTTACTGCTGCTGCAAAGATTTATCAAAACTCTAGTTATGCAGAAGGATATCACAACGCAATCAAGCAGTTTGGGTATAACGAAATTCCAAATGCTAATACTAAATTGCCACTAGATAATATAAAAACATCTTCTATTAAAACAGAGGATGTTCCTGTGAGGTTGGCTGAAGAAAAGTAAAATATAAAGTTAATTAATGCCCCTTAATTGGGGCATTTTTTAATTATGGAACATCAATGGAAAATTAATAAAATGTATGTTAGTTTTATTTTCTTTTATAATTTTTGTTATGTATGAAAAGTCTGCTCCATATCCAAAAGATTTCCATTCAGTATTATTTACTAATTCCCTTTTTAAAAAATAACAACATAAATCAATAGTTCCATTTTTTGGAATTGGTTTTGTGGATTTTAATATTTTGTATAAATAAGGATCATTTTTTATTCTATGTATGCATTCAGATATAACTACATTGCACTCTTTTGTTAAAAATATATTATTCAATAAGTTTAATATTTTTGGATTATAGTAATTATCTTCATTTGTAAAACCAAGTATGTCACAATCTGTTTTAAGTGCATATTCTCTTCTATATTCATGGCCCCAATGATTTAATCTTTCATTAGACTCAAAACATTTTATTTTTTCCGATAAAAGTTCCAGTTCATAATATTTTTTTCTAATTTTTTCATCTGTTATTTTTCCATCATGAACTATATTTAATTTCCAATTTTCATAAGATTGAGATAAAAATGAATAAACTAAACAGTATAATTTATTGATTCTATTTGGTTCATCGTTTAAATATGAAGCTACTGAAAAACCAAAACTTAAATTTGACATATGCATCCTTGTTTTTTGGAATGTGAATGATAAATCATTTTATCGAAACTAGATTTAATTTAAAGTATTCTTTTATAAAATATAAGAAGCATTTAAATGAAAATTGGTTAAATTATAGATTAGAATTATTTAATAAATTCTGCGCCCCATCAGTTTTAGGACAAAAAAACAAAAACTTTTTTTGGATGATTAAATGTGATTCAGAAACACCAAATGAAATCTTAAACAAAATAAAAATAGATGATAGAATACATATTTATTTTAATAAAGATGAAAATTTAAATATAAGAAAAGAAATTTCTAATTTAAACCATCCATTTGTTTTCTCTAGATTTGACAGCGATGATATTTATAGAAATGATTTTACAGAAGAAATAAAAAATAATTCTTCAGTATATGAAGACGAATATCTTATAGATATAAATTATTCATCTTTTGATTTATCAAAAAATTTATTTTGTCAAAAAAATATTTATCCTTCTCACTTTGTAAGTATAAAAACAAATAATATTGAAAAAGACATTTATGAAGATAAACATGTTAATTATTCAAGTAAATATAAAATATTTAAAATAAAAGAAAATTTAGCACTAGAATTAATACATGGAAAAAATATATCTAATAAATTTAATGAAAATGCAAAAAAAATAGATATAAATTTATCTGATTATAATATACTGCTGTAAATAATTACTGACAATTGGCGAATAAATATTAAGCAACAAAAGGAGTTTATTATGAAGATAGAAATGGATGGCGAAAAGTATCTTCTTTTTGCAAGTGAAAATGTGAAGCGTGTTTTTTTAAGCAATAAGGTAGCCATATTTGATTTAGTAAAACTTTATAAAAATAAACCTTTTACTAAAACTGGCACATGTACAATTGTTAATGTTGGGAATACAAATGTCAGTATTTTAAATATAAAAGCTTTAGATTTTGAAACTCAGGAAAACATTAATTGTTTTGTGTTACATTGCGTAGGAAATTATAAAGAATTAACGCCAGTAGCAGCTAATAAATGGTCAGTAACTCTTTATTGTGGACATAAAGCGATTATTGATGAAACAGTTGATTCGATTGATAAAGATCATAAAGTTCATTGTTTTTTATGTGAGAAGAAAAATTAGGAATGAGCTATGTCAGAACTAATTATTGAGGAATTAAAAAAAAGAATTCAAGAACTTGAAGAAAAGAATAAAAAGCTGCGTAAAGCATGTCAAAGAGCGTTTGACTTCGTTGATGACGAAGACAACAATAAAATAGTAGTTAAAATGCCTTTCTCATTTGGTCTGCATTGTGATTTAGCCGAAGCTTTAGATATTCGTGACCTAAAAAATTTGAAGGATTAATATGGAAAAGGAAATGATAAATTTAATTTTTGCGATGTATCAGTTGTCTGGTGGGAATAATGGAGAATTGTTTGCGAAGCTAACAGTAGAAGAACAAACTGTTTTAAGGTCTATCGTTTTTTCAAAGTTATTTTTTAATACAGAGATAAAAAATGGCAATTAAAAGAAACTGCTTCTGCTGCAATAAAAAACTCAAAGGTTTATATACTAATATAGAAGATCCTCCGTATGACGCTGTATCTTTTTCATCAGATGGAAAATATGGAAGTTCTATATTTGATCCATATGAAGAAAATGCACGAATAGAAATTTATATATGCGATGAATGTCTTAAAAAGAAAGCGAAGCTTTCTTATTATTATGAACTAGAACAAAAAATAGAGATTAAAAATATTCAGTCTTTTGACAAGAAACTAAAACAGGATGAAGCTATTATTAAAGAAAGAACTAAAAAGTTAATAGCTGCCGTAAAGAAATTTAAGAGGATGAAGAAAAATGACAAGAGAAGAAGCTGAAATTTATTGCGAAGAAATTGGAGCAAACCCTTTGTATGCAAATGGTTATGACGATTGTATAATTGGAGTTGGAAGAATATTTCATGATTATAAAATAATCTATGACACTAATAAGATTTTACATAAAATGGTAGAAGAACAAGGCATGACAACTGAAGAAGCTATAGAGTTTTACGAATATAATATGGTTGGTGCATACATGGGCGAAGGCACTCCTATATTTTTGGAAAATCATAATGAACAATGAGCAGTTAAACAAAATAAAAGAAACATGGAAACCAAAAGTAGATAAGCATTATGGAGAATGCTATTTGGCAAATGCAAGATGTGCAATACATTTTCTTTTACTAGAAATAGAAAGGCTAAAAAATGACATTGCCACAAGAAAGAACAAGGAGTGTGATACAAACTAGAGATTTTTTAATAGATTTAATTAATCCCAAAAAAACGCCAAAAGTTCCAAAATACATAAGACTTTCAGCAAAAAGACTTTTAAGACATTTTCCTTGGGATTATCATTTAAAACAAATATCTAAAAAAAATCCTGATGTATTCGGTGACATAAATGACATATTTACTTTTTCTATTACTAATAATTTTAAGTTTTCTAACGATAAAAAGTATAAGAAAAAATCAAAAAATACTAAAAATCTTTGAAGAAGAGGCGAATAAGATTATAGATGAAAAGTGCGGTTTAGAAATATTAAAAGTTATTTGTTCAATAGAAAATAAAATACGGAAAATAAAATGACAGATGAAGAAAAAATTAAATTAGTTATAGAAACAAGAGATGTTTTTGGAGATCCAAGAAGATTGTGTTTGCTTCTTGTTGATGAGATTAAAAATCTAAGATTAGAACTGGAAAAAGCAAAAGCATATGACTACAGATCCTATGCACCGAATGTTTGGACGCAAGCAGGAGAAAAATATGTTTTCCTGCAATAAAAAAGATGGCAATGGATTTAAAATTGGTTTTAAGAATGGATATACTTTGTCAGTAAGATTTGGAGTAAGAAACTACTGCGAAAATTTAGGCAAAGAAGATAAGAAATTTTTAAAATCAAGTGATGCAGAAATAGCCATTATTGATCCAGCAGGAAAGCTAATGCAATTAAATGATCAAGATGCAATATTGGCAAATCAATCAGCAGAAGATTTAGTAGAAACGCTTTTTAAATATTTTATGATGAAAAATGAAACCTATTAATGTTTTTTTATTAGTGATTTTAGCATTGGTTGGAAGTTATTATAAACAATATATTTATCACAAGGAAATTGGTGAAAAATTAATGAATAACCTTTATGAGATGGAACAAAGAGTTATACCAGACGAATCTATTAATGATGTTCCTGCTTATTCAGAAAAACAAATGATAAAGATAAAAGTAATTCATGAGTGCCAACAACTTATTTATGAGGAGTTTAAGTTATGGAAGTAACAGAAGAATTTATTCAAGAGATTGAAAAAGACATGCAATCCAATAATGGAAATTGGGTTTCTAATGAAAATGTTACCAAGCTTATTGCAGAAATAAGAAGATTGAAAGGGCTTATTAAGCCATGTTGTCAGAAAAAGAATTGCGTGAAATAGAAAATAGATTATACAGAGCAACTCCTGGTCCTTGGGTTTCTTCGTATTCTGAAAATGGAAAAACAAGCATATATTCAGAAAGTAAGGAGCGAGCATATTTTTATCATGGAGAATGGATTGCAGATGTATCTACGGAAGAAGACTTAAAATTTTTAGTTAATTCTATAGAAGATATACAAAAGCTTTTGAAAGAAGTTTATAGGCTAAAGACTATTTTGGATAAAAACATGTATAAAGAAATTGTTGAAGCATTTTGTCATAAATTAAGTGGAAAAACAGATGACAAAAAGTGAGTTATTCAAAAGATTAAATGACATTCACATATCAAAAGTATATGTAATGTTTTCTTATGAAAATAAAGAAATATCAATAATAAGTAATGTAATTATCATGCAAGATCAAAGTTATGTTGTTGATTGGGGCGATGATGTTTATAGTGATAAATCATACATAGTAGAACCGATATATAAATATGATTTTCAAAATTATGATAGTGTAGATGGATTATTAACATGGGATGTATTAAAGAATAAAGTTATTATAAGTGGTGAAAAAAAGATTGTTACTCTAGAAAAATTTTCTGAAGAAGTATAGTAAATATATGGGCGGTAGTAGTTGATTCACTAGGCAGGGAAACTTCTACTAATTAGCCTTGTTGGCTAAACCGCCCACCAAACAAGGATTATCATGGAAGAAACTTTAAAAGTTTATGATATGTTTGCTGGTATTGGTGGTTTTTCTCTGGCTTTTCAACAAGCTGGTAATTACGAAATAACAGCCAACGCAGAAATAGACAAATATCCTAGCGAAGTATTAAAAAAGAATTTTCCATCTATACCAAACTTTGGCGATGTTACAAAAATAACATATCAATCAAATCAGTTTGATGTGATCGTGGGCGGATTTCCTTGCACAGACATTTCTATAGCAAGTAAAACAAAGGACGGTATTTATGGAAAAAGATCTATTCTCTGGAAAGAATTCTTTAGAGCAGTCACAGAAGTCAGACCAAAATATTGTGTCATTGAAAATGTCTTTATGCTCCTTAGAAGAGGGCTTAACACAATTCTCTCAGACCTTGCCAAAATCGGGTACGATGCGACTTATACGACCATTGATGCACAATTCTGCGGAACACCACAAAGAAGACGCAGAGTTTACATTCTCGGAGTCCGTGATGGAATCTCCGCCAACGCCGATATCTTCCAACTTGGAGAGCGTAGTACAACAGAATGTGAACGAAAAGTACAGTCTGTCAAAAAAAGCTTTAAGTGGTATTTTGAGCAGAGCGAAAAAAGGGAACAAGCCTTTGCCTACTTTACTCGCCAAAGAAGTGATCAATTTGATGAATGCGGAGTATCCTCCACATTAACTAAAAGAGATTATAAATCTTTTACAGATTTAGTAGTGTCTAAAGGAAATATACGAAGAGTAACGCCAACAGAAAGACTTAGACTGATGGGTTTTCCCGATGATTGGCATTTAACTAATGCCTCAGATACAGATAAGTATAAATATTGTGGAATGCATGTTCCTTCAGTTAAATATATTGCGGAATGCTTAAATAAATATCATAAGGAAACTATTAAGGATTGATCATGTTTGATTTTGCAAAAGCAGCGCCAACTTTTAATGAACACATTAAAGGTCAATTATTTTGGCATGAAGATTTTTTAAGACATTTCTTGCCAGAAATTGCATCTGTATATATGGAACCAGATAGTGTGGTATATGATTTTGGGGCAAGTACAGGCAATGTTGGATTAGCATTAAGAGATAAAATAAAAGAAAGAAATATTGAGTTTTATGCTATTGAAAAATGTCAAGAAATGGAACCGTACTATATTGGTGATTATCAAAGTCTAATAATAGGCGACATGCTAGATATATGTATAAGAGAGTTTTCTTTCGCAACAAGTATTTTAGCATTGTGCTTTATTCATCCAAGTAAAAGAACTGACTTTATAGAAAAACTTAAACACAAATGTAAGAATGGTGGAGCATTTTTAATTTTAGAAAAAATGATGCCTCATGGTGGCTATCTTGGTACTGCCTTAAATCGTATTACTTGGAGAAATAAATTAGAAAATGGCGAGTCTCTTGAACAAGTTGTATACAAAGAACTTTCTCTCAGCGGTGTACAATATCCATTGTGCGAAAAAGAACTAGAAGGATTTAAACTTATTTGGGCGTATGGTGATTTTCGTTCTTATATTTGGACTAATGGCTTTTAATATATGGCGTATTTATATACGCTATGGAATATAGACCTTATATAGAACTGTTGATTTGGTATATAATTTATTTTTTAATTATGTACTCTATGGAAGAAGTTCTAAATGAAAAGTAGTTATTGTCGAATAAACTAATATAACCCTAACTCAAGGAGGATTTATGTTCAAGTTTCTTAAGAATATATTTGTAAAGTCTGAAGATCAAATCAATTTAGCTATATTAAAAACAAAGTTGCAAGATCTAGAAATAGATAACAAGGATTTTGAAATAGTAAATAATAACTTAAAAGATGAAAATAAGGAACTTACTAATAGAATAAAAGAACTAAACATTAAGCTTGATTCAATTAAAATTATATTGGATTCTATTAACAAATAATTATGGGCGGTAGCAATTTACCGTGGTGGGATAAGTTGCGTGATCTTGTTGATCAAACCGCCCACCAAGATAGGAGATAAAATGGAAACAGGGAATTTAGTTTTTACAAGAAATTTTGGAGAGTCTTTTACTATTTTCACTCCATCTGGAAACATAGTAATAACACTTCTTGCAGATAAGATAAGCATAAATAAAGCAAAAGTAAAAATAAATGCTCCAAAAGATTTTAAAATTATGAGAAATGAAATTATCAATACAACGAGGGATAAAAAATGAACAGGCGACACTTTTTACAGCATACAACAGAATTTGCTTCTCTTGCATTAGTATCTAATCTATATGCACAGCAAGAAACCATAAAGAAAAAGGGAAAAAGACTCATTGTGCTTTGGATGAGTGGTGGCCCAAGTCATATGGATTTATGGGATTTGAAGACAGGAGAATCAACTGGTGGAGACTTTAAACAGATCAAAACTTCTGCAAACGGAGTGCAGATTAGTGAGGTATTGCCAACAGTTGCTGAACAGTTCAAACACTTGGTGGCTATTAGATCTTTGGTTACTAATGAAGGCAGTCATGAGCGTGGCACATTCTTAATGAATACGGCCAAGCAACCAAACCCAGTAGTGCAATATCCAGCTATGGGCGCAGTTGTATCTTCTATGATTGGCTCTAAAGAGTTGCCATTACCTAATTTTATTGGAATTGGTGGAACTGCACAACGCATTGGGCCAGGATTCCTTGGCGCAATGTACACTCCTTTTGTTGTGCAAAATCCTGGCGTTCCTCCAGAAAATATAAAGCCACCATCAGAAATTGGCAATGAAGAAGAGCGTCTTAGAAGAAGGCAGAGATTATTCTACGGAATAGAAGATGAGTTTGCTGCAAAGATAATGCCTCATGTAAAAGGTGCAAAAGACAGAGAAAGTTTAGGTAATGTCGCACAATCACATGCTTCTATATATGGTAAAGCATTTGATCTAACTATTTCGCCACTTAGAACTGTATTTGAAATAAAGAACGAAAGCCAAGCGACTATAGATGCTTATGGCGGTAGGATGAATCAGTTTGGCATGGGATGCCTTCTTGCAAGAAAATTAATTGAGAAGGGAGTTAGTTGTGTTCAAGTGGATCTCGGCGGATGGGATAATCATAATAATATCTTTTCTACTATTAGGAATGGTAATGGCCCTCGGCTTGATAAAGGTTTTGGAAACCTTGTAAAAGAACTAAACGATATTGGTCTTTGGAAAGATACTGTAGTTTTATGGATGGGCGAATTTGGTCGTACACCTAAGATTAATCAAAATGGTGGACGAGATCATTGGGCAAGATGTTGGTCTATAGTAGTAGGCGGAGGTTCCATTAAGGGTGGACAAGCTTATGGTTCTACTAGCAAAGATGGTTTAGACATTAAGGATAAGCCATGCTCAATAGGCGATGTATATGCTACTGTTTATAAAGCTTTAGATATGGATCTATCTGCTCAAATTAGAGACAACATTGGACGACCCATGGCTATTACAGAAGGAAAACCTCTAGATATCTTTTAAAGGAACAATCATGCTTAAAAAAAATGCAAGGATGACAAAGTGTTTAGGGTGGTGCGATAAAGAATTTTTATCACAAAATCCAATTTATTATAGAATTTGCCCTAAGTGTAAAGATAGGTATAATAAAGCAGCAGAAATTAAATCAGTTGCTAAATATAAAAAAGAAAAAGATTAACTATCTTATCAAATGTTAAGATGTGTAATATTTTTATTTTTAAAATAGTCATAGCTGATATTGATAAAAAAAATAAATCTGTTAATTTTTTGTCTTGGTTGTCGAATAAAAGAGTAGATGGTTAGTGTGTTGCTAATCGTTGTTTTTTCTTTAGGAGGAAGTATCATGTTGAGTTTTGTTATGGCTATTGCCATTGCTACGAGTTCTGAGACTTTGGATGGTATCAGGCTTCGTGGTGGTTCTTCTTGCTCTAATGGAAGTTGCGGTGTTGCTGCTGCTCCAGTAGTAGAAAAGAAGGCTGAAACTTCAACAAAGCAGGAAGTAGTTCAGAACTCTTGTGGTTCTGGCGGATGCAGTTCAAGGCATCGTGCTTTTAAGCTTCGTTGTCGTTAATAAATGCAAGAAGGGGGCGAAAGCCCCCTTTAAGCTTTTAAGGAGCTATAATGAACTGCAAAACATGCAATGAAGAAATTCCAGACTATATTTACTTAGAAGAAAGTACCATAGAATGGCAATGTTTTGATTGTTCTTTAAAAGAAAATATGAAATGTGAAATATGCAATGAAATTTTAAATATAAATAAGATAGATAAGGCGAATAGTATATTAGGTGACAGTTGGATAGAAATGTGTGACAGTTGTGCGGAGGAATTTAATGAAGGTAGGGAGACTTACAATATTAGAAGAAGTAGAATCTAAAAAAATGCCATCTGGACAGATTTGCAAGATGGTTAAAGTTTTATGTGATTGTGGAAAAGAAAAAATTATTTATTTAAACAACATAATGAATGGAAGAACTGTAAGTTGTGGATGTTACAAAAAAGACTCTGTTATTAAACAAAACAAAGCTAATAAAGAAACTACAATATGGGTAGAATACAAAGACGAAATAATAACATTCGTTGAATTTTGTAAAAAAAATAATCTTGATTACTTCTTTGCTAAGAATAGATATATTATGGGGTGGGATTTGGAAAGCATCATACAAATACCAAAACTGAAATAGCCATGTCATATTTTTTTAATGTTTGGATAGAATACATCGGTTGTGATAATGTAAAGAAAAGAAAGTTTTTAAAAAAAATTAATGATTATAATGATTGTTTACCATTATTATTAGAAAGCGAGTATATAAAAGAATACCTTTTTATGCCAAAATGCATTGTTATATTAGAGGATACATTTGGAAATGACATGAGACTAAAACCATTGTTTGAAAATGATAAGTTTTTTCTTTTGTGTGAATAATGAAAAATGTTTTTTTCAAATTAAATAACGAAAAGTTTTATGTTATAGCTGGAGATACAGCTAAACGAGAAAAAGAAAAATTAAAGTGTTCTTGGAAAACATTGCTTAGTGTTTTATGTAAAGAAAATTTTCCAAATATAAAAAAGGTGACAGAAAAAACAGAAAATAATCATATTGTTACAATACCATTTTTTGAGGAGTTAATTTTTTTTGTAATGACAATTATGTATAAAGATAAAAAAATTTTTGTCGTAACAGCAAATGAAAAGGTTAAAAAGTTTAAATTAAAAAAATTTGGTAAGTGGATAGCGGAATTAGAATGTGGGCATACTTTTTTAATGGATAGCGGAGTAGATGATTACAGATTTATAAAAAGAATATTTTGTCCTACATGTATGGAGAATACCGATGGTTCAGTTTTTAAATGAATTAAAAACATTTATAGAAAACAAAAGCGATGAATGCAAACTAAAACCAGAATTAAAAATTACTGAATCAAAAATTTTGTTTATTACATCAAATAACTATTTAATATCAAAATATTTTTTAGATGTATGCGAAAAGTTTTTGAATAATAAGAATTTAATAATTACTGAAAATAAAAAAACTTGTTTGAATTTGGAAAAATCATTAGAAGATATTGTTTCTATTATAAAAGAATCGTGTCATTATGGATTTGATCATGCAATATTATTGAATAATTATGATATTTTTTTTGATGATGAAACATGTATTAGTGTTGCAAAAGAATTAATTGATTATTCTAAAAATTCAAATGATAACTTAAAAATGATTATAATTTTGACAAACAGATCAAAAACTATAGAGCCGTTTTTAATGCACAGTCCAAATCATTTAAAAGTAAATCAAGCATGGTGTCTCGGTAAATATATTTGTAGGAAAATCGAAGAAAAGAGTATGGAGCAAATACTTTCTGAAACGATTAATGCAGTTAATGATACTCTTAATTGTAAATATTATTAAAGGCATTTCTATTGGTGTGTTTATTTATTTTATGATTAAATTTTTAAGGAGAGGAATATGAAGTCTCTAAGATCTGATCTACACAGCGAAATTAGTACAACCAGCGGTTCTTTGGTTTTAATACCTCTAGAAAAATTTCAAGAACTAATAGGTTTTTCAGACGATGAAGATTTTGAAATTGTATCTGAAATAATTGATAACGGCGGAGATATTATAAACATAAATCCATATGTAAATTTAGAGGTAAGAAAAAGATTTACTTTAAATGCAGACGGCACAAATGATACGGTTATTCAAATAGCACCAAAAAATGAATCTAAAGACTTTGTAAGACTTTTAAACAAGGATGAAGAGACATTAGAAGAATTTTCTTTGCGTAAGAAAAAAGAATTAAAAATGAATACCGAAGAAATGATTAAGTCATTTACAGATATTAGAAACGAATACTTAGAAAAGATGGATATAAATGATTAACAAAGAAAAAATAATGCATAGAATAAAAAAAGGAAATGAATTAGCAGAATATGTAGCTAAGTATCTGAATCATAGATATGGATATAATTTTAAAAAAGTGGGATTACAAGAAGATAAAGAATCAATGATTGATTATAGGTGTGATAAATATAATAAAACTGCTCAATTTAAATGTCGTGATAACCAATCTGACATAATTTATGAATGTTGGAAATTTATACCAAGAGAAAACAATCAATTTGAAAATGTTCCTGGTAGAGATGTAAGGACAAAAGCGGATTTTTATATTTGTTTAAATTCATCTAAGACAAAGATAATTGTTGCAGAAACGAGCAAGATTAAAGAAATAGCAAAAAATTCTATTAATGAAAAAACAATAGAAAGCGTTGCTAATATATACAAAGAGGCTAAATTAAAACCGACAAAAAGTAAATTTTTAAAATCAAATTCAAATTTGTCTGAGGTTTGTTTTAAGATAGATGAAGGAAAAGATACAAATGAATATGGAAAAATATTAATTTTTATACCATTTGATTCAATAAAAGAAGCAAAAGTAATCGACTTAAAACCAAAAGAAAACATATTAGATGAACGGAGTTGGAACTAATGCCATACTTTTCAATAGTAACACCTACGAATAATGGACAATATTTGCCAAGACTGTCTAGGTCTTTAGCAAATCAAGCTTTTAAAGATTTTGAATGGGTAGTTTTACCAAATGGCAATGCTACTATTGATTTGGATTCTTTAAGTTTAAAACCAAGAATTATAAATTCATCCAAACCAGATTCAAAACTAATAGGTTTATTTAAAAAAGAAGCGTCAATGGCTGGGAAAGGTCATGTTATTGTCGAAGTTGATCACGATGATGAATTAACTCCAGATTGTTTAGAAGAGTTGCATAAGTGTTTTAATGAATCTGAATCTATAGATTTTGTTTACTCAAATTGTGCAGAGATAGACTTTAATGGAAAACCATTTGTTTATTCTGATGTATATGGATGGAGAAATAGACCATTTGAATATAATGGAAAAAAACTTTTAGAATTGATTTCTTTTGAACCTTCAGCAGCTTGCTTTTCAAAAATATGGTTTGCACCAAATCATGTTAGAGCTTGGAAGAAATCTTTTTATGAGAAAATCGGTGGACATAATGAAAAAATGGATGTCTTAGATGATCATGACATTCTTTGCAGAACATATATACATGGAAATGTAAAACACTTGGATAAATGTCTTTATATATATTATAGGCATAAAGGAAATACATGTTATGGAGAGAAAAACGCTTTTATTCAAGAGGAAACACTAAATATACACGATAGATATATATATCAATTAGCAGAAAAATGGTCAGACTTAAACGGTCTTTTAAAAATAGATCTATGTGGCGGTTTTAATAGTCCTGCTGGATATAAATCTGTTGATCTAGAAAACGGAAATATCGTACACGATTTAAATAATCCTTGGCCTTTTGAAGACAATTCTGTTGGTGTTATAAGGGCGCACGATGCATTAGAGCATTTAAAAAACCCAATCCATGTTATGAAAGAAGCTTATCGTTGCTTATCTCCTTTGGGATGGTTTTTAACACAAACTCCATCAACTGACGGAAGAGGAGCTTTTCAAGATCCAACTCATATAAGTTTTTGGAATAGTAATAGTTTTTGGTATTATACTAAAGCAGAAACCGCAAAATATATTGGAACACCAGTAAGATTTCAATTAAATAGAATTAAAAATTTCTTCCCAACAGAATGGCATAAAACTCACAACATCTTATATGTTAAAGCGGACTTATTAAAAATATCAAACGATATAAGAATACCAGGAGAAATATCTATTTAGCAATTTTTAAAAATGCTTCTTGTTGTTCTTTCGGGCCAGCAAATTTAATTGAATTTGATCCATACTTCCTTATTAAAACAAGCATGTGTTTGGCTATATAATTTATTACAGATTTTCCTAATTCTGAATCAGATGCATTTTCCCACACTTCTTGACCTAGCATGTGGGCAAAACCAAGATCATTTTGTTTTGGTGCTGGATAAAACATTAAACCAAGATTATTGGGTCTAATGGTTTCATCGCCTGGCAAAATACCTAAAACCCAAGAACAAGACCACTTTCTACATATTTCCGGTCTTGTATCATAAATCATACAGCCTTTGTTTTGGTGATGACAATTTGTATATTCTGGCTTGTTTAGTTCTTGAACAATTAAAATTGTGCAACAAACATCACAATCACTACAATGTCTATCAGCCAATGGTAAATTGATCATATATTATCCATGCCAAATTTTTTCTTCTGGACCCAAAAGTCTAGCCAAGGTAAACAAAAAATCACTCAATCTATTTATATATACAACTATTTTCTTTAGGTTTTGATGAACTTCCATTAATTTGACTAAATCAATTTCAACCCTTCTACATACTGCTCTTGCTAGATGAATTTCACAATGATTAAAAGGTATTATAAAGTTTTTCAATGGCTTTAAAAGCTTAGTCATGTCGTCAATTTTGCCTTCTATTTCTTTAATATGCTTGTCATCTATTCTTGCTTCGCCCGTAGCTATTTCAGCGCCTATATCAAATAAATGTTTTTGTATGTCTACAATAAAATCATAAGCGTTTTGAATTTTTAATTCTAAAACATATTTTTGATTTACTAAACCTATTGAAGCGTTAAGTTCATCAACACTTCCTAACAATTGAATGTGTGGGTCAGTTTTTGGAACACGCCCAACTTTAGGCAAAAAGGTTGTTCCATCATCTCCTGTTTTAGTATAAATTTTCATTCTTGCTCCATTCCATTATTTTTAATTTTGATTCCATACCTATTTTTGTAAATGGAAAACCATGAAAACCAAATGGTTTATCAAAAAACTCAGGTCTTTTATGTTCGATAGAAAATTTAAAAGCTGTTTTAATGTCTGGGAATTTAAAACCATTATCTACTAATTCATTATATGATTGATTGCATATTTCTAAATCTTCATTGAATATAATTTGTTTATCTTTATATTTATTAGATATAAACTCTAAAAGTTTTTTTGATCTTAAACTAAATCCGCCATTACCAACTTTATTTATGTATTCATCATTTTTCCAAGGTGCGCCTATATAATCATATTCTAAGAATGAATCATCCCATGAGTTTGGATTTATTATAAATCCATCGTGTTGAATCACTAAAACATACTTAGTATTAATAAATTTATTCAAATCTACTAAAATAAATTTACTATATTCTTCTTTGCTTTTTATTTTATTGACTTGTATATGTTTTATTTTGTTTGTTTTTACTTTTTGTTCATCAGATATAAAAATAGATTCTTTAAAATTAAAGAATTGCATACTATACAACATAGCTGCAATCGCTTTTTTATGATTAACGCAATCTACAGAACAAATAGTTATGTCTTCAAAAAAATTCATAAAGACATATTAATCTTTTTCTATTAGAGTCAATAGATATTTTTTCAAAAGTTGGTTTTATTTCAAACCATTTCAATAATGTATTTTCATCTATATTATGATGACAGTTATTTGGTTTATTCCACTTATATGGAACTGATATTATAGCTTTGTTAACTATTTTTTTTATTTGATTAAATACTTCTGTTTGTTTGTTTTTAAAATGTTCAAAAGTTTGTAAACATATTAATAAATCAAATCTTTCTTTAAAATCCCAAGGGGTTTTTGTGCAATCAAAAACATGATTGATTTCACTATTATATTTTGAATCTATTCTTGTTGAATTTAAACATAGCGGAAAAGATGAGCAACCTAATTCAAGAACAGACTGAGGACTTAAACTCTTTGCTAGTTCTATAGCATCATTATAATAATTCCATCTATTTATAAAATATTTATCTTCTAAACACTTTTTATTATAGTCTGCTTTTGTTATAAATTTAATCATTTTTTAGGAGATTTAGTTTTAATGCCTAATTTTTTATATACATTTCTAGCTTTTGGATTATCATCTATAGCTAATATAATTTTATCTTTTATTGATTGTGCATGTTTTCTTTTAGACTCTAGCTGATCTTTTGGACTTCCACCAATGTTATTCATCATTAAGCGATTGTATTTCAATCCTGCTTTTTTTAATGATTTAACAGTTTCTGATCTATTAGATTCTGGTCTTCCAGTAATCATATATATTTTATGATCTTTTGACAATTCATTTATATAATCAACCATTTTTTTTATTGGATATATACCATTTCTTAAAACGGTATTATCTATATCTACAATAACAACAGAAGATACAGAAAAAAACTGTTTAATTTGGTTTGCAATCGACATTTGTTCTTCCCATAGTTATATTTTTTGTTGCAACAACATCCTTATTAGTAAATTCCCATATTAAGCCATTATTTAATATAACTGTAAATATTTTTTCTATCTCAGTACCATATTCAGTTACGAGCCAAATTCTTCCTCTTCCTTTAGGTGTTTCAACTTCTAATTCTTGTCTTGGCTCATATATTACAATTGACATTTTTTATCTCTATTAAAGAATCTCTCCTGCATAAACTTTGATAAAGTTCTTTATCGCTTGACCATTCTTTACCTGTCCACCATTCAAAGCCATTAAACTGATTTTTATAAAGAGAACATTCTTCATAACCGCCCATCATATAATAATAAATACACCCAGATCTTTTTGCTAAAGTGCATTCTATTAGTGTACTTATACTTCCTAAAGATAAAGACGGTTTTTCATAATCCCAAGCAAACTGAACACCTATGAATGATTTTTTAAATAGTTTATAACAAACAAATCCTATTAGATTTGATTCATAAAAATATTGTATAGTATTTTCTAACATTAATTCATTGTCAAAAACATGTTCACTTATAAAACCTTTTTTAGATTGATATGAATTTGAAATTCTTAAAATATCTTCATTTGAAGGTTTTCCAATTTGATATTCTATTTTTTTTGCAAGTTTTTTTGTTTTTTTATGGAATTCGATTTTTGAAAGGTTGTATCTGACACTTCGAGATTGAAACCAATAATTATCCCAAGGCAACCATCCTTGCTCAAGCAAATCATCAAAGTTATCATTTATATCTGGGTAAGCAAAAATAGGTGTATAAATCAAATCTTGATTTGAAACTTTTCCAAAACCATTTATATGATCAAATATAATTTTCATAATAAATACTACACCCTAATAAGCGAATAAAATGTTAAAGGAGTAAGTTATGAACATATTTGTGTTAGACAAAAACCCAAGACAAGCTGCTGAATGGCATGTAAACAAACATGTTGTTAAAATGCCTTTAGAAACGGCTCAAATGCTTTGTACAGTTCTTAATCAAAATGGAGTTAAAACACCTTATAAATCAACTCATGTCAAACACCCATGCACTATTTGGGCAGGAGAAAGCATGGGTAATTTTGTTTGGTTATGTGAATTAGGTTTAGAACTTTGTAGAGAATATACTTATCGGTATGAAAAAGTACATAAATGCGAAGCAATAATTAAAGAATGTTTAACATATGCTTGTAAAGTTCAAAATACTGAAATGACAGAATTTGTTCAAGCTATGCCAAATGAATTAAAGCAAACAAACCCAATAGATGGATATAAGAACTATTATATAAAAGCAAAATCTCATATTGCTGAATGGAAAAATAGAAATCAACCAAATTGGTATTATTTTGCATAAAACCCCCATTATCTCCTAGATATTCTAAGAGATTTAATTAAAACAGAGCCTTTTACCATAAGCCTCTACAGGGTGAATAGTAAATAGATTTGTAAAATCATCTAGGTTTGAGCGGACAGGGGGTAAGTCCATTCTCAATTTTTGATTTACTATTACTTCTCTGCTCCATGTTGGTTTGGCTACCAACCAGAACCCTTGGGGTATTTACCCTTCGGTGATAAGCTTATTCCGGTGTAGGAATGGTCGAAAGAACCGGACATTTGAGTTTTTATTTAACGCCATTACCTTTTGCTTATCGTCTGATAAAAGTATGTTAGAATGATACGCATTAAAAAGCGTGGTGCAACATGAAAAAAATAGCAGAAACAAAAATCGCCTTAAAAAGAAATATAGTTGATTTAGTCAGAATAGAAGAAGATTCAAATCTAATAGAAGATCCTGATTTTGGGGTTTTAAAAACAAATAACGGCTGGAAAGAACAAGAATTTATTGATTATGTTAGAAAAAAGAATACATCTATATATATTTGTCAAGTTAGCAATACTATAATTGGATTTATTGCTTTTTCAAAAGAAGATGATTTTTTAATAATAAATAAATTAGTTATAGATCCAGTTTTAAGAAAAAACGGATTTGGTTCTACATTACTTAATTTTGTTGAAAATTTAAACTTTTCAAAAATAATTGCTTATGTTAAAGAAAATGATATGGAAAGTATAACTTTCTTTAAAAATAGAGGTTTTAAAGGAAAATTAAAGTTTGATTACTTTGGAAAAGATAAAGACGCAATAGTTTTTGAAAGAGAAACAAATGAAGAAAAAAAGTCAAAATCTGGCAAAAGGAAAAATGGTTAATTGTCTTGGTTGGTGTAACAAAATGTTTTTTTCTATAGATCCAATAAACATAAGATTTTGCAATAAGTGTAAAGACAAAAGAAGAGATATGGTTTTATCAAAATTTGAAACAAAAGAATTAAAAATAAACAATGATTAATTTTTTAAAATCAATATTCTTTGGAACTCCAAGATCAGGAAAATGGTCATCGTTAAGAGATAAACTTATAAAAGAAAGCGGTGAGTGCTTGTCGTGCGGAGTAAAAAAGGAACTTACTTGTCATCACATAATACCATTTAGCATAGATAAAACTTTAGAGCTTGAAGAATCTAATTTGGTAGTTTTATGCGAAACATGTCATTTTGTTTTTGGGCATTTGAAAAGCTGGAAATCATATAATAAAAATGTTATAAAAGACTGTAGAGATTATAGGTTAAAAGTGGAGTATCGACCATGAGCGAACCAGTACCTGGTATATTTCAAAAAGCTGTTAATTTTACAAAAGCAGTTGTTAAACATGCAGCTACTGGATTTCAGCGTGTTCCATTAAATGTATTTCATGACAGAATGAATATATGTAACTCTTGCGAAAATAAAACTCCAGAAGGAACATGCAAGCTATGTGGTTGTTTTTTAAATATCAAAAATACATGGGCTTCTGAAAAATGCCCTGCTGGAAAATGGGATATATTTAATGCTCCTATTCCACAAAATATAGCAGGACAGGTTAATCAAGTTAATCAAGCACAACCAAAACAAGGTGGTTGCGGATGCAATAAAAGCGCTGTTAATTTTAGTAACCCAATAGGTCCAACTTAAACAAGCAAATAATCCTCTAGTATAGTGTATTTAATACTAGGGGTATTATGTCTAGAAAAGCATATAATAATTCAACAGTCGGAGAAATATCTGGTAAATATTGGGCTTTAGCTAAAAAAAACGCAAAAAAAAGAAATATAGAATTTAATATAACTAAAGAAGAAGCTTGGGATATTTTCCTAAAACAAAATAGAAGATGTATTTACACAGGAATAAAAATAACTCATTTAAAATATTTATGCAGAAAAAACGGTAAAGAAATTTATCATTTAGGAACTGCTTCTATGGATAGAATAGATAATGATTTAGGATACACTAAGGAAAATATTCAATGGGTTCACAAGGATGTAAATGCGATGAAATCTAATTTTAAGGAAAAATATTTCTTAAAAATTTGTAAACTTATAGTTAGGAGATTGTTATGCCATTAAAAAAATGCAGCGACAATGGTAAAAACGGTTGGAAATGGGGCGATCAAGGCAAATGCTATACTGGCAAAGAGGGAAAGAATCAAGCTATTAAACAAGGCGTGGCTATTGAAGGGCCAGAAAAGTTTGCAAAAATTATGCGTGAAAAAGCTGCTGAATGGGCTGGAAAAAGTCTTTACGATAGTTTAAGTGATGATGAAAAGGAATTAGCTAATGCATTGCTTTCTCTTGCTGAAAAAATTGGTCCTTTAGATAAAGGCGAAGGTATTTGGGTTGGTTATGAGGGCGCTTCTACTAACTCAACAAAAGATATTGGCGTAAAATGCGGTAATTGTGCGTTACATAAATCTGAAAATGCATGTGCTATTTTAGATCAAGAAATAGAAATGGACGGAGCATGTAGATTTGCTGTAATACCACCAGGACTTGTTAAAACTAAACAGATAAATAAAGACATAGAGGAATATTTGAATGAGGATTCTAACGGAAAATCCACTTCTTAAGACAAAATGCAATTTTATAAACATAAAAGAAGGTAGAAAAATAGCAAGAAGACTTGTTGTTTTTATACAAGATTTTAATAAAAAAAATAAGAATAAAGCAGCTGGAATAGCTGCTAATCAGCTTGGAATTAATGCTTCTGTAGTAGTTGTTTTAATAAAAAATAAACCGCTAATTTTGATAAATCCAGTAATTACAGATTTTTCAAAATCAAAGTTTGCTCATGAAGAAGAGTGTTTAAGTTTTCCAGATCAAAGACTCACCGTTTTTAGACATGATTGGATAAAAGTAAAATCTGATTATTCAAAAGAAGAAATGTTTTTTGGTCAACTTGAAAACATGGATATAAACAAAACAAATCTTTTTGAATCGGCTTTAATACAACATGAAATAGCTCATCTTTTTGGTAAAACAATTCATGATTTTCAATGGGAAAATTCACCAAGTCCTAGAGAATGGTAATGTTTAATTTTAAAGTAAAAACAGCAGAAGAAAATAATGACATTACTTTGTTTATAAATAAACATTCTTATAAATTAAACATAAGTGATTTATATGAGTTTATAACAGATTTAAACAAAGCAAAGTTTGATTTTTTAAGAAAAAAACAAAACACCGAAATAGACAAACCATCTTAAAATTTCTATAATGACTTCATAACGGAGGCAATGTTATGAAGACACATTATGCAAAAAGAAATGGTAGAACTGGTCAAAAGTTTGATACATCAATCGAAAGCATTTTATATCAAATACTTCCAGACGATTGCCTATTAACTAAAAATGAAATACAAGAAAAGTTAAATTTATACTTTAAGCAAAAACCATCTGAATCAATTGGTCGTTTTGGATCAAAAGAGTTAGACTCTTGTATATTCAATTTGTGTCAAAAAGGTTATCTAAAAGAAATTTTTGGCATAAAGTTAGAGAAGTTCATTAAAACATTGTCATAAAAAAAAGTGTATTTAATAGCAGTCTCAATATAGGAGTCTGCTATGTCCGTATACTATGAAATATGGGGCATTCTCCCAGACAAAAAGAAAAGGTCTTTAATAATGACCTATGAAGAAGATAAATGGCAAAGAGCAGAAAAAAAAGCTGCTAGACTTATTGAAATGGAAATGTCTGGGGTTGTTTTGCTAGAAAAGAAGACGAATGAAAAAGATTAATATAGTATGTCCAGTTAACCAACTTGGATATGGAATAGTATCTACGAACATAGTTAAAGAAATTGCTAAAAAGCTCGATGTTTTTTTATGGCCAATAGGACAAATAGACAAATCTATAAATGATTATCAATTTTTTGAAGATTTAAATAAAAAGTCTGATTTTTATGATAAAGATGCTTCAAGTTTAAAAATTTGGCATCAAAATGATTTATCTATGCATCCATCTAAAGGAATTAGAACTGCATTACCAATATTTGAATTAGAGCCACTACAAAAACATGAAGTTCATCAAATGAATTGTATGGATATAATTTTTTTGCCAACTCAATGGGCTGTTGATATAGCTATAAACTCTGGTGTTAAAACAAAAATATTTAAAACTCCGTTTGGTGTTGATCATTCTATTTTTGATAAACCAAAGCAAGCATTAAACAAAAACAAATTTACATTTTTAAATGTTGGTAAATGGGAAATAAGAAAAGGTCATGACATTTTAATAAAAGCTTTTCAAAAGGCATTCCCATCTGACAATGATGTTGAACTTATAATGCATTGTGACAATCCGTTTTTAAACGAAGAAGAAAGAAATAATTGGGAAAGCTATTATTCTTCTGACAAAAGAATAAAGATTAGCCATAGATTTAAAACACAACAAGAATTATTTGAATTGATGTCATATGCAGATTGTGGTGTTTTTCCTGCTAGGGCTGAAGGATGGAATATGGAATTAGCAGAAATGCTTTCTATGGGAAAAAATTGTATAGCTACAAATGCTACTGCTCATAAAGAATTTATAAACAATGAAATATGTGAATTGGTAAATGTAGATAAATTAGTAAAAGCATATGATAATAAATGGTTTTTTGGTCAAGGATATTGGCCAAATCTTGATGACAATTTTATAAATCAATTTGCAAGTAAAATGATCAAGGTGAAAAACCTTAAAAATAATTTTAATAAAAAGGCATACGATGAAATGAAAAAATTAACATGGGAAAAAACAGCTTCGTTAATAACGGATTATATTTATGGAAATTAAAGAATTGTCATTAAATGATATATACAATGGCTATTCTGATTGCCTTAAAGAAATAGGTGTATTTTTTATAGCTAAAATAGAACTAGAAAGATTTGTTCAATATTTGTTGAAAAAGAACAGCAAAATATTTTGTTTTTATATTAATAACATAGTAGCTGGAACTATAACTATAGATTTATTTTCTAAAAAAAATAAAAATAGTTGCTATATTACAAATCTTTGTGTTCAAAAAAAATACAGAGGACAAAATATATCTTATGAACTATTAGAACATTGTTATAATTTTGCAAAAGATAACATGTGCCATGAATTGTGTTTACATTGTGAATCAAATATGATTTCTTTTTATGAAAAGAACGGATTTTTTTGTGAAGGAAATTGTATGAGGAGAAAAATAAATGTCTGATTTATCTTCTATAACTTTTTTCTTAGACAAAGAAGATGTTTACTGTAAAGTTAACCTAGAAACACTAGAAAATAATAAGGACGAGCTTGATTTAATAAAAAGAACTGGCGACTTTTTTGCTTTATTAAGTGTTGGGGCTTTAAAGCCAGTTATAGTTCATGCTTTAGCAGAGTATGGAATATTAACAAACAATAAAAGAATGACAGAAAATATATTAATTTCCTTTGAACAATCTTTGAAAAGAATATCAAACCAAAACGAAACAAGGGAAAGGCCAGTAGTATTACCAACTGAAGCTTTTTTAATAAAGGAAAAACAATGATTTCTGCTGAAATAGTAGCCGATTCAATAAGCCCGTCCAATCAAAGAATAACAAGTTTTGTTTGTATTTTTCCTAGATTTATATTGTCTGAATTTAATACGCACAGAATGTTATCTAGAAATGCTGCTAGTAGTCGTGCTATTCCAACAAAAAAGTTTTTAGAACAAATTATTAATGATCCTGTTTTTCCTGTTCATTGGGGAAAAAATCAATCTGGTATGCAAGCATTTTTAGAATTGGATGAAGAAAAAAAAGAAAACGCTAAAAAAATATGGTTAGAAGCAAGAGATAAAATGATAGATAGTGTTTCAAAATTACAAGAACTTGGCTTACATAAACAAATAACAAATAGATTATTAGAACCTTGGTTTAATGCTACTGTAATTGTTACTGCCACAGATTATGAAAACTTTTTTAAACTTAGAATAAATAAAAATGCTCAACCAGAAATATTTGAATTAGCTACTTTAATGAAAAAAGAAATAGATAAATCAATACCAAAAAAAGTTGACATTGGATGTTGGCACATACCTTTTGCAGATAAACACATCAATAATGTTCCAGAGGAAAAAAATCTTTTAAAAATTGGCGTGGCAAGGTGCGCTAGAGTTAGTTATTTAAATTTTGAAGGCGTAATAGATTATGAAAAAGATTATGCGTTACACGACCAATTAAAAAACGATGGTCATTGGAGTCCATTTGAACATTGTGCAACACCGTGTTCGGAATCAAATAGATCATATGGAAATTTTTCTGGCTGGAAACAATATAGAAAGTTTTTTAAAGAAGAAAATGGAAAATGCGAAAAATAAAATGGTTAAAATGGGAAGACCCATTAACTCCTAAAACAAATAACGATATTAAAAATTTTGAAGAGCAAGAGCAAAAAGATAGTTTTGATCAAGAAAATGATTTTATTAAACATGTTAGAGTTATATCGACTCCGCAAGGAGTAATACCTTTGGCAGAGCATGGTCTTTCCAGCAATCTTTATAAACTTTGGGTTGGCCATACAAATTTTGACATTACTGATAAAATTGTATCTGCTATTGAAAAAATTAAAGGCGTTGAAATATTAAAAGTTTGGACTAGATATAGATTTTGGATTGGCATAGGAAATATGTTTGATGTCGAGAAAGTTCAAATAGAAATAGAAAATAAACTTTGTCATAAGTCTTTTCCTGCTAAAAACTTAGTTGTTAAATCATTATTAAAAGCCGTTAAGAACAAAGATGTTTCTTGGGCTATATGTTCAAATAACAAAGGTGTCTTAGAAACAATAACTGGAAAAAATGATTTAGATGTTAAAAAAGAAGTGTTGAAAAACAATTTATATGTTATAAAATGTAGTTGGCATTTTAACTAACAGGAGTAATCATGTCTGATGTAAAAACTGCAATTAGTCCAGAACAAGTAGCTCGCTCTATTAGTCTTATTGTTTCCACTTTGAAGTGGATTACCACAATCATTCCTGGCGATAGCGATGACAAAATTGTTGCTGCTGTAGTCAAACTCACAGAAGAACCTTGGTTTATTTCTGCTCTAACTTTTCTTATTAATAAATTTGATGGCGATACAAATAAGATTACTGCCGATGACTTCATTCTTGCTGTAAAGAAGGCGCAAGGACAGAATTGATAAAAAAAATATTTTGGGAAGTAATTTTTGATATTGTAACTGTAGTTATATTTGGGGCAGCAATTACTGCCCTAATTTATATTTCTAAAAATTTTCAACCACATAAACACACGGACAAATGTTTGATAGAGGAAAACAAAAAATGAAGATTATTTTGTCTTTTGCTTTAGCACTTGTTTTTTCCTTCAATGTTTTTGCAGAAAAATTTGTAATTCCAGATCAAAAAATTGTTGGTGCTGAAACACCAATTGCTCTTGGAGAACTTGTTGATTTATCTGTAAGCCCGATCAAAAGCCCTCCTCAATATTTAGTAGAAACTACTTATACTTGGAAAGTTCTTGATGGATATACCGAAAAAAGAGTTAGAGATTATAATGGCGGTGTTTTCTTTGGTGCTGGAATTCAGCCGAAAAGACTAAAAGCTCTTGTTGCCGTAACATATCTTTATGCAGTTAAAGAACAGGATAAAATTACCGAGACTGCTGCAAGAACAGCATTCTTATCTACCGATGTTCTTATCGGCGATGAAGCTCCTCCTGCACCAGAACCAAATCCAAACCCCAATCCTAATCCAGAACCAGAACCAAATTTTCCAGAGGGAAAGTATAATCTTTCTCCATTTATTTATAATTTGACTAAAACGAAAATCAATTTATCTAAATCTGATAAGGCTAAACAGGCTAATGCTTTAGCCAAATCATTTGAAGGAATAGCTGCTGCTATTGCTGCTGGAACTATTGATGACCAAGAAGATATTTTGAAAAAGACAGCAGAAGCTAATCGCTCTTCAATTGCTGCTGTTGGTGGAGATAGGTCAAAATGGGAAATTGTTTTTAACGAAATCCAAGAAAAGCTTTATGGTCTTTACAAAGATAATAAGATGGTAACTAAACAAGATTTTGCTTCTGCATGGCGTGAAATTGCTGCTGGATTTAAAGCTTTTAAATAAGGTGAATTAACATGTCAGATATTTCAAAGTTATATACAGATGGAACAGTTAATGGTTGGGCAGGAAAAAATAATCCCGATCTTGTCAAATCAGAATTTGATCTACTAAAAGATGATGGCTCTTTTAAAGATCTAAAAATTTTTAGTGCCAGCAGAGATACTAAAGGTAAAAAGCTAATGCTTTATGATGTAGTTCGTAAAGTATTGGGCAAAGATACTGAAAATTATGGCCAAGAAATTGGTGATTGCGTTTCGTTTGGCGCTAAAAACGCAATTGAATACTTAATGGCTACAGAAAAACTAATGAAGGGCGATAGAGAAGAGTGGAATCCTATCTTTCCTCCATATTTATATGGTACGGGGCGAGTATTTATTGGGCGTGGACAACTTGATGGCAGCGATGGTTCACTCGGTAGTTGGATGGCAGATGCTGTTATTAAGTTTGGAGTATTACGATCTAACTTCACAAATGTTCCGAAATACTCAGGAAGAGTAGCCAGTAAGTGGGGCGATAAGCCAGGCCCACCTACTGAATTCGTTAATGAAGCAAAACTCCATCCTGTAAAGTCTGCTGCTCTAATTAAGAGTTGGGATGATCTTCGTGACGCAATTGTAAATGGTTATCCATGCACTACAGCTAGCGACATTGGATATAACATGGAACCATCTTCTGATGGCTTTCATCGTCAGACAGATAGTTGGGGTCATCAAATGTGTGTCATAGGAATTGATGATGGGTATAAAAATGGTTCAGATCCTTACGCTATTATTCTTAATAGCTGGGGAGATTGTCACGGCAATCTTAAAGATTTTGATACTGGTGATAGCTTGCCAGCTGGTGTTCTTCGTGTTCGCAGGAAAGATATGGAAAAACATATTCGACAGGAAGAAACATTTGCCTACTCGAACTTTGATGGATTCCCAGAACAATTAATTGACAAAAAACTATTTATGTTAATTTAAAATGATAGAACAAATATATAAAAATCATTGTAACTCTGCTAGCGATATAAATGAACATCTCCCAATACTTAAAAAGTATGGAGAAAAATGCTCGCATATAACAGAAATGGGAGTTAGGGGTATAGTATCTACATGGGCATTTGTTGTTGCAAAACCAAAAAAGTTAACATGCATAGATATAAAACATCCGAGTTCTTTTGGAGCAGAAGAAAAATTTAATAATTTAATCAATGAATGCAATTTAAATAATATAGATTTTAAATTTATACAAGGAAATACATTAGATATAAACATTGAAAACACAGATCTTCTTTTTATAGACACTCTTCATAATTACGAACAAATAAAAACAGAATTATCAAAACATAATATAAATGTTAATAAGTTTATGATTTTTCATGATACAGTAAGTTTTGGAAAAAGAAATGAAACTGGACATGGAAAAGGTATATTGGTAGCAATTAATGAATTTTTAGATGAAAATAAAAACTGGAAAGTTGTTGAAGATTTAAAAAACAATAATGGACTAATGGTACTAGAAAAAATTGGAGATAATAATGTTTGATCATACAGAAGGTTTGCAGTATGGCCGTCCAGATAAAAACGATCCAAGAAAAAAACCTGCAAAACCAGAAGAAAGAAAAAGGGGTTCTAAAAAGAACCCAAAAGATTCAGCCAGTAAACCAAATAAGAATATAGAAGTTTCTAAAGAAACTGAAGATAAAATTAGAAAATTAATGCAAGAACACAACGCAAAAAATCCAAAGTTTAAAGCTAATATGGCTCAGTTAAAAGCTGTATTTAGGCGTGGTGCTGGTGCATATTCCACAAGTCATGCCCCAGGAATGGATAGAACTAGATGGGGTCTAAATAGAATTAAAGCATTTCTTTATCTATTAAGAAACAATCGTCCATCAAACCCAAACTATAAACAGGACAATGATCTTTTGCCTAATGGTCATCCACGAAGTTCAAAAAAGTCAAAGTCGGGGTATTTATGGGAAGAGGTTGAACTTTCAGATGTTTTAGCAATTGTAAAAAAACAAGTTGAGGAACATTATATGTCTGAAGATAAAAAGTCAAAAGCCAAAAATGATATTGAAAATTATTTTTCTGAAGCTGCCGAAGGATATGATGCTCCTCAATCAGCAAGAAACAATGCTAAAAAAGTCTTAGAATGGAAGCGTAAGTACGGAAAGGAATGCAAAGGCATGACTCCTGTTGGCTGGGCTAGAGCTAGAGATTTGGCTGGTAATGCCAAGCTTTCTGCCGATACAGTAAAAAGAATGGCCCAGTTCAATCGTCATCGTGGTAATTACGAAAAAGCAAAATCTAAACCAGAATATAAAACCAAGCCTTGGACTATCCCTGCTGTAGTTGCTTGGTTGGGTTGGGGCGGAACAAGCGGAGTTGAATGGGCTATTAGAGTAAGTAATTCATTAAGCAAAAAAAAGTAAATGCATATTTATTATAGGATAAGCGATAATAGTTATAAAAAGCCAAAAATGTGTGGCAAAGATAAATGCTTGTCTAATTTTCTTTCTAAATTTAATGATTGTTCTAAAACTTTTTTAGCTGATAATGTTTCGTCAGAAGATACTTTATCTTTAATAAAAAATATACCACATCAAAAAACATCTTTGGGCAATGCCGGTTCTTTTATGGCTTGTTTAGAGGATGCTATTAATAGATTTGATGATGACAAAGTAATATACTTTTTAGAAGACGATTACTTACACAATGGAAATGTAATAGATGCTTTAAACGAAGGATTGCTTTTTGGAGATTATGTAACTTTATATGATCATCCAGATAAATATTCTAAATTGTATAATTTTGGAGAGGTTACTAAAGTTTTAAGAAAGAACTTTCATTGGAAATATACTATATCAACAACAATGACTTTTGCAACAAAAGTGGCTACTTTAAAGGATGACTATTCATGTTTTTTTAAGTGGACTAGAAACTTTCATCCAGAAGATCATCAAATATTTTTAGATATAAATAAAAAAGCTAAAAAATTAGTAAGTTGTATACCAGGAATGTCAATTCATACAGACTTAACCGTGTATAATAATATAGATAAGTCTTACATTGACAACTGGGTGCAACATGTATGAGTTAATATTATTTCTTGTTGTCGGTATAAATAAAGAGTGTTTCAACTTAATAGAAGATAAAAAAGTTTTTATTAAAAAAGAACAGCCGATAATTCAAAATAAAGAATGGATTTACGATAGAAATAAAAATCAATGGAAAATTTTCAGAGATAGATGTTTTACATGAAGGTAAAAAAATCATGCAGTTGCATGAAAAATTAGAAAACGAATTTAAAAAATCAGAAGTATTCAAAAAATACGAAGCGGTTGGAATTATAACTATACTAACTATAGTTAGCTTGGTTATAAACGCTATAAGGCTTTTAAAAGCTTGCCAATCACCAAAAGGAGTAGCTTTAATTATAAAAGCTGGCGGACCTTTAGTTAAATTGTATGTTAGAAGAAATATTTATAAAAAAATGTTATCAATAAATATCCCAGAAGAAGATGCAAAAATATTGTCACATAATATAATTGATTTAATTCAATCAATGCCATTAGAAGATTTAGAAAATTTAATAGAAACAGTTTTTAATCAAAGTTCTGGTGAAGAAGATGAGTGATTACTATATTTTTAATCGTTATGCGCCAATTAATAATGCAAGTGTTAAGTGTTCAAAATGTAAATTATCTTTTTTTATTTTAAAAGAAATTTTTGAAAAAAAAGAAGATGTTAGCTGTCCTCATTGTAAATCAAATTTAATTAACACATCTAAAAAATAATCTTTGAAAAATTCATATTTCTTGATTGCCATCATTCAAAAGATGGTGTAAAAATTCCAGTCCAAACATAAGATCATAAAAAATTAAAAGGAAAAAAACTGCCATGTCTATTACAGAGTTGCAGAAATATACAGCCATTTCTAAATATGCAAGATGGATCGAAAATGAAAAAAGAAGAGAAACTTGGGAAGAAAGCGTAGATCGTGTTAAAAACATGATGATAGAAGTATATCCAAGTCTTTCTGAAGACATTGAAAAGTATTATGGAATGATTAAAGATCAAAAAATACTTGGATCTCAAAGAGCATTACAGTTTGGTGGCAAGCCAATACTTAAACATAATGCAAGAATATACAATTGTTCAGCTAGCTATTGTGATCGACTTAGGTTTTTTCAAGAATGTTTTTATTTGCTTTTATGCGGTTCAGGAACTGGTTTTAGCGTACAAAAACACCATGTCGAACTTTTGCCCAGTTTTTCTGAAAACAGGCTTAAAAATCAAATTATAAGCCACAAAATACATGTTATAGATGACTCTATTGAAGGTTGGGCTGATGCTCTTGGAATACTGCTTTCTTCATATTTTGATAAACCGGTAAAAGAGTTTAAAGAATTTAAAGATTGTAATATTCATTTTGATTATTCTTCAATTAGAAAGAAGGGCGAACCTTTAGGTTTTGGCATTGGAACAGCCCCAGGTCATGAACCTCTTGAAAAAGCTTTAAAGAATATTAAAGCATTGCTTGATAAATGCGTTTCTGAAGGATTATCTAAACTTCGTACTATTGATGCTTTTGATATAGTCATGCATTCTGCCGATGCCGTTATTAGTGGCGGTGTTCGTAGATCGGCTACTATAGCTTTATTCTCTGCTGATGATGAATTAATGATTAATGCAAAAACAGGCGATTGGTATTTTACTAATCCACAAAGAGGCAGAGCTAATATATCTGCTCTTTTGCACAGAAAAGATTCTTCTAAAGAAGTATTTGAGAATTTATTTAAAGCTACTAAACAATTTGGTGAGCCAGGTTTTTTCTGGGCTGATCTTTATGATGCATTGTGCAATCCATGCTGCGAAATATCATGGGTAACAAGAGCTTATTATAAAAAAGATAGCGATGAATTAAAGCTTGCTTTGTTAAATTATGATGGTCCAATTACTACAAAGGAAAACTGTAAAGACGATATGCCAGAAGATGAAGTTGGTCTTTCTGGTTGGGGATTTTGTAACCTTTCTACAATTAATGGAAAAACGGTCACATGCCCAGAAGATTTTTATGAAAGGTGTGAAGCTGCTGCATTTATTGGAACGCTTCAAGCTTCATTTACTAATTTTTCTTATCTTGGAAAGATTACTGAACAGATAGTTAGAAAAGAAGCTTTGTTAGGTGTTTCGATCAATGGTATGCAGCATCATCCAGAAATACTTTTAAATCCAAAAATTCAACAGCATGGAGCTAAAATAGTAAGACAAACAAATGAAAAATATGCAAAAGCATTGAAAATAAATCCAGCTGCCAGAACAACATGTATTAAACCAGAAGGAAATTCTGCTTGTTTATTAGGTTCAACATCTGGAATTCACCCAGACCATAGCCAAAAATATTTTCGTATAGTCCAAGCAAATACTAATGAAGCTCCGTATAAGTTTTTTAAATCTAAAAATCCACAAGCATGTGAAGAATCTGTTTGGTCAATAAACAAAACAGATGATTGCATTAGATTTTGTGTAGAAAGTCAAGAAGGCACAAGACTAAAAGAGTCTTTAAGCGCCACAGAACTATTAGATAATGTTGTGTCAACTTATAATAATTGGGTAATACCAGGAAAAAATGAACAATTATGTGTTTGCAAAGAAATCAATCACAATGTTTCTAATACAATACATGTGAATGAAAATGAATGGTCTATTGTGTGCGATTACATCTATAATAATAGATATTATTTGGCTGGAATATCTTTAATTGCTTCTAGTGGCGACAAAGATTATGAACAAGCACCTTTTACCGCTGTTTATACAATTGAACAGCAAGAAGAAATTTATGGAAAAGAATCTTTAGTTATAGCAAAAGAACTTTTTGATAAATATAAATCATACGAATTTAGTTCTTTGTGGAGTGCCTGTTCTTGTGCTTTAGGTTATTTTGAACCTAATAGTGATATGCAAAAAATTTATAAAAATCATATTATTAACTTTTCCAAAATGTTTAATAATGACATTAAAAAAGCTACATATGCTTTAAAAGATATGTACAATATTGAATTATGGAATAAGTTGAAAGAAAGTTATATTAACATAGATTATAAAGATATGATCGAAGAAAGTTCTACTATTGATGTGCAAAACGAACTGGCTTGCGCTGGAGGTTCTTGCATTATCTAGAAAGATGTATTTATGGAAATCAAAGAATTAATTAATAACAATTTAAAAAAATGGAAAATAGAACAAGCTCAAATAGATCCATTTGGTTATTGCAACGCTAAGTGTTGGTTTTGTCCTGTTAGATATTCTCCAAATCCATCTGAAGGCAAAGTTCAGATGCCCATAGAATTATTTGAGAAGATAATAAACAATATTTTAGAAGAAAGATCAAAAGAAGATGGCATAGTTTCAAAAAAGTTTAATGGTTTATATACAGCCCATTATAATGAAGTTTTATTGTATAAACACTTTGAGCAAATGTTGGAAATATTAAATAAAAATAACCTTTATACAATGATATTATCTAATGGAATAAATTTAACTCCAGACAAAACAGATATAATAAAAAAACACCAAAGAATAATAAGCGGAATATGTTTAAATATACCAGCTTTTGAAGCTGAGTTATGGGAAAAAAGATCTGGAATTAAAAAAGAGAAATTTGGACAACTTATAAGCAATATAAATTACGCAAGAATGACATTAAGAGATATGGTATCAAACAAGGCTTTTTCTATACAAATAAACGGCATAGATGAAACAAGCAAATATCAAAACAATGGCTGGTTAGAGCTTGGTTTTGAAGCTCCTGATTTTTCCCCAAATGAAAACGAAAGACAGCTTCAGTTAGCGAAGTCTATTTTTCCAGAAGTTAATTGTTTTAAAGTTCCACACCTTATTGATAGGGCTGGTAAATTACACGAATTAGGTATTATATCAAATAAAAAAGCAATTAATAAACATTTAAAAAAGAAAAGTGTAGTCGGTTGTTCTCATGGCAAAGAAATAGGCGGAAGACCATTTGGTTATTTGCATGTAAATGCAGCTGGCAAATTATTTTTGTGTTGTCATGACTATGATTTTGATACAATATTTGGTGATATTAATGAATCTTCTTTGCGAGATATATGGTTTTCAGAAAACCATGTAAATGTTATAGAAAATTCATTTAATAAATTCTGTACAAATTGTGCTTCGTCAGAATGGTCGGAGTAAACATGGAAAAATCATTTTCTAGTGGAGACATTGTTGTTTTAAAATCTGGCGGTCTTCCAATGACGGTATTAAAAATAAATCAGAATTCAGAAGATCCAGAAGTTTTAGTAGCCTATTTTGATTTGGATGGAAATGTTATTAGGGATGGTTTTCCGCCAGAATCTTTAGAGCTTAGTGAAACTAGATGGGATATAAGTTTTTGCGTTGATATTGATGAAGATAAAAACGAATGGGAATAATATGCCTACATTTGAATATAAGTGTGATTCTTGTGAGTATTCTTTTGAAATAGAAAAAAGTATTCATAAAAACCACCCTAAAAAATGCCCAAAATGCAAACAAAATAAACTTTATCAAATCTTTGGAAGTCCTTTTGTATTTTGTAATAATGTAACTACAATAGGACAATGGGCAGAAAAAAACGCAAAAACAAAAGGCAAAGGAAAAGACCAAAAATCTATGCGAGAAAAAATCGCAGACGCAGGAATTTCAAAAAAAGAAAGTAATACTCCTTGGTGGAGATCTGGCGAAGTAAAAGGTTTGCCAAAAATGGACAAGCCTTTAAATTTAAATAAAATAAAAAATGTTAAGAAATATGTGGAGGAAGGAAAATGAATGAAAATTTTTTTAAATCAGCAAAGCAAAACGATCCTACAAAACCACACAAAGCTATGATTGTTGTTTACTATTCATTGCATGAAAAAGATAATCAAAATAGAGCTAATGGAAATCCGATTGAGTATGAACATAAAGAGTTTTATATTGACGGTGATGATAAATCAATATGCGAAAGAAAAGTTTTTGAACTATTAGAAATGGTAGGTAGTATATGCTCGAAAGAAAAACAGTAAATATAAGCAAAGACCCTATTTTAACAGATAATGGTCATATATATCTTTCTTGTTCTTCTTGCAACAAAAAACTCGTTGATTTATTTATCGTAAAAAAAGATGAAAGTCTTAAATGGAAAGTGATGGCAAAATGTTGTTATTGTAACGATAAGTCTTTTATAACTGAAGTAAGCGGAATGTTTAGACCTTGTGGTATTATGAAAATATCAGAGACAGATCCAGATGATTCTAAACTTATCACTCAGTTAGCAAATATTAAAAATGAAAATGATACAATAGTATTTTATACTAAAAAAGGAGATTGTAATGAATGATGAATACATAGATCATAAAACCACAGTAAAAGGTCTTGATTTTAATAACAAAGAAATCAGTCCACAAGATTGGTCTTGCATAGCAAAAACATCTATTACTGAGCCAAGTAATTTACAAAGATATTTTGTTCGTGTTTGCACAGATGGTCCTGACAATGGACTTTTCTATAATCCTATGGTTCATCAACCATCAGACCTTAAGAGATTTGATGCTTTTAAAGGAAGAAAAAGGTTTGATTTTAAGTCGGTGAATAAGGAATGCTATGATTTGTACCTTCAATTTATAGAAACAAAAAATCCAAGTTTGTTAAAAAACGCAGAAAGGATAAGCATAAATGTCTAAGAAAAAATTGGTTTTAACAGATGAACATAAAATAATTATAGATAAATGCTGTCAATTATTAAGCATTGATCAATTATGTAAAGCTTTAAATCTTTCAAAAGATTTGATAAATAATTATTACGAAATGGCGAATAAAAAAGCAGGATTAAAATTTGATCAAAGACCCGGATCTGTATCTATGACACAAGCCCAGTCTATGATAGATGACACTATAAAATATGAACAAAAAAATATTTATGATTCTCCAAAATATAAAGATTGCATACATAGGACAGAATAATGATAACGCTTATAGAAGATGATTATATACAACACCAAAATGTATTTTCTGCTCAATGGATAGCAGAATTAAACGATGGAACTACTGCTTATCAAGATGATGGTCATCCAGAAAGAGATAATATCCCTTCTTGGCTTAGATTAAAGTTATATCTATTACAAAATAGATTGAACATTGTATCATTAAAAATTAGATATAGATCTAATATTGCAGATACTTTGCCAAAAAATGCAGAGGGGTATTTTTTTTCCAATCTGGCATTTTCCATTTTTGGTTCTCATAGCGGAAGTTGTTATGTAATAGGATATAAAGATGGAGACATAATAAAAACTGAAGAATGGCTAGTTCCAAATTTAACTCTTCTCAAGCAAGATGAAAGGCCAGTCATTATTAATGACTTTTTAATATTAAATCATGGAAGACAAATATAGCAAAAAATCTGAAACGAGAACATTTGAGTCAAGATTTGGTGGTGGTTGGATTTCTGCTGCTCAATATTTAGCAGAAACAATGTGTGCTAGAAATGCTAAGTTTAATAAAACAGAACTTCCTCCGAAGTTTTGGAATCACAAGCCTTGGAAAGATTATTATCTTTATCAAATAAAGCTTGCAAATAGTTTGCTTAAAAAGTATTCTCAGTCCATAATTTTTCAATCTTTGAGAACTCCAAATGGAGTTAAAGTTATTTCTTTGAAATCTCCATTTCTTCAAAAAGAAATAGCTATCATAGAAAAGAAAAGCGCTCAACAGGAAATAAAAACCACACAAGTAGAAAACTTGGATCAAAGACCTAATTTTGTGCAGAACAAAAGTTTAAAAAGAAAGCTAGAGGAATTAGATGGCCAAGAAATCTGACAAGTCAGAATCTAAAAGTAGTGACTATTTAGAAAGAGTTATGTCTGAAGTTAATAAGCAATATGCAGAAGGAGTTGCTATTACGGCAGACAATTTATTAGATAATCCACCAGAAATTATACCTATTAGCCCTGCTTTAGATTTAGGTTTACATGGAGGGATACCAGAAGGTTCTTGGGTAACATGTAGTGGTCATCCCAAAACAGGAAAAACATTAACATCTTTATCATTTGCTGCTGAGTGTCAAAAACAAGGCCGTCATGTTTATTACTTAAATATTGAAGGTCGTTTAAAGTCCATGAATATTCATGGTATAGAAGGTTTAGATCCTAAAAAACTAACAATTTATAGATCTGTTCCAGAAAAAATATTAACTGCTAAAGATTATTTAAATTTAGCAATGAAAGCTATTCAGACGCATCCAAGGTCTTTAATCATTATTGATTCGGTAAGCTCTCTTTGTGATGAAAGAGAAATGGATGAAGGTATAGGTTATGAAAATCGTGGTTCTGGCAACAAGATGTTTGCTGGTTTTTGTAGGCAAGCGTCCAATCTAGTTCCCATTCAAAAAGTTATAGTTTGGTCTATTATGCACTTGGCTCAAAACCAAGGCATGTATGGTGGCTTTATTGAAAAGGGATCAAGGGCTTTACAATATCAGGCCGATGTTCAACTAAGAGTGAAATATGATAAAGCATGGACTGCTAATCAAGATGGAAAAGAAGTTCAAGTCGGTCAACAAGTTCATTGGCTTATAGAATCTTGCGCTCTTGGATCTCCAGGCATGGAAGTTGATAGTTATATTAGGTACGGTGTCGGCATTGATAAAACATTTGAAATCATAAACCTAGGCATGGAGTTAGGTTTAATTATAAAATCTGGTGCTTGGATGAATCTTGACTATTTAAAACGGCACATAGAAGAATCAGAAATACCAAAAGTGCAAGGTTCTGAAAAGCTTTATAAACTATTAAAAGAAAAGCCAGAATGGATAGCTCTTTTGCAAAAAGAAATAGATGATATACTAAGACCATGAAAGTAACAGGATTAGACAACAAAGAATATTCTTGGTCTATTTGGGGAAAATCCTCAGATTCGGAACAAAAATCTTCTTATCATTTAAAAGCTAGGGCATTGTTAAAAAAGTTATTTCCAATAGATAGAATTTTGGAAGAAGTTTATTTGCCGGGTTGTGATAGTTTATATGCTGACTTTTTCTTGCCTTTGAGGAAAATAATTGTTGAGGTTCATGGAGAACAGCATTATAAATACATACCGTTTTTTCATGGCAATAAATTAAATTTTGCTAAAGCGCAAGCTAGAGATAGAAACAAAAGGCTTTTTTGTGAAAAAAATGGAATATTATATATAGATTTACCATGTAGTGAGAGTGAAGATGAGTGGAGAAACAGAATTTTGGAATGTAAATTGTAATAAAGATTTTTTTGAGTCTTTGCATAGCCCATTTGAAAATAATCTAGGCTTAACTTTTACTCCAGAAAATCCAAATGAATGTATGCGATTATTAAATTTATCGCATGATCAATTAAAAGTAATGACTTCTGACCAATGTGGCGAAGCAGCATTGTTGCTTCATAATTTTTCATTTAGACTGACTAAAGAAATAAGTTCTAAAAAAGCATTACTTAATTATTATAGAGAATGTTTTTATAAAACTATTAGCAAATATGTATCAGACATAAAATATCTTTCGGCAGAAGAAAGAATTGCTATAGCTGCTGAACAAGATGATTATGCTAAAAAGTTAAAATTTAGCATTGTTAAACTTCAATATATTATTGATCGTGTTGAGTATTTGCCCATGAAAGTAGATAAAGTAGCAGATATGTTTAACAGTTTACAAATAGCTAGGAGAGTTAGAAATGACAATAGTAGAATTGCTTAACAAGGCTTTAGAAGAACAAAGTTTTTCTTATGTAGAAGAAGCTTTATTTAATTTAACTGGTATTAAACCAGAATCTAAAAAATCGACTAAAAAAAGAGTAAATAAAAAGAAAGAACTGGCGAATAAAACTATAGACTCTGATTTTGTAAATAATTTTGTTGATGATTTATCAATACATCCAGAGCTTGTTGAAAAAAATATAAAAAAGGTTAAAAAAAATTACAGACCAGAATATACCGAATCCTTAATTGATGTTAGTTGTTCAAAGTGCGGTTCTAAAGAAAGGGTTGAAAAAGAAGAGTTTTATTCATTGGCTAGGTTATCAGAAGGATCTTATCTATATACTTGCCCAAAATGTATTAAAAGGAATTTATCAAGATGATGCATGACCCAGCAGCTGAAAGAGCAGTTTTATCTTCTTACTTTCAACATGGTAAAGATGCATACATTGAATCTTCAGATATTTTAAATGAAGATTGTTTTTTTATAGACTCAAATAAAATAGTTTACAAATGTTTAAGACATTATTATCAAGATGAAAATGAAAAAATAGATATTCCAACATTTTTATCCATAGCAAACTCGCTTGGTTATAAAGAATTTTTTGAATCTAAAGATGAAAAAAAATATCTTAATAGCTTAACCATTCTCCCTGTTGAGTTAAAAAATACACGAAAGCTTTCTGCAAAACTTGTAAAATTAAAGATTGCAAATTCATTAAAAAAAGAAATAGATCTAGCAAGCGGTGAATTAAACTCAGTTACTGGAGATGAAACGCTATCAAATATACTTGGGATAGCAGAACAACGAATATTTGATTTTACACTTAATTTATCAAATAGTGAAGATTCTGCTCCAAAATTCATTGGCGATGGCATAGATGAATATATACAACACTTGGAAAATAATCCTATTACTCAGATAGGTATTCCGAGTGGTTTTCCTATTTATGATCAATGTATTGGCGGTGGTTTTAGACCTGGCACAGTAAACATCATTGGCGCAAGAATGAAAACCGGAAAGTCATTCTTTGGAGATGCCGTAGCACTAAACATTTCTGAAAAACTAAACATACCAGTTTTAGTATTAGATACTGAAATGTCTAACAAAGATCATTGGCATAGAATGTTAGCGTCAATATCTGGAGTTAAAATTAACGACATAGAAACTGGTAAATATATATCATTGCCAGATGGTAAAAATAAAATAAACAACGCTAAAGAAAAGCTTAAATCAATACCTTATTATTATAAATCAATAGCCGGACAACCTTTTGAAGAAACATCAGGCATTATGCGAAGATGGATAATGCAAAAAGTAGGTCTTAATGAAAGCGGTCAAGCCAATCCATGTTTAATAGTATTTGATTACATTAAGCTAATGAGTGATGATTCTATAAGTAAAAACATGGCTGAATATCAAGCATTAGGCTTTCTGATGACTTCTTTGCATAATTTTTGTGTAAAATACGGAGTGCCATGTCTTGCATTCACTCAATTAAATCGTGATGGTATAAATCGTGAAGATACAGATGTAGCGTCTGGTTCTGATAGAATTCTTTGGTTATGCAGTAATTTTTCTATATATAAAAGAAAATCAGAGGAGGAATTAGCAGAAGAAGTTCCAGCAGCTAATGGCAAAAGATATAATTTAAAGTTAATACCAATTATTAGTAGGCATGGAAATGGCTTATCACAAGGTGATTATATCAACATTTGTGGCGAATATGAGATAGGTAGGATTTCTGAAGGGCCTACAAGAAATAATTTTCACTCACTAAGAAATACTAATAGCGGTTTTACTATTTCAGAAGAGGTGTCAAGAAATGAGCCAATTGACTTCTTTGGATCAGACGAAGATTAGTTTTATGTCTGAAAAAATATTTGAGAATATTCAAATATTCTTAGATATGTTTGACATTAAATATAAAAATGTACAGAATTATATTTCTGCTCCATGTCCAATACATGGTGGAGATAATCCTACTGCTTTTTGTATGTATCTAGATGGGAATACTTTAAAAGGTAACTGGTGTTGTTATACACATCATTGTGAAGAAATATTTAGGCCAACACCATTTGGTTTTATTAGAGGTGTTCTTTCTAACAAATACAATAATTGGACAGGGCAACTTAAAGATATAAAATACGGTTTTTTAAAAACATATGACTTTTGTCAATCAATACTGAAAATTGATGAATCTAATATTCCAGAGTTAAATAATATAGAAAAAAGAAAGTTTTGTAATGATATTAAAATATTTACAAAAACTAAAAAATTCTTTAAAGGTTGGAATTTACATAATGTTATTTCAAGTATGGATATACCATCACAATATTTTTTAAATAGAGGTTATAAAAGAGAAACCTTGGAACATTTTTGTGTTGGCACTTCAAAGAAAAATGACGGCATTTTTAGAGATAGGTCTATAGTTCCAGTCATAGCACAAGACGGAATTCATGTTGTCGGTTTTACTGGAAGATCAAATTATGAAAAATGTTTAAAGTGCAATCAATATCACGAAGGATCATGTGAATCTAAAAACAAAAATTATATATATTCAAAATGGGTAAATAACAAAGGTTTTGCAAAAGAAAGATACTTATATAACTTACACAATGCTATAGAAGCTGCTAAATACAGTAAAAAAATAATTTTATGTGAAGGTCCAGCTGATGTTTGGTCTTTATATGAAAAAGGTATTGAAAATGCCGTTGCTATATTTGGAACATCTTTAACTGATTCTCAACAAATTATATTAGAGACTTGCGATATACATAAGATAATCTTATTATTAGACAATGATGAAGCTGGCATTGAAGCAAGAGAAAAAATCAAGTCATCTTTATGTAGGTTTTTTAACATAGCAGTACCAAAATATGAAGGTAAAGATCCTGGATCATCCAATTCAAATTTGAAGGACATATGCAATGTGTAAAATATTAGGAATAAGTGGTAAAAAAAGTGCTGGAAAAGACACGCTAGCTAATGCATTTTTTAATCATTGTAGATTTTTTTTAAATAAAAAAGTAGAAATTATACCTTTTGCACTAGCTTTAAAAGATACATGTCAAAATTTATTCAGTATAAAAAAGAAATCTATTTATGGAACCGAAGAACAAAAAAATGAATTAACTTATTATAAATGGTCTGATATGCCTAATTTTGTATCTGAAAGTATTTATGAAAAAATAAAATCTTCTGGCATTGATCCAAAAGATATAGGTTTGTTTACAAAAAATGATTCATATATGACTGGTAGAGAATTTTTACAATTTTTTGGAACTGAAATTTGTAGAAAAATAAGCGATAACATACATATACAAGCAACATTTACAAAAATTAATTCTTTAAAAAGAGATTTTTTTATTATTCCAGATGTAAGATTTGTAAACGAAGTTAAATCAATTCAAGAAAACGGTGGATATGTAGTAAGATTAAACAGGGGTATTTCAAGTGATACACACTCTTCAGAAAAAGAATTGGACGATTTTAAAAACTTTGATTTAATAATAGACAATTCAAAATTATCTGTAGATAAAGAATTATCTTTGTTAAATAAATTTTTAACCAAAAAAGGTTGGTTTAAATGATAATAACCTATTTAAGGTCTTCTTCAGCTGGCTCGTTTGAATGGTGTCAGCATAAATATTTTTTAACATATTGTTTAGGTTTTAAAGATGATTCTAATAAAAAAGCTGTAAAAGGAAATATAGTTCATAAAGCACTAGAGTTACTAGCTAATAAACAGCTTTGTTTGCAAACAAAGACCAAAAATTTTCGTGATGATGAATTAGATAAAGAGTTTGATACCTTGCTTATTTGTCCAGAGCAAGCTATTAAGTCAGCTTTTGAATTTTATAGCAAAAAAGAAAATGCTTTTGAGTGGACAGATAAAGATTTTGAGGAATGCGACAAATGGTTATGGGATACTTTATTATTTAAAGACGGAATGTTTTCCCCATTGAATAGAGTAATAGTTGAGCCAGAAAAATATTTTGATATAGAGCTAGATAAACCTTGGGCTAAATACGATTTTAGACTTATGAACGGAGAAACCGTTTCTGGTAATTTAAGATTAAAAGGAACTATGGATCTTATAACCAGAATAGATTCAAAAACAATTGAATACATAGATTGGAAAACAGGAGAAAGAAAAAATTGGTCTACTGGAAAAGAAAAGGGTTATGACGATCTATTTGATGATTTTCAACTTAGACTTTATCATTATGCTTTAAGCAAAGTCTATCCAAATGAAGAAAATATAATAGTTACAATATTTTTTGTTAAAGCTGGCGGACCATTTTCTATATGTTTTCACAAGGAAGATCTTATAGAAACAGAAGAAATGATAAGAAAGAAGTTTGAATCAATAAAAAAATGCAAAACTCCAATGAGAATTATGGATTTGGGTAGAGATAAATGGAAATGCAGTAAATTATGCAAGTTTTATAAAGACGATTTTCAAGATGGAGTATCAACTTGTAGAAAAATTCATGAGGAAATAGTTGAGTTGGGATTAGAAAAAGTTTATACTAAATATGCTGACTTCACAGCGGTTAAACAGTATGGTAGTGGTGGCGGTAAAACTAACAGGGAATCAACATGAGCGAAGAAAAAATTAGCAGCTTAAACGAACTTTTAAACTTATTTTCTTTTAAAGAAAAATCAGATATTCCAGAACAAAAAGAAGAAAATTCAAAAAATATTTTGGTTTTTAAAACATCTCTGCTTGATTCTTTGGGTAAATTTCAAGGAATTTTAACAGGTGAAGATTGTCAACTTTATTTACAAGAAATACTTATTCCAGAAAATTTATTATGGATTCCGAGAAATATTGCTGAAAAAAGTCCTGAGTACAAACAAGTAATTCCTTACTGCGTTATTACATCTGCAAATAAAACATTTTCTTATCGAAGAAATAAAAAGGGCAATGAATCTAGATTACATAACATGAAGTCTATAGGCATTGGCGGTCATATTGAGCAATCAGATTTAGACAATGTTGATGACTTGTATAATAGTGCTATGTGGAGAGAGATAGACGAAGAAATTGCCCTAAATAAAGGTTTGGTAAAATCGAATAAAATTATAGGCATCATTAATGATGATAGTGATGATGTTGGAAAAGTTCATTTTGGAATTGTTCATAACCTTAAGATGAAGACGACTGATTGTATGGGTCTGTTAGAAAATAAACTATCTGATGGTGGTTGGGAATTTACTGGATATTTGAAAAATGATATTGATCAATGGGAAAATTGGTCAGTATTTGTAATCAATGAATTAATGAGCGAATTAAAGTCTAAGTAATTTTTATTTATGGAAGTTTTTTTAGAAAGAATTAAATGTCAAATTGGATTCCGTTGCATGTTCACTCGCAATATTCATTGCTTGATGGACTTCCTTCTGCTGAAAGAATAGCAGATAGGATATCAGAACTTGGATTAAAAGGTTGTGCATTAACAGATCATGGATCTTTATCTGGTTCTATTTCATTTTATAAAAAGTTAAAATCCAAATCTATTGATCCAATACTTGGTTGTGAATTTTATATATGTGAAAATGAACCTACAATAAAGAATGAAGATAATAAAAAACTAAGTCATTTATGTGTTCTTGCAAAACAAGATATTGGATGGAAGAACTTAGTAAAAGCTAGTTCTATTTCTAGTTCTCCAGAAAACTTTTATAGAAAACCAAGACTTGACCTTAAAACTCTTGCGTCTATTTCAAATGGTTCCTTTATTGTTTTTTCTGGTCACCCAGGTTCTGACTTGGGAAATTGTTTATTTACAAACTTAACAGAAGCATATAGAGCAGAAACATTTGAACACGCCAAGTCATTAATTGATCCTAATTGGGAAAAGAAAGCTACTGATCTAGCATATAAATACGCAGACTTATTTGGAAAAGAAAACTTTTACTTAGAAATACAGTTAATAGATTCTGAAAACATACCAGCGACTAAAATAATAGCTAAAGCTTTAAGACATATAGCAAAAAAGCACGGTTTCAAAACCGTTGCTACACCAGATGCTCATTATGCAAGAAAAGAAGATGCTGTTGACCAAAGAGTTTTGTTAGCTTGTTCGATGAAAAAGACATTAAATGATATTAGAAATCATATTCAAAACGATGAAGACTTTGGTTTTTCTGGTTTTTTTAAATCAAATAATTATCATATACCGTCTTTTGAAGAAATTTCTAAATTAAACTCTAATGAAGAGATAGAAAATACATTTGAAATATTTAACAGGTGCAAAGATTATAGTATTTTGAAATCTCCTATGTTGCCAAAAATAACTGGAGATAGTTCATCGTCATCAGAAATAAAAAGACTCTGTAGAGAAGGTTGGAAAAAAAGATTTTCTTTTAAAAAAGAAGACCCAAAATTTAATCAATATGGAGATAGAGTCACTAAAGAATTAGAAGTTATAACTTCTGCTGGCTTAGAAGACTATTTCCTAATTGTTTATGATTATTGCAATTGGGCGAGAGAACAGGGGTGGCTTATTGGCAAAGGTCGTGGATCTGGCGCTGGATGTATGGTTAGTTATTTATTGGGAATTACTGAAATAAATCCAATTGAAAACGGATTATTGTTTGAAAGATTTTATAATTCTGGTCGTAATGCTCCAGGAAGAATTAGTTTGCCAGATATTGATTGTGATTTCCCAATATCAAAAAGAGAAGAGATTATTAACTATATTAAAAACAAATATGGTAATGATAAAGTTTCTCAAATATCTGTTTTTACAAGAATGCAAGGCCGAGGTGCTTTAAAAGATGTTTTGCGTATTCACGCTGCTTGTAGCTTTGAAGAAAGCAATCTAATAACAAAACATATTCCAGATGAAGCTGAAATAACCGAAGAATTACAAGAAATGAGAGATGAAGGACAAGAACCTTCTATAATTAGATGGGCCTTAGAAAATTGCCAAAAAGATTTAGATCCATATTGTAAACTAAAAGATGACGGAACATTAGAAGGTCAATATGCAAAATACTTTGCCCAAGCAATAAGGATGGAAGGAACTAAAAGATCACAAAGCAAACATGCTGCTGGAATAGTAATTGCCTCTGAGAATTTACAAAATATATGCCCTATGATTTATGATAAAACATCTCATGAAAATATAGCTGGATTAGAAATGTCTGATCTTGAATCTATTGGGCTTGTTAAATTTGATATTCTTGGGGTTGCAGTTTTGGATAAAATGATGGGCGTTCAAAAACTTCTTGCTGGAGAAAGTTTATGAAACGAAAAGGCGATCTACAAGATGAACTTGTTTCTTTGCATGAAAAAATTAAAACAAAAGATGTTGTTATAAAAGAAACATTGATGTTAATGAAAGCTTTGGTTTTTAAATTAGGACGAAAAGTTAATCTTAAATCTGAATTTTTAGAAGCTGCAAAAAGCAATGAGTTTTATGTAGATTTAAAATATGATGAAGAAGGCACATTGAAACTTGAAATTAAAAAAACCTTAGATCTAGAATAGGAAGAAAATGAATAATTCAACTATAGTTGTTTTTGATTTTGAAACTGGTAGTGTAAACCCAGAAACTTGTGAAGTTATACAAGTTGCAGCGATGGCTTTGCATCCAAGAAGTTTAACTGAGCTTGGTCAATATAGCAGCTTGATTAAACCAAGGGATTTTTCAAAATTGGAAAAAGAAGCTCTTGAAATAAACAAGAAAAGCATTGAAGAATTAGAAAAGGCTCCAGATCTTTCTATTGTTTGGAAATCTTTTACATCGTTTATTAAAAAATATAATCCAAAACCAGGAAACACTTTCTTTGCTCCAATAGCAGCTGGAAAAAACATTAGGCATTTTGACTTAATTATTATTAATCGTTTAGCAAAAGAATTTGGCGATTGTGATAAAAACGGAAAACAAAACTTATTTAATAAAAGAAGCGTTTTTGATTTAGATGATTTTATTTTTCAATGGTTTGATAATTCTAATGAACTCCGTGATCATAAAATGGATACTTTAAGAGAATTTTTCGGTCTTTCTACAGCAAATGCTCACGATGCATTAGTAGATGTTAAACAAACAGCTTTACTATTGAAAAGTTTTATTCAACTACATAGAAAAGTAGCTACGAGAGTTAACTTTAAAAACTCTTTAAATGAAAACTCTGGTACTGCAAAGGGCTTTATATCTTGAGGTAATAATGGAAGATTTTTATAAATTTGATTGTGGTTGTAAGTGGCCAATTTTAGAACCATCTAAAAATGGAAAAATACCAAAGCTTAAAATAAATTTACACAACTTACCATATTGTGATTTAGCTTGGAAAATTTTTTCAAATGGTGATACCAAGGGCATTTTTCAATTGGAATCTCATCTTGGTAAACAATGGTCAAAGAAATTAAAACCCAAAAATATGGAGCATTTATCTGCTCTTGGCGCACTTTTAAGGCCGGGTTGTCTTCGTGCATTAGACGAAGATGGAATTTCTATGACAGAACATTATTGCAAAAGAGTTAATGGCTTAGAAAAAGTTCCTAGTTATCATGAATCCGTTGATGAAATATTAAAACCAACTTATGGCGCTTTAGTTTTTCAAGAACAAGCTATGCAAATAGCACAAGCTGTTGCTGGATTTAACTTGCAAGAAGCTGATGTTTTGAGAAAAGCTATTGGTAAAAAAAATACCCAAGAAATGGCTAACTGCAAAAAGATGTTTATTGACGGTGCTAAAAAAGCAAAGATTATTTCTGACGAACAAGCAGAAGAGTTATTTGGTTGGATACAAGCAAGTCAAAGATATTCATTTAATAAATGTTTGTCTCCAGATTCTGTAGTAGAAACAAAAGAAGGCTTTAAAACACTTAAAGAATTAAATATTAATGATTATGTTTTAGCTCCATCTATCAAATATAAAAAAAATATTTTTATTAAAGTAAAAGATAAAATAAATAATGGAAAACAAGAAGTTTATGAAATAACAACATCAAGTGGCAAAAAGTTAAAATGCACATTAAATCACAAAATATTATGTTCTGATGGTAAAAAAAGAACGCTTTATGATATTTTAGAAAAAAACTATAGTATTATGTGTGACCTAGAATAATCGGTGTAATAAGTCATAGGTGATACTATGAAAATAGAAAAGAATTTTTGGAATAAATGTTTTCTATGTAATAAAAACTTACATGAAATTAAAAAATTTTATGGAGGCTCTAATGTTTATTTTTCTAAAGCCATGGCTCAACATATAGTTTCTCATAAAATCTCTTTAGAAGACTATTTTGAAAAAATAGTTAAAATAATAAGACCTATTTGTAAATGCGGAGAATGCAATAAAAAAACAAAAATAATTTTAAGAAATAAAAATAAAAACGGTTTTTTCTGGAAAGAATATGCATGTGGTAGATACGAAGGATCAAAAAAATGGTCTAAAGATGCAAAAATTTCTAGAATTGGTAAAAACAATCCAATGTTTGGCAAAAAACCTTGGAACTTAGGGATGAATAAGAAAAATTCAGAATATGGTAAAAAGATGTCTTTGTATAGGATTGGTAAAAAAACATCAAAAGAATCTAAAAACAAACAATCAATATCTGCTAAAAAAAGATTGATTCATGGTCATACAGGAATTAAACATTCAGAGTTTTCAAAAAAATTAATGTCTATAGCTACTTTAAACAGAATTAAAAAAGGAGCTTTTAAACATACAAAAACCAAGCCTCATTTATTAATGAAAAGTATTTTACAAAAATTAAAATTAAATTTTGAAGAAGAAAAGATTATAGAATGTTGGATTTTTGATTTTTGGTTAAAAGATTATAATTTATTTATTGAAGTAGACGGAGATTATTTTCATGTTAATCCAAAGATTTATCCAAATGGGCCAAAAACGAATACTCAAAAGATTAATTTTTATAGAGACAAAGTAAAAAATAAGTTTTGTCTTGATAATAAACTAAAACTTATTAGATTTTGGGAAAGCGATATTTTAAATAACGAAGGCATTATAATAAAGGAAATACAATGCAGCCTGAATCAATCGTGTCAATTAAAAAAATAGGAATTATTGAAACATTAGATATTGAAGTTGATAATGAAGAACATATCTTTTATGCGAATGGAATTGCGGTATCAAACAGTCACAGTTCCGCCTATGGCTTTACTGGATATGATACAGCTTATTTAAAAAGTCATTTCCCAGTACAATTTTTTACGAGTTGGCTTTTTTACGCAAAAGATAAAGCTGATAGCTCTCAAGAAGTTGCCGATCTAATAGACAATGCAAAGCTTTATAATATAAATGTATATCCTCCAGATATCAGAATGTTAAAGTCAAACTTTTATACTGATGGGGAATCTATTTGGTTTGGCTTGTCCGATATAAAAGGAATAGGTACTTCACAAATAAGTAAACTTATTTCTTGCTTCAATTCTCAATCTGAAAAAATAGATAGTTGGATTAAATTTTTAATTTATTGTTCAGACTCTATTTCTTCTACATCAGTAGCAAAAGTTATTGCTGTCGGCGGTTTTGATTGGTGTGGCGAGTATAGACAAAAACTTATATCTGAATTAGAAACTTGGAATCAATTAACAGAAAAAGAAAAAGAATGGATTAAAGAAAATTGCAAAGAAACAAAAAATCTTAAAGAATGCATTTTAGCTTTATCAAAACCTAAAAAAGAAGGTGGTGGATGCAGTAATAAAAATCGTATTTCATTAACATCTGATTTATATAATATGTTAGAAAATCCTCCAACTGAATATAATGATCCAATATCTTGGAAAGTTTGGTCAGAAAGAGAAAATCTTGGCATAGCACTATCATGTTCATTAACGGATGGAATAGAAAATCAATCTGCTAATACAACATGCAAAGAATTTTATTTTGGTAAAACTGGATTTATGGTATTGTCAGTTGAAATATTAGATGTTAAAGAAATAGTTACAAAAAATGGAAAAGATCCTGGTAGAAGAATGGCTAGATTAACTGTATCCGATTCTTCTTGTAAAATAGACAATGCTATAATATTTCCAGATGCTTACGAAATGCATCTAGATAAAGTATTTGTAGGAAATACTGTTTTGATTCGTGTTGATCGTGATCGCAAAACAGATGCTATGGTTTTAAAGGACATTAACCAACTTTAAGGAGTTTTTGATGAACGAGTGTATTTTTCTTGGCAATTTTGTTCGTGATCCAAAGCTTGTGCAAACAAGTAGCGGTGAAGTAGTTGTAAACTTTACATTGGCGGTTAATCCTCCATACAAAAGAGAAAAAGGCGATAAAAAGGGAACTGCCTATATTGATTGTGAAGCTTGGGATAAAACAGCTGAATTAATTAATAAGAACTTTTCTAAAGGTTCTAGAATTCTAGTTCAAACATTTGCCAAGAGTGATTCATGGAAAGATGAAACTACTGGCATGAAAAGAAATAGAATTAAATTTGTAGTAACTAGGTTTCATTGGCCAGCACCAACTAATAAGCACGAAAAAGAAGAAGACTCTTTCTTTCAAGATCCAGTAGGATACCCAATCTAAAATGTCAAAATATAAGATTCTCCTTGTCAATGATAGCACATCTTTAAACACGGGATATTCTGTTTATGGCAAGGAGATTCTTACTCGTTTGTATAGTACAAATCAATTTGAAATAGCAGAAATATCTAGCTATACAGACAAGGTAGATGAAACTGTACCTTGGAAAATATATCCAGCTGTTCCTGCTAATATGTCAGATGAACAATTATCTGTATTTTTATCCGATCAAGAAAATGTTTTTGGTAAATATGTTTTTGAAAATGTTCTTTTAGACTTTAAACCAAACACGGTTATTTCTTTTAGAGATCCGTGGATGGATTCTTTTATATCTGATTCTCCATTACGAGAATACTATAATTGGGTATATATGCCACCAGTTGATGGCATTGGACAAACAAAAGAGTGGATATCTTTATATTCTTGTGCCGATGCTATACTTACATATTCTATATGGGCAAAAAAACTATTATCTAATTATCCAGAAATCAATGTTATTGATATAGCATCTCCTTCAGCAGATGACTGTTTTGTTCCTTTTGATAATCCAAAAGAATTAAAGCTTGAATTAGGTTTACCAGAAGATTCTTTTGTAATTGGTTCTGTAATGAGGAACCAAAAAAGAAAACTTTTTCCAGATCTGGTTTTTGCATTTAATAGACTGTTATCTCTATTACCTATAGAGATCGCATCTAAAACATATTTATATCTACATACATCTTATCCAGACCTTGGTTGGAACATACCAAGAATGTTGATAGAGTCAGGAGTTTCAAACAGAATATTTTTTACATATCTTTGTGAGGAATGTAATTATTTTTTCCCATCTGTATGGAAGGGTAATTGTATTTATTGTTTAAATTGTAAAAATCAGTCATGTTTTACAGCAGGAACAAAAAATGGAATCTCTAAAGAATCTATGGCAAAAATATACAATGGATTTGATTGCTTAGTTCAATATTCTATATGCGAAGGTTTTGGAATGCCACAGGTAGAAGCTGCATATTGTGGTGTGCCAGTTTTTTGCGTTAACTACTCTGCAATGCAAGATATGCCAGAAACTATATTAGCAACACCAATAAACTATTCTTTAAGCGTTGAAAGTGAAACACATCGTGGAATAGCTAATCCAGATAAAATAGATTTAGCAAATAAACTAAAAGATCTAATTCTTTTGCCAGAGTTCTTAAGAAGTAGAAAGCGATTTGAGATAGCATCTACAGCAAGAGATAATTACAGTTATAATAAATCCGCTAATGTTTGGATAAACACTATATCAAAGTTAAAACCAGCAAAAAATTGGAATTCGCCAAAGATAAATATAGTGGCAAAAAATTTTAATTACTCTAAATTAGAAGATAACGAATTTATTGACGCAGCATTTGAAAACATTTTATCAGTAAAATCAAAAAAAATTGAAAAAGTAAAATTTGATTTTAAAAGAAAATTATTTAACAAATTTGAAAAGAACAGAATGAAAACAGATAGAGAATCAATAATTGCTTTTTTAAATAAATTAAGAGAATCTATTAATCATTGGGAAGAAATGAGAGTTTCTAAATGAATGTTCTGTATATTAGTGATTATAGATCCGCTACTGGTTATGCAAAAGCTGCTATTGAATATATTAGAAGCCTAAATACTATTGGTATAAATACTTTTTGTAGACCATTGATTTTTGATAAAAGAAACTTAGAAAAAATACCAGAAGATATAGAAAACATAGAAAAAAAAGAACCTAATAATATTGATGTAATTATTCAGCATACACTACCAAATCAT